ATTATTATTATTATTATTATTATTATTATTATTATTATTATTATTATTATTATTATTATTATTATTATTATTATTATTATTATTATTATTATTATTATTATTATTATTATTATTATTATTATTATTATTACAAAATGATATATCGCTATTTTTTATGGTGTATAATGATACGCTATCAAAATCAGTATAGGTATCATTTTGTTGTAATTGTTCAACAATTAAACTATCAGATGATATACCTAACGATTCATAACAAGATAGAGCATCATCAAGGAATTTGTCTGATATTGCCGGATATTCAAGCTCACATATAATAGAAGCCATATCTATTGATGTATTCATCCTTCGTTCGCTTATAGTAAATAATTCTAATTTAATAAACTGTTCAGCATGAATATTATCATCTTCGCCACGTCTAAAACATGGTGATACTGACATATAGCGATTCCATGGAATCAATTTATCAGTTTGGCGCGCTAATTGTATAAATCCTTGCTCTGCCGATCCTACTAAATGTCTACCATCCACTATTTCATAAATCCCCGATGAATTATTATAAGTTGCATTTGAATTTATATCATCAACTATCCATGGGGTTTCAATATAGCTATATCCACGATGCTCATAAAAATCTATAGCATTAGATAACAATTTATAATCAATAGAAATGTCGTTTAATTTCATTATCGCTCTCCATCTAAAAAGGCTGATTTGGTTAAGTCTGACATGATTTTAAGATCACCCATTGTCATTCCTCTAAAATTACGCTTCAAATAACACTCCACAGCACCATACAAATCAGATAACTCAACCAAAGCCATAATGAATGCGTTTTGATCCATAGCATCTTTGACTTCATCCAATTCTTCTTGTATTTTAGATAATTCACCTAACATTCCTTTCTTAATTTTTGCTTTATGATAACCCATTATATACCTCCATAAGAAAATCCCCTCAGTTTTGAGGGGATTTTTGATTTACGACGCTTTCGCTGTTTTGTCTGACATTCCTGCTGAAGTATCCGTTGCTGCCATCTTGGATCGTGTCATTTTTGTATAATTTGAAGCTGATGCATACGCTGTTCTAGTACCCGCACTATCTGCAACATAATTTGCTGTATGTGCGCCTAACATACCATAATGCTGTGTAACACCAAATGAATCTTGATTTGCACCCAAATAGACAAACTGCCAATTCTTTTCTTCGCATCGCATGGTTAATTTCTTAACATCATGTGTAGTAAAAGTTTTTGAAGAATTTTCGCCACCATCAGTAAGAATAACAATAATATTATTTTTATTATCGGTCTTTAATAACTGCATTAATGTCTTGCCCAATGCATCTGTTAATGCTGTACTACCACGAGGAACAAAATCATCTCTGGTTAATGGTTTAACATTTGCAATAGGAACATTTTCATATAAAGTTTCAAATTTATCATCAAATAAATGAACAGTTAAAAATGCGTCACCATCTTTTGATTCTTTCTGTTCCTGAATGAAGGTATTGAAGCCACCTATGGAATCGTCTCTGATAGAACTCATTGATCCAGAAATATCTAATATACAAGTGATATGAATGTCAGTGCTTGATAAACTTTTTTCTTTTATTTTGGCTTTCACTTCGGAAAGCAAGTCATTCAATTGATCTTTTGATAAATTATCAGGTAATTCTAAATTGAATACTTTTTTGTCTTTAGGTTTTGTCATAATTTTTCCTCTGTTATAGAGACAAGATATCAGATTATAATCTGAATGTCAAATGAATAATCAGCCTAACTGCTTATAGTTAGCTTTGTACCATTAGGTTTAAGCGGGTACTAACTATCGGGATGTACGCTTTACCTAATACTTCTTTAAGTTAAGCTGATATATGATGGTGCTGGACACAGGATTCGAACCTGCAATGTGGTATTCCTGTATACGAAACAGGCGCTTTCAACCCTTCAGCCAATCCAGCATAATTTTATTTAGTAACTTTTGCCATCTTTATAACGTTGACGACGAACGTGTCTACCATTACCTCTATTTTTACCTGTAAATGTTGATGTTTGACTATGACAATTAGGACATAATAAACATAAATTTGTTACACTATTATTTTCACTGTTACCATCTTTATGCTCCAATTGTAAAACAATAGATTTACCATCCCAATCCGATAATTGGCAGGTAGCGTTAGCACAGCTATATCCATGTAATCTGGTTATCATCTTTTTTAATGTGATAGGATCACCAGTGGTATTACCATCTATTATCCAATTATCTATTAATTCTAAGAATCTATATTCATGATGACATGATTTACTACAATACCATTTACCAGCACGATTTCTTAAGGTAGCAAAACATTGTTTACATGTACCCCTAGTATTACAAGCCATGTCACGCTTTTTATTATTGAATGATGCCGCACATGAACGATTACAAAATTTATTACTATTATTTAATAATTCTATTCCACATGCTATGCAATAGTGAGATGGTTTAGGTATAGGGTTGGGGCTAGGGTTAATAATACCCTTTGATTGGTATTCAGAATGAGTTCCAATAATTCTTAATACTGTATTTTGGTGGGGTAAATCATCTCTATTATTATATTCATTTTTAGAAGGATACCTTTGGTACACTTTTATAAAATCATTTATTTCATTTACAATCTTTTTCTTTTTATCTTCAATATTCATATAAGCACCATTCATTTTATTTATACAATAAATGGTGCTGTGTTTATGAACTGAACCAATGTGGTGCTAGGCATAGGATTCGAACCTACGATGTTGTATACCTGATTACAAAACAGGTGCTTTCGACCGCTCAGCCAACCTAGCGTATGATTCTATTTATATTATCAAACAAATATTTTTTGTCAAGTCCCAATCGAACCAATTCGCTTCTTTATTCCTGCAATATCATCAGAAGTAAGTTCATTAAAATCAAATTGTAAATATTTTGTTGGATTACCATCTGATTCAGCTGACAAAATCAAATTATTAAATAATCCAGATTCATTAGTTTCAAAATTAAAATTAAATGATGTTTTATATTGTGACAAAATTTGTTTAATCAGACGTATACTCTGCCCTACAACATCCTTATCTGTCAAGTGCTGAACATCAATTACAGTAGTCATTGGTTTAATTACCATTGTAGTAGGCGCATCCGTGCTAGTAACTTTAACAATAGGAACTCGACGCTCTAATGCTTCAGCTAATTGTTCATTCAATTGTTGTATTAAATCAAACATACTAATATCATTTATTATATGATATTTATAGTTTTACCTAACCATCTAGCATCTAACTCTTCATTAGAATCTAGAATAGCATATTCAGTGATGGTTTTACCCATCTTAAATCCATATAGTTCTAATGATGCCAGTTTCATGTTTAAGACTAATTGATGCTTGATTAAAGAACTACCCTTTTCTGATCGAATGGTAGCAAATATTTTACTAATACCATCCAAATCTGGCTTTAATACATTCTTAGAAATATGTAAATCGTTAATGTTCGTATTTCTTAAGTTTTCAAGTACGTCCTTACTTTCCAAAAATATTGGAATATGCGATTCAAAATATTTTCCATTCATGCTTCCAATAGCTGGATGCCATGGAACTGTCTCAATTTTTTCTCTAATAACCTCGTAGCCATTATTACGCAATTTCATTGAAAGAAAATTCATTTTAGATATAGCTTGTACAAGAGTACCGAATATAACAGTAGATGTTGTAACTTGCGTACCTATTCCACTATCTTGATTATATAAATCAAGAACAATTGGTTTCATATCACCCCACTTTTCACAATTTTTTATAAAGCCTCCCAAATGTTTTGCCAATACTGTAAAATGAATTTCAAAAGGATAATTACCATCAGAAATGTCCTGTTCCTTGAGATGTGACCAATGGATAGCCTTATCCTTCATCATGGATGAGATATCACTATCTGTATATCCTAATGAATATGCAATCGATAATGCGACAAGCATAGTGTCGGCCACTTCATCGAGAATAGCTTCCTTCGATATGAAACGATGACGATCACCATCAAGGTTGTCATAGGCTAATGCTTTCGAAGCTAATTCCCCACATTCACTCGCTAATTTTAAAGCCTTTTGAGAAAGGGTCTTGGTATCTTTCTGAGATAATTGTTTAACTAGCTCTAATACATCATTTTGCATTATATATTCCTAATGGTCTTGGTATGGTGCTGTCATGTATCCACATAGCTTGACGCTTAAGACCTATCAAAGCCAATATCTGCATGATTGGATGAGCTATAAGATTATGTACGATCCAACTCCTCTTAGGGAAATTCATACGTTTGCCTTCAAACATGGCAGGGTTAGCTTTCATAACAATTTCAATAGCATCTAAACCCTCTACGGTTTCGGTATTACCACTAAAGAAATTTAGAGTTAATTTCAAATTTTGAAGTTCTTTGGTATCAATAGATGCTATAAAATCTAAATTAACTAAATGATCCCCAGCTTTAACAAAGTTATATTTCATCTGATATACCTTCTATATCCTTATCCCAAATATTATTAAATGTATGCGCGTTCTTTTCATTATTAAAAGTAAAAATAGCTTCAAAACCGCCGTTATAAGGTAATTGTTTTAATTCACATAAATTGCGCCACGTTTGATATTGTACTGAACCGTAACCCTCATAAAATTCTAAATCACTATCTAATTTTCTTGTATCAGCTATATCATCGGGTATTATAATTTTTACATTGTAAGTTTTCATGCAACCATACCACCTGTTTTACTTTTAAGATCAAATGTCTGATCAATATAGTCAATGACTTTTTTAGGATTTATTCTACTATTAAAAACAATATTAGGCCCATGATTATCTAAATAAACAACTTTCAGTTTATCACCATCACCTAAATTTATTTCGCATAAGCCATCAGATGTGTTCTGACCGCATTGAAAACTACCACATGAGTTTTGCCATTGTGGTCTTGTCGATACTTCAACACCTTCCTTCACAGGGCAGTGAAAATGAACGATACTATCCATTTCAGGATGTTCTTTGAAAATAATACGCTGCGACTGACCCCCAACAGATGGCTTAAATCCATGTGCTATTACTTCATCAGTATTTTTAGATTCTATTTTAACTAACCCAATTTCATCTAAATGATTATAATTTGTTTTTCGAATACTTGTAAGAATTTCGTTATCGCCAATTTTTGTTGCAAAATGCCCAGCAGTCTTACCTAAAAATTCTTTATATGCCCCTTCCTTGATACAATGATTAACAACTTCGCGTAATGTTGAGGATACTAATTCACCGTTCCAATCAATGGCTTCACCCGGAATAACTGTAGAACGGGTAAAGGTGTTCGTAGAACGATATTCAATCATCTTAACCAAGAATGTAAGCAATTCCATACGATCCTTAGTCTCACAGTAACGTGTTTCTTCGGGAGCAATGATCATATTATTATGAGTAACAGTATCATTGGCTACGACAAGATTCAGTGAATTCTTCTTTAGCAATTCCAAACCCTTCAGATATTGAACATCGGATGATTCATTGCATGTAGTTTTAAATCCTACCACAAAAATATCTTTTCTATCCTTGCGTATTTTACCAATAATTTTCTTACTTGGTGTAATGTTGATGACCGTGTTACCATCCTTAGTTTCTAAACGTCTAGCATGCTTATTAGACTCACACATACCAGTCTGACCGTCATAATCAACCAATGCTGGGTTGAATACGATGACCTTAACATCTGTATCTAAAAGTAATTTATCGATAAGATCGGAAACATCCTCATTTGTTACAATTGATGAGATTGGGTCTGCCATCTTAGTCAAATATTTAACCACATGAACTACACTACGAAGATTTGGTGCCCGTGATAGTGCAGAAGTGTGTTGTAATGCTTCATACATTTTATTATTAAAATAATCCATATCAGTATTAACATGATTAAACATCGTCTCAAGAATATTTACCGTAGTACCGAATGCTGGTGCCGCCAATGATAAATGGCTTCTCACATGTGAGAAGGTTCCACCACCAATTAAAATAATTTTTTTCATATTAAACTCCTAGAAAAAGGCCGGATAATCCGGCCTTTTTTGTTACTTGTGGGCGTCAGCAATGTTCTTTAGTTGGTCATACATTGTCGGATCACTGAAGTTTACCGTTGCCCAATTCTTATTGTAAATTACCGTGGTACCAATACCAATCGTCGTAGGTGAGATAAAGGTGGCTCGGAATCCACGAGTCTTTGGAACTTGACAGTTATTCAACGCTTCCAATTCTGCATCCATAGCATCAAAATCTGTACCTTGATTAAGTTGATCAAAACGAATGACATTATGGAAAAATTCAATATTGTCATCAGCAAGATCATCAGAATCGGGGTTGCCATCCTTTATTTTTCGACTATTGAATACACGATCATTGAATTCATTAACCAAAATTTTTGCTTCAGCAATGGATACCGGCTGAGAAATAATCAAACGTCCATGCTCTTCCAATGAAGGAATAACAAGAATACCATAATCATTATCGTGACTTGTATCGTTAACTGGAACAGCAACGGGTACTGGTGCTGCGACTGGCTGTGGAGCAAGATCGCCGGTAATTTTCGCTACTCTTTCAATAAAATCTGAAACAGTAACAGATTCATCAAATACAGTTTCAGGAATATCAATACTGAATTCATCTTCAAGGGCAATGACTATCTCAACAATGTCAAAAGCATCCAAACGACCATTCTTAATCAAACTGGTAAAACGTGTATGGTATCCAGCAGGTTCAAATTCATCATTACCACACCATAGATTGGCTACGGCTTCATTGAAAACTTTAAGTAGCATTTCATAGGTCTGGAACATTCCACCAAAGTCAACTTTGGCTATTTGTAATACTGGGTTTGCTGCTATTTTTTCGTTCATGGAGTTCTCTTTATAGTTAAGTTAATTGTACTACGATATCTATATTAATGCAAGGCGTTATTTTGTATCATATCCATCAACAAACATTATACCAGTAGAGATATAAATAGATGATGAATGGATAATAATTATGAATATATGTAAACATTGCAAAAAATTGGTGTCAGTCAATATGCCAACACATTATAGACTATGTGTGGAGTATAATTCCTTTATTAATAAATGCAAATATATTTTGACAAAAGAATATTTAATTGAACATTATGTCAATGGCGGCGAATCTATGATGTTTATTGCAAAATTACTTGGTTTAGAGAAAACAAGATTAGTAATATCAAAACTTAAAGAATATGACATACCTATACAATCATCTCCATCAGACTATTGCAAAAAATCTAGTCGTCAACAATTGTGTAAAGAAACATCTAAAGAGAAATATGGTGTAGAACACCATTTAATGCATAAAGATATTATTCAGAAACGTGTAAATACCGTAACCGATATGTATGGTTGCTCTAATGTGTTTCAATCTGACAAAATTAAAAATAAATCTATTATAACAAATCTTGAACGGTATGGTGTGGCAAATGCATCATCATCTAAAATAGTAAGAGATAAAATTAAAGTTACATCATTAGAGCGATATGGATCAGAATGCGTTTTTGGTAATCGAGAAATCATAGAAAAAAGTTTAAAGACCAAAGCTGCCAATGGTAACAAAATGGGATTTCATTCAAAATCTTCACAAGAATATTTTTGGAAAATATATAATAAATTACCAAAAGAATTACAAGAACATACATATTTTCATGAATTAAATAAAGAATTTGGATTGTATGGTGTTGGTAGATATATGAGCTATGATTTCGTTATCACTAATATAAAATATTGTTTAGAATATAATGGTCATTATTACCATGCAGACCCAAATATTTACGAAGCTTCATATTTAAATAAGAAAATGAATATGACTGCTCAAGAGATTTGGGATAAGGATAAAGAAAAGCATGATTATATAAAATCAAAAGGTTATATATTGAATGTGGTTTGGGAGAATCCGTCTTCAACCAAAATCCCATTATCACAAAATATTGATATTAATAAAATCATATCAAATATCATGAATCAAACTCACATAAATAATTTAAATACGTTTGATTAACATCATATACAATCATTTCATTATTTTGTACACCACTTTTACCACCAATAGCAAAACATGAATCATAGCCTTTTGGAATTGGTTTACTAAATGGTGCATTTGGGATATATTCTTTACCCATTGCCGTTCGACACAAAAACATGAAGCAATTATTATTTTTAGTTCCATTCCAATAACCGTATGCATAATTTAATGCTTTAGTGCTTTGATCGGAATGATAGATTCCGTTATAAAACATGCGTCCAGTAATATTATAATTACCACCAGAATTAGGGATAATTAATCCGCCTTTAAGAATTGATAAAATATTTACCGCCTGCGTTCCGTGCCATAACTCTTTTTCATTTCCTATTTTTGAATAAATTGATTCATATTTGTTTAATGCATCAGGGTTGGAAACTGCATAAACACGTTTCAATGTGAGATGTGAACATGCATGACTTCTATTCATATTGGAAGCATAGAATTTCTTGATTCGATCAATAGTTGCACCGTCTTCCACCAATTCAAGACTATGACCAAAGATTTTAGCCGGTTCAGGTAAACTACCATCAACCACTGGATCAATAGGCTTATAGTTTTTAATAGAACCTTCAATTTGATCTAATAAACCATTCTGGGCTTGGAAAGATGTTACTTCCGTAAAAAAGTTTTGATCCCATCCACGTTTACGCGGAACCTTCTGTGGAACATAAGTTAAATATTGATTTAAATGCTCGCCGAACTTATCACCAAAATCATTATTGGTAATAAACTTATCCAATAGTAATAGTTCTGAGCGTGCTTTCGCAACGGCATCAAGAGTAATAGGGCCAAGCACCGTCTGAACAACACCATCAACAATGTCAATCTGGTCACCAGTGGCCTGTAATAGTTGATACTTATTGATTTTTGCCAACTGATCCATCAAGTTAGCGAGTAAAGGATTACCTTTGCTTACGTCACGTTTTGCGATTTCTGCCAAGGATGATACCGATTTAGTAACTGCTTTTGGTGTCGTTCCACCTTGATTAGTTAGAACATCAACTTCTTTATAGCCTTTGCTGGCTCCAGTCTTCGCTTTATACACCTTATTGAAGGCCGCTTCACCGTAACCTTTCTGCTCGGTTACTCCATTATCGCCATTGCGGCCATATCGGGCTGTAACGCTATCATCATCATTCCAAATGATTTCATAGAATTTATTGTTATTATCGCCAACATTGACCTTAACGAGCATGGCATATTTCTTTGACATGTAATATCCTTGGTGAAGGTGTAATCATACGAAAAAAGCCTTGCAGATGCAAGGCTTTTATATAACGTATTAAGGATTTGTTCAGTCTCGACGCATGATCATATTATCATTAGAATCTGGGAATTTTTTAAATCCTATGCTTTTATAAAAATTAATTAATAGTTGACGATCTAATCCTTGTTGACCTTTAACGATTAATGGTTGTGCTAATAATTCAGCTTTCTGAGGAATATGCTTAGCCAAGTCTTTAGCCAATCCTTTTCCTCTAAACTCTGGATTGATATAAAATGTTTCTATGAACCAATACCCATTTGGTTTAAGATACCCTTTAATGTAGCCAATATCATCCTGATAAATTATATTTTTTATAGGTTGAAGACCTTCATGTAAAGTTTTTAATTTCATAATTTAAAACTTAAACTTCACCTTTATACACATTGTTAGCTTCTTTTGCCATTGCCGAAAATATTTTTTGAGCTGTATCAGGGTTATTATGGAATGTATATCCGATTAATTTATTATATTGGTCTTTATCTGCACCTTCATAATTATCATCGCCATATGAAATCATATAATTAGTAAAATCATGGATTTCATTTTTATTCACTGGAAAATCGACTTTATATTCTAAATCTGGAACATCAAAGTTTGCAGATGGGACAATAATTGTATCAATTTGCATTGACTTAACATCACCAGCATAACTTTCGCCTTCAGGCGGGCTATGGAATGAATAGCGGGTTGGCGAATGGATAGTTTCTTGAAATGTTTTAAATTTTATTTGCCAGTTTCCTACTGTTACAGTATGCTCATTTTGTTGATGTTCTCCCCGCCTATAACCGGACTTTAAATCTGATGGCTCGGAACTATAATCGTCATCGTCGTTAAACCGTTCAAATAAAATATTCTGTATCTTCATTTTTATAATCTCATTTACAATATTTATACCATCTTATCTAACAATGGGGCATATGCTTCGTGCATAGCTTTCAATGTCTTAAAATCTTTCTCATCTTTATATGGTACTGCTGACCAGATTCGAACTGGCGTTATCTTCATTGAGAGTGAAGTGTCCTAGACCACTAGACGACAACAGTATATTATTTAACAATAACTGATTTGAAACCTTTAACCCATACTTCCAACATTTTTGGATTATCATAAGGAGCAACACTAATAGCGTCATTTTCATTGTAATTTATTTCTGACACTAAATCTATCAGTGATCGTTCATACATAAACCTAGCCATATCTGCTCCTTGTTTATATAACAAATCATTATAATTATTTAGTGCATTAGTCAAATATTGCAAATAGGCTGGTGGTAGTGAATCATTACCCCAATCACCCCTAACACTATAGCATGCATCATGTTCAAAATCATTTGAACATACTATAGTGGGTGAATTTTTATGCCATGACCATTCTCTTTCCATCATTACGGTTTCGCCAAGTCAAGTGATGGTAACACAACATTCATAATATAGTCAACCTGAGTCTGCTGCTTAACAATTAGAGTCTTTGTTTGCTCCAATTGTGCTTCCGCTACTTGAAGATTTTGTAATGCTTGACGCAACAGTTGACGCCTATTAAGAATAGCTTCATCCGTAGTATTATCGGAAATAGTGGTACATTCATTTACAGCTGCAATCGTTGCTGACCATAATGGCAATGTACTGTCCTTGATCTTTTGATTGTAGTCTTGGATAGGATCAAATATACCTTTCAGTCTAATTTTAAGAGACGCCACACGGTTCCCGTAAGTTTCTTGTGGCTTATACAAGGTATTCGTCAGACGCTGTAATAATCCAGTCTGGTTAGCCTTATTAGCACTATTTAAAACCTCTTGAAGCAATTCATTGCCATTCAATTGAGAAAACTCACTCATACGAGAAGTTACAACTTTAAGTATATCACGTTGCTCAATCAAAGCATCTTCACCCCATCCCATGATAGTATTTAATTCACATGGGAGCAACTGTTTAACCATATTGCGAATACGGCGCTCATTATCATTAAAAATATTGATATAATTATTTTTAATATAATTAATTACCTTATCAAATGTTGGGTCAATGGAAGATGAAAATATAGCATGTTCATGCACTGGGGTTGATGGAATTGCGGTAACCGTATTAGGCGTTTGACCAAACTTTATATGAGAAGTATGATCTTGATTAATTGGAGCGGCAATGGATGGCGGTTTAAATTTTATCATTATCATTTTTTATCTTATTATATAAATGAAAAAGGGGAGTAAACTCCCCTTTTTGTTAACTTTAGGCTGGGAACCCAAAATCTTGAGTTGCAATATCAATAAACGTTTTTACTCCACCGTCACCATTTGCATGAAATTCCCATCCACCATTACCATCACTTACCAAGGAAGCAACCTGAATAGCCGTTTCGGTAGTATATGCACTATTACCATACTTGAATTCGGCCAACACGTCGCCAGTATCCTGATTGATAGCCTTGATGCTACCACCAGTGATCTGACCATATGATTGATGCCGAACGTCACCCTTATCAATGGTTGCTACGAATGCAATTTCAGACGCTCGCTTATCAAGCTTACTCAAATCAACTGCAATTTCTTCCTTACCGTCACCATCATTACCGGCATCATCACCATCCAACGATACAACAGCACCGTCAGCAGTCTGAGGATTATTGAAGAAACATGTAAACACATCATCAATAACCTGTGATGTTGGTTGACCTTTAACATTTCGTGTTTCGCAAACGAATGCACTCAAATCAGCATCAAAAAGACCTTTTGGATTTACTGCATTTTTTGGAATCGTAGTTGGATCAACACTCCATGTCAATTCAACAAGGATATTTTTAAGACCCGGTGTACCTTTGGTCAATGAAATTTTTTCTTTTTTCTGTAATGAAATACTCATATTTTGTTCCCTAATTTATAATTTATTTAATGTTATTGTTTATAGTGAATTGAATTATTTCTTAATCCAGTTCACAAACTCTTCGCTGATGACACCATCATAAAGCTCTTCATCTGACATGTCAAGATGTTCAAAACTCAAGAATCCAACATTAGGATACTTGTCAGCCATTTTTTCTAACCATGTGAAGTTACTATGCCCAATGCCAACCAGTAGCCAATAGATTTCTTTATTTTGTGCATTCTTCAACACACGTTCAGCAGCGGAAACGTCATTAATATCGTTTTCACCATCCGTAATAAAGATGGCAAGTGCCGGAATAGTGGCTGGATCAACATTCGCAACAGCAGCCTGTGGGGTGCCTTTAAGGATCGGTACGACTACCTGCGATTCTGGGGCAGACTTGCCAAACAACTTAGATAAGAATCCTTTCTTTGGTGCAGAAACAGCGGAAGTAGCGGAAGTAGCGGAAGTAGTAGCTGGATGTGCGGGGAAATAAAATTCGCTAATAGCTTCTAAACATGGACTATAACGAGTGCCGCCACCAATACCTACACCATGAATGACTTCATCATTAACAAACTGATCGAAATTGTTTGGGGTGGCAGATTCTAGTTGAGTAACATCGGTATTGAATGCCCACATATCCATTTCACCATTATCATCGAAGATATTGGCTAATGCTAATGTACGAAATACGATCTTAGAAACATCACCATTCTGATATGCGTGATTCATAGAACCACTGATATCCAATGCTTCGCCAACACGAACGATTGGCGCAGTTAATACTTGACGCTTTTCAAGTGAAATTTTAACTTTATCTGATTGGGCCTTCAAAAGGCTAATTTTATTTGTTGCAGTCATATTTAATTCCTTAGTTTAATGTTTAGAAAATGCGTTAATTGTATCTTGTTCCATCGTTTGGATTTCTTGCATGATGGCCTTGCGGTTGGTTCTTGCATCGAGTGCAATTTGCTTTACCTTATCGAGAGAATTAACCACATTCTCATGATCTTTCTTCAAAGTGTCTACATCAATAATTTGCTTTTGACTTAATTGTGCAATAGCTTCTGCGTTTGCTGCTGCCTTATTACTACCAGCAATAATTTGCTGGTTGAACATAGCAATTGCCTTGTCGCCTACAGCAGCAGTTTGAGTTTGACGTTGCATAATCAAATAAGCTGCAAATTGTTGCATATATAATGGTACAATTTTACCTACGATATTATCGAATGTACCAATAAGACTGATAGAACCTTGCTTCATTAACTTTAATTTCGGTTCCATGTTCATAGAAAGAAGTTTATTGGCTTCTAAATCTACAATTTTCTTTTCAAGCATATCATACTTAGTTTGTAAATCATCTAAGATTTTTGCCTGTTCAAAATCTGGTGATTGATCGCTGGTACCAAATTTACCAATAGCATTGCCAAGTGTGGCATACTTTTCCTTAGCATCATCAATTTCTACTATAATAGCTTTGCAATATTCGTAATTTTGCTGTGCCAATGCATCAATAGATTTTCTATCACTATCTTGCCCATTACGCTCTTTTTCAAGCTGCGCAACAAGAATATTGACGCGATCATTAGCTGTCTGGAAAGTTTCCATAGCATGATCTTTCATACGTAATGCTTTGTTAAAGAATTTTGTTAAGGGATTAGCTTGAAAATTATCAACTGACATGCCTTTAGTAGTATCGATTAATTCATCTAATTTAGCCCCCATTTCACCGCCACTGGTAGCACTGGCAGATGATAAAATCTTGGATGTAAGATCAGTCAATCCTTTAGAGGATGCTGATCCTATATTCATAATATAATCTTCTGTAATGGTGGCGATCTGTTGGTTTTGTACTGACGGTGTTAATGCTGTAAATTGAACGGCAAGAGTAGCATCAGTAATGGGAACTGTTGAACCGTCTGGCGTAACTATGGCATGGTTGCCGAAAATATTAATTGGGATTGGCATATTTTTCCTTAAAGTACTTCGGGCTTATAATCGACTAGAGTTGTTGCGGTGGATGATGCTTCACGTTTGTTCAAAATATGAGAATGGACTACTGCAATTGCAATTATAGCAGCACTTATCAATCCTGTAAAGAGTTCTGGCACATGATGATTAACTTTGATGAACATGATGGCCGCTAATACCGCGATTGACCACAATGCACCATGTTCAAGATAGCGATATTCAGCCATGGTATCATTTTTGACTAAGTTAATAGTCATACCACGAACGAACATTGCACCTACACCAAGACCAAGCATTACCAAGAAAATTTCTGTAGTGATTGCAAATGCACCGATCACACCATCAAATGACATGCTTGCATCAAGAACTTCAAGATAAATTAGGCTTGCGATGGCGCTTTTAATTGTAACTGCAACGCCTTGAGCAGCTTCTGGTGCATGTTCTTCAAGTTTCTCTTTTAGAACACCGATGGCAATGTTTAGCATAATACCCAAAGAACCAGCCATAACGAACGTAAATTGACGGTCATGATTAACACCCAATGCCGCCAAAATTACAACTAGTAACGTAATAACTACTTCAAGTTTAGCCAATTTAGCTAAAGGAACTTCTAAAAAGTGTAACCAATTGGTTTCTTTTTCGTCACCAAGAAAGAAGTTCAATGCAACCATCATCAAGAATGATCCACCAAAGGCTGATACATAATCAGCTGATGAAGTTAATAATGTTGAATACTGTGATGGATTAGTGAGTGCAATCATGAATGCTGTCCATGGTGCCATACTTCCAACCGCTGATACGATCAATACAGGGACTAGCAGGCGCATTCCAACTACTGCGATCAGGATACCCCATAACATGAACCAATTACGAGCGGCATCTGACATGGGCTTGAGAATTTTTGCATTTAAAACTGCGTTATCAAACGACATGGATATTTCTAAAATGGAAAGGATTATAACTGTCATAGCAGACGTGATAGCTGCACCAATGACACCAGAATCGTGATATCCAATTAAACCACCTAACACGATTGCTACGATAAGAGCAATGGTCGGCTTTTTATAAAACTCGGTAAATGTTGACATGTAACATCCTTGGTTGTGTTGTAAGATGTGAATATGTTAACAGGATTTTGATTAATGTCAATTGATTAGTAAATTAAGATTTATTCTATGTTCAGAAATGAAAAAGCCCCGAAAGGGGCTTAAAATGGCTGAGAAGGTGAGATTCGAACTCACGAAATATCGCTTTCAGAGAGCGATGGCTTAATCCACTTGCCGACTTCTCAATAAAATTGGCTTGATGATCCAAGGCTATCTCTACAAGCATAACGGGGTCAAGCTTAAAATGGTGCCCGAGAAAGGAATTAAACCTTTGACCTTCTCTTTACCAAAGAACTGCACTATCACTGTGCTACACGGGCATAATTGGATGGGAATGAGGGTAATGCTCCCACTTACTCTGGTTCAAAGCCAGATATCTCTCTATTTGATTTATTCCCAAAATTTTTGCTGGTATCCTACTCTAATTGCAACACCAGCAGCTAATTAGAGCATCAAATTTATATCATTGATGAGGAAATTCAGAATGTGATCTTCTGACTGACCCACTACACTTATCAATTGTGGTAGCAGTGGCACCCCCATACTTCGCGTCTGATTATGGTCAGCCTATCTTTAAGGAAAGATATGAACCTTTTACAGTGGACGCTGTAAAACTTGGTAGCCGGTGAGGGAGTCGAACCCGCGACCTGAACGGTGTAAACGTCCTGCTCTACCGCTGAGCTAACCGGCCAAAATCTTTATTGCTTCTATACCACCTAAAACTTTATTATACAATTCTACAGAGTTAACATCAATACGTAAAGTTCCATAAGGTTGCTTATGTGTATTTAATAATTTACTAGCAATAGAATTTTTAACTTTATAAATATTTATTGGGGATTGAATAAAATCATTCCAATAATTAATTATCTCAGTATTATTTGAATCAGTATAACAATAGGCAGTAGTTACCATACTATTTATATATCCCAAATGAAAAATAACTTTGTAAATATATTTTACCATGTATGGATCACAATTACATATAGAAAATCTTGTATTGGATTTAAATTTTGTACCTTCACCCCAATACAGAAAACATAAATCTCTAAAAAGAGGGTCTTCATTTACTAAAACCATACCTTCATTTTTAAATTTATTTTTTCTCAGTATTGACTTATCTTTATTGGCTTTAGCAGCTAATTTTTGCGCAGGCAATTTTAATTCATTTATTCGCTGTTTAGTTAAAGGATAAGCTCTTAATAGAACGGATAAGGTTGCGACAGACAATCCTACCTCTTTACTGATTTGTGATAAAGACAAAAAATTTTCAGTTCTTAACTTTATTGCTTTCGATTTCTCTTCTTCATTATTATATCTCATTGAACAATAAACCTACTAGTTATGTAGGTATTTATCGTCAGTTCAATCCGATGAAATATTTAGTGCAGCTAATACATTTTTTACTTCGTCACTATTTATATCATGATGTTGTAAAATTTGCAATAGTATTTTTTCCTGTAAATCTTGATGATGCATTATTCTTGATATAGAATCATGATCAGTTTGTGATCGGATTTCTGATCGCTGTACCGATTGACGCTGGCCTACCGCTAAAATAAATATTAAAATCAATTGAATAACATTAGAAATTGTTAATAGAAACACATATGGATATGGATCAAGATTACTTGTTTGTCCTAATACAACCCATAATACCTGTATAACAATAATAGCAAATAATGCAAAGGGTGATCCAATTTCGTCACAAACCCACGCACATATTTTTTCCACTTTTGACATTTCATTATAATGAACATCAGTAGCATTTTGTACTAATGGATGGTTGCTATAATCATCCGGTATATTTTTTACTTCACTATCCATGTGAAACGAATCCTATTATAATTATATTTATTATAATAAGAAAATCAATTACTTAATATTAGATCGAATCGTCAAAAATGATTTTTCTTCCATATTATCTGATCCATTTGTCAGGTAAGCATAACAAATAATTGTTTTATCATCAACTAATTCTGATATCAATAATTTTGCATGTTCAAGATCATCAACGAATCCTACGGCTCTAGTATAAAATTTACTATTACCCTTTTCATCGGAAAATCCTTTAACCTTACCATTTAGATATGTTAAATCAATTTCACCATCAAAGTCAAGCTTTTTATAACTGTTGTTTATCATTTATTTATTTAACTAATTTGGTACACCATGAAGGAATCGAACCTTCGACCTCTTCTAAGTCAGAGAAGCATTCTACCACTGAACTAAGGGTGCGTATTTCTTAACCTAAATATTTAATCCAACTACGTTCGCTATCATGATTGAATTCTCTCAATTTAGCTTTATTCGATACTGTCACAGCTTTTCTATTATCTAAAGAATATTTAATTGCTTTGGCAATCGACGGTATAGACGTTGTATTAGCATGTGATATTGATGATAACCATGTTATCTCAGATGACACGACAACCGGCACATCTCTACTTACAAAGTCTGCCGTTACAATATTAAACGTTTCAGAAAATGAAACTTGTAAACCAACATCCATATGACTAACTAACTGTAAGAAATCTTCATGGTTTAACCATGGATGTTCCACTAACTCATAAAATTTATTATCAAGATTAGCAAATAAATTTCTAATATTCTTTAATACATTACCGCCTTGTTCTATACGAGAGCCGTTAATATGGAATCTCAAGCGTCTACTATTCTCTCTAGCATATTCAATTGCCGCCATTGCTTGAATCAATTGATTTTTTAATGGTCGTATAGCACCAAAACAACCGACATTCAAGAAATCTTTATAAGCAATTTTTCTATCGGCATCCTGATGTATGATCTTCTCTTTATAGTAATTTGGTAAATATATCACTTTATTTTCAATAAGTGCATCTCCATGACTAGCTGCTAACATATGCTTCAAATCATGTTCCATTCTTTCAGTATTAGCTGCGATCAGAACATTATCGTATGCAACATATCCAAACAGCCATTCTAATGCATTACCTTCACCAGAGATAAATGGTATTTCTGAGTGAATTCTAATAATCCATTGAACGTTAGGGTGACGCTTACGCAATACCTCAAATTTATTAGGCACAACCCAAATAGCTTCGATGATGACTACATCTGGCTTGTACTTGGTGACTTCGCGGTCGATATCGTTATTGTCATCTACTTCTACGAAGTGGGATTCAATACCATGGTCATTCAACATATTATCTACGAATTTAACTGAATTAATTAATCCAGATGATAGTGTGCCGGTCATAGATGGCAAATCTGATTGATAATTATTACTACGCTTCTTAAGTATAAATAGGGTTTTTTTCATTGTAGGGGATTTGGATAGATTATACGGGTATTTATATATTTCCGCATGCCAACACAAATTTATTACAATATTATTTCTAGGTCAATATGGACTCATATGGACTAAGATGTTAGACTCGTGAACTAACGTCCCATTAAAAACGTTTAATTTTGAAAAATGGTTTATATCTGGAAATATCATAAGTACATGATGCCCAAATATCATCAGATATACATCTATATCCTATTTTATGATATAATTTAGACCAGAATGCGAAAGTTTTTATATAATATCTGTTCTCGGAATCACCAACTTGCCAAGAACTTTCTTGGTCAATACCATATCTGAGTCCACACTTCACATAGTTATGAACAACTATGAACCCCCACAATTTTTTGATCATAGCTAAATAACCCTTGTTGAATTATTTAGCTTCACTATCATTCAAAAATAACTTTTTAAGTTCTTCCAATTCTTTTTGTAACCGCTCAAGAGTAGTTATTCCAGAATTATACCAACGTGATTTACTGTATTTCAAATTACATCGTTGTTGGTTTTTAATTTCAGCTTCTTTCTTTCTGATTTCTTCATTCATAATAACAATACATTACTACAATGTGATGATATTGTCAAGTATGTGTTTAATTAGCACCATGAAGAGTTCGTATAGTTTGATGTGTGCCTAACCAAATCTTAGTTCCATGGCTTTGTAATGTGGTAATTCTAGTATTCAAGTCAATAGAATTACCCGAATCACTTATAACAACATTAGCAAATCCAGCATCCAATAATGCTTTTTGAATAATTGATAGTATTGTTGACTTACCTGAACCTGCTGGGCCAGTAATACCTACGCTAACTTCATTCATAATCTAATCCTCTTTACAAGAGATTAATACAGAATCGTTGATATGTCAAGTGGTGGGGCAAGTGAGATTCGAACTCACATCTTTCCAATTAGGAATCAGAAACTTTGTCCAGTTAAGCTATTGCTCCACGGTAATAGGTTATCTTGAAGAATCCAATACATGTTAATCCTTAAATAATGTATCTACCATTTCGGTATTAGTTTCTATGAATGAATAAACAGCATCACCAACTTCAGTATCGTTAAATGACCAACTAATGCCTAATCCAATAATAAAATCTGGTAACATTAAAAATAATTTATATACATGATCTTCGGTTACATCATCGTAAAATTCAATCAAACAATCATGTAAACGACTGAAACTGTCACAACCATAAAAGTCCCATAAGGACTCTTTTATTTCTTTCGATAAGGACATATTATTTCTCAAGTAATGGGGATGTAATGGATTCGAACCATTGACCTCGGGGCGATTTGCCCATGCTTTACCACTTAGCTAACATCCCATAAATTATTAATTCTCGCCATCATCCATTGGATAAAGTTTAGCAAGATGTTGATTTAGAATATCCATGTGTTGGATACATTCTTTTAGCAAATTTATAATTTGCTGACGCTCTTCTGATTCTGTTGACATAAAATTATCAAAAATATTTATTTTAAAATGGTGGTTGTAGAAGGAATCGAACCTTCGACCACAGTCTTATCAGGACTGCGCTCTACCACTGAGCTACACAACCGTTTTTCGTGGAAATTTCTTAATATTATTAGAATAATACATATCTGGTAAATGCTTTTTAAACCATGCTGACGCTTTTTGTCTACTTATACCAAAACATTTTCCCAATTGCTCACCCCAACCAAATTTAGTAAAATCTATGTTAGAATTTAATATTATATTAGTTCTAACTTCTTTAAGAAGTTTTAATTTTTCTTGATAATCTATTTTTCTCTGGATGGCTAACTGTTTGTTATATTTAATCACCGCTTTATTGCTTATAATTCTACCTAATTCTGCTTGTTCAATTTTTAAACCATTTGCTTTTTCTTGATCAAATCTATTATATTCGGTAGGAATTTTTAAATCATTATGATGAACTTCTCGGTGACAATTAGCACATAATAAGATACATTTTGGTAATTCTGCACACATCTTACTCCAAGATTTAATTTCATTAATAGAATATTCTTTTGTCGTGGGGTCAACATGATGAATTTCTAATGCTGCTTTACATTTATCATACTTACATATTTGACATTTATTTCCCATAGAAAATAAAACAATATCTTTTATTCTTAATCTATAATTTTTAACATTTCTATAATTATTAGTCTGTGACATAGTAGATTTACTCTCTGATAATAACTATTTATCATTATCATACCAGTGTGCTACTATGCTCGGGTCACGTACTATATTTCAATCATCTATATTTTGTAAAGGAATATATTCCCCTTCTAATATACATCTAACAAAATCAATATTATTTAATCCGGTAAAGTACCAATGCTCTATATCTTCTAATGAAGGATTAATAATTTTTCCATCAAAAGTAAATTCAATATCATTAAGTTTTACAGAATTTATCTCTTTACATCGTTTTCTTATAGATAAAATCTCTTCAATAGAAACTTTAATTTTCTTATCAGATATGATTTTTACTTCAAAATCGTTATTCATGTTATTTTTCATCCAAATAAATCATATAAAATGGCGGAGCAGTAGGGAGTCGAACCCTATATCATCGGTTACCTTTGGAATACTAGACTTGAACTAGCTTTGGATGCCTTTACATCTTTTCCCACAGCCGATTGCCTAACCGTTTGGCCTCTGCTCCATATTTTGGTGGAACGTCTGGGGCTTGAACCCAGTAGTCTGTTCGATTAAAAGTCGAGTCGCTTACCACTTCGCGCTACGTTCCATATGTTTGGTGGGTCATCTCGGTACCGCCCCGAGTTTTGAAGTTTAAAGGACTCCTACATCACGTATTAATGTTTATGACCCATATTTTGGTGGACATAATAGGATTCGAACCTAATACCAATCTTGAGTTTCAAAATTGCCTACTCCATAGTGTAGGATGCCCATATTTGGTGGGTTACTAGGGTAATGCTCCCTATTCTGAAGATTAAGAGTCTCCTGCATCACTATTAATGCTTGTAACCCATGTTTGGTGGGAGCATCTGGGATCGAACCAGAATTTCTAGATTTTCAGTCTAGCACATGAACCATCACTGTCATACTCCCAATATTTGGCACCGCGTAGGGGATTCGAACCCCTCATCTTTTGCGTGACAGGCAAAAATCTTCACCAAGCAGACCCACGCGGTATATTTTTAAAACACTTTGGGGTAGAAGGTGGGAATCGAACCCACGAGGATCGTGTTCACAGCACGATATGTCTACCATTCCATCACAACTACCCCAAAGTATTCTAAGGTTTATAATATGGTGGGTAGTATAGGATTCGAACCTACTCAGACTTATTTTCATGCGGAGCGTTTACAGCGCCCTCCGACTCTCCAACTTCGGTGCCTACCCATATAAATATTTTCAAGTTTTTAAAGATCATTTAAACAAAAAGCCCGCATTTCGCGGGCTTCTTTTTCTGGTTCTGTTGGAGGTATTTTTACTTACCAGCCACCTTTATCAGACAAAGAAGCACCTTGACTAAATTTATAGTCAATATTATGATCATAATTTTTCTTATTAATTGTGTTCATTTCGGTAAATCTCTGTGTTTGGTTGTTTGAGGAATGTAGCTTAACACATTTTTCGATGTTGTCAAGCACTTCTTAAATCTATTTATACAAGTTGTAGAAAAAAGTTCACTTATAATATTTTATGCACCGGGACAAGTCCCCCAAACAGGTTGTGGATCAGTCCATGCGTTAGCACCCAAATCAAAGTTCATAGGAACTGATGGGATCAATGTGACGCACCAATGAGATAAATCTTGATTAAATGCTGAAGCATTTAAAAACATAAAACTCATATCAGTTACATTACCCGTATTCCATGAACTAATATCTTGATTAAATGCCGAAGCACTAGAAAACATTTGACTCATACCAGCTACATTATTAGTGTCCCATGATCCAATATTTTGATTAAATATATTAGCACTATAAAACATAGAATTCATATTCGTTACATTATTAGTGTTCCATGAACTAATATCTTGATTGAATGCTATAGCATTAATAAACATATAAGACATATCTGTTACATTACTAGTATCCCATGAACTAATGTCTTGATTAAACACTAATGTACCACCAAACATAGAATTCAGCTTAGTTAATGTAGAAGGTATTTGATCGGGAACTTCATACACTGAATGTGGCACCTGAATATTTTCTACATTATAGGTTCCAAAACTTAATATTTTTGAATTAGATGGTGGGATAGTTCCATCCATTTCATAGGCGTCAATGGATGTCGCATTACCATATACTTTAACAATATAAGTTCCAACTGATGAATACGTATGTTCCGCATATGCATCCCCATCAACTATCTCTATCGCTGAACCATCACCCCAATCTATAGTTATCCCAGAATCGGTATCGACCTCAACTATTCCTGTTGAATCAAATTGAATTGTATATGGGGTCTGGGCAATTGCTGATGGGGTAGGAGTTGGAACAGGTGAAGAATCCTTTTTTTGTATTATATCAAAGGTATAAAAACTATAATTTGTTGCATTTAATGCAGGAGATTTGTAATTAGAATCGGCATACATTTTTATAGTAACAATACCACCTGTTGTATCATTTAATGTAGAAAAATCGGATTGAAATGTACCACTAAATTGCAAATCTAATTTATAAACAGTAGTAGGACTTCCATCTTGCAAATCTAATTCTATAGTGATATATCTACACGTTCCTTCATTAAATCTTAATTTAAACCTATAATTAGTAGATGCTATCAATGATATTGGTGCACTAAAAGATACCACATTACCTTGAATCGAATTGGATACAAATTTTACAGAATTATCATCATGTACAATAACAGAACCATTTGTTGCAGTCCATTCAATATTATCAGCAACATCTGGATATATCACAAATGAAGATGATGGTGTTGGAGTAGGAGTAACCGATGCTTTTGGTGTTCTTGATGGATGTGGGGTAGTGGATACCGAAATTGTTGGAGTAGGAGTTATTAAAAATTGCTGAATATATATTTCTGCATTACTTCTTATACCAAATAATTGATCGTAAGTATAATTTTCTATTGACTGTGTATCATTCATAAGAACACCATATGATGTTACTTCGCCAGCTGGTATAGACGTTACTATACCTTCTCGTATGAGAACCGATTCATTTATTACGAACGCTGAATCATTTACACGAAATGGATAATTATGAAGATTAGTATTGCTCATAGTTTGATTCTGTTTATTGTTATTATTTATCAATGTGATATTAAATTTATTATTTCTATCTTGTGACTGTGGTGTTATAGTAGTTGATATTACAATAATGGTAAATGTTTTGTTATCGGATCAATATCTGTTGACCATGCTGGGCCTAATGCTAATACTGTGTTAGTTGGTATATTATTAAATTCAGTTTTACCAGAATCTGTTATAAGACAATTTAATATTCCTGCTGATATAGCCTGAGACTGTATTTGTAACAACTCTTCTTCAGAATTTACATAGACACATATTTTAGTGAAACTATGATTTAACCATGATGCCATAGAACTTTCAGAATCATATGTAATAATACGTTTCATCAAACTATGACAACTTAATTCCGAATGGATATATTCAGTAGTAGAATTTTTTAAAATAGCACCTAGACTAGCATGCGCACACTGTGCTGCTATCTTACCCTTACGCATATTTAAATCTTTGCGTACTATCAATATCTGTTTAGCTATCCCACGATCAGCTATAAATTTAGCATAATCAGCCTGTCGTTTTGCACTACGTTGCTTTAATTTGTCTATTATACCAAAAAACATAAATTATACCTTATTAATTAATGATGCCCATTTTTTATTTTTCTTTACCGTAGCTACAATTAATCTACGTAGTAACTCTTGATCAGATAAATCACGATTCACCTGTGAAATAGCATCAATTGCACAATTGATTACATCAGCACATTCTTCAATTTCTTCGCCATCTGGTTGTGTTTTAGATGGTAGCTTACCGTTCTTAATTTGAATAGCTCTAGCAAGTTCACCAGTCTCTTCAGCAAGCTTTGCTATTACATCAGAAGGCAACCATTTGGCAGGATCAACTGTTCTACCAAGTGCTATAATATTAAGAAAAATCGAATTCAGCGAACTTGTATCCTTTATTGTATCGTTTAGTATAACGTGCTTCACAGAACTGTTCATAATTTTCCAAGTTTAATTTAATTTTCATATATGCCCAATTTTTTATTTTAGATGAAATATTATTGGGATTATTTTCTAGTACATTCAATAATCGTTCATTGAAGCATTCATCGGGCAATTCTAGAATCATATTATCCATGTATTTGCCTGAATACAGACTGACTGCTTTGCTTAGCTGTTCAATTGTTAGACAAACTTCATTCTTTATATATTTTGAAATAACATACGAAATGCTTGAGTCATATATGACTCTACCAGTAAGTTCAGCTACATTATCGTTCATTTTTTGAATAGTAACATTTTCGATTATATATTTACCTATGATTAATGTTTTTCTAATATGTCTATCATTTCTATACCATTCAAAGAAAAACATATAATCTTCTATATTTTCTATCATTATATCTATTTGCGAAATTTCACTAAATTCTCTATTATATTCTACTATATCTAGATATACATGTGGCTCTTTAACTTTCATATAAGTTTATTCCTGTAATATCATTAAGTCGGTCTTTCCAATTCCAATTTGCCATATTGATAACTGGAACATCCCAATATTCAGCAATAGATATAGCTTGTCCAGTCCCACCAGTTTTTATGTTTCTAGTTTTTTGGCATTCGCATCCATCCTCAGTCCAACAAATAACAAATTCTACTGGATGTACAAGAGACTGTCCTAACACTTGTAAAACATTTCGTGCCATTAATTTTTGTGCAGCTTGTGATAGATAATTCCAACGTGAATGAAAGTGTTTAGCTACCTTGAATGCCTCTGGTGGAGTATAAAATAAAGTAGATTTGCTTTTATTAAAACCTTTCCATGGGATATATATTTCTTTATTACCATTTAATGTTGTATATGCCGACTCAAAAAATTCATCTGCACCATTGGCCCCACCACTTCGTAAAACCCAATCATGTTCTATCAACTTACAAGATATCTCATAAATAACAGATTTTAACTCTATTGGTGTCGATCTTGAGCCGATTCCGGCAAAATATTTTATAATTGGCATAAATAATATCAAATTGAAAATGGAAGCAAAATTATGACACAATATCGGATTATACGCAAATGGAATGAACTAGAAAATAATTTTCTTATTGAAAATAAAGATATGCCTATTGCACAAATAGCATCAATATTAATGCGTTCAGCCAATTCTATTAAAGCTAGGAAAAGATATTTGAATCTTACGGTGAAAAAAAGTGCCCGCATATGGTCTAGTGACGAAGATGAATATTTGACTCAAATGTATTCTGTGATGCCAGAGAAACATTTTATATTAAAATTTAATGTAACCAGATTCGATTTGATGTATAGAGTAAAGCTTTTAAATTTAAGAAAACGTAAATTTTATATTAAAGATAATCTCAATCTTGAAAAACTCTTAGATGATAGTAAAGAGAGTTATTATTGGATTGGTTTTTTATTAGCAGATGCACATTTTAAAAATAATAGTTGTCAACTTAAAATATCGGCAACTGACACTAATCATTTAGAAAAATTAGGAAAATATTTAGGGAAAGTACGCCCTATAACGATATATGAAAATAAATCTAATAAAATTAAATTTATAAGAGGAATCCAGATTAAACCTACCAAACGAATTGCGACGTTTATTATGACTGGAGATGCTATGATTAAAATAATTGATAAATTTTTTATTACAAATAACAAAACATATAACCCACCCAATATAAAAAATTATAATTTATCTCCAACACAATTCATCTCAATGTTAATCGGTTTTATTGATGGTGATGGATCAATTAAATATCATCATAATACTGTTGATTGTAAAGTGGAATGTCATGCTTCATGGCAATCTAATTTATTATATTTTTATGAAACACTTAAGGAAATAAGTGGGATCACATCAAAACATATTCCTAAATTAAATAGTAGAGGCTACTTTTATATTAATTTAAATTTTTCTTTAGTGTTATTTCTTAGAAACTTTATTATTGAAAATGGATTGCCTGCCATGGGTCGAAAATGGGAGAAAGTAAAAAATATACCTAAAAAAATTAATCATAATGCAAAACTACCAATAGAAATAATAAAAGCCATTAGACGAGATTATATACCCAATTGTAGAGGGTATGGATCAACCACATTAGCTAAATTATACGGAATTGATAGTTCTACTATTAAAAAAATCATAAATAATATACACTATACCTTACCAGAGTATTATGATTGATTATAATACTTGAATTATGCTTTCATAATTACCTTTTAATCATGTAGTCACGATATATTTGCATTTCACCTATAGATTTTTTAATATCGTCAAGAGCGCGGTGTGCACGATTAGTTTGATCGTCAGCATATTTGTATGCATTGACTATTAATGCCGTTTCTGGTGATAATGCTTTAGAGACTTCTTTAAAGGATGATACGTCAATCTTTCTATAATGTAAATAATCCATCAACATTGGCATTTGTGCGGCAATGAAATTCTTGTCGAAACTTACATTATTACCACAGATTGGTGATTTACCTTTGGGTACATTATGTGATTCAAGATATCGACAAATCATCATATCTGCTATATTAGTTGAAACTACTGAATTACTTACATCTTCTAGTAATCCATTATCGGTATGCATTTGCTTAACAAAATCGCACATCTTCATATCAATATATTCACGAGGATGGAAAATGGCAATCTGTATACCTTCATCCAATAAATTGAAATTGGAATCGGTTAAATGCAAACCAATTTCTAGAATACAATGGTCAATACAACCATGCATTTTATCATCTTGATCTAGTCCTGTTGTCTCTAAATCTATCCAAATTAAAATATCTTCCATACTTATCCTATTGTAGTTGTTAATGTATAAGGTATTCCATCATGACCTATACAGGTATCTTTCTTGAAGTAGTCTCCCTGCCCTACTATAACGGCATCGGGATCACTATAATAAACATTATGAGCTTGAGGTTTATGATCTTCACCAAGATTAACAAATACTATTTTTTCAACTCTAACTATCTCATGCTGAGTTCTCTTATTACGAATACATGCTTCAATAGTGATTGAAGTTGTCCCGACTTTTACTGTATTCATTCCTATTTCTACAATGTCACCTTTGAACGCTAGTGACTTGAAATCAATAGTTGACATTAATTTAGTAACAAGATGAGTGGGATATTTAAGTTGACATATAGCAAAAATTGCGGCCTCTTCATCAATCCATTCTAATGCTCTACCTCCGAATAATGATCCGGCTGGGTTAAGGTCGCGATCCATGACCATTTTACGTGTGCGAAATTCCATTATATCCAATCCTCTAATCTAAATTTATCTTCTCTAACAAATGTCCAACCAGCTTTTAATGCAGCATCTATGTCATTAGAATTACCATAATGCGCTGGATCATTTCCTATCATAATATATTCATCGGCCTGTACATATGTTTTGATTTGCGTTAAAAACTGATCTTTAGTCAATAATGGATAAAATTGTCCAATAAATGATACCATCTTATTCCAATTAGGTACTTCACGTATAAATTGTGGGAAATTTCCACAAATACCTACAATATGACCAGCATTATATAAAAGCTCAATTACTTTTACTCCAATTGGGCCATTCGATATGTCTAAAGTTTCATCAACATCAAATGCAAATACTCGCGTCATAATTAATAAGATTTCATCGTTTTCCACCAATGACCTTTCAAATGAAAAGTGCCAAAAGAAGGAATAATACGTAATATTGCACCACACTCTTTACATATCTGTTCTTCAGCATTACTAAATTTTACTAAACGTTCTTCTTCTGGTGCTTCACACGATTCTGTATCGCAGTGGTAGATATGGATTGGAATTTCATTTCTCCTTTAATTTGTTTGATTTTTTTGCTACAGCTTCAATTAATTCATCATCTAATGATTCAATCTGTGTAACCCCGTAACGATGACATATGATATCCACATTACCCTTACGAAAAAAGCCTTCAGGGCACGATACTATCACTTTATCGGGGAATTTACCACAAGCAATTCCCAACTCAGCTAGAGTAATGGGAGATTGGGTTTTTGGATCAAAATGAACTAACATAATTGTAGATGATTCAATATGGGATAGTTCCCATGTAACTTGTTCGTTAAATTGTTTATTTTCTATTTCTTGTTTCCAGTCAGATGACCAGTCATCTCTACGAGGATTGAAAATGTAAATATTTTCGTAATGACTTGTAAGTAATTTGGTAACTTTAGTTTGCCAATCTTCGGCTTTGCCCATTTCAATAGAACCAGCTAAAAATATAGAAACTCCATCTTTCGGAAGAATCGTTTTTACAGGAGCTTTAAATACTCGGGATGGTTTTTTTGATTCTGTCAAGAATACTTCAGTAAATTTATTCATTATATACTCAATATGATATAGGGTGCTGCTACGCCCGCAGAATGCTCGCATGCTGCATCTAATGCCATGGTAAGGCGTTTTTGTGGGGTTAGTTTTTTATCTAGTTTATCTTCCAACGTTTCTGTGGTATACATTGAACCTTTGGCATAATCTTCACCACATCCTATGGCTTCATAATTTAATGTTGGAATGCCTATCTGAAAATCATCAAGAACATCATAAAAATTACCACGATATCCTAACAAAAAATGCCCCCCTTGATATTCATTATCATCAGGTTTTTTAAGGAATCCTTGGTCTTCATAACATTTTATCAAGGCTGGTATAAAATGTGCTACAAGATATTCCATATCACCAATAGCTTCCATTCGCTCGGGAATATCAAATACATAACGTATAATTTGTCCCATTCTAAATGATGAAGTAAATCCGAATAACATATCAGTTTTTATAAAAACTTTTTCATCTAATCTCACGGTTTTCTGTAAGGTTACTGGGTCAGTACCAAGAGAATCACCAGCCATATATACTTTATTTTTATCTTTTAAAGCTACTATACAAGTCATCCAATTCCCTCGCTGTTATTTTTATTTTTAATATTGTAGACATATTTCGACTTCATAATTAACTTATCAAGTCTAACATAATTAATTTCATTTTACAAGAAGTGCTTGACATTAAAATATGTTCATCTTATCATCAAACTCAAATAAATAATAACATCGGAGAGTATTATGAAAATTCAAAACGTTTTAACAGAAGATGGTGGTGGTGCAGTATTAGCATATAAACAGTTATCGCCCTTGCAAGTTGGTATTTTAAGAAAGATTGCATCAAATAAATTTAATTTTGATGATGCTTCCCCTCAAGCACATGATGCAGTTGAAGGTTTAGCTGCTTTGGGATTAGTTGATGATATCGCTTTAGATATTACAGAACGTGGTACTATGGCATTAAATTATGCTAATAAGCTTGGTGGTAGTGTTGATCGTAGAAACTTGGGTCAGGCTAGAGATAATTTCAGACAACAAGGTTCTCAAGGTATGGAACGCGAGCCTGATGAATCTATGGAAATAGAATAACAAAAAGCCCCGAAAGGGGCTTTATTTTGTCTGTCATTTTTGTATTACTTATTATATTTTAATGCATCCATGAATCGCTTCACTTCGGCAATAAGATATTTTTGTGCAGCTTGGTCTTCTAATACTGCTTCTGCCAATGATACTGCTCTACGACCAAATTTATTATCTTCCAATGATTCATAAACAGATACTGGTGAACATCCAATGCCAGATGCTTGGTTAACTATGTCAATAGTTTGAATCAGGAATCCTTCAACTACACCATCAGAACCAACATTACCAGCACCGCGAGATGATACATCAGGACGAAAACCGTTACGGATTAATTCTTTTACAACTAATCCATTAGGAGTATTCATGATTTTCATCTTACCAGTAGCATTATCACCATCCATACGAATTTCAGTAATAACATGGGAAGCATATTTAAGTTCTGTGGTTAAACGATTAGCTGGATGATCTAATTCACCAGCAATAGAACCATGTTCGCGGATACCTTCATTCAAAGACATAACAGCTTGCATGATTTCGTTCACTGGATAAATTCTACCATTACGGTTCTTTAAATTTCCAGATAAAAATCTACCACTCAAATATACATCCTTCCCGCCGTTAGCTGATTCGGTTATAACGTTAGCTTCAGAACTGGTATAGTGTTCAATCAACAGTTCCATTACTTAACCTTCTTCTCTGCGTCTACTTTTGCAACTAATTTCTTGATAGGCGCTTCACGCTTAGCATCAGCACTTGCACCATCTTCTTCGCCATCATGATCACCATCGGCATCCAAACCTGCGCCCTTAGCTGAACTAAATGCTTTAAGTTTAGACAACTTAGGACGGTTTGGTAATGATTGTACTTCAGATTCATAATCTTTAACAATACCTTTCAAATCGGTTGCGCTTTCACTCAATTTATGTTCTTTACCCAAATGAGTATATAGATCGCCTAACTTAGGAAACTTCTGTTTTTCACCATCTGTAGGGGTATATTCCAATCCCTTATTTTCCTCAGCATTATGCTTGACGCCACCCACCTTTTTACCGTTGACGAATACATCATTACCCTTGATTTGAATGGGTGATTTAAATTTTGCTTCAGTTAAACCTTTTAATACTTCTACAGATTTTTGATCAATATAGGCGCTGAATGCAGCAGAAGCTGCATCATCATCTTTCTTGACTACACTATCAAATACTGTTTTTAGATCGTCTTGCATACTCATATTGTATTCCTCAATTATTGGTTGGCTGCATTAGCATATAATAAATATTGTAATAAGGATTTCTTATTTTCGATATCTTTTTCGTCTTCGGATGGTGCTAACCCATCCTTTATTTCTGCTTGTTCAAATTCTGTTGTATTGGTTTCCAAGTAATGATATGGTGAACCTTTTATTGAATTTCTATATTCTTTAAAACTTCCAATTTTCATGACTCACTATCTTCCTTTACTTTTTTCTTTTTAGGTTTGCCATCCTTGGCAATGGGTTCATCCTTGGTGTAATCGTGGCTGGTAAAATCTAATCCAATTTCATCATTCACAGAATTACCATTACGATATGCTACCGGGGTAATATGTTTATTTACAAATGCATTTGGTAATTTTGCAGTTGAACTATTTTTCACTGCCACCGTCTGTTTGTGATAGTCTCTATCACTCGGATCAAACTTCTCGGATAGCACATCTTGAATTTTCATTTATCAAACTCATTTTCATTTTCATCATTCTCAAACTGTTCTTCAGCCGATGATAATGTATGACGTAATTCTTTTAATTTTTCAATGTCTTTTGGATCACATGCTGCAATAGCAGCTTTTGTTTTTTTGATAAAATCTACAGCACCTTTTAAAGAAATTTTATCTTCTTTAAGTAATTCTTGAGATTTCTGCTCAACATAGGCATGATGAATCTCTTTGGCTTCGGTTTCATTGCCGTTAACCAATGCATTAACTACTTGCTTTAAATATTCTTTCGATTCCATCAATCCATCCTTTCGGTAATTATTATTTATTATGTTTTGCCATTCTTAGGAGGATTTTGTCCTTTTGAAGCATTTCCACCTGTTTCTGCACCATTATTAGCACTACCTTTAGCATTTTCTTCACCTGTACCAGCTTCGCCAGTATCAGCACCATCATCATCCCCGCCTATATCATCAGCTGGCATACCACTTAAATCTGATGATCCTCCACTACCACCAGTCATACCACCATCATAACCACCAGAATCGGCATTCTCAGGTGAATATATTTTAGCCATATTCTTAATAGTATCATTAGGGTCAAGACCCAATTCTTCAGCTTTCTGTCGTTCATTAATAAGAAGATCGGCCTTAGTCATCTGTAGATAATGTATAGCGATATATCTCTTAGATAACCAATCAATAGCACCAGCAGATGTTGCTAAAGCTACTAATGTTTGGTCAATTTCATTATCACGAGACTTTTTGAAATTTGATGGTTCAGGTAATACAACTTTAAAAATAGTTGGATCAATATTTATTTTTTGATCACGTAAGAATTTTTTAAATTCTCTATCAAGAATATCTTCAAAATGTACTTGTAATGACTCAATATAAAGCGTAAATTTGATTTCCTGTTGATAGGCTATGCCAACCTTACCATCATTGAATGGCGTGCCACCTTCGACTCCATTGTCCATATAGGATTGAGGGATTCTTAAAGCTCTCCACATTTTGCTATAGAAATAATTAAGATCGTCAAGCTGACCAAGATTCTGACCACCCGGTAAGGTTTCTACAGTAGACCCAACACCATTCTTCATTGTAAAAAAGAAATCTTCATTCATTGACATTGGTGAATAAATGGATTCTACCTGATTACCACCACCATAAGGAGTTGGTATTTTACGTTGCTTGATTTCATTCTTAGCATTTTCTAAAATTTGTGATTTTAGATGTGGTGGTGTATTACCAATTTCAAGCTTGAATACTCGTTTTTCTGGTGCGCGTTGTATTCTATAAATTAATAAAGAATCTTCCAGCATCTGCTTTTGTTTGAAAATTTTGTATGCTGCTTTAAGAATAGATTGACTAAATGGGGCTTCATCACTCATATCATCATGCAAACCAAATCGTATAACTTCTTCAGGGGTGTAGTTTTCCACATTATAAGTTTGTGAAGAATTTCCTGTAATGGCAAAGTTTATATTTTGGGATGCTTTGTCATAATCAGTTTGAATTTGCCATCCTTTAACATCATTAACATCGGTTTTTGTTACAACTGCACCTATAACGTGTTTAGGATTGACATATTTATTAGGTAGGTTTGGTTTTTCATTTCTAAAAAAGAATGTATCACCATATTTAATTGTATTTCTTACAGTAGTATAAAGTCTACGATTCCATCTATGGATATTACACCATGTATTTAATGCTGCCTTTAATGTGACTACAGTACGAGAATTAACTTGCTGTTCTTCGCCAGCAGTAATTTTTAATATTAATGGTAAATCTGATTTTGGGTTATTACCTACAATTTCTTCGGCAATGATATCCAATGCTCTACTCACATCAGTATCTTCATCCATCATGTCGTATTCGCGATATCGTTGCAAGCGCATAGAACTGCCTTGCATCAACTTGTTCATAAAACTATAATTACCATACAACCCATAATTACCGGCTAAATCTTGACTATCCGTGACGCTGGTTCTCGGCGATTCCGGTGTTATGATTTTGTATATTTTAGTTAATTTTCCATTTTCTGGATTAGCCATGGTACAATCTCTTCGATTTTAGTATTTATATGTTAATTGTATCTATAGTCAGCGAGTGAACGCGCCAGCATGGACTTGATTCAAGTGACCATTATAACCTGCGAAACCCGAGCCTTTAACATTATCAGGGGTTTCTGGGGTTAAATCTTTAGATTTATCTCTATCATTTGATTCGGTAGTAGCTTTGGCAATAGCTTTTAATACTTTTATAGTTTCTTGATCACGAGCTAATGCTACCGGATCATTGGCATCATCAAGCGATTGTTTGGTAAGATCACTAATTTTTGATGCTGCTACATCAGCCGGAATAGATATTCCTGAATCTACTGATTTACCATTATAATGAAATGAATCATCATTATATCCAAGACCAAGCTTTCCTGCTAACTCATTAGCACTCTTTTCTGCTTGATGCCATCCGCTCTTATCACCACCCATTAACGCTTGAACGCCACCAACAGTTGATCCAAATAGCGTATCAGTAAAATCCTTATATCCGTCAAACTTGGAGCCAAAATTATGGATGGCATTACCAGTACGTACCCCACCTTTATAGGCTAATCCTACTCCTTGTGCGGGTTTCCAACCGCTTGCCATAGCCCAGTCAGCTACTTCATCACCGCCACGCAACATACGGGAACCTAAATCTTTATTACCTTCTGAAAGAGTATCTGCACCACCAAATAATGAATTTATCCCATATGCGCCCAATGCACCAGCGCCCCCACGTAGCCCAGTTTTAAGTAATCCTCGACCAATTCCACTAAATAATCCTGCTCTAGCTACATTCCCTGCAGCTCCGGTTGCAAATTTACCAGCAACACCCCCTGCAACCTTACCCAATATAGACTCAGGAGTTTTACTGGCTACATATCCGGCAGCATGTTTCAATAGAGCACCAGCAACACCATGTTCTGCAACATCTGCCGCAGCCTTTCCTAGCGCATTAGTTCCTAATTTTTTAGCTATTTGTCCGGCCCCCCATTTAGTGACCATGCCACCAACTTTAGCGGCAATAGCACCTTCGATATAGGATGCCACCCCACCACTACCGCCGAGCGGAGATTTTGCTAACCCTTCCAATGCTTGAGCTGCATCCATTGCCGCACCAGTTAACCCCGTAGGGCCATTTAAACTTGTTGATGCATCCTGAATGACTTTACTGAAATCTCCTTGTACTGCATCTTTACCTTGTGCTTGACCTTGTTGTTGAGCATTAGCAAAATCTTTATCTTCCTGTGCAAGGTTTGGGTTAAGTGCACCCATATACTGATTTTGTACTAAATCTTTCGTAAATTCTTTACCACCGTGTGGATAATCCCGCTGATCCTTGGCCAATTTAGCCGTTCTGAATGTGCCTATCTTTAATTCATTGGCATTATACCAAGCCTGATCCTCTGGGGAAGTTCCTCCAACGCCAGCAGCTTTAATTTGTTGCATTCTTTTGCTATCTGCCGGATTTATCTGATCATTAGGATTATCTTTATTATATTGTTTAATTTTTAACTGTTCACCCAATCCAGATTTTATAGAATTGGCTAATCCGGCATATCTTGAATTTACGGCATCTTGTGCCTGACGTTTTAACATATCTACACTGATGCCCATAGCTTTATTCAATGCTAAACGTTGAAAAATTTCTTGATTTATTGCTTGTGAGCGATCTTTATCATTCTTTTCAGACATGTTTGCACTCATACCAGCAAGCTGTCCGGTATCTTTCAATGTTGCATAAAAATCTTGTAACTCTTCGTCAGTGCTGCCAACGGCTTTAGACATAGCGTGCATCTGCGACATTTGTTGTTGCTGTGCTTTGACATTACTAGTAGAAACTCCCATCCCCATTGATATTTTCTGATAATCAAATGCTTTTTGCAATGCTGCTGCGCCAGTCACACCAAAAATATGCGCAGTTTCTTGTAATGCCTTAGTATTAGTAAACCCCTTCTCCTCATTTCCACTGCCGAGGCCGCGCAACCCAATTCGGTTTTCGCCTATAGCTTGAGCGCGCTCTTGCTCACTCATACCCCTTAAGCCAGATTCTAAAGGATTATAAGATTTTACATTATATTTCTGATTGGCTTTAAGCCCGGCATATATGCCGGGAATCATAGTTAACAAAACTTTTCCAAATGCAACTGCACTTTGTCCAGCAGCTTTCAACGATTCGCCAGCAACCTTCGAATTAGTAATTATATGATTAGCCGCAATTTTAGTAGACCCATCTAAACCTTCTACACTTTTTCTTACCGTATCAAATACACCAGACTTGTTACGTTGATTAGCAGTCATTTTTGCAAATCTTGATAACTGTTTAACCTGTCCAGCCGAAAGAGTTCCTGTAACTTTATTTAATAATTTGAAACTATTAATTATTTTATCGGCTTCCCCTCTAAGATTTTTTTCCTTAGTTGCATTCTCTTTGTTATGTGTGTTTAATTCATTCTCATAACTAGTAGTCGATTCTCCCTTATTTCTACGTTTAGTTATAATCGTTTTTAATTTTTTGCGTTCGGCTGCAATCTTATCAAGCTGAGCAAATACTTTTTCACTTCTAGATAGATTCTCACTGGCTTTACTTGCTATTCTAGTAATTTGTTCTAACTTTTTGGCGGCATCGTTGGTTTTTTCGATCATATCGGCCATACTTTGAGCAGCTTTACGCTGAATATTACCCTGTGATCTAGTAGCTTCCTCTAATGTTTTATACAATCCTGCTACAGTTTTACCTCTCGCATTAAGGTCTTTATAGGTTGCGCCCATTTGTGTGGCAAGATCACTATTATTTTTAATAATATTCTTCATTTTAGTGAAGTCAACGCCGCCACCTTCATCATTATCATATTTGTGCATAGCTGAACTTTTCGCATTACCGCCGAAGCCAGCGAATCCTGAACCACCCATCACTTGTTGTAATAATTGACCAAGCTGTTTTGCTTGCGCTGGAGTTAAATCTGCCATATTGTTCTAAATATCCGAAATATATGTGATATTTATCCATAAACTTATATAAAATATTTGACATATCATTCACGTTATGTTAATCTTTTATATAAGTTTAAAAAAGAGAACAATAAATGACTGAAACTCCTAGCAATTTCGAAGTAAAACCGAAAAAGAAGAAAAATTATATTAACAATGCAGATTTACTTAAAGAATTGCGATTAAGTAATGAGCAAAATAAGATGACAAATGAGTTAACCAAAATGTTAATGTTATTAACTCATCGGTTCGCTATGAAAGGTAGATTTTCTAATTATACATATAATGACGATATGCAAGCTTTTGCATTATTGACCATTGTTAAGGTATGGCGAGGGTTTAATGCTGAAAAATATGATAACCCATTCGCATATTTTACTCAAACCATAAAACATGCGTTTTTTCAATTTGATAATCTTGAAAGAAAGCAACGTGATATTCGTGATGAAATTTTAATATCTCATGGAGAAAATCCGTCATTCTCATTCTTGGATCGTAATGGGCACGATGATTTTGATAGTCATGTATCCTCAAATGATTCTGTACAGGATGTGAGTTTTGATCCCACCTACGATGTAAGCGTAGCTTCGGCAGGGCCGGAAGAGGGTTAATATGAAAAAAATGCGGCTTTAAGCCGCACTTTTTATGTCTACTATTTTGCAAGGCAGTATCCGTGAGAATCCACCTTCTAATTCTATTTCCATAATGTTAGGGAACGTGTTTATTACTTCATCTTTATGGGATATGATAAACATAGATAGTTTATCGGTAACTGCTACAGATTTAATAAATTTAGCTGCCTTCTGAACACCAGCTGTAGATAACCCAGTATCTAAGCATTCATCTAAAATACAGAATGATATTTTACCATATCTCTTCTGTAGAACATCTCTAAATGAGAATGCTAAAGCTATATTCACTCGTGCCTGCTGCCCAGATGATAGATTGCCAAATCGTAATGTATTCCCAAATTGGCTGATAGATGCTGTCATATCTTCTACGAATGTCACCTTATGTGGAAGCCCCAAACGATCCAAATATTTTTTCAATTGTTCATTCAAAAAAATTAAACTTTTACTCAATAATTTCTTTCTTACAAAGGAATCTTTTTTGGTTAATAATTTATGTAGAAGCATTTGATGCTGAACGGTGTTTTCGAGAGCTTCAATTTTTTTATAATTATTATCATCAAACGACATATCACTCATATCAGCCAACGTTTCAGTATGAGGATTGACTGATGATTCAAGTTTTGACAAATCAATTCTATTGGTGTCTAGATTATGTACATCCTGTAGTAGCGTAGCTTCATTATCATAGATCAATTCCGTTTTCAAAATATTATAATTATTCATTAATTTTGAATTAGTGCTATCAAGCTTATCTATTTCTCTATCCATGGTTGAAATTTGTAGCTTTAATGCATCGGCATTAATATCGGCATATGGATTAATTTGACTTGATACAATTTCTAGTTCTTTGTTTAATGAATGTAATGATGATCTAGAATTATTCAACTCGCTCATTGATTTAAAATATAATATCAAGCGAGCCTGCTTGATTACATCATCAAGAGCTTCTATTGATGCAACATATTTTTTTACCACTGATTCACGTTTCACATTATCGGTGTAGAGATTACCATTGTCTGCTTCTAATTCTAAAATTTTTGTTGCAACGTCTTTAAATTGTTGCAGGCAATATGGACATTTATTATCCTGCAAATGTTCAAGGTCTTGAGCGTTCTTTGACATTTTTTTACTATTATTAGATATAATAGCAGATTCAGCAAACATCAAATCCCGCTGTACTTTAACATTTGTTGTACTTTCGTCAATATTGATCAGTAACGCTTCTTCCGTATCAAAATCTATATTTTCAAATTTTTTCAATTTTTCATTAATTTGTTCAAGCTTAATATCATGATCTTCAACCCATTTAATCGAAGAATTCAATGATTGTGCTAAATTTTGACGCTTTACTTTGTTAAGTGATAGTTCACTTTGATTTTTAGTCATAGAAACTTGAATATTAGCATATTCCACTAAACACTCTTTCTGATAGTCATAATCAACAGTTGATAGATTTTCTATTTTATTCTGTAAATTCTTTATATCTGTACGCTTTACTGATTCCCAATGATCTATTCTTGATTTTATGGAATTTATTTTGGTTTCATATTGAGCTTTTTGATTATCTAATTCTTCTTGGATACGTTTTAATGATTCAATTTCTTTTTTGTTTATTTTCATTCGATCATTAAGCAAATCGGCTTTCTTACTTAAGTCTGTAAGACCAGTCAACTCTTCCATAATATCTGTTTGATTTGGTTCATTCGACGCTGAAGTAGTTTTCAACTTGAAGAATGATGGACTACCAGCACTATAGATAACGATACGACTAAAAATCTCAAAAGGCATTCCTATAATTTGTACCAACTGCTTGTTAGCTTGTGCGATGCTACTATGAGCAATGTCCTTATCTTTGTCCATTTCATGATCAGTAAAATCGGATTTATCAGACTTATAGATTCGAATGCCATCACCACCAAAAATCTTATGTTTTCTAAACCGAACAATTTTATAAAAATATCCATCTTTTTGGAAAATCACAGTTATTTCAAGATTTTTCTTATTGATAAAATTAATTAAAGCATCTTGAGGGATATCAGAGATGGGGGTGTCATAAAGGCACCATGCGAGGGCGTTTACAATGGTAGTCTTGCCTGCACCATTCGAATCTATTTCACCTTCTGTAGTGGAGTCTAAATTTCGTCCTACAATTAACGTAGGGTTGGTAAATTCCAAATTTATAGTAGTTATATCGTTACCATAAGATAAGAAGTTACGTAAGGATATTGATATTAATCGAATGGGGGTTTTCATATGACTAAATCCTTATATAATTCGACTAAAGTATTATTGTCGATATCCTTTGATGATACAGTTTGCAGCAATTCAATAATAACATTATCCATAGTTTGACCTTCAAGATCACAATCTTCAGATTCGGCACCTGCAATCAAGAAGTTTAAATCAAAACCTTCATCCAATGAAAGTTCTCTCAATTTATACGTTGATATCATACTAGCTTTTAATTCCAATGATTCTTCATAAGATAGATCAATATCAACTAAACATCTCACTGTAGCCTTTGGTTTTAATATAGCATCTGGATGATCTAATAATTTCGATAATTTGCATTTAATATAAGATGGTGCACCCCCCCAATCGTTAAATTCCAATTTATCAGTTTTATATTCATAGACTGCCATACCACGTTTAATATCATTAGCATCAGCAAATGATGTAGGAAATGTATTACCTATATAAACAATATTATCTTTTTCCTGCCTCTTGTGGTAATGGCCTGAAAAAATGCGTTTGAAACTTTTAAATAATTTATGATCAGGCCCATGTTCTTTAACAATAGTATCACCCGTAATAACGAAATCTTTAAATTCTGCATGAATAAACAAATATGGATATTCCATATAATTTAATAGTTGAGGATATTCATCTTCAAATAAAAATGGTGACATTATTACTCCACGCGATCCTACATCATCTAATACAGTTATATCGTTTATTATTGTAATATTAGATAAAGATTCAAATGAAAATGTATTGTGAATATTTCTATTGTTTCTATAATAATAATCATGATTACCCGTAAGCCAATATACAGGAATATTTAATGAATTTACCATTTTAGCCCCTCTATATCCATAATCTAAAGTTAGACCTGATATAGCTGCTCTATGTTCAAAATAATCACCTAAAAACATAATATGATCTATAGTTGAATCACTTTTTACATTATTCACAAACCATTCAAGATAATCTATACAATCTTTGTTATGTTGTTCTGAATTATTATGTGCACCAAAATGAATATCAGTAAACATTGCGCATTTATTAAGCATTATATATTTTCCATCCTTTATGACTCTTTTCTTTACCGTTTAATATTCCATATATATTTTTTATACACAGACTATGTTCATGACAGAATTGTTTTAAATTAGTAATAACAGTTTTTTTATTATTTGGTGATAATAAAGTATAAGATTTATATTTCGTTTTTGTATATTTACTTTTTTCAAATTTTTTTCTTGTTGTATTAAATTTAATTTCATTACCATTAATATCTAAGAAATAACATTTGATTTCATGGTCTTGCTCTATTGTACCCTTGGCCTTTTGTTTACAATCATAAAAATTAATGTTGTTAATATCACAAAATTTTTTTAAGCCATTATTAGAATATAAAGATTGGAATGTGTGTTCATTCCCATATAAAATAAGTTTTATAGGTAAACAGTTTTTGATTGCTAAACTTTTTGCTCTATTGACATAATTCTCTTTATTTTCTGATATCATATGTTTAAGTATATCTATTCTTTCTTGTCTTTTGGTTTCGTCAACATTTGCCCAATATTTTATCAATCCTTTAGATACCGCCTCTCTATGCACTGTATCACTTCCGCCATTTACTACATTAAATCCAGAATTAACCGTATCATATTTTTTTATATAATAAGCTTCTTTTTCAATAAGTTCTATTAAAGTTGACGCCGTATCTAATATAGTAACATTAAATTTAGATTTATCGTAATTTTCTTCATGTAAAATATCTTTGAATTTATGTGGACTACCTTTTTTATTATGATGACGTTTTGCAACGTAAAAATGTTCTCTATATCGTTGATATACCGTTTTACGCGTTGTAAGTCCTATGTATGATTTACCGCTATTCATATGTGTTATTTTATAGATTAACATGGTTTACCTCGTATTTAATCTATTTATAGTAACTGTGAGTTTACATTATCGAATCTTTGAACCACTTAGGAATATTCTTTGAATACATTTTAGATAACATCCCAAAGGATTCATCTAAAATGTAATTATATCCCCAATCAGTCTTAGTACGAATTACTCGACCCGTTGCTTGGATTATACCAATCATTGCTTGTCTTGTATACCATTCTTTAGAAAGTTCTTGGCGACGCTTTACCCAATTATCGCCAAGATAAGGATAAGGTACTTTTGCTATAATAGAAAATCTTCCCTTATCATCTTTTAGGTCAAGTCCTTCGGTAATACTTGGACTAATCAATAATGCAGGTTCGGCATTATTATTCTTCTGAAATTCATCAATAACTGCATCTCTAGTGGAATCGGAATCTGGGCCATGTTCCATTATTTTTTGTGGGATTTTGCCGGACAATTCGCTAATTAACCATTTAGCTACTTGAAAACTTCCCGTATGAATAACGCCAGAATCTTCTTTATGTGAATTACATATTTCAATAATTTTGGCAATCATTCTTTTTCTATCTGCACGTTTATCGTCTTTATCCCAACCGAATGTCATTTTCATAGTAGGACTGTAAATAACTGGTCTGTTTTCTAGATCAAATTCTGAATCAATGGATATGAATGCTGCTTCCTCTGGTGGAATACCTAAATCACGACAATACGCATCTTTATCTAAAATAGTTGATGACATGAATAAGAATCGTTCTGCCATAGGCTTCATGTATTTTACGAATAATTCTTTTCCATATAATGGCTTAAATTTAAAAAATGTTTTATCACGGATAAGAGCATATTTTTCCATTAGCTCTTGAATACCTAATGCTTTATAGTCATTTAACACATCCAAATGACTGATAATATCTTTTAATTTATTGATAGCATCTGCATCTGCTTTATCCATGGTTTCATTTTCTTCATATCGGGACATGATAGCTTCCACCACTGATTTTAATATGGTGTATTCATGTACTACTGCTGGATGATAAACTGTTTCAATCCAATCAAGAGCTTCATATTCATTCGTAGGACATACAAATTTTACTTTGAACTGACGGCATCTCTTTTCACCTATTTGAAGAGCTTTGAATTCTGTCAAGTGATGTTCTAATGTATGGCATTCATCTAAAATCATTAGCTTTCTTTTGTCTAATTTTAATTCAGCACTGAGCATGAATAACAAAAGACCTAATGTGTAATTAAGAACAATGTTAGGTGATGTGCGTGCGGTTATCATTGCATTTCTATGCGGGCAGCTGGCGCACTTCGGTTTGATATCTGAACCAATATCGCAATTCGTTTCTTTTGGTGCACATTTGTAGTTGCTCTTTCCATATAGAGAAAAAAGCATTTTCTCTGGAAATGAGTCTTGATATTGCTTCTGCAATATTTTCTGTGGTGTTAGAATAAATGCGTTACCTAATGAATTAGCTAGATAAGCTGATAGATTAACACCAATAGGTGATTTACCACCACCCACAGGTATTTCACATAATATGTATTTTTTTTCTGGTGGTAATGCTTGAATCCATTCCAATACTTTCACCTGTGAATCTCTAGGCGAAAAATTAGCCATCGGCCAATAATTTAGTATTTCTGTTGCCATGCTAATTAAGTACCTAGTTTAGGGATTGCCATGCTATCATATCTGGGATTTATTTGCCATTCGTTTGTTAATGCGTTACATATAACAAAAAACGCAATATTAAAATATAATTGTATAATATTAAATAGAAATAAATAATATTTCGCTTACACGAAATATCAAATAGAAACAAGTTCTATTTGAAATTATATGGCTTTTAATAGAAGGCATTTATTGGAAGAGCAAGTGCATTATATATGAATTAATTAATTCTGTCAAGTGCATTTAACATTATTTAATTATGCCTTTTTTAATAAAACAAAAAGAAATTAAGAAGCTTGCTGCTCGATGAGATACTTCTTGAATGAAAGGTTTTTAGATTCTTCTGTTTTTGTTCGATGCATTCTATCATTAAATGCAGCCTTACGTCCACCGAGTATTTTAGATCGTTGACGCTGGCGATCATTATCAGCTACAGCACCAGTTGGCATTCTAGAATTCAACGGTTCTTTTTCATCAAACGAATTCATGCCCCTACCCGTTTTGATTAATGAAGCTACAAGCTTACCAAAAGTAGTTAATTCTCGTGATGCCGCTGTAGTAACTATACCTTGTAATCTCAAATCATCAAAATCCACTTGTGAACATCTTACACCTTGACCCGGCCCTTTTGCCATGGCCTCAATCCAACTTTTAGTGCATCCATTACTATCTTCAATGAACTCCCTAGCTCTAACACCAATATCAGAGTTACGTGGAGAATTTTTATCTAATGAACGATTCAAATAATTTTGTGCCAATCCTTTGTCGGCAGCTATTCTATCAGATTTACTTGATATACTACGATTGAATGAACGAAGATGACGATAATCATACTTAGCCAATGTAGCAAAGAATGTTGATAGTAAAGTATTGTTTATTTGATTTTTATTGTTAATAATTCCGGCATCTCGTAAAATAGCATAAGATTCTGGATCACTATCTTCAAGAGTTTCTATACGATTAACATATTTTTGTTTGTTATCTCGATCATTTTTAAGACCAGTCAACAAATGAAACTCTTTTGGAGTCAATCTGGAATAAATGTCAATGACATGCTGTTCAACGGGAGGGAGGTTATTATACCATTCTTGATCTACTTCACCTTTTGCAGATTGAACTTCACCACGTAACTGTTTAAATGAAAGATCATTAATCGACTCCCATTGTTTAATATTTTTGGATAAATCCTGAATGAATCGATTTCCTCTTTCCGAGGTTACATACTTACCTTCATCAGTTTTAGTCATTAAACCATTCTTTACAGCAATATCTCTAAATTTTAAGGTGTTTATAAAATTTTCTAATGTCTTTGTATCAAGTTCTTTAGAATGTTCATCAACAGCGCGTTGTATTCTACCAAAATCATAGGCTTTCTTAAATGTACCAGCAATCCATGCCATAGTAGGACGCTTTGAAGAATTTTCAGGATTGATTGCTGAATTTATTTCACTATAGATTTGTTGAGAAGTAGCCATTTTATATGATTCTTATTGTAATTATTTATGGTTCTTTAGGATTTCATATAGTAATTTGGCATCATTAACATCTTCCATTGGTTTAGGAACCGTATTCAGTTCCATAATGAGTTGTTGATGAACTCTTAAAAACTCAACCCATGGACATATTAAAGTAGTATTATCAGTCAATGCCATTAACATTTCCGGTTTTTTAAATTTACCACCAGAAACACCTTGATTATTTCTATATTCTAATTTTATGACTTTCACACCCTTTCTTATTACTGGATAAGTTAGTTTTGCCGCCTCCAATTTTAATGATGCTGGCTGAAATACTTTTATATTTGTTGATACTTGTTTATATAATTTATTTCGTAATAATGTACTAAAAGTAACTAAATCAATTAATGGGCCTGCTGCAGATGAATAACTATATCCTTCAATTCCGATGATCGTCTTTTCATCTTTGTTAATATTAGATAATATATCTTTTATGATGTTATCCGTAATAACATCATATTCCATTAACTTAGATATTTCAGATTCTGAATGAATAATATTTTTTGTATAATTTATCCAACGATAGGTAATGAATGGTGCACATAACTCAAACCATTTCTTAATTTTTTGTGTTTTTTCAGATATTCCCAAATCTTCTTTAGCGTAAATAAATTTTTTATCATTTACAACTAAGGCTGAACAGGTTAGGGATGGATCAATAGCTACTATATTCATATTAATAAATTGGTGGGGTATTCTTTTTTTGCATCTCAATTTCTATGCGCTCATTAAGGAATTCGGACAATATATCTTTTTCCCATGAAGTTAAATCCAACATGCTTTCACGACTAAGTGCGCCACGCATAAAGTACATTATTTCTACACCTGATTTATATAATTTTCTACTTTGACCCTCAAGATCATTTTTTAATCGTCGCTTTTGCTCTCCGGTTCCTGATTTGAGGGTTCCGTAAAAAAACTTACAGGATTCAATGCAATCGCGGTCGTTTTAACTTTATCACAATATTTACAGGTAAATTTATATTCAAAATTTACCCCCCAATTATTGATATCTTGAATATTCTTAAGAAGAGACATTTGGAAAGACCGTTGCTGGGCTTTCAAGAAATCTACAATAATATTATTATCTTCTATAGCATCAATGGATTCGATATTTGCTGCTAGATTTTTAATAAACGTATCAAAAATATTATCTGGAGTATCTTCATCACCCTCAGTAAGATTTTCTTGATTTAATTTAATCATTTGTCCGAATCGCACATACTTAGTCTTTATCAAAAAACTATCAAGAGTGAAGGTAAGCTGTTTTAAAGATTTTTCGGATATGGTCTTAGTTTTAGATAAAAAGTCTGATACAGGGACTTGTAGGTCAATTGGTTTAGCTTTTGGACAATTACATTCGTATGGAACAGTTAAAATATTTCCATAAGATACTTGTCTCATACAAGTAAGGATATAATCTACATCCTTAGCCAATAGCTCTAAAGGTTTAATAATCTGTGGGCAACATCTAACTAGAGTTTTTTCAACTGCAGTACCTTGGAAAAGCATATCAGGAGATTTTAAATATATTTCATCTAATGTTGACATAGGATAAATCAAAATTTCACCACCTAACACTTCATCAGCCAACTCTCCATTAGTATAAGGGATACCTTTAGATGGTAATCTAAACACAGTGCCGGGAATAGCATTGGATTTAATCATTTTATGAATAAGTGGATTATGTTGTAGATCGACTTCTGATGTCATATGGTATATCTCATTTGTTAAACTATTTATATTTCTAAAACATGCAAGAAAATTGTATCTATAAACGATATAAATATTGGTAATATATGAATTAGTATAATGAGGAAAGAACTTTGACGCAAACAATAGATCACACCACACCAGCTGTTCAGCCAGTGGTATCCCCGAATACGCCTAATGTGAATGTTGCTGCTGCAGGGGTAGGGGTACAAACAGCTGCAGCACAGGCGCAACAACTTAGAACCGCATTTAATGGGTCTACTCCCCAACAAGAGGCAAATTCTATATCAGATAGCGCGAAAGATTATGTTTCACGAGTATCAGCATTATCGTCAGTTGACCCTAATGCTGTCCAAAAAGTAGTATTAGTGGGTAGAACTGGCACGGGTACTATAGGATTATCGGGTGATGCGTTTGGTCATACTGATACAGTATCATCATTAAATGATAGTAAAACGGGTACATCATTATTTTCGTCAGTAATATTTAACGCTACACCAGATATGTCAGAAGCAGGCACTGTAATATTAGTAGATATTGGTGATATTCGCGCAGCAGCATCTATCGTATTTTATATGGGTAGCCCATCTAGGGCATTTAGTATTAATGCTAAGTTTATATCTAGAACAGCGCAAGAAGCCACGGCCAATAATACATATTTAAATACATTGAAGGCATGGAGAATGCCAGTATTAGGGAAAGGCGAAGGTCTTGGTGGCGCCGAACCTGAAACTCTTAGATTGTTTGCTTATGGTAATGTAATACGAGGTATTCCAGTAATGATTCAATCTCTTAATGTTGAGTATTCATCAGAAATAGATTATATAAACACTAAAGATATTAATGGAGTAGCTATATGGGTACCTATTATACAAAATGTATCTATAGTCCTTAAAGAAGTAAGAAGCAGTGATGATCTTGGATCATTTATATATGCTGACTATAAAAAAGGTAATTTGACCCAATGGTAATTAATTATGGCATTTAAACTCTATCAAAATAAAAGTTCTTTAAATAATAAAAACTGTAGAATGGTTCGTGGCGGTACTACAGAAATATCAGGGCAATTCTTAGGATATTGGGATAAAGCTACGTTCCCTACTGATAATATTACCGATGTAAAATTTACTATAACATCAGATTATGCATTCCGAGCCGACAAAATTTCATATAAATTATATGGTAGAGATGATTTTCAATGGCTGGTATTACAATATAATAATATTGTAGATATCAATGAAGAGCTTACTGTAGGTAGCGTTCTTATATTACCATCTTATGCGCGTACCCTATATAACTTGACCAGCGATTAATAATGCCTAATACGTCAGATACACAAAATCCGTTAATGAAATATAGAAGTTATGTGATCAAAAATATTTTGGTCGCATTTACCACTACCTCTGATGCGGTTAATAGTACAATAGATTATACTATTGGTAAAGCTGGTACAGAATTTGTGGGTACTGGGTGCGGTCAACCCGGTATAGTAGTAGTAAATGAGTTTGTCGATAATTCATTCATCATATATTCGCATGAAAATGAATTTTCCTTTCATTCATTTTTTGATTTATCAACATCATCTATGACGGGAGCATTAACTATTACCGATTCGGTAGGTGGATATTTTCAAAATTTTTTACGTGATCAGGTCGCATCAAAATTAAATATATCAGAAACACATATTATATTTGCATTAAAAACATATATCATTGGCACTACATATGACGATAAAACTGAAATTATACCGATCAAACCTCTAATTTTTCATATGTATAATCTTACACATTCATATAATGATGTCGATACTATTAATAATTTTTATACAATGTTATATGTTGCAGATTATAATACATTTTCATTATTACCAAATTATTCAAAAATGTTTCAGATGACTATTACTCATCAAGATAGTAATACCTCTGCTAACATTGCAAGCGCCCAATCATATGTAACCACACCTACCGTTACTCCAACAGCAACTATTACCGTTACCCCTACGGTTACTATAACTCCAACTCCAGTACCGGGATTAACACCTACACCAACGGTAACTATTAATAATGGTCAACCAGCATCATCGTTCTCGATAAGTGATGCCGGTTTAAATTTAATAAAACAATTTGAAGGATTACGATTAACGGCTTATTGGGATGTAAATGCATGGGCTATTGGTTATGGTCACCGAAAAGGTGTACATGAGGGTGATGTGATTAATCAATCACAAGCAGATGCATTTTTATTGGAAGATTTACAATGGGCGCAAGCTGCTGTACGTACCAAGGTTACTGTATTATTAGACCAAGGTAAATATGATGCCTTAGTAAGTTTAACTTATAACGTAGGTGCTAATGGATATAAAGGATTATTAGCAAAACTCAATTCAGGTGATTATAATGGTGCACAACAAGCATTTAATGATTATGTATATTCTGGAGGTAAGGTAAATCAAAGCTTAGTAAATCGTCGCGCTGCTGAAGCTGCTATATTCGGTGGTCTGCCACCACCTACCGGGAATCAACCAGCACCAGTACAAAATAATTTAGATCATGGATCAAACCAAAACATTGATATAAAGGCTAAAAACGATGCGTTAAATGGGTATAGAAGCCGCAGATTAAATAGTGATAAAACAATGAAAACTATTCAAGATGTTATGAATGGTCTTGAGGCAGCGCTGAAAGCTCTAAAATCACCACCACCATCGACATTATCACAATGGTTAGCATCTATAAATAATAATTATGTTGATTCGCTTATCCCCAATGACCAAAAAAAATCTGATGGAATATTACCTATAGATTATAATATAAATCTAGACCCTATCTATAATGACTATATTATAGATAATAGAAATATGCCATTTGAACAACCTGACCAATCTCAAACATCATCAGGGATAAAGGTATATCAAGTTAAGCCCGGTAAGATGCTTACCAAAGTAGTTAATAACTTAATGAAATTATCAAATCAAGTGGGTAATGATGCTATCTCTGCCTCATCCTTACAAAAAAGCTATAAATGTAATATTTCATGCGTCAAAACGTGTGACACGAAATATGAATTTAATATAACGATTAAACAATATGTTGTACCATTAAATAGCACTACTACTGATTCTGGGCCGGGAACTGGGGAGGGGTTTTTTAAACCATTAGAATTTACTTACCAAAAAAATGGTAGAGATAGAGATATCATAAAATTATCAATGTCATTATTTTCGGATACTGATTTAGGTATTATGAGTCAACCTAATAATAGTACCAATAATCTATCAATCTATGGTAATAGAGAGCAGATCATGTTAGAACGTAATCCTGATATAGGATTTTTTAATACGGCTTATTCGGGTGTTAGAGGGATGGCTAATCCTAAAAACTTTGGATTAGAGCGCCCTAATGGCCCAATATCAATAGATAATTTAGTGAAAACAAACTTAACACAAACATCAAAATTATATATTACTATTATAGGAAATCCTAATTTATTATCAGATTTATTTAGAAATCCGATAAAGGTATCTGCTGAAGATGCAGACTCACCAAATTTTTATAAATTCCCTGAATATTATCCAATGTATGCAAAATTGGATGTATATATTAAACCATCTAATAGCATTGGCCTGACTATACCAAAAGATATGCCGCTACAATATTATTATACAGGATATTATCATCTTGGAGTAATAAAATCGGTTATTACTGGATCGTTTTTTACACAATCTCTACAATTATATCGCACGGATGATAAAACATGATTAACCAAGATGAACTATTAGATATTTTAGACAAAAGATATTCTACCGATAATAAAGGTGATTATTTTCATGTTACTACTTCATTAACCGCTGGTATTGTTGTTGATACGGATGATCCTTTACAACAAGGTCGATTAAGAGTATTTTGTCCGTCTCATGGCGATGATCCATCTAAAATATTACAATTGCCTTGGGCAGTTTATATCTCACCCTTTGGTGGTACTATTGCTAACTCATCATTTGAGCGTAATGGTCAAACTACGACTGGTGCTGTAAGTTATGGATTCTGGGCTATCCCCGAAGTAGGGGCTAATGTATTAGTAGGATGTATTGACGGCGATCTTCGTCGGCGCTACTGGATTGGTACTATGTATGATCAACAAGAAACCCACACTTTAGGTAATGGTCGGTTTAAATGGTCATCTGGTGGGTCTGCCGATGGCCCATTATCATCAGCGGGAAAACCTATTCAGCCAGCATATGACAATGCTAAAGCCTCATTTGGTGGTAATAATAATTCACCTGAATGGCAAGCTAGAATAGCAGACTATTCTATTGCTGCAGTAGATGGTTCACTTAATCAACCACCAACACCCGATAAAGGGTCATATTTAGATCAAATGCAAGAAGATATCGCCAAATCCCAACAATTTGGATTCAATCAAGATATCGTTGGATCAAATGGGTATGATTGGAGTGGATTTGGTGGATTATCGTTCAAAGCATCTAAAGTTATTGCATTGACTTCGCCGGGATTTGCTTCTATTACCTTGGATGATAGAATTTTTAATAGTAGAACTAAATTACGTTCTGCATCTGGTCATATGATATTGATGGATGATACTAATGATAGAATTTATGTAAAAACCAATACGGGTAATGCATGGATGGAAATGGATTCTGCGGGTAATGTAGACGTATACTCTAGCCGAAGAATATCTTTAAGTTCTGATATGGATGTTAATATAAATGCTGGTGGATCAGTTCGAATTCAGGGTAAAGAAGGCGTGTATATCTACGCCGGTACTGATAATGGTTTAGAAAAAATGTCCGAAGCACCATTATCTGGTCAAGTCAGAATTCAAGCACAAAATGACTTACATTTGTTGTCTACGATATATCGTCAAATGAGCTTGAGTGATGCTATGTCAGAAATAGGTGGAAATTATTGTTTAACTGTAGGAAGTGATTTTTCCACACAAGTTAAAAATGATATAGATATAATTACAAATGATGGACATTATAATTTATCAGTAACCGGAGATTATAACATGTCTGCTAGTGGTAAAGCCAACATGTTTGCTATTGATGAATATTGGTTGGCATCTAAATCTGACGTTAATATATATTCTTATGAAGGAACCATGAATATAGCATCATGGGAAAATCTTGTATTAAAATCTATGGGTGGTGATGTTATCATACAATCAGTGGGCGGTAATTCGGAAACTGGACAAGTTATTATAAAATCGCCCAATAGTCAGATAGGTGTAACTGATATTGCGGTAACCATTTCTACCACTGGAACATTTGACGTACAATCTGGTGGAAATACTACATTAGCAAGTAACTCACCTACTGATCCGGGAAGTAACTTATTTTCAGTAGCTAAAAACAGAGAATCATTCGATATGGTTATGGGAGATAATAATTTATTATCCGCAATATCATGTAATCCATTAGCACCATCATTATCATTTAGCGCTGGTGGATTAATGCTACAAGCTACTAATGACATACATATGATATCTACATCATTAAATATGTCATTGCCTACATTGGGTGGGGCAGGTAGTATTTTGGGTAAACTTAATGAAAATGGGTTACAGTTAGATACATTGTCTTATTATGCCAATACTGCATTAAGTACAATCAGTACGGCAATAGGTGTGTTATCTGAACTTAATATACCATCATCTACTATTCTTTCTGAAATCGAAGGTTATGTTAGCTATGCAGAAAATGCTATTCAAACATTGGGAGCATTAGCAAATATACATATTACTTTACCATCGTCATTCGAAGTTGTATTACCATTAATAACTACTGGATTACAAGTTAATATGGAATGTGTAATTCCATTCCATATACCATCTATTGACCCGGTAGCGTTAACAGTCTTTGATCATGTGAGAGGATAATTATGATAAGCATAAATGAAAATGTAGTTACAGGGTTTACTCCAATTAATTTAGGCTCATCCTATGCTGGTGTACTGCCTACTGCCGCAACACCTTCATGTTTGTCTTTTACTGATGCTGCACCTTGGACTAATAGGGTTCCCGCACATGAACCATGGCCTAGAACTATGATGGGAGATACCCCATCCGCAAATTCACCTAACCCAGAATGTAAGTATAATACTAGTCACAATCCACAATTCGTAGATGATGGCGGTGAATCATCAAAATCTATTAATCGTGTTGAAGGTATTGATATTTTACCGCGCGGTCAGTTCTGGCGCAGATAAAAGATAAATAATAGATTATAGAGTATACTATGGACGCATACGTTGGATTTTCATCATTACAATATCAGTATAATAAAGATTTGATAATGCGAAATGTGGATATTATTAAACAAGATATACTTAATAATATTTACACTCGCCGAGGGGAACGTGTGATGATGTTTAATTATGGCACCAGCATTCCCGATCTTATGTTTGATCCCTTGGATGATACTACGGTGTATATAGTTGAAGAAGATATCACCACAGTATTTAAAAATGAGCCTCGCGTACAATTACAAGATTTGCGAGTCATTCCATTATATGATCAAAATGCTTTGATGGTATTTGCCGATGTATATTATACTTATTTGAATTATAGCGATCAAATGAGTATACAAATTAATTTTGCTAGTAGCTCCGTATAAATAATTAGACTAATTTCAGGATCAAAATGGTAGCCAGAGTAATTAACCGAGCAGAAACATGGGAAATGGCTTACACAGCCTTCCAACAAATTAATTTTACTGCTTGGGATTTTGATAGCATCAAAAAGTCATTACTTGACTATTTGAAATTATATTATCCTGAAGAAGATTTTAATGATTATATTGAATCTTCAGAACTTATTGCTATATTAGAATTATTTGCTTATGTTGGTGAATTGATAGCATATCGACAAGATATGAATGCTCACGAAAATATTGTTACTCAAGCAGATAGAAAAGAATCTGTATTGCGATTAGCTAAATTATTATCATACAATGCATCGCGTAATATTCCAGCTAGAGGTTTAGTAAAAATTACATCTATATCGACTACCGAATCGGTATTTGATTCTCGTGGTAATAATTTAACCAATATTACTATTTTATGGAATGATCCTAACAATTCTCAATGGAAAGATCAATTTCTCATTGTCCTCAATCGAGTATTAGCACAAAATTTTGGTTCAGTTTTACCATCAGATCGCATTCAAGTACAAGATGTGGTGTTTGAACTCTATGGATTAAATAATAACCCATTAAATAACAATGTAATATCATATAATATAAACGTATCTGGGGTTACCTATCCAATGGAATTGGTTAGTGCATCATTGGATGTTAATGGGCCTTACGAAAAACGGCCTGAAAAGAATTTAGGTACGAATATTCTATATCTTTCAGATGGTCTTGGTGACGCCTCCGATAATACTGGATTCTTTTTCTTTACAAAACAGGGGAAGTTACAGCGCACTACAACTGTATTTGATGGTGTAACACCAAACCAAACATTTGATGTTTTGATAGAAAATTCTAATAATACTGACGTATGGTTAAATAATATCGATTCTAATGGTGCTATTATTGTTGGCGATGGTAGTAGTACTCTTCGTGCAGGCGAGTGGATGCAGGTTGACGTAGCCAACGGTCAAAACATTATTTTCAATACTAATACTAACATGAATAAGTATGAAATTGAAACCTTAGATAATGATGAATTTAGATTAGTATTTGGTGACGGTAATTTCGCAGCTATTCCATCTGGATCATTTGAAATATGGTCAAGAATATCGGCAAATAGTGATGCCGTCATTCCTGCTAATGCTATTCAAAATATGTCAAATAGTATCGCCTATGCTGACAATAATGGCAAAAAACAAACACTAACATTTGCGTTTTCACTTGTTGATTCTATCCAGAATGCTTCACCATCAGAAGATATAGAACATATCCGAAGAATAGCACCAGCAGCATATTATACTCAAGATCGTATGGTTAATGGTCAAGATTATAATCAATTCATGTTACAAGATAATTCTATATTAAAATTACGAGCTATTAATAGAACATTTGCCGGTGATTCAAAATATATTGAATGGCATGATCCACGAGAATATTATGATAATGTAAAAATGTTTTCTGATGATGGTGTTATATATTTTAATAGTTATTCCGTTGATAAGTTAATAGCACCCGGATCATTACCTGCTCCAGATTTTGGCGCTAATGTTAATTTAACTATGGCATTGGTTACAAACTATATTCAACCTATTTTATCAACAGATGAATTTTATACAAAATCATTACTATTTGGTGTTATACCCCAACTTATCCGCACACAATTTACTACACTGGAAGCCATGCAAATACAGGCTGCATTATCTAACGCGGTTAATGCATTACCACAAACAGTTTATTTAAACTACGATGTTCCTACTAATACATGGCAGGTTTCGCTAACAGTACCACAAAGTTATTGGATTTCTATAGAGTCACAAACTGATTATTATTGGGATATACAATTTCTAGCTAAACGCGTTATTATGCATAGTAGTGGATTGGATTTTTGGATTACCAATACTGAAGCTAAAACTATCACTTATGATACTTTAAATGGTAATTATGACCAAATTGTAGTTTTATCTGCTAACACTGATCCAAATAACCATATACTAACTACTAATTATAATTTAAATGTTGTTAGTCAATATGTCTATGAAACAGGTGAAAATAAAGGGTTAGATAGTATCAATGATCTAATATTATTACCGGGCGATATTAATGGTGATGGTATACCAGATTATGTCACATTATCTTATTTGATATCCCCGGCTACACTAGTGTACTTTAATAGAGCGTGTGTATCAGGATGTGAATGGTCATATGTCCCATATTCGACAGCTACTGTAGCATCCTATAATGCCGATCAAACTGCTGGTACCAATCTATGGAAAGTTGAGATGGGTAGAGAGAATATCAATTTCTTATGGATGCATAGAACACCCCGTTATCATTTGGTTGACCCGGCACCATCGAATATAATAGATTCGTATATAATTACTCGTGGATATTATAATTTATTACGTCAATGGTTAACAGGGCAAATATTAATTCAACCTACCCCACCTACCCCATTTGAATTGAAAAATGATTATGGATATTTACTACAAAGTAAAATGATTAGTGATGAGATTATATTACATTCGGGGAGTATTAAAGTATTATTTGGTGCTAACGCAAATAACACCTTGCAAGCATCGTTTAAGGTTATAAGATCACAAAATACAACACTTACCAATAATCAGGTAAAGACCGCTATTGTAGACGCTATCAACGCATATTTTGATATCAATCAATGGGAATTTGGTCAAACATTTTATTTCACCGAACTTGCAACATACATTCATACTACATTACCAAATGATATAAGTTCCATTGTGTTAGTCCCAACCTATAACACACATATATTCGGTGATATGTTTCAAGTATATGCAAAGGAAAATGAAATTATTCAACCAAGTATATCAGTAGATAATATTAACATAGTAACTTCACTGACTCCTTCTATGCTTCAACAATTTTAAACACAGAAAAAACTTTAAGTTTCCGTGAATAAATAGATCATACAATCTAATGATGGATTCTCTTGATGAGTGATTACACAAAGCAACGAACAAATTTAAATGATTATCTGCCAGCGCAACTTCAGTCGGCTTTTCTTAAAAATATAAATGAAAATTTGTTCAATCGTTTTTTAACAAAGGATGAATACCAACATGTTGTTGGTATTATCGGTGATGTTGATCCAAATAATCCATTAAAGCAAATCATAGAAAAAACAATTTATCGTCAGACTGAACAGTTACAGCCGGTGGCATCTGTTGCCGTAGGTTCCGAAACAGCATATTTAACTTTTCAAGATTATTTACAACGTTTGTCTAGACTTGATGTAGATATTACCCAATTTAATGAATGGGGTAAAACTCTTCAATTTAACTATGCGCCACCTATCGACATTGATAAATTAATTAATTATCAAGACTATTATTGGAATTCTCCCAATATTAATGATGTTCCCGATTATATAACCATAAAAAATGAAACTAATTGGGCATTGGGTAGAAGTACAGAATATAAAAATACTATAAACAAGGTCAATCCAGTATTTGCGGTTACCCAACTCGATTCTTTTAACATAACTGTCCAAGGAAACATTTTATCGTCTTTCAAGGCATATGATTATATATTATTGACTCAAAACAACAATACTACAGGCTCAGCGATTAATCAAATATCATCCATATCATTAAATCCTACCACAGGCTTAACACAAATTAGTGTATTGAATAATATGGATGGAAGTACATTCACCGGAATGTGTAATTTTGGATTATCTATATTGTCTACAGGTAATGATAATTCATTCATAGTTGCGGGAGATTTAAGTGAAATATTTACTAAAGATTATATATTTTTAACCAAATCTAATATCATTTATGATACGTTATGGTCTACTACTACATCAACCTTCAATGTTTCTACTAATAGTACAAAGATTATAGTAAATCAACTTGTTGCAGCCGCAGACGCATGGCATACAATTTCAATGATGCCTATGGCATCATTGGCGGATGCTGAATATAATTCCATCACAGATGATTCTATTATTCAATATAATTCCATGTGGAATGATATCAATTTAGGATCATTAATCTGGGATAGGAATTTGCCGTTATTGAGTTCAACCAACGGGTATTCTTTCTTAGGTAATCATGGTATATACGATACTACTTATGATTTTATTACAAATGAAATCAGACCGGGAGATATTTTACAATTAACTAATGGTGCTAATAGCGGATCATATACCATTATTTCCGTGCAACATAATTTTATTGGTGTTGATGCCGCTATTCGTATGTTCACTAAAGAAGATTTACATTACACTATCGTAAGACAAACCATATATGATTATCTCGTAAGTGCAACTGCGCCATCGTTCCCCACAATCTATCAAATATGGATAGATTCGGTGAATGATGTAATTATGCAATGGTCTGGACACGATTGGGTGCCACAAGTATATCATATTTCATTATTAGTTGAAGCGGCACATCAACGATATAAATTGTCATTAACGCAAACCGATCCATGGTCAGCAAGCAATCAGTGGGTTCATAAGAATGAGTTACAGTCATTCTCTGGTAAAATTCGCGCACAACTACCTATCATAGAGTTCGATCCATTCCTAGAGCTATCTACAACGTCATTAACGACTTATAATTGGAAATATAGAACATTAACATCTAACATCTATTCCGACACTATTTTCGAACCAACATTATTTGAAATTTCAGATATCACTAATATCGATCCATTGAATCCGGCTTATATTTTTGTAACTGAAAATACTATTTTATTGGCACCCTCATTAGGTAATGTTACCAATGATATTGCCATTGGTTCAAGAATAAAGATATCGGGTACAGTAGGTAATAATGGATATTATGTCGTATCCAATGTAGCCTATACCCAGCAAACTCCTAACTCAATGTATCAATCCTATATAACATTAACGGTGAATATAGCAAATCCATTTGATATTCCGGTTGGGTCTTCCGTTGGGCCAGAAAAAACAGTAGCCGGTGATCAATGGTTGGGTTATGATAAACATTGGATGTTCTACGGTGTTAAAGATGTATCTGCAACAAGTATTGCACCAGTACCTAACCCCATGTTACAAGTCTTCGTAACATCCTATTCTAATATAGGAGCAGGTTATGAAACCAATGTCGGTTTGATGTGGCAGACATTCTCTTATATAAATGATTATAATATTGGTGTTGCTATTAGATTTGACAATTCCTTACATCAGTTAGTTCTTTATGATGACTATCAGGAAGGCGATCTTCGGGTGTATATTAATAATATTCGTCAATACGGTAATTATCAAGATAGCCGATCCGATATTTACCCTGATTATGTCGGTACTATCATTTTTGACCAATCAGTATCGTTAGGTAAAGATGATTTACTCCGTATTGAACTGGGCGAATATGCTTTGAGTGATATTGGCCGTCGTGCTGTAACTATGGTTACTAATGCTAACCTAGTAGACCCTACGATTCCGTATGAATTGTTGAATATAACATCATTTAGAAAAATTGAACAAAGCAAGGATACCACTAATATTTACCCTTGGTTTACTGTATATGATGTAGAAGGAAAGGCCGAAACCATAGCATCGCGAATATTTACATATCGTGAAGATCAAACTTATCCCGTTAATAATTATATTCTTAAGCGAATCGTCAATAATACATTAACGAATGATTATGGGTTTGTACAAGAACTATCTAATCCAGATACAGGTGAATTATATTCATATAAAAACTTTTCACAACCAAATTATCCATTGCAAACTATATGGAAACGTGGATTAAACAATGAGCAATATGTTCCACAATTATTAGCTGATGGTTCATGGGAATTGCCTAATCCATGGTATTATAATATTGATCATCAACTTAGATCAGATATTAATTTGTCTGAATGTCTATCACATTTTAATAGTATTATTTTAGCACAAAAAGTACCGGGGGTGCCAAATTCTACAAACATCAATCAAATTCATTTAAGTGATAATATAAATTATGGATTAGGTGGTACAATTAAAGAACATAATAATGGGATGGATTTATCTATATCATCTACATTAGTTAATAATGTAAACCCGCTACAATTGATACAATTCGGCCATGATCAGTATTTAAATGGATATAATTTCATTCAAGAAGAATATATAAAAAATATTGTATCATCATTAGTAAATCAAACTTCATATACATCGCTATCATCTTTTCAAACATATTTAAATAATTTGTTAATAACCATTTACAAATCAAACGAAAAATTTAATGAATGGTTTGGCGATAGCACAACTTATAATCAATCTACTGGCGTTGGTATGGAAAATTGGGTTGCAACACTTCCCTATTTTGGTTTAGCTGAAAAGAAAGTTTGTTACACTTTATTTGACGATAAATTAAAACTAAATGCCGTATCGTGCCATGATGGACATATTCAGGACATTATTCTTCAACCATCAGTAATTCAATTATTTTTTGCTACATTATTACAACAGGTTAGTATAATTCAGCAAACCGTCTCGTCAGATGACACGCCATTTCCAAATGGCGTGTCATTTGGGAGTTTAATAATTCGTGTTAATACAGTTGCAAAAACTAGAAAATTATATAGATTAGCAACTTCAACTATATGGGAATTGGTAGATTTCCATCAAATATTAGCTAATGTCATGTTACAAGTTGAACAGAATTTGTATGATGCTTGTCCAATATACGATAATTTAATATATGACGCTACTACAAATAATACAAATAATAGATTTATAAATTTAAATGCCACTCAATTTGGGGCATGGGCATCATATAGTAATATTGCTACTCCATTGACGAATACATATTTCAGAACAAACAATGCATTTACATGGAACTATGAATTTACAACAATTCAAGAACATCCAGTTACAGGAAACGTGTCACATGATTTAGCATCTAGCTACCAAAGTTTGTACACCAAATTATACCAAACCCCATATCCAAACCTTGAGCCGTGGAAATTACAAAATTATAAAGATAAACCAACATGGTGGGATTCTATATACCACGACAATACTGGTATAAGACATTGGAATGGTTTCATGTGGAACAATATTATCAATGGTACAGTACCGTCAGGTAAAATATTACCTAATGGTAATATGTCCTCTGGATTAGTAGGCCAAGCTGGAATAACATATCTTTACATACCAGTAAATATGGCAGCTACTCCTACATTAGATGGTTATAATCCTGATGATTTATTACCACCCTTTTGGAATAGTGCGAATACTACGGCCGCAAAAATTAGAACACCATATGATGCCAATTTAAATCAGGAAATTATCACACCAAATGTAGATTATACATTTGGTGATGGAAACCCCAATGAATGGGAATGGAAGACTTCTGCGCAATATTTGTACGATCAGATGATAGTATCATTTAAGATTGATCCTATTAATTTTAATTATGAGACGTTTAATGGTAATAAATTACAAAAGATAAATTGCTTAAATGTAGATGATACCACAAAACGAGTATTTTCTCATAAAGATACTATTTTCCATGGTGACATTGATGCTAATGGAAAAGCTTTCTATTCTAACGGCTTAAATCAATGGTACATTAATTATAATAGATATCATGGTTATGATGGCGAGGCATCACAATTCAGATCATATTGGAAAACATGGGATACCCAACTATCCTATCTAATAGGTTCATATATTGATACCCCATCTTTAAATATCGATAATGAAAATTTTGATATTACAAACAAAGATTATACAATAAATGTAAAGAAAACATTTGGATTCAATGATATAAGTTTTGATTCATTGATTGGTACTGTATTAAATTCACCATCAAAATATTCAAAAACACGTAATTTAGGTACAGGGTGGACAGTACAATTTGGATCAACATCGCCCACAAATACCAATATTTTATATTATCCAAAAGAAAACTTTGGGTTTAAATCTTTGACTGGCAATCCGGTATTTGAAATTTCCGTATATGATATTATTGATGCTGGTATTGCTACCCCTGCTACTATTTCAACTATAAATTATAGTGAAACTGCTGATTTAAGTAATTCGACTAACTATATTGGTACAATGTCATATACCGCATCAATTAGTATCGGCTCTGATTCAATTATATTAACATTAAATACTACTAATGCTCCTACAATTAGTGCAGCTATTATAACATTGAATGACCAATTAGGTACGGCGGCATCAGCTTACTTAAGTAACGGAAATATCGTCATTCAGGCAAACACAACTATCACCATCAATGATAATGGTCTATTTTCTACTTTACATGATAATTATGCTGGTATATCAGCATCTATTAACACTGGATTTTTATTCCAACAATATTTTGATTTGAGTGGTAATTTAACAACTTCATTTGTCGAAGGAACTTCATTTGTCATCAACCATTCGACACAGTTCAACGGTACATACACAATAAAATCAATTTATTATGATATTGCTAACTCATCAACAAAAATATTTGTCAATGAAACTATAACTTTAACCTCTGATACCATAGATGGGCAAATCTATCCATCTGTTCGTAGAACATTACCTGATGATTGGGTAACGGGAACCGAATTATATTTAACAACTGATACGGCATTACCTGCACCATTTAACGAATTCATTCCATATTATCTTATTAGATTGGATAATTATTCATTTTCCTTGAGTAATAATCCTGATGCAGCTTTAGCTAATAAGGGTGCTATAACACCTTTGACTACATCATTATCTGCACCATTTGTAGGACGTATTCAAACCACCTTCAAAGCATTGGGTGGAAATGCTGTTAATACCTCATGGAGAAAGCATTACTCAGATACTAGAACCATTATAAATGCCTCTCAACCGTTGTATATTACAAATATACAACAAATGATAGATTTTATTGATGGATATTCCGATTATCTAGCAAGCATCGGGTTCTCAACAATGACGGAAGACATTGATAACTCTGATCCTAATACTGGAAGATTAAATGATTGGCAATTAGAAATAGAATATTTTATCGATTGGTTATACGTCCTTTCAACATCACAACAAACTACCGATCTTGAATATCAAATAAAATCTGATTATGTAAATAGTCGATTTCTATATACTGATTCTAATGTTTCAATTCCTAGTGCACAAATCAATAAAGCGCAACGAGTAGTGATAACAGCATCTGATGCTTCAATACTACCACAACCATTTGATAATCCATTAAAGCAGTTCGTTCCTTATTATGTCATTCCATCATCTGATGGAATGGGTTTTCAGTTAGCTTATACCAATTCCGATGCATTAGCGGGCATCTTTATACCATTTAGTACATCAGGATCGGGCATATCATCATTCAAAATTTATAGACCTCAAATAAATTACCCACAATTTTTAATAAATCCTTATAAAAAAGCTATGCGTATAAATCATAGTCAAGGTATTTTATCTGATGTGATAGGTAATGATCGTAATGATATTTTAACTAATCAAAGAATATATAATCAGTATGGTCAAATGTTAACGCATGATAAATTGATGGTACTTCGTCATGATGAATATAGTCAAATATCATTAACGAACGAACAAATTATATCAAATACCATTTCAGCATTTCCATCATATATTGCCGGAATACATGCTTTCATTGATGCATATGAACATATTTTATCCTTAAATAATTATTCCGTTTCAAACAATTTAATATATGATTCTTTCTTGGGTTTAAGAACTCCACGTTTCTTTGTAGAATTCAATCGCCAGCCCGGAATGACATTAAGACCAAATACAGGCGGATTCATTATACATAATGATGATTTAATGCAAAACTTTGAATCTGCAGTGACCGATTTACGTTACATGTATGATACCTATAACGTATTAGAATCTAAACCCTTAATTAAAGAAGTAAGAAAGTCTTTGGGATATTCTGGTCAATCAGATTATATGGCGGACTTGAATGTAAATTCAAAATCTGATTTCATTTTTTGGCGTGGTATGATTAAGAATAAAGGCACAAACTTAGCTATAGATGCCTATACTAACCAAAGCTTGTTTAATAAAGCCACTCTAGATGAATTCTGGGTATATAAATTAGCTAGATTTGGCGATTCTAAAGAAAAAGATTATATTGAATTAAAATTAAAACGTTCCGATTCTATAGGAGCAGAGTTTAGAGCAGAGTTTATTGCACCAGATGAAAATGCATTAGATGATACGTTTACTGGAATTGCTTTAACCGATAATACCCGATGGTGGGATCAGCCCGATGTATTAAATAAAATAGCCCCCAATCAATCATATTTCTTTAATGCATCAGTAAAACAAATTATATCATTACAGGAAAGCGATTTATTATATATAAATTCTCGTATTATATTATCATTGGGTGATATTTATGATGGCGTTATCATTACATATTTGGATGCCAATGGGAATACTAAATCATTAGTTAATCAGCAAGATTATACCATGATCAATAATCAAGTTGTGGTGTTCTCGACCGATCCAACTATATTAAATAATGTCCAAATAAGTTGTTTGATCTATAACTATAATGCGCAAAATTCTTCAGTATTTGTAGATAAGACTGCGGGCGTAATCGTTAACCAAATTGCTATATGGAATCCCGCATTAAATCAACATGATCAATATGCCTATTCGTTAGTTGACATAAAGACTGCATATGATCCAGCAACCTATTCAATTGATTTTACAGGAAATATTTATAATGATGTATGGTTAAAATATAAAGCTGGTAAAGTTTGGATGGATACTACTGAACTTGATTATATCCCATATTTTGATCATGGCGTATTTCCTAATATTAATGATAGAATAGCTAATTGGGGTAAATTATCGAATATTGGTAAACTGAACTTATATCAATGGACGGAATCTTTAGTCCCTCCATCAGAGTATACTTCGCAGTATCCAAACTCTGGTACCCCAATAGTTAACCTATATTATAATGAAGGCTCTATAACAAATCCTAATTGGAATCAAGTTTCAGATCAACGATTTAGTATATTAGCTGCATTAATTCAAACAACCACCGTAGTTCCATTCTCAGGAAGTGTAAATATATATCGTAACGGTACATATGATTTGAGTGTGGATTTAACACTATATAATTTTTACGATTATATGTATGGTGCACTATTACCGGGACAGATCAATAAACCTGATATACAAGATTATATTACAGTAGTGCTACCTGCACCTATCCCCACCGCTGATGACATTACCAATATGGTTTATAAGTATGATACCCCATACTCTACCACTTATGTCGTAAGCAATACAAATGGTGCATTAGTACCGTATTATTATTTCTGGGTAAACGGTTCACCGACAACCATTACTAATACTAGCAATTATCAATCAACAATCATACAGGCGCAATCCGATTTGATTACTAACCCAAACCCATATATGATATTATCGGGAATGCGTTACAATGATGATGGATATGGCATTGTGTTTGGTGATGTATTTGATGGTGCAGCTTACGATTTACCTGCTAGATTCAATAAAATGATCATTCGCGGTCTAAAGGGCTTAGTAAATGATGATAATCGTTATGCGCTTAGATTTACTCGTGATTTTACTTTAAGAGATAGAATGCCAATAAATGGTGATATTTACGATTATTCAACCACAAATCCGGTTAAATCACCATTAGCATTAAAAAATGTTCATTATGAATGGAAAATGTTTAGAAAAAATCAATCACAGAAAATCGATCTATATCTATGGGAAAAATTAATATCAGCATTGGTAGGATACCCGGTTTCTAATAAAATCATTGATACTACGATAACGTTACCCACATTAGATAGAATATTATTTGATAATATCTATGGTACTGATACCAAATATGGTATGGGTGTTGAACAAATATTTACATCATCTAGCTTAACTTTGGCTACCATTCAAAGTATTTTAAATGATCCTACACAAGATTTTATAAACATTGATATAAACTCATTTTTAGCTATTAATAATTTTGATAATATTAATAACATTGTTAATACCATGTATGTAATATATGATAATTTTGATATATCTAATATTAACTACATTTATTTTGCGGCATTTAATGATGCAATGAGTTTGAAGAAAAATAGCGCAGATTTTTTCAAAACTTCGTGGGTTGCTATTGACGTTTCACAAAATGTTAATGTGTCTGATATTAATCCTACTACTATTATCAATAATATTCTTCCGGGTGGAGCATGTGATATTGCTGATAATATTGCAGTTCCAACACAGCCACCGTTACCATCACCATCACCAACACCAAGTATAACACCTACTATTACAGTTTCTACAACTATTACGCCAACCGTAACCGTGACGCCGTCGCTAACCCCAACAATATCGTTGACAGTTTCTACTACTATCACACCTACAACAACTATCACACCTACAACAACCCCAGTAGCCACAGGAACACCAGTACCTACCGCAACTAATACTCCAACACCTATGGCAACTAATACTCCAACACCAACACCTACAATTACACCAACAATAACTACTACTATTACACCAACCATCACACCAACATTATCACCAGTGCCTATCAGCATGTATGACTCTGCTGTAATGAATGATAATCCATTAGTTTATTATAAGTTTGACGATTTAGCTACATCTACAGCGTTAGATAGTTCGCTATATGGCAATAATGGTTATTATAATGGTAATATAACATTGGGTGAGCCGGGATTGATTGCAGGATCGGTAAGATCAATATTGTTTAATAATGACTTCACTCAAAATAATATGGTATTAGGTACATATGGTAGTTTCTTAGATATTCCGGGCGATTTTACTTTTGAAATAACTACCAATGCTACTACTGCAGAGCAACATGCTGCTATTCCAATGTTGGTGTATATTCCATATAATACATCGTCACAACAACCACAAATGCAATTAGCTATTGATCCATCGACTGGAAAATTTGCTTTTAGAATAGCAACCACAGATTTCCCAGCCGCCGAAATACAATCAACTACATCTGCAGATGGTTCATCCTATGTCATAACATGTCGTAGAATGAATGACGAAATGTGTATTTTTGTGAATGGTATAGAAGAAACTTCCATACCAGTTACAGGAAATAATTTATTTTCAAATACCTATGGTATTAATATAGGTGGTTCACCATTCTATATTCCAAGCATCAACAATTTTGTTGGTGGAATAGATAATTTCTCATTTTATGGGGCAGCATTGACCGATGATAGTATTTTTGCACATTATGAAGCTATTTCTGGTGTAGGTATTACTCCATCGCCAACACCCACCCTCACTCCTACTATTACAATCACTCCAAGCATAACACCCACAATCTCTGTCACTCCTACTATTACAATCACACCAACCATAACAGCTACTGCCACAGTAACACCTACTATTACACCAACATTAACAGCTACTGTCACAGTAACTCCTACTATTACCTTAACTCCAACACCAACATAAATATATTTAAACCGAAAATAGAACATGAATGACTTAATTACACCATCTACATCAGTGACTCCTATAGCCGGTGGATTTAGTAAATATAAAAAATTATTATTAGATAAAAATTTAGGTAGAGTAATAAACACCGATAAAAATTTTGAACAATTTGAACATGCTACACAGCATGTTCAGACGGTTCCCGCAACTATTTGGAAAATATTTCATGGAAATAACTCTAATCAGTTATTCATCAATGTTTTCATCAACGATATTAATAATATTTTAACTAAAATAGAACCTATTATAAATTATATTGATAGTAATAATATATGGCTGGATTTTGGTCGTTTGGGTAATTGCACTGGCACGGCAAATATATTATATTTTGGATCAGCACTCGATCCCTTAGTACCAGTAAACATCACTCCATCAACCTCATTGACTCCAACTCCTACACCAACTCCATCAACCTCATCTGAAATACCATCAACTCCTACACTAACACCAACGGCAACAGTATCTGTGACGCCATCTAAGACACCACAGGCTACACCAACACCTACCCATACACTGACCCCTAGTGTGTCATTGACACAAAGCTTAACGCCTACACCAAGCGTTACATTGACAGTAACACAAACTGTAACAATTACTCCAACTATGACCGCGACAGCTACTGCAACTCCAACGATGACTCCAACAGTCACGCAGACTATTTCAGTTACCCCATCGGTCACTGGATCAATATCAATAACACCAACTATTACAGTTACACCAATGGCTACCGAAACACCTACTCCAACGCCAGCACCGACTGTTACCCCAACTATTTCCGATACACCGAGTGTAACGCCAACAATTTCTAACACACCAACAATTACAATATCAATATCAGTAACTCCAACAGTAACTCGGACACTAACACCTACGCCAACCGTAACTCGTACCATTACACCAACAACATCAATAACCCCATCTGCAACCCCTGCACCGGGATCATCACTTACGCCAACACCAACCCCAACCCCAACACCATCAATTACGATCACGCCAAGTATTACTCCCACAATTACAGTTACGCCAAGTATTACACCAACCATCACAGTAAGTCCTACATTAACTCCTACACCAACATCAACCCCACCTGTTGCAGCTGGCTATATGACTAAATTGAATATAGATGGTACGATAAATCGTGGTTATACTAATCTTTCTTTGGATGGTCAAGTAGACGCTATCATACAATCTACCGATGGACAGATTTATTTTGGGGGAGCATTCTTCAATGGCGATTCATCATCGCCAGCATGGGCATTGTTCGACCGATTAAATTATGATGGATCATTAGATACATCTTATGTGAGTTTAGATGTTGATAGCACAGTTATTGACATTATCCAAACATCAGATAACAAAATTTATGTTATAGGTAATTTTACATCACATGGTTCATTATCTTATACCTATATCCTAAGACTGCATTACGATGGTACATTAGACACATCATTCATGCCTATAGATTTTAATAATTCATTAAATTATATCTATCAAACAGCTGATGGTAAAATATATGTTGCAGGATCATTTAGCTCAATTGGATCAATCCCATATAATTATCTTGCTCGCTTGAATTCTGATGGAACATTAGATACTAGTTTTATGAGTATTGATTTTAATTCAACTATTAATTGCATTTATCAAACGGCGGATGGAAAAATATATTTGGGAGGTAATTTTACCTCTATTGGATCAATACCACGCAATTATATTGCTAGATTAAATTCGGATGGAACCGTTGATACTGGATTTACTGATTTAGATTTGAATAATGATGTATATTCAATCATTCAAACCGCAGATGCAAAAATTTATGTAGGTGGTGATTTCACCGCAGCAGGAACCAATAGTTACAATTATTTAACGAAATTAAATTCTAACGGCACACTCGACTCATCATTTATAGATATAGATGTAAATGGGTATATTAAAATATTATATCAAACAGTTATTGATGGTAAGATTTATATTGGTGGCGACTTCACTGCAATAGGGAGTCATGTGCATAATTATATTGCACGTTTAACTTCGGTTGGTATAATGGATAGTACTTTCGTAGATATAGGTCTGAATAACCTCGTTGATTGTATTACGCAGACTAGCGATTTTAGTATTTACATTGGCGGCGTATTCACTTAATAAATATACTGAAGATGATAACTTATGACTAAAGAAATACAAGAACATAAACCTTATTTTGATGATGCATTCAAAAATTTTTGGTATGATGAACAATTAGTGTCATATATTACACAATTTATGGCCGTGTTTGGCGTTTTCAATGTAAAAATAGGTCAGAATGATTTTGATAATCAGAATAATTTTATAGAAGTTCCTATTCGGTATGGTGGTGTAGATAGAGTAGTAGATTCTATTATTGCCGGACAAACTCAAAACTCACCACTTAGATTACCTATGTTCTCTTGCAAATTGGCCGATATTCAACCAGCCCCAGAACGTCGTAAGGGTACCGCAACAGTATCACGTAGATCATTTCTACCTCGCGGTGCTGCGTTACCTGATGGTGTGAAAGTTATGTACAGACGTACACCACAACCTTACAAATTAGCGTTCGAATTGAATATTTTCACATCAAATGATATGCAAAAATTCCAAATATTCGAACAAATATTAACAGCATTTGACCCATCATTACAAATTCAAACAAGCGATGATCCCTTTGATGGTGGTAAAATTACAGTGTTGACATTAGAAAACATTGGATTTGAAGAAAATTATCCAGCAGGGAATGATAGAAAAATAAACATGAGTAGTATGGTATTCAGTTGCTATGCATGGTTACAGGTACCTATTGATTTCAAAGATAACTTTATCAAATCTATTCATGTTAGATTGGATATATTACAAAATAATAAGTCATTACTAGATGCTATACAAGAAGGTATTATTGATCCTTCACAATCTATAGATATTACTATCGTAGATGTGGATAAAATTCCAGATTTTCCTACAGGATAATCAATTAATTTATTTTATGTTCGTAATAATCATTTAAGCGTGAATCCAATTTATCCCTGAATTCTTTATCTAATAATTTATAATTTTCTTTACCAAACATATCAATAGCTTTAGATTTGAATTCTTCGACGCTATTGCCAATCATATCATGCTTGATTTTGCTTAAACTAAGACCTAATATTTCTTTATGACCTAAATCGTGATTAGATTTTTCAATACGTCCATCAAGATCGCCTTTAGCGGAGCTATATTTACCGATATGGTTATTTAATTTATTGACTAACTCGATATAAGCTTTTTCAAAGCTTTTTCTAGTATTCAAATTAGCTTTCTTTTCATACGATGAATCTTGTTCTTTATCAGTATCATCAAATACTGCATCATTGAAGAATTTTTTAAATAGTAATTTAAATGATGATGTACGTTCTTGATCAGATAAGAAATCATCAATTTTTTCTCTTGCTGGCAATCTCTCAGAATATAAAAATATGGCATGAGTTTCTGTTTCTATATGCCGTCCTATACGCGGACTTTTTTTACCTTTAAGTATATAAATGTTTAGATTATTATATTTTTTATCTTTAATCAATCGACCCACATTTATTTTAATTTTATCAGTAGAATAATCAACATGACCATCATCAATCATATCAATAATTTTTCTTAAGGTCAATAATGCCTCATTTTCAATAGGCTTGACATTTAACAGTTCGTTTAACAGATGTGCTTTGAAGGATTGCATATGATACCAGATTATAGTTATAGATATTTATCGGTTTCATCGTGAAATATAACTATTTACATATTTTAAAACGAGGCTTTTACCAAGAATTTTCTTTTTCAAGTATAAATAATATGAAATTACATCTGGAGAATTTTAATGGCAGTTTTAAGTGACGTTGGTAATGATGGTACCAATATGGGTATATTTCAACCCAAATTAAAGAATAGATGGCGCGTAACCTTTATCGGTATTGGTGGTGGAGCTAACGGTACCTATAACGGTGGCGGTTCATTGGATGCTGATTTCTTAACTGTGCAAGCTATCACAGCTTCTCGCCCTAAATTAAGTTTTGAAAAAATTACATTAGATCGTTATAATTCAAAAGTTTTTATTGCTGGTAAGCATAGTTTCGATCCTATGAATTTAGTTTTTGAAGATGATACAGGTGGTAATGTTTCTCAAGCATTACAAAATCAATTAGAGTCACAGCAAAACATCATTTCACAATTTCCAAGTGCATTATTGCCAGCTAGTGCGGCTGGTGAATTATATAAATTCGCTATTCGAATTGATATGTTAGATGGTAATGAAACCGTGTTCGAATCATGGTCGGTAGAAGGTTGCTGGATTGAAAATATTGATTATACTGATTTGGATTATGCTGCTAACGAATCAGTTAAAATTAATTTAACAGTAAGCTTTGATCATGCAAGACAGAAACTTTCTGGTGTTACTCTTAGAGCGCATCCTGCACAAGGTGCTTTTTAAGATTATATTCGTATGGTATAAAAATAAAGCCGCCAGAATGGCGGCTTTATTTTTGATAAATATTATGAGGAGTAAGCCATGGCATCAGTATTATTACCAAAATACAATTTAGGTCAAATTTCAACCAATTTCTTTAATAGAACGCAGGCTATACCATTATCGCAATTTATAGCCAATAATTTTCTATCTACTGCTAATGTAATTACTGGCACAGCACGGACAAATGGAATTCAACAGGCTAACTTGATATTAATCAACCAAATGGCTATTGATTATGGAAATGGCCCGATATCTGATGGTATGCAGTCTCTAACATTAATAAATACAAATGTAGTAACTGGTATGCAATTATCATCGGATGTATTTAATAATACTATTTTATATGGTGCAACTATCCCATTTAATACTGTAACAAATAATCAAGGAAGATTGATCGTATTGACCAATTTACAAATAACACAAATATTAAACTTGGTATCCTCTACGCTACAACAAAATTTTTATATATTAGTAGATGCGATAGTATCAGATTTAAGAAAGGGAACCTATCTATCATCAAATTATTCAACCTCATTATTAAGACAGGCACGAGTCATCGCACAATCAGCAGCAGGAATAATACATGGCATCAATTCTTAATGTAACAAATTTAGCACCAGTTAATGTAACTGCTAATGCTCCTGATGATACAATCACTAACGATTCGGGAGTTACCGTACCATCTAATGAATATGCTCCCCGTAGGTTGTTAAAAAATTCTGTGGCAAGTACTGCTCCATTTAAAAACCATAAAAATGATTTTGCTGCATTAGGCTCAGATATTCCTGACGGGTTTGCTACGAATGAACAACCAAAATTAAAATTTTTATTTACTGTACAATTCTTTCCGCGAGATGGATTAAAATTATTACATTCTGGCGATCAAGATATGACAAAAATGGCTTTCGCTTTAAAACGTGCCACTCGACCGCAGCCAAATATTACATATCAAGATGTTAATTTTTATGGATTACGAACTAAGGTAGCGATCAAACTGGATTATGGTACCGTAACATTGGGATTTTATGATGATGTGGTAAATAGAGCGCATAATATTGTAACACAATATATTAGGTATGTAAGCCCAATATCATCAATCAGTAAAGATGAAGCCGACAATTTAGATGGTGCAGATTATGGTGCTATAACAATTGGTGCATATGCTGATAATCCACTAGGCCCATTTGCTGCTATGCGTGTTACTCATCATATGCTAGATGATAAACATGCTAATACAGGAAAAGCTAAGCAGGTATTTTATGATTATTTAAATCCAAAAATATTAAGCGTTAATTTGGATGATTTAGATATGTCGCAATCTGAGGCATCTATGGTTGAAGTAACTTTCGTATACGATTCCGTAAATATTACTTATAGTGATGTAGTTACACCAAACCCATCTACCACAGATGGTAATGGTGATCCGGTGGTGATAGCTCCAACAACTAAACCGCCATTAACATTAAATGATGTAATACCAAGTTGGGTTCGGCAAGCATCTAGCAATGCTTTATTAACAGATTCAAAGGCTATTAATGGCATTATCCCTAAATAAACCCAAATTAACAAGAACTTCTCATCATGCAAATTATTTTATACCAAAAAATACATATAAGTATATTGGCGATTTCGATAAAATAATATTTAGATCATCATGGGAAAAACGAGTTTTTATTTTTTTAGATGAAAATCCTCATATTATAGGTTGGGCATCTGAACCATTTCCCATACCATATATGAAACCTATTTTGGTTAATGGTAAAGCCTCTATGCGTAAAGCTAATTATTTCCCCGATATATATGTAGAATTTATTGATTCTCATGGTAATGAGAAACGACAATTAATTGAAATAAAACCCGAAAAACAAACTAAACCATCTAAATCCAAAAAACCCACAATAAAGCTTCAAGAAAACTATGCATATGCTGTTAATACAGCTAAATGGTCAGCAGCCACTGCATGGTGTAGTCAGCATGGTATAGAGTTCATAATTGCTACAGAAAAAACCCTGTTTAGATAATGCGGGCATAAATATAATGAAATATAACGGAATAAACAAATGAGTTTCAAAAAATATTTACAAGAAACCGCAATGGGTGGATCAATAGGCGCTGGATCAATAGCAGCTAATCCATCTGGTGACAGCCGCCGAGAACATAAAAGTAGTGAACATGTTTGGAGAGCAAATGCGCCTAAAGAAAAGGCTGATGAAGAAAAATATTCCAAAATGCGTGCAGAGCTTGATCGCGTCAAAGCTAAAAAGAAAAAAACTGGTTTCAAAGCATGGTTATTACGTAGAAGAACCAATGAAGATTTTGATATGAACGATATTGTATCACGATTGAAAAATGCTGATACCGAATCATCAGGAAATGATGTGGGTGTGGTTTCTTATGGCGTAGAAGATGATAAAGGTAATATCATGCGTATTACTGTGCGCGGTGATCAAGCTAAAGAATTTGAAGAAACCATTGCGGTTCAATTAGCTGATAATAAAGATAATAAGAAAAATGGTATCAATTTACAAGGTAATTCTCTTGCTGAAATTTTATATAATTTGAGAGATAAATTTGAAATTATTACCGTGGATTTTCCTATCATTCCAAAAGATGTAGTTTATAATGCTGATATGGCATCAAAAGAGCCTGATACTGGTGTAAGCCCCGATGACGATGATACTGCGGGTTTTGACAAATCATTTGATCAATTTGGCGACGGTAGTGATGAAATGGATGGTGACGCTGGTGGTATGGGCGATAATAATTCCTTAGAACAGCCTAATATGGATGCTAATAGTACTCCGATGGACGACCAAGGGGCTGATATAGGCGGAATGGGAGAACCTAACACACAAGGTCAGGAATCGGGCGTACAAGGTGCTGCCGACGAGCTAAATCCGGGTATGGGTGATGAAAATGGTGAAGGCGATAATGTAGAAGATTTTGGTACTGAACCGGAAGGTGACGGCGAAGAATCAATTCTTAAGAGTATTGTAGCCATGCTTAAAGCTCAAGCCAATGCCCAAGAAGCCCAAGCTGAAGCCGCTGCTGAAGAAGCGCGTGCCAAACAGGCTGAATGGTCAGCTATCGCGTCTGATCATGAAGTAAAACGTCAAGAAGAGTTGGCTAGAGTTGGTGCAGAAGTAGAAGCTCAAAAGAAAAAAGCAAAAGAAGCAAAGAAATATGCTGAATTAGCTCGATATAATGTTAGCAAAGGTCAGAATGGTGGAGATTCAGCATTCGAATCAAAATCGTTTCTATTGGATGCGGTAAAAATGTTAAATGAAGATCAATTCGATAATGTTCAAACATTACAAAAACAAAAGCTTCAGTTACAGGACAAATATAAAATAGTTCCGACTGATGATGCTGAAACACAAGCTTACAAAAAAGCTATGTTTCAATGTGATACTGATCAATTAAATGCTAGAATAAAGGCTGCTCAATTGACTACACAATATAATGCCGATGAAGCTAAACATCAACAGAATCCCCAACAAAATAACCAGAATCCACAGAATCCACAAAACCCTCAACCTCCGCAAAACCCACAAAACCCTACTGGACAGCCCGCTCCCGGTGCACCCAATGGACAAGCAGCCGTAAATAATGGACTAAATTAATGAAATTTGAAAATTTAGAAAAATTATTAAAATATATTATTACCGAGAATATAGATTTAGCACATTCTGAGGTTGAATTTAAATCTTCTATTGTGGAAGCAATAGAAGATGAGCCTGTTACAGTATCAACTAAAGTTACTATTGATTGTTTAAGCGAATCTCCTATTATTAATGTGGTCTATGGCTCTGATAACGTTTTATATGTGGACTCATATGAAAGTTTGAAAAATGCTTGTGGTTCTGGTAAAATATCACTATTAGGTAAAGAAATTATGACCAATTTATGTGAAATGGATAATGAAGCACACGTAACCCTTCCCATAAATTTTGAAGATGGTACCAAAAATATAGAATTTAAATTAGCTATATCCTGTAATGATGGTGAAATCATACAATTGGCTAAAAATAATGAATTATAATATACATGGATACATATATAATGTTGGTGATTTTGCTTGGGTATTAAGTATAGAATTAGTTTATCGTAGTGGCAAAGTGGCTATTGTAAGTGGCATAGTCGATGATGAAATGAGCTATGAAGTCTTAATGGATGATACTGGTTTAAACGAAACCCATTCCCATTCACAATTGTATCCATTATTAAGTTATGCCGAATTGGCTAAACAGCGATTAGTTACTCCTACTCCTACTATTACATCATCGCCAACACCAGCTATAACCAGAACACCGAAAGCGACCCAGACTCCTACTCCCACCCCCTCAAGTTCCGCCACTAATTATCCAGATTTAACTGATGGTATCATGTGGACAGCTACCAATGGATCGATTATCATCAATAATGATAATTCCTTACAATTTAAATCAAATTTTAATAATAATGGTTCAGTTAATTTCACTGCGCCATTAAACTTATCAGCATCGCAAATTTATGAATTTTATGTAAGATTTAATGAGGGCACCTGCCAATTTATAAGAATAGAATTAGATTTGCAAGATGGATCACCCATTATCGTCTTTAATTTAAAAGAACAGTTTAGCGGAAGTTTTAGATCATCATTCAAAACAACTTCTAATACATCTGGTGGAACAATTAAAGTTTACTTGTTTGATAGCCCAAATTATGCACTCCCAGCAGCCAAGGGTACGACATATAATTTTAGTATAATAGATGTTAAACAATTACCTGTTGCAAACGTACCAACTCCTACTCCATCAGTTGGTTCATCTACCCCATTTACTCTTGACTTTACTGAAATACAAAATTGCACATTTTATGGATGCGGTGCTTCTAACTCAGCTTCTATTGATTGGGGCGATGGAAATGTAGATTCTATACCAGACGGCTCTGGTGAGGAAGGTGATGTTGGATGTGATAGTGGATATTCTCACGTATATGATGCTATTGAAAATTATACTGTGAAAATATATGGTAATTATGTGAGTATTGGTTTCGACATGGATGAAGGTACTACCGTGGCAATAACTGATTGGGGTAATAATATAATTAATTATTACTCAATTTCTAGTAATATAACAGATGTACCGACAACATTATCAGCAAATATAACTAACATAGATTCGTTATTTGGTGGTAATACGGTGTTCGCTGGTGATATTTCAGGTTGGGATACCAGTAATGTAACCTCGATGAGTGGAACATTTGCTGACAGCACAATTAACCAAGATATTTCTTCATGGAATACTAGTAATGTAACTAACATGAATGGGATGTTTTCAGGAGCAAGTGCTTTCAATCAAGATATTTCAGGTTGGAATACTGGAAATGTGTCTGATATGAGTTACATGTTTGTCGGTTCTGGGTTTAATGGAGATATTTCAGGTTGGGATACCCATAATGTATTAACTATGTCAAATATGTTCGCCAATAATACAATATTTAATGGAGATATTTCTTCATGGGATACTTCTACGGTTACAGCTATGGATCATATGTTCGCCAATAATACAATATTTAATGGAGATATTTCAGGTTGGAATGTGAGTAGTGTAACAGACATGAACAACATGTTTTCTGGTTCTTCAGCATTTACACAGGATTTAACCGCATGGGATACCAGTAGCGTAATAGATATGAGTTATATGTTTGGTAATGAATTCGGGGATGTAACTATTTATGATGGTGATATTTCAGGTTGGGATGTGAGTAGTGTAACTACAATGGCTCACATGTTTGCTAGAAATGCAACATTTAATGCAAATATCTCAGGTTGGAATACTGGCAACGTAACTTCCATGAGTAATATGTTTAGCGCATCTACAAGCTTTAATCAAAATATAGGTTCATGGAATGTACATAATGTAACAGATATGACATTAATGTTTAATGGTGCTTCTATATTTAATCAAAATTTATCTGGATGGTGCGTTACAAATATCCCAACTTTACCGGGAGGCTTCAAACAAAATACACCAGCATGGACACAACCAAAACCAGTGTGGGGAACATGTCCACCATAATTGTTGACATAGATTCTCTCATATGATAATATTGTTTAGCATATGAGAGAATTATTAACATGTCACAGAAACCAAGCCGCTCACCCTTCATCCTAATAGAAGATTTCATTTCATTTAACGAATGTGAGGATATTATATTAAATCTTAAACATACTATTCCTAATAGAGATGCTAAAAACCATCCCATTAAAACGTTAAAAACTAATCAATTAGCAGAAATTAGATTAATGGATCGTATAGATACTTTTTTAGATAAAGCCGAAGTTTATTATAATTTCATTACCCTAAATTTATCTCCATTTAATTTTGAATGGATGACAGAAGGCTATCTTGGCGAACCACCAAAGCCAGACAATGGTATGTATTTCAACGGTAAATGGACAAAATCCAGAGACATTGATTTTACCATCATGATTTTCTTATCTTCCTCAAAAGATACTTCTATTACGGATACTTTGATGGAATCTTTTGGCGGTAAGCTAGAATTTTTTAATCATAACTTGACAATAACACCTAAAGCTGGAACAATGCTCATGTTTCCAGCTAATGATAATTTCTTAAATACCTTTACGGAAATTTCATTGGGAAACTTGAATTGCATTCGCTGTCATGTAACAGCAAAAGATCCCTTTATCTATAAACCAACAGATTTCCCCGGTGATTATAGAACTTGGTTTCATTAAAACATTAACTATAGGAAAATAAAATGTTAAAGCCCGTCGATTTAGGATTTACCCTTCCATCTGATCCAAAAGAAAAGAAGAAAATTAGAGATATTTTTTATGAAATGTCTGGCGTACAGCAAGAAATTAAAGATGCTCGCGAAGTATTAAAAGGTTTCGTAACTGCCCTCAACAGTGATTATGGTATTCCGAAGAAAATCATTCCAAAGATTGCTAAAATCGTTTCAGATCATAATTTTGAAGATGTTAGTGCAGAGCATACTGCCATTGAAGATACTTATGAAGCTATAATGGTATCAAATAATAACGATACCACTACTTCGGTATCTGATGAAGACTGAATCTTGATTAACTGAACAACATGTGTCATACTAAAAGCGCAGAGAAGTCTGCGCTTTTTTATTAGAGGCAATTAATGACATATATTTCGGCAGCACTTTCAGAAAATAAAAGAAGCGTCCTTGTTTGGGAACGTGAAAATAATAAAATTGAAACTAAGATGTACGATGCACCATACTTTTTCTATGTACAAGATAAGCATGGAAAATACAAAGATATTAACGGAAAATCATTATCAAAATTAGAATATTCTACAGGATATGAGTTTTACGAAGCCAAAAAAGATCATCATGATCGTAATATTAAAATGTTTGAGTCAGATATTAATCCTATTTACAAGGTATTATCAGAGCAATATTATGGTAAGCCAACAGGCAAATTAAATTTTACCTTATTCGACATAGAAGTTGATTATGATCCCAATCGTGGCTTCTCTTCACCAGAAAATCCTTATGCACCAGTAAGTGCAATATCAATATATCATCACCATCTAGACAAGATGATATTATTAGTTATTCTACCAGATAATGGTAAATGGACTAAGAAAGACATACCAGCCGATTTACATGAACTATCGGAAATTATTGTATGTAAAAGTGAAAAGGAACTCTTGTTGAGATTCCTTGACGAAATAGAAAATTCCGATATCATCAGTGGTTGGAATAGCTCGGGCTTTGACGTTCCCTATCTTTATATGAGAATGCTTGAACGCTATGGCGAGGCTATGGCTAATCGTTTATCATTTCATAATGCTCCAGTTCCTAAACTCAAAGAAGTGGAAATTTTCAAAGGCAGCAAAACTTTACAGGTCGATATTTTTGGACGTGTCCATATCGACTATCTTGAGATGTTCAAGAAATTTGAAACTACCACTAGACCATCCTTCACTCTTGATGCCATTTCCGAAGAAATTTTACCACATATGACCAAATTGGAATATGATGGATCATTGTACGATTTGTATTATGAGGATTTCCCTAAATTTTGCAGATACAACGTAAGAGATACTGAGGTATTGAAGGGTTTTGAAGATGTTCTTGGATATATGGGCGTTGCTATTGCAACGTACCATTCAGCCACGGTATTAATGAATGACGTATTGGGTACTATCCGAGTAGTAGAAGCTACTATTAATAACAAATGTCACCATACACTAAATCTTATTGTTCCTGATGCAAAGGAACGTGATTACTCTTCCGATAATGGTAAGTTTGCTGGTGCATTAGTTACATATCCAAAAGTGGGTATGAAAAAGAAAGTAGCAGCAATCGACTTCTCATCTCTATATCCTTCAATTATCAGAGCATTGAATGCCAGTCCTGATACCATCATAGGCCAATTTTATAATAACTTCGTGGCATACGAAGAAATCACCATGCAATCTAGTAAATCATTGACTTTAATAAAAGAAGATGGTGAATCTGAAACGCATTTAGCCAATGAATGGAAAGATATATTAAAATCAAGAAAGTGTTCATTAAGCGCGAATGGTACAGTATTTGATCAGAACAAAAATGGTATTATTTCTGATATTCTACGAGAATGGTACGAAGAGCGCGTAGAATATAAGAATTTAGCCAAGAAACATAAAAATCTCATGAAAGACATTACTCTTTCATATAAAGATAAGCCTAATCCACCATCATATGACAAAAATAGTCCGATGATCAGAGAAGGTATATTGATGGCAGAAAATGATGTTAAATTATATGATGAATATAAGATAAAATATGATTATTATCACCGTTTACAGTTTATTAAAAAAATCTTATTAAACTCTGCATATGGAGCTATCGGTAACATTTATTTTAGATTTTTTGATTTACGAATTGCCGAATCAACTACCAGAACAGGTAGAGAAGCTTTAATGTTCATGAATATGATAATAGCTAACGTTATTGCTAGAAAGAATGTTCATGTATGGCAATCGGCCCAAAATCTCAATGATGATTATACATTCCCTGATGATAATATCATTTACAATGACACCGACTCTACCTACTTTTCATTGGATAATGTTAATTTAGGTGACGACATTGATGAGGTTTATGAAGCTGCAAAAATTATTGCATCAATAGTCAATGAAGAACTTGTTTCATTTTCTCGCGAATATCTAATGTGTAATGATACGTTCGATACTATTCTTAAGGGTGAATTGGACGTTATAGCTGATAATTCAATTTTCATCAAAAAGAAATATTATGTTATGCATCTTTTATATAATGAAGGTGTTAAGTTAGACAAACCGAAAATGAAAGTCATGGGGCTTCAAATCAAAAAAACCACCATACCAAAACCTATTAGCAAAAAGCTAACTAGGTTCGTAGAAGAATTACTAGAGGGTAATCCATGGAAGGATATTGCAAAACGAGTTGTCGCATATAAGGATATCCTAATTGAGGATAAGATTACTTCTATTGGTTTACCTAAAGGAATCAAGAATATTGAAGATTATACCAATCAATTTAATAAGCAAATTCCGGGTGGCCCTAAAGTTAAATTGCCGGGTCATGTGGCTGCTGCAATGTTTTATAATAAATGTTTGGAAATTTATGATGATAAAGAATCTCCAAAAATTGTTTCAGGTATGAAAATTAAAACATACTATTTAACTAAGAAATTTGATAGATTCAAAAGTATTGCATTGCCAACTGATACAAAGGTTCCACCGGAATGGTTCACAAAGCATTTTTCACCACTAGTAGATCGTAAAGGCCAATTAGATAGATTGGTTGATAAACCATTACAATCCATTTTGGATGCTATTGATGAGTATGCACCAACTCACAAAACCATATTGATAGACGAAATGTTCGAATACTGATATACTACTAAACTAACGAGAATAATGATGGAAAAGCTAAGCGAACCAACTTTAAAATATATACAAAAATTGATTAAAACCTGTTCATTATGCGGTATTGATACAATAGCTTTAGAAAAGGGTATTGTACGAGGACAAGCTATGGATAATTCTAAAGGAACATTCATTCTTGAAACGGATAATGTTCCAGATAATCTAGAATTTGATTCCTTGGGTATAGGAAGAGTAAAGACCTTGGGAACACGAATTGCCATTCTGGAGCCCGATCCCATTACCATGTCATTCGATGGTAAAGAAAAAGATAATGGGGATGTTATGGTAAAAAAACTACAAATGGCTAATAAAAAAACTAAAATTGAGTTTTCATGTTTTGACTCATTACGTATTAAGGCTCCTAAGAAATTTGTTGACCCATTTTGTCATGAATTTATTATTTCTGATGATACATTACGAATCATGCAAAAAACATTTGCAGCTATTAACACATCAAAAATATCATTTTCTAATGAAAAAAATGGTAATGTAGTTTTCAAAACTACTGACGTAGAAGGTGATCTATTTGACCATATTGTTTCAGAATCATTTGAAATTTTACCCAATTCACCCAAACAAAATTTCTTCCATGAATATGAAATTAAGTATATTTTACCTCTATTTAAGGCAGCATCTGATTTAGACGGTAAGTTAACTGTGCAAATTTCAGATAGGGGTGCGTTGAGAGTGAACGTAAATTCCTTTAATATATATGTAATAGCAGAACATTAATCAAGGATTTCTATGTTTAAGACAATTAAAGAGTTTTTTAAATACAAAAAGACACAAAAAATACAGGCTTCACCAGTACCATTCTTTGATATGAAAATATTAAAGGATGATGCTGAAGGTATTGAAGTCGAAATGGACTGGAATAATGCATTCATTATGGGACTACGTGATAAGGGATATAAAGGTATAGCAGATGAACAAGTGATAGAAAGTTATTTGTTCACTATTTTTGAAAAAGCACATGTGCGTAATATGATTAAAGAGAATATGGGTAAAGAACCGGATAACGAATGAAAACTTATTTAGAAATTGATATATCAAATATGTTGTATCGTACTTTTTATGCCAACATAAAAGAGCATGATGACATATTAATCAGTATGTGTCATCATTCGGCACTAACATCATTACAATATTTAAATAAAAAATATCAACCGGATGAAATTGTGGCAATCTTCGACTCCCACTCTTGGAGAAAAGAATATACCAAATATGCTTCGATTAGCCATAAAAAATATAAAGGTCAACGCAGACAAAATCTTACTAAAAAAGAACAAGAACAGTTAGAAGTATTTGACAGTCATATCAATGAATTTTATGAATATTTACGGGATCATACATCATTAATAGTATTGAAACACAACTTACTTGAGTGTGATGATCTTGTAGCGGGTTTCGTTGATGCCTATCCGTATGATAATCATGTCATCATAAGTTCCGATAAAGATTTTATGCAATTACTGAATCACCCTAATGTAAAGTTGATAGAACCTGATAAAGAAAAAGAACGAACATTATTAGAATGGAATTTCGATTATGAACATTTCATGTTTGAAAAATGTTTACGTGGAGATATTGGGGATAATGTACAATCAAGTTATCCTAGACTACGTAAGAAAGCTATTGATGAAGCCTATGCTGGCGATAATTTTCAGTTAACTAATATTATGGCTCACGAATTTGATGTAGAAGTATATGACGATGACGGCAATTTAAAGGTACATCATTATAAAACTAAGGAATTATTTGAAGAGAATTTATTATTGATGGGATTAAGAAATCAACCCACAGAAATAAAAACCATCATGATTAATTGCATTAAGAAAGCCATGGAAACGCGTGGTAAATTTAATTTAATTCAATTTATAAAATTCTGTGGTAAGCATCAGTTAGAACGAATTTCTGCCAATGGTAAGGCATTTACAAAAATGTTAAATACTAACTCACTGGTTGGGTAATAGATGGAGTATTAGATGGGGTAATCGGTGTTGCAGGTTGTCCCATAGCAACTTCACCCTGCTTCGCCGAATCAATATCATAGCCATTATAATTGCCATTATTGGGAGGGCCAAATTGGCTAAATTGATGATAATTAAAATCTAATTGTTCCCATTTTTTACCTGTAGCAGTATACAATCCAAATATACCAGTTGATAAACCTATGATGGTTGTAACGAAAGTAGATTGTGCAGGTGTAGGGCCACCTACAACGTCGATTACGGTGCATGCCAACGCTTGAGCATCGTGCAATGCCATTCCGCCTGTTATAAATATCTGTAGCACGGCGGCATCACATTTTTGCTGCATGAAGGTCGGGATCGACTTGTACCATGAATAAAGATTCACCACAAGCGCACCGTAAGCTACAATCATTAAGCGTGGAATGATTCGCCATGCATCGACGGTTTCGGCCAATGCCAATGAGTATTGTCTAAATTTAGATAAGCGATCCATATATTCTTGATATTATACATTATTTATTTGAAGATTAACAATGAACGAAAAAATTACAGAAATTAAAAAACCCAGACGAAAACTCAAAAAAACAGGTTTTGGTAGACCTAGAAATACGGTCAGAAATCGCAAAGATCGTAGTGGTAGACCAGTAAAAATAGAAAAAACTAACAAAAAACGTGGGCCAGCAAGATTTGTATTACCCTTCGAAGAAGCCAGAACAATTGTCCGGGGTGAATGTTTAGGCTCACATAATGATTTTATACGTTGGTGGAATATGAATATTCCAGCAAGAATTCCAAAAAATCCCGCCAGAACCTATGTTAACGAGGGATGGGTATCTTGGGGCGATTGGACTGGAACTTATAATACATTCCCCGATTCAAAAAAGATATATCGCTCATTTCATGATGCTAGAGATTATGCACGATCATTAAAATTAAAAACTAGAGAGGCTTGGGTAGAGTTAGGCAGACAGGATAAATTGCCTACAAATATTCCATTATGGCCAAACCTCGTGTATGGTAAAACCATTTATACAGGCAAACCCAAACGAGGCGGGTTTTGGGTATCATGGAAAGATTGGATTGGATCGTCTATTAGCGATCAATTGATCGCCATAAAAAACAAATTAAATATATTAGTTATTGCTCGTAATGCCGATATGCCATCAAACATTTATATGTTTATGGTAATGAATGAATTTGAGTCTGATCTTAGATTGAAATTGCAACAATCTAATAATCAAATCATTAAGTTATATCATATATCTCCCGATTTTGATTGGGGTGATTTATTATCTAGGAAATTTCAATCATATTATGACACTCCCGGTTTGTATGTTATATCAAATATTAATGAAGTCTTATATTATTTTGACATGCATATGGAAAAAATGACGTTTACAGCGTGACACGATTTTTTTATCTCCATAAATAATTTTGACTTGAAGAATTAGGAGATAGTCGTATGGCATTACCACATGTAACACTTATAGACCTTTTTAACAATGGCATCGACTATGAAGTCATTGTGTTGAAACACAACAAAGTAAACGGTGACGTTTTCTTTATCCGTACCGACTATCTTGATGATATTGATCGTAATCGTGCTGGTATGATTTTATCACGCCGTGACGCTGCTCGTTATGAGGCATGGGATTTATTCGCTCAGATTACACTTGCTAATGGTGTGAATGCATTAGAATATTTCCACCAGTTCGTAAAAGTAAAAACTCGCTCTGGTGAAATTATGGCACCTAACTTATATCGTACTGGTTCAGTGCAGCGTACCCGACTTAATCCAGATGCTCAGCCAATGAGACAACCAGTGTCTCAACAGGCAGCTCAGCCACCGTATGGTGCTACAGAGGCTTCAGCCCCAGCCCCTCGTAAAGCTGGTCGCCCACCAAAATCTAATAAATCGTAATGCAACCCACAAAATAAGAGTGTCAGATATCTGACACTCTTATTTTACTATGCCCATTAAAAATAGAGGATAAAAATGGATAACACAATTTTCGTACAAATCGCTAGTTATAGAGATCCCCAGTTAATCCCAACTTTAACTGATCTAATCAATAATGCTAACCACCCTGAGTTAATTCGCGCAGTAGTTTGCTGGCAACATGGCGCAGATGAAACTATTGAAGATTTTCTTGATAAAAAATTTGATGTAGTAAATTCTGAAACCGTTTTAGATGATGACGTACACGTACTTACCTTAAACGGCGCAACAATTGAATTAATCGACTTGCATTATTTAAAAACGAATGGGGCATGCTGGGCTAGAAACAAAATACAACAGCATTATAAGAAAGAAAAATATACCCTACAATTAGATTCACATCATAGATTCATACAGGGCTGGGATACTGTATTGATTGACATGCTAGAATCTGTAAGAGATGTAAGCCCGAAACCTCTATTGACGGCTTATGTATCTTCTTTTGATCCACAGAATGATCCAGCTGCTCGTATTCAGGAACCGTGGAAAATGGATTTTGATAGATTTATTCCCGAAGGCACCCATTTTACAAGACCATCAACAATAGATGATTGGAAAACTCGCACAAAACCTATACATGCAAGATTTTATTCAGCACATTTTGCATTCGCTGATGGAATATTTGCCGAAGAAGTTCAGCATGACCCACAATTTTTCTTCCATGGTGAAGAAGTATCCATCGGCGTAAGAGCTTATACTCATGGATATGATTTATATCATCCCAATATTGTAGTATGTTGGCATGAATATACACGGGCAGGCCGCGTAAAAGTGTGGGATGACCATACAACCCAACAAAAACAGAAAGGTAAAATATCTGAAGATTGGTGGGAAAAGAATGTTAATTCTCATAAGCGCAATCGTATTTTATTTGGTATGGATGGTGAAGATCAATCTCAGATAGATTTTGGTAAATATGGGTTTGGTACTGTACGAACAGTAAAGGATTATGAAGAATTTTCTGGTGTAGCATTTAAATATCGCGGTGTTCAGCAATGCGTTTTAGATCGTACTGAACCAACGTTAACAGGATATAAGACTTATGATTCTGCTGAAGAGTGGAAATCCACTATTTCCCGATCAAACGATATTAGAGTTTGCATTCATAAGAATGATCTTAATACCTTAGACGATCAAGGTAATGTCATGATTATAGATGATTATGATTTCTGCTATGTCGGGTGCCATGATGAGTATGGCTCTGAAATATATCGAAAAGATTTATCTGCATCAGAAATTAAGGAATATCTGAAAGGTGAATGGATCGACTATCGCTTCATTTACATGTCACCCCCCGACCGCATTGCTAAGACATATACCGTATGGCCACACAGCGCATCGAAGGATTGGTTGAAGAAGATTGATAAAATAGTTGAAAATTAATAATTGATATATTAGATTTGATATGATAAACTGGTCAGAGTTATATCTGACCTTTTTATTTTGGAATACCACGACATAAAGAAATATATTCAACAGCTGATTTGGTAGCGTGGCGTTTCTGTAGCTAAACAGGATTTAAAATTGATTTATAGAGAATGGATAACTTATGAAAAATATTAAATTATTATTTAACTCATATTGGTGGAACCGCCAATGGTACGATATTGTAGTAACTAGAGTAAATCCTCGACAAAAATGGTTAACATTAAAAATACCAAAACATTTTCAAGATATTGATACGCTCATAGAAACACTTACATTTGCGTGTTTGATTAATTTTTGGGAAAATGATGATGGAAAAACATCACTTAAATATCTATATGAAATGTATGATAATACTTCAGATTATGATCATAATGTGACTACTGAAGACCTATCCCGTGAACGCAATAAGCTTATCTTTGATACGATGAACGATGCCTATAATTGGGCTAAGATTCGTGATATTAAATATGAAGAAGCTCATGCTATAAATGATTATGATTTATCATTTGTATTACTAGAAGAATATAAGAAAATTGATACTACACATTTAAATAATATCATCACTTATAGATCATATTTATGGACTTAAATAGATATATTGTATGGAATTATCTACGACAAGCGCATATAAATATAGAAGATAATAAGATATATAAATGAAAGATAAATTGATAATATCTGCTTATGGATCACATAATGCTGCAATAGCAATGTATTATAAGGGTGAATATAGGGTAATTGAAGTTGAAAGATGGTTAAATTCGAAGAATATCGGCTTAACCACTTATATGCCAAGTAAACATCCACAAATAATATTTGATGAAATTACGGAATATCTTCTTTCCACTACGGATAGAAGTGATGTGGATGTTTATTTGACAGATTATGTTCAACACATAAAACCAAAATTTCATACCAAGGAAGCATTGGGTTATGACCATCATACAGCTCATGCAGCAACTGCATTTTATCAATCGCCCTATAAAGAAGCATTAATATTCACTTTCGACGGCGGTGGTGATAATGGGTACTTCAACGTATATAATGCTAATCGTCAACATGGAATTCGATTGATTGATAAATTCAATCAAGACTTAGGATTTCCATATATGATTTTATGTGATTATCTTAAGGATATTAAAAAAGAACCGTTAAGCATCGGTAACTTGGTCTATGCTGGTAAAATTATGGGGTTATGTTCCTACGGAACTATTCGTGATCATTGGGTACCTCATTTCGAACACTTCTATTCAAAATTTAATTATATTGGTAACTCTGTGCAAGGTGGCGCTGAAGTACGCTTTGAAGCCCTAACCGAATTATTTAAAAATATTGGAATTGATGATTTTGATTTGGAATCGAGTCGATATGAAGGCCAACTAGCTTGGGATATTGCAGCTACTTCGCAGAAAGCATTTGAAAATCAATTTTTTAAATTTGCGCAGCCTTATTTAAACAAATATCCAGATATGCCAATCGCAATGGCTGGTGGTTGTGCGCTCAATGTGTTATTAAATACTAAGCTTCTCAAGTTGCGTAATAATAAGGTTTTCGTTCCACCTAACGTCAATGACTGTGGTATAGCAGCCGGTGGATTATTATGGTATCAGAATCCCGAACAGCAAGTAGATTTGACCTACAGTGGCACGCCTGTTATTGATAAGAACCAGTTTGGTACTTATATACAGGAACATGATCTAAAAGTATATGAAGATATCCAGCTAGAAGAATTAGCACAATTTATTGCCGAAGGTAATATCGTTGGTATGATTCAAGGTAACTCTGAACACGGTTCTCGTGCTTTGGGTAATCGTAGCATCATATGTAATCCGGTAGGTGATATGAAAGATATTCTTAATAATAAAGTAAAACACCGTGAATGGTATCGTCCGTTTGCACCTATGGTAAGATTAGAGGATACTACTAAGTATTTTGAATTTGATGAAGGTGTAGAATCTCGGCACATGATATTCGTGGCTACTGTGAGAGAAGAGTGGCGCGAAAGATTACCTGCCATTACACATCAAGATAATACAGCAAGATTACAAACCGTAACCAAAGCCCAAAATTCATTGATTTACGATCTATTAGGTGAACTTGAAAAATTTACAGGGCATGGGGTACTATTAAATACATCGTTCAATGTAGATGGTAAACCTATATTAAGCCGATTATCTGACGCATTTAAAATTCTTCGCGATACGGAATTAGATGCTGTTTATTTTGAGGGTAAATTGATAGTAAAGCCCGGTAGCAATAAATTCAAAAAAATAAAAGACGATCAATTAGCAGGTGAATTAACAGCTGATACTTCTATCTATGTATTATCATTTAAAACCGCTGATATTGATATAAGTTATGATATCGAACAAATTAAAAAATTGATCCGTGACGATAGAAACCTTACCTTATTAATACCACAATATAATTATCATAAGTATGTTAGTTTACTCCCTGAATCTAAATCATTTAAATATTTTTTGATTCAGCCACATCAACATTATTATGATCAGCGATTAAAACAGCGTTTTGAATTTAAATCTAATTCTACTGTAGAATTTTCAAAATATGTTAAACTATTTTGGTGTAAAGAAGTTATTCAATTAAATCATTACCGTAGTAAGTATCATCTATTCGTTAACTTGGATGAATTGAATGAGCGTGAATATGCTTATGATATCGCCCGTGATGTTGATTTATTATCTCAGTTTGCAAAAACCGATGATTGTATCGTCATTACATCAAAAAAAGAGATGAACAGTATTTTTGATAGAGAATATATCAAAAATAAATTCAATTTTGATATTGAACATTATCCTACCACTGCATTATTTTGCGGAAATTTTGAAAATCTTGAATGGATGTTCAACAATTATGAAGGTATGTTATTATGGTACATGGATTTGGGTAAGATCGGTAAAGATTATGATTATTTATTACTGTCATCCATAGAAAATATCAGTCGTTATAAATTTTTGGATGCATAAATGAAATTTGTAACCGCAATTTACAATGAATTACATCATTCACCTTATGGCGGAAGATTAAATAGAAATAATCATTACTTATTTTCATTAAAATGTTTAGCGGGAATGGGCGAACCTATATTATGTTACACTTCATCCGTTGATAAAGCAGAAATTGAAGAATATTTATTCAAGAATACCATAACTAATGTATCTTTGGAAGTATTTGAATTAAATTCTATGAAATATCATGATGCGATTCATCAACTCAAACATGTTAATAAAGAAATATATGCATTGGATAATATTTGGACGAATCGTTGCGTTGAATTAATGTGGTTAAAAATATTTTGGTTGGAAATAGAAGCAATAAAATATCCAAACGATAAAATATTTTGGATTGATGCAGGAATTTCTCATAATGGAATATTACCAAAACGATTTAAATCAAATCCAATAGATACTGTTGAACAATCTCATCAACATGATTTAATATTTACTCATAAACTAGTTGATAAACTAGATAAACTAAGTGATAATAATTTATTTACATTTTATTGTTCGAATAGACAACATTCATATCCAGAATTATACTCAAAGACGCAAACCCTGCCCGGAAGTATTGTTGCCGGTTTATTTGGTGGAACATATTCATCAATAAATTTCTTAAAAGATGGGTTTGATAACATAGTTAATTATATTTTATCAAAAAATACCTTATTACCCGAAGAACTAATTTTTACCTTAGTATATCAAAAGTATCCTGACAAATTTGAAATATATGAATTTGATACGTGGTATCATGAAGATTGGGATTGCTTTGAATCTACTATGAAACCCTTTAGCACTTTTTTCGAAGATGTATTGTAGCGCAATTCACGTATAATAAATAAATAATTAATCCAAAGAAGATCATAATATGAATACAAGACAAAACCTAACCATCTGTACAGGACTTTTCAACATTGGCCGTGGGGAAATGGACAGTGATATGAAACGACCCTTCGATCATTATCTCGAATGTTTTACTAAATTATTAAAATTAGATTTTCCTATGATTATCTATATTGAACCACAATATGAAGAGTTGGTATGGCAACATAGAAAACGTGATAATACTAGCGTTATTATTAAAACTCTTGATGATTTACGCAAATTTCCATTTTATAATAAAACTCAAGAAATACGGATAAATTCTGACTGGTTAGGTCAAGCTGGATGGCTTGCGGGTAGTACACAAGCAAAATTGGAATTGTATAATCCCTTAGTAATGTCTAAGCAATTTATGTTAAATGACGCATCATTGACGAATCCATTCTCATCAAAGTACTTTCTGTGGGTAGACGGCGGGTTAGCAAATACGGTAAATCTTGATGCCTATTTTAATCAAGATTTTGAGAAACTTATAACGCCACATCTTAATAAAATGATGTTCGTGGCCTTTCCCTATGATGGTCAAGTTGAAGTACATGGGTTCAAAAAAGCTGCCATGAATCAATATGCGGGATGTAACACAGAATATGTATGTCGTGGTGGTATATTTGGCGGCAACAAGGATGCCATTAATGCATTCAACGATAATTATTACCATTTATTGAATGAAACATTAAACGCAGGTTACATGGGGACAGAAGAAAGTATTTTCACTTTATTAACCTATCGCGACCCTAAAAAATATAATCTACGATTTATTGAAGGTAATGGATTAGTGTATAAGTTCTTTGAAAATTTACAGACCAACAAAGTAACGGCTCCCGATCCAGAATATCCATTAGCATTCTATGCCATAACTTATAATTTACCGAAACAGTTTACTATGTGGGCCGATGCCTTTAAAAAAGCATATCCAAAAGAATTTGATAAACATAAAAAATATGTGGTCAATAACTCAACTGACCCCAAGGTAAAGAAAGAATATACAAAATTATTCACTGAGTATGGGTTTGAAGTTATTCATGAAGGTGAGAATATTGGTATCAACGATGGCCGAGTATTTTGTGCCAAGCATTTTGATAAATCTGAACATAAGTACATGGTTTTCTTTGAGGACGACATGCTTTTGGTTAACGATGGTGATAATGATGCTGATTATGCTGAAAGTTCATCAGGTAAAATATTCAAAGGTCAACCATGTAAAAATGGATTTGTACGCTATATCCCAGAATTATTCCAAAAGAGTATTGAAATACTAGAAGACAATGAACTTGATTTCTTACGCCTGAATCATACTGAAGTCTTTGGCGATTGTCATTTCAATTGGGGCTATAAGAATGTTGCCAGTCATAGACGCGATGAAATCTTCCCCGATGATAAAGGAAGTGATGAGCTACGCTGGAAAACCAAGATATACTACACAGGAGCCTATAAGGGGGTATCATATGCGGTAGGAGAATTTCATTATTCTAATTGGCCTTTATTATTCAATAAGAAAGGAAACTATCAACTATTTTTATCTGACATGTATGAACATATATTTGAACAAACATTAAGTAGTTTGGCATGTCAATATATTTTCGATAAAAAGATGAAAGTGGGTAGTTTGTTTGCATCACCTATTAACCATTTTCGTAAACATCACTACGATGGCAAAACTCGTAGAGAAAATCGTCATTATAAGAATTAATAGGTGTGGATATATTATTTCCCGGCAAAGCGTGTCAAGGGTTATGTGTAGAAGCCCAGCATGCTTATTATGTAACACATTATAAGCATGTTAAAAATTATCTATCTTTTGTTGGGAATGTCATTGTTACTAATGATGATACTACCATAGATGGTACAAGTAACAATAATTTTATAGTTACTATAGATGGGAAGCGTATCATGTTTGATTATTCAGATTTTGACTATAATACGGTAGAATTAGAAAAACTAGATGCAGATATAAAATATTTCAAAATACATACTACAGAAAAATCCCATTCACGCTGTTTACCTTTCCCACCTATGTCATTTATAGATTGGGATATCTATGATAGATTGGAAAACGTTGTAACCTATAATCCTACTGGAAGTATATTCTATAAATGTAAAGCTTATGGCGCAGCTACAGAACGTAGAGAAATGGTATTATCCATGCTTGAGTCGTACCATGGTGTTCCAGTAGATTTTACTTATACTAAACAACTTCAATACTTCGAATCGTTGAAAAATTGCAGAATAAATGTCGTTGTGCCGGGTGCACGAATTGATATTTTAGATCGAACTCATCTACAATCTTTCGCTTTTGGTATTCCAGTAATAACATCCAAAATTTCTACGTTACTTCCCTTTGGGGAAAAATTTGAAGCTGGTATCGACTATATCGAATGTTTGCCAGATTTTAGTAATGTGATTGATCTTATAGAAACATATAAAAATGATATTGAATATTTAAATTTCATATCAAATAACTGTAGAACTAAGTTTCTAGCTACTTGTAGCACTCTTAGTGTAGCCAAGTGGTTATTGACAACATAAAAAATAAATGATATTCTTTGTATTAAATATTGAGAATATTATGACGTTTCCTATTGCCGATGAAATTATTACTACTGATCCATACACTGATATCATATTAAAATTTAAAATTGCTGATGAAACTAATTTTGGTCAATACAAAATTGATAAAGCTTCAATATTAGATATGTTACATATATATGGGCAAACAATTAAAGCTAAAACCTCACTAGTTTGTATGCGTAAAGGTACGGAAAATTATAGAGTCAATGTCGCCGATGCCGATGCCATTGTTGAACGATTACAATTCAGCGAAGATCATTCAGAAGTAACCTTATTTTTAAGTATTTTGACCACTACACAAGGTAGAATTCTTAAAGGTGGGGTGAGTGAGCATCAAATCGTGAAATGTGAAATGGCTGGTAGAGTTAATGAAGATTTATCTACACATGATTTACAATTATTAAATATTAAAATAGATTAATGATTTCAGATTTAGTAATCCCATTCATAACAAAAAATAATGCACCATGTAGTGGATTTGATTATTTTACAAAATTAAGTCTGTTCAGCTAATATTAAGCTATAAGGGTATAACATATAAATAGAGTTGAAGAAACATGAAATTAAATCATCCTGATATCGAATTTGTAACACAAAAGTTAAATCGTGAGTTAAAGACATATCCAAAATCTTCACATGCTATATGGTGCGATGCATGTGACGCAAAACAAGTGCACCTAAATAGTAAGTGTACCCACTGCGGGTTCACTCACAAAACCCAACATAGGAAAAAAGTATCATGAAACTTTCGTAGATGATTAGCCGCTTAAAAGCCACCAAACAGGCCGGAACCCAATCCATCTTACAGCATGGATTTAGTGTTTGGAATCATACTCGCCAACTTCTTGAAGGCGATACCGAAGGATTTAGATTACTGCAATGGTATGTCGATCACAAAGATAACATCTTTGATAACCTTCACGATTACAAAACTATTAAACATTACAATATCTGGCATGATATTGGTAAGCCTTATTGTATTAAGTTTGATGAAGCTGGTAAGCAACATTTCCCTGACCATGCACAAAAATCTAAAGAAATTTGGGATGACCTATTTCCAGATCGACCGATCATTTCCAACCTGATTGTCCATGATATGGATTGCCATACTATGTCAGTAGACCAAATTTTTGCCCAAAATTTATCGACACAAGATTTATGCACTCTTATGATTACTGCATTAGCTGAGTTACATTCCAATGCAGCCATGTTTGGTGCGGAAGCAATGAAAAAACTATAGATGAAGCTTTAAAATATCTGGCAACTTATACGGGTATCCCGGTAGATACAGAAAATTGGAATAAGATAGGTGGATACGAACAGTATGTTCCACGATGGAAGGCAGAAGCTAAATCAGCATATGATTGGTTGGTAATATATAAAATTGAACATTTTAATGGAGAATAACATGACAAAAGAACAATATTTAGCAATAATTGGATCATGGAAACAATATACTAGAGATGGTAAGCATAAGAGGTATAAAGTAGATGATTATACACATTCATACGGCACCAAATCAATAGTATGTGGATATCATTGGCAATCTAATTTAAGTATGTACCATCATTGTTTATATGGGTTAATCCGTAACCGGGATTTGAGTAAGGTATTTTCTGCTACATCACTTAAATTAATCATGGATACATTAAACTGGTATGCAAAGAATTATGATAAAGCATTATTGCACCAGTACCATTTACACGAGTTTATGATTAAATTATTGGAACCATTTGGCGAACAATTTACGGTGAATGATTATCGTAAATTATTTTATATAATTGATAATTCATAAGCAATTCAGAAAGTGACACCCACATAAAACGGTTTCCTATTATGTAGGGGGATTACCAATTAGTTCGTTAGTGATGCTTGACACAGTGGGGTTAACTGAGACAGTCAATGTATAAGTGATAACGATGGTGCTTCCCTGTGTCTTTCTAATAGGTGCAAAAATCAAATGTGTCAATAGTCTTTCACGCTCATTAGTTGGAGTAACGCTATCGTTCTGGACACCCGCAATTGCACCGGGGACTACAATGTAATTAACATTTCCACAAATACCGAGTACCAATACGTTGAAAAAGTCTGTACCAATACCTGTAGAGCATGATAGATTAACAGTGGACGACAACCCAGAACTCAAGCTTTGGAAATTTAAATATCCGTAAGATTGTTTGGCTAAAATAGTAGGATACGTTCCATTGGAATCATCTGTAATATATACATAAGCAAAATTATAAAGAGCATCGCCACTAGTGATCCACGCTCCACCATTGATACCTTCACATATATCACCATAAGTAAGAGCGCCAGCCGTTCCAGTACCAGTCGAAGGTGTTGTAATAACAGCAGTATGTGGCACCCCATCTACTGTTATAGTGATGTTATAGGAAGTGCTTGGGGTGAGCGTAGAATTGCTCGATGATGTTTTATTACCAACATTTACTGAACTATATCCCGAAGAATCTCTTGCCTGTTTTCCAAAACTATAGAGGCCAAGTTCATTAAAATCAAAATATAAATCAGCAGCACCTTCAGCAGGTTGGGTCATATCAAGTAATTCGGCAGATGGTTCATTTTCGTTTAAGTACATAGTAACAATAACGTTAGATTTTGTACCTACTTCAACAGATACTACATTATCAGGAGCAGGATCATCAGCAGGATTAGCTCCACCACCGGGACGAACATTATTTGCATCGGCTGAACCGGGATCGGTTCCTACCAATGAGCTAGTACCATCTACGACTTCAGAATATGTTTCATTATATAGTCTTGATTGCCATCCACTACCATCACTACCATCATTGGCTGGTTTAAATATAATAGAGCCGTCTGCGCCCGTAGTAGTACCACCATTACCTAATGCCAATCGGTAAATATAGGAATTTGCTTCATGTGATAAGGCTCTAGCAAGAATACGAGTCATATTTTGTGGGTGAATATTATTAGCTTTTTCGAATAATAATTTGGATTCACCGTTACGATATTCTACGGCTTTGATATTAGTTGAAATTGAAACGTTGAATAAATCGTTTGACATGTAGGTAGAAACTCCAATATACTCTGTATTTATACTGAAGTGAAAGGAATATTATCATGGGTGGAAATGCTATCAAAAATGCTAGAAGAATCGACAAAGGTGAGTTTTTTCAAATTTGTCATGAACTTCAAGATATTTTTCCAGAATTAAAAATGAAGCCAGTGAAAGCCTATTACCAAAAAGATGATTTTGGTGATATTGATATGATTGTGGAAACTCAACCGACATTAAATATCGAAGAATTGGTAAGAGATAGACTTTCCCCCGCTGATGAGTATGCCAATGGGCCTTATTATTCCTTTGCTTATAAAGGAGTACAGGTAGATTTTATCAAAACTTCGTCACAATATTTCCTTTCTACATTGAGTTATATGAATTTTAATGATATTGGTAACTTTTTTGGTAGAGTGGCTAGAGGTTTAAATTTCAAATATGGTTCAGATGGATTATCATATGAATATCATATTGATGATCATTATAAAATTTCTGTTAATATTACTGCCGATTCTGCCAAAGCATTGGAGTTTTTGGGGTATGATTCTAAAGTATGGCTTGCAGGTTTTGATACTAAAGAAGATATTTTTCAATTTGTTACTACTAGCAAATATTTCAATGCTCAATACTTTACCTTGGAAGAGCAGGCACATGCTGATCGTATTAGGAATCGTAAGCGTAAAATGTATCAGGCCATGCTGGAGTATATTTCCGAAAAAGGAATTGCACCTAGACCTAAACTCACGCCAGAAGAACGATTGGTTGAGTATGATCGTGCACGCCTAGTTTTTGGTGATAAATTTCATATTGAAGTTGAAACAGCCAAAGCTAACTACGAAAAGCAGAAGGCATTTAAGAAATTATTTAATGGTACAATTGTTTCAGAATTAACAGGATTAGCCGGGAAACAGTTGGGTCAATTCATGGCACATGTTAGAGCCAACCATGATAACCCATTCCAATCTTTTGAAGAATCTATTACAGATGAACAGCACGTTGCCAATTTGGTTATGAATAGTTATTTTGAGTCTTTTGGTGGAAGATTTACTACTGATGACGAAAAAGAAATTTATACTATTTTGAATGATTTTAAAGATGTTACTCCTATAAGTGCAGATATTTCTCAAAGCGCAGGTATTGCTAATTACATGTATAAAACTGATAAAGGTTTGTATAATGTATTATATGATATTTACGCAATTGAGGTCATTGAAGTACAATATGTTATTTTTAGTGAAATGGAACCTTCCTTCGGTTGATTGAAGGTTTCAACTCTGTTATACTTGTAAAAATTGGGAAACTATATGACATGTATTGTTGGTATTAAAGATAATGGAAAAGTTTATATTGGTGGAGATTCATTAGGCTCAAGCCATTACAAAAAAGTTATACGAGTCGATCAAAAAATATTCATTAAAAATGATATGATTTTTGGATTTACATCGTCATATCGAATGGGTCAAATACTTAGATATTCATTTGTTGCACCCAAACAGTTACATGAAGACGCTGACGATATGGAATATTTGGTTAATAAATTTATTCCAGCATTGATTAAATGTTATGATTCGCATGGGTATCTAACTAAAAAAGAAAATGTTGTTATCGGTGGTGTATTTTTATTAGGTTATAAAACTAAATTATATAAAATAGAAAGCGATTTTCAAGTTGGTGAAAGCATTAATGAATTTGATGCCTGTGGAAGTGGCGAAGATTTTGCATTAGGATCATTATACTCTACAACAGCTATAACCGATCCAGAATCTAGAATTCAAACAGCTATTAATGCTGCTGCTGAATTTTCTCCGGGTGTTGGCGGAAATAATCTTATAATGAGTATTTAACATGACATGCTATAAAATAGAACAAGCACTAGACGAACCATTAATATATAAACCACCTTATTGTGATGATTGTGGTGGTACAGGAGTCATCACTTATTTAGAGAATGAACCCGTATATTGCGATTGTGAAGCAACAAAATTTTATTACCCAAACGAGGTAAACTCATGAGTTTACCTAGCCAAGCATATTTTCTGAAAAATGGTAATATCATAGCAGACACATTTATTAATGTTGGATGGGTTGTAACTGCTGAAGGTGTTATACGTTGCTGCTATGATGCCCATAATTATTGTCTTGAGCAAGAAAGATATGAGTTGGATACTGCAAATGTTAAACGTACTGCAAATATTCTTGAAGGTTGGAAAAATTATGATCATATTCTACTGTACTCATATATTATTCCAAGAACAACATTAGATGAACACTTTTTAGGGCATATAACTAGAGAAGAATTCATTCAACGATTTATAGATGGATCATATTATATACATTTTAATAAATGGTTTAAAAAAGAACCAAAATTATTTGAAAATTTTGATAAAAAAGTAAACGAAAAATATAACAAACAGGAAACTAAATGACTATAGAAGCCAAAATTATTGCCGATTCGATTTCAAAAACAACTGGTAAACGCATAACAACATTTGAATTAGAATATCCAAGATTCATTCTAGCTGAATTAAATACTCATAAAATGCTTTCAAAAAATTCGTCAAGTAGCAGGGCGCAGCCAGTAAAAAATATCATTAAACAAATTAACGCTAACCCTGCAATGCCATCACATTGGGGTAAGAATCAGCCCGGTATGAGTGCTAGAGAAGAATGTGATAACCTCATTTTTGGGGATAGCGAATTTGTGGGATATACTAGAGAAGACTGGTGGTATGAAGCAAGAGATGCAGCAGTTCTTCATGCAGCAGCTTACGATGAAGCTGGGTATCATAAACAAGTAGTAAATCGTATTCTTGAACCGTTTACACATATGAAAACCGTTCTTACTGGTACAGAATTTGAGAACTTTTTTTGGCTTCGTGACCATGATGATGCCCAACCAGAAATTCATATTTTAGCGCAGAAGATGCGGAAAGCTATGAATGCAAGTACACCTATAGTATTAGATGATAACGAGTGGCATGTTCCTTATTTTAGGGATGGATATTGGGCACCAAATGATTCTATAAATGCATATAAAGATTATGCCCCCGAAGATGTAGAACACGAGGGATATACCTTAGATGATGCCCTTGCTATTTCCGTATCATGTTGTTGTCAAGTATCATACAGAACTTTAGATATTTCTCTAGAGAAAGCAAAGAGAATAGCATCTAAATTATGTGTACCCGGACAACCATGGCATTTTTCTCCATTTGAACATCAAGCCACACCATTAAATATTAATGATATAAGCCAGAATGCAGAAGGAAAATTTAATGCTCCAACTGGAATAAGTGCGGTAGACCTTAGAGAAGATAACTGTTTTTGGAGTGGTAATTTTAAAAATTGGATTCAACTAAGGAAAATTATCGAAGTGACCCCTGATACGGTATCATTTTTATAATTTATAAACGTCACAAAAAATGGAGCCAGTTGGCCCCATTTTTTATAATCAAACGGGTTGATTAGTGTGTTGGTGTTGGTGTCACCGTTATAGTAGGTGTTATAGTAGGTGTTACTGATATTGTTGGGGTTACTGATATCGAAGTTGTAATAGATGGTGTTACCGAAATGGTAGGTGTTACTGATAATGATGCTGTAGGTGATGGTGTAGGTGTTACTGGTACATATGAATAATCCTGTTCCAAGAAGGTATCTGCAATTTTATATGTTGTGCCAGTTGGGGCAGCTATCGTAAAGTTTGAATCAGCATATAAATAAACTACTACATATAATGTAGTTGATGTTTTTGAATTAAACTTCGCCGATATTGATCCACTATCAGTATAACCATTATTAATTAAAGTACCATTCACTGTTGGTGCAGGAGGGCCAGCAAGTTCAAATGCTGCTGTATCGTTACCAAATACTTGTATTCTAGCATTTCTACAAGTACCTTCCAAGAATCTCAAGGAGAATTTATAATAAGTATTTGCACTTACGGTAATAGTGGCTAAATATGCTGGCACAAAAGTTGGGCCAGCTGATATACTAGTTAACACTAACTCACCATTAACTAATGCAATAGTATTACCATTAGGAGAAGTCCAATCTGTTAATGCTGTTGGAAAAATATTTACTGGTACTGCTGGTGAAGATGATGGAGTAGGAGTAACCGTATGAGTTGGGGTTGGGGTTGGACTTGATCCAATAGAAGGAGAAGGGGTTGGGGTAATGGTTGGAATCAAACCATATCCTGATGGATATGCATTTGCAACTAACACTGTAGTAGGAGTAAATGGAGTTTCAAGAGTTGTTACTACATAGCTAACAACAACATTAGAAGTATAATTGATAGCAGTGCAAACACCATAATCAACCGCGCCACCAACCACATAATAAATTAAATCACCGACATTAAAGAACATAATAAGAATCCCAAGTTATATGTACTATTTATCATGTTTGATAAATATGAAGGTAAATATTGAGAATATCATGTCAGAAAAATTAGAAACAATCATTTTCGCATTTTTTTGTGGTGTATTCATTGGATTATTGTTAGGTATTACTATTAAATATCCAGCCAAAATTGAAAATATTGAAAAATATCAGTCTTTGTGTGGTGCAACTGAACATATTACCCAAGCCAAAATTGGAATTATGGGAGATATTTATTCTATTGAATGCTCAAATGGTATTGAAGTTCAAGTTAGACATTAACCACCACCAAATTGTAGTGGTGATACCAATACTACATATATCGGAGCAGCAATTTGTAATGTTATATCAACGGTGTTAATATCAGTGAACACGATAGTTGCATCATTGATAACAGTAAAAGTATTTGCATTAATTACTGTTATACCACACAATTGTACGCCTAGGGTATGAATAATAGTGTGTTCTATGACTGATGAATAGTCGGTACCAAAGAAAAATGGATTTGCGGGTACATAATTAGCACCATCATAGACAATAATATCATTGGCTATAGCTCCAGTAACTGAAACATCTTCCAATCCTGAAAAATTTATATGTCCATAAGTTTGTATGATGGCATCAATATTAGTAAAAGTAAAATTATCACCATTATAATATAATAAATCTCCGGCGTCCAATACTGTAGTTTCTGCTACATCATTTAATGATAATAGAGTTGAACCCCCATTAGAATTAATGGCATTATCTAATTGTGAAATAACATCAAATAATGAATCATTGCTGGTTAATCCGGTAATATTTGTTAATGCATTAAACTCGGTTGGATTAAAAGTAAAATCGGTATTAATCCAATTAGCGCCCAAGGTAGTAATTAAGTTGCTAAAGTTTGATGGTAAAGATAGATCAATCCATTCTACGCCATTATTTAATCTAAGTTTAGTTCCACTAATATTGAAATATATTCGCCCACTATCAGTAATGAAAAAATCAGGATCAAGATTTAAATTCTCAATTTTGGCCCCATGGATAGAACCACCAATTAACTCGATATCATCAATATATTGCATTAAAATAACCTAAATTTATTATCTTAGTATTTATTAATGATCGGGATTTTTATCCTAATCCATGATAGTTTACGACTCGCTTCTCAATATCTGAATAAGATTTTCTCTGATATGCTAATATAGGGAAAATACCATATACCTTTTTGGTTCGTTGCATGTCTAAGAAATAGTCTTCGCCATTCTTTACGGGTGATGTTAATAATGTTAACAATGTTTTGTATATTGTATAATTTATGGCAACACAATGTAGTCCCAATGTATTATCTAATTTTGAGATATGATCTGAAATTCTGCGACAGCCATGTTTACCTCTTTTTGTAACTTCGCCAATATATACCATATCCCAGTCATCAGGGAGTTCTGATATATAGCCTTGAAATAATTCAATAAAATTCTCGGCAAACACGATATCATCTTCCATAATTAATATCGATGAATAGTCTTTATCTATTGCATCATTTAATATATTGATCCATGTATATAATAAGCCCCATTGCCCACTATTCATTATACATGGGTTGCGCTTTAACTTGGAACCTTGCACAGCAGATATTCGTTCAACATTTAGTATATTATATTTTTTAAATTCTAATAGAGTTTCAGCCCATCTATCTGGTCTATTATCTAAATTTATACAATATAAATGCGAGAAATAGTTAGATAGCATTATTAATTATTAATCAATAGTGCCATGATGTTACCATTACTAGTTATAATATCACTATCAAAAGTTCCATCAGAATTATACAGTTCTATCGCAGAATGTCTACCTATCAATAATTTTCCACTTGTAGATTGTTGTAGCACTCGTATACCACTACTTATCCCACCACCTATAAATGTTGTATCTAATGTTCCATCAGAATTTAGTCGTAATATATAGTCATACGTATTAGCTCCACCAGCAACGAAATCTCCACCGATATAAATTTTACCATCAACAGTTTGGTATATTGCGAATACATTACCATTTAACCCTAAGTCTGTAAATGTTGTATCTAACGTTCCATCAGAATTCAGTCGTGCAAGATGATTATACGTTGAAACCCCAACTGTAGAAAATTGTCCCCCCACATAAATTTTACCGTCTAATGTTTGTGTAATATAGTAAATGGAATAGTCTGCCGGAAAAGCGACATCTATAAATGTTGTATCTAATGTTCCATCAGAATTTAATCTATTTAAACTATTAAAACCAACTGTACTGCTGCTATCAAAACCGCCACCGACATAAATTTTATTATCAATAGTTTGATATATAGAATTTACAATATTATTTAATGCTAAATCTACCATACTAGTATCTAATGTACCATCAGCATTTAATCGTGCAAGATAATTGTAAGTAGCGCCACCAACACTATTAAAGTTGCCGCTGACATAAATTTTATCATCAACAGTTTGATACAGATCAAGTACACCACCTATAATATCATAATTAGTATATGATGTATCTAATGTACCATCAGCATTTAATCTAGCTAAACTTCTATAATTTAAGGCTTCTACCTGCATAAATTGTCCGCCCATATATATTTTATTATCAACATGAGAGCGTAATAGGGCATCTACTTCACCATAAGTTTGTTGAAGTCCCAACTCAGTAAATGTTATGTCTACTGTACCAGAACTAAATAATCTAACCATATTATTATATGCTTGTGCCATTCCATTACTAGCAACATATATAGTGCCATTACTTATTTGTAATATATTATTAATAGTACCACTAAATTTTAAGGAATCGATAAACGTGTTATCATAAGTTCCATCGGAATTAAGTCTTACCATATTATATACACCAGCCGTACCGATTACTGATTGTACAATATTACCACCTACATATATCTTACCATCAGCGGTTTGTGTGACATTATAAGCCTGACCTGCTAATTGTAAATTACCTATTGTACTATCCACTGTACCATCAGAATTTAATCTAGCCAAATTTTGGAAAGTATTTCCATTTAGAGTAGTAAAACTACCAACAACATAAATTTTATTATCAATAGTTTGGTATACTGAATATACGGGGTTGTTAAATGTTATAGCAGTAAATGTCGTATCGACAGTTCCATCAGAATTTAATCTAGCTAGGTTACTATAGCTGTTTCCACCAACAGTGGTGAAATCTCCAGCAATATATATTTTACCAGATGATATTTGGTAAACTTTGGAAACGTCATTATCTAATAATAAATTAGTGAAAGATGTATCTAATGTACCATCAGCATTTAATCTAATCAAGCTATTGTAATTATTTCCATCGACTGTAGTAGTAAAAGTGCCGCCGATATAAATTTTACCATCAGCTGTTTGATATAATGTGGATAGATATGGAAACGTACCAAATGTTGGAGGCGTATAGGATGTATCTAATGTACCGTCGCTATTTAATCTAACCAAGCCATTCGTATAAGTTGTCGTATCACCCTCAACCTCCGAAAAATTTCCCACAAGGTATATTTTACCATCAGCAGTTTGGTGCATATCTAATGGTTCACTATTGAATGTTATAGCAGTAAATGTTGTATCGAAAGTTCCATCAGAATTTAATCTAGCAAAAGTTGGAAAATAATGAGAACCTATAGAAGTAAAGGAACCTAGCGTATAGATTTTTGTATCAGCTGTTTGATACATATAATCAACATAACCATCAACTTGCAAATTGGTAAATGCTGTGTTTAATGTTCCATCAGCATTCAACGAATCTATTCCTAATATACCACCAACATTGCTCATCGCTCCCCCAGCATATAACGAAAATCCTGATGGTATTACTGGAGTTGCCGTGGGTGTAACACTTGGTGTAGGTGATGGTGTCAATGTTGGGGTAGGGGAAGATGATGGAGTTGGAGTTGGGGTTGTTTGAAATGATTCTAATAATATTATTTCTTCAATATTTACAAATATGGTATTTGGTGATACCACATGACCTATGCGCTGCAATGAATACTGTTGGGGTACACTAGTAGTAACTTGTCCCGTAATCCCTACAAATAATGGTGTGCTTGGTGGAACATCAAAGTTCCAATTTATATAATTTGTTAAAAATCCTTTGGTTACGAATTGTTTAACTTCATCCACACCAGATGATTCCGCAGCTATGCCTATACATGGTCGCTGATAATCAACATAGGATGCTACACCAGTTTGCTTTGGGCCTTTCCATGTAATACAAGAAAATGCTGGGATTGGTTCTATGGCTCTACCATCCATCAATAATGCATCAATTTTATATGCATTATTTAAATCTTGTTGGGTATGAATTTCATCTTCGGTAGTAACGAAATAAAATATATTTGTATTATCGGTTATTCTTAACGGTTTATTCTGGGAATTGAATAGAATATAGCCCAAATTAACCTGACCATATAAATTAACTTGTGATCCTAAGCCATTTGCTACTAATATGGCATTGTCTTGCACTGAGCCAGCAAATACTCTTAATTTTTCTTGCCAAATGGTACCTGACCATACATACATTTTATTGGTAGTATAATTAAAAAAATGTTGATTAATTAATGGCGAGCTTGGATATTGACCACCGAAACTTGGGGCTACGACGGTAAATCCATAAGTTCTGATACCAGAAATTAAGTCTATATCCCAATACAAGTAGGCTGTTTGATTTGACGGTAATCCGTTCCATGCACTTAATACCTGCTGTGCTTCTGTAAACAAATAGTTATGATTACCATAAGCAAAAGCTAAATCCACTCTATCTACATCAACATTAATGTTTACATTTCCATTAACCAATTGAAGGAAATTATTGTTTATTTGAGCATTTATGATGCCTTGACGAAAATTTATAAGCATAATGGCAATAGTTTTATCATAGTATTTATTGGTTTATGTATTTAATAAGTCATTACGGTGGACATGTTCCCCAGACTGGTTTTGCTAATGTCCAAGCTGGTGTAAAAGCCGCGAAATTAGATGGTATTGATGGTATTAAGGTTACACACCAATGAGATAAATCTTGATTGAATACTGCAGCACTATTAAACATATTATTCATATTAGTTACATTGCTGGTATTCCATGTACCAATATTTCCATTAAAAGCATACGCACTATCAAACATATCATACATAGTAGTTACATTACTGGTATTCCATGAACCAATATTTTGATTGAATACATTAGCATGTACAAACATTTGACTCATATCAGTTACATTACTGGTATTCCATGTTGAAATATCCTGATTGAATAATAGTGCAGAATTAAACATATTATTCATATTAATTACATTAATTGTGTTCCATGCACCAATATTTTGATTAAATACTGAGGCACTTTGAAACATTTGACTCATATCAGTTACATGACTGGTATCCCATGATGATAAATCTTGATTAAATGCTGGAGTATCATAAAACATACTATTCATAGTAGTTACATTACTTGTGTTCCATGATGAAATATCTTGATTAAATGCTGCACCAGCAAACATATTATTCATATCAGTTGTCTTACTGGTATCCCATAATGAAAGGTCTTGATTAAAGGCAGCAGCACCATTAAATGTATTACTCATATTAGTTACATTACTAGTATTCCATGAACCAATATTCCCATTAAAAGCATACGCACTATCAAACATATTAGACATATTTGTTACATTACTGGTATTCCATGAACTAATATCTTGATTGAATACTCGCGCACCATAAAACATATTATTCATATTAATTACAGCACTAGTATTCCATGAGGATATGTCTTGATTAAACGCTAATGCACCGCCAAACATATAAGACATATCTGTTACCTTACTAGTATTCCATGAACCAATATTTCCATTAAAAGCATTAGCATTAGCAAACATGATAACCATATTAGTTACATTACTGGTATCCCATAATGAAAGGTCTTGATTAAATGCATAAGCACTATAAAACATATAAGACATATCTGTTACCTTACTGGTATTCCATGAACCAATATTTCCATTAAAATCATTAGCACTATCAAACATATCAGACATATTAGTTACATTACTGGTATTCCATGAACTAATATCTTGATTGAATACTGCAGCACTATTAAACATATTATTCATATTAGTTACATTGCTGGTATTCCATGAACTAATATCTTGATTGAATACTGAAGCACCATTAAACATATTAGACATATCTGTTAATGTTGTTGGAATGGATGATGGCACCGAAATGATTCCTGATGGCAACCGGACATGATTTACATTATAAGTTCCCCATGAAGTTAACTCTGCGGTAGCTGATACATCGGTAGTTATGGAAATTCCACCGGAATTTGTGCCATTATCAATATAATCTCCATATACCTTAATTGTATACGTTCCTGCTGTACTATAGATATGTACTATACCATTATAACATGCGTTATCACTCCCATCGACAGCACCATTAGGGATAGGATCAATAGTGCCATCACCCCAATCAATGGAAGCATTATTGGATGCTCCACATGTATATACAGTGTAAGTAACATCAACATTATTTGTTGATACTAAGGTTAATGGAGTTAATCCTGATGGGGTTGATGTTACTGATACAGATGGTGTTGGTGTTAATGTTGGTGCTGGTGGCGCTGGTGTTGTTGATGGTGCTATACAATCACATACTGATACTGTAGGAAAGCTATCCATGAACAATAAATTTACATAACCTGATGTGGGTACATTAAATTTTATCAATATTTTACATTTATCTATAATTTGTATATCAGCATTGACCATTATATCATTAACTACAATAGCTACATCAAACATATCAGATTGCATATTATGACAAACTTCCCATGTAAGTGCGTCTTCAGCTTGGGTGAACTGAAATCCCCTTAATAAATCATATTGTTGTTCTCGTGCAACCAAGGTTCCATCACTATAGCGACGAAACATCTGTTTCATATTCCTTACTATTATGGGTGTTGGCGTTACAGAGATAGTAGGAGTTACCGATGGGGTAGGACTTATGGGTGTTGGCGTTACAGAGATAGTAGGAGTTACCGATGGGGTAGGACTTATGGGAGTAGACATTCATGATTCCAAATATATATTCAATGGAATATTTATACGACTTCATACGGTTTATAGGATGATAAGCTATTTATCTTATTGATACTTGGTATATTGTTTACCAAAATTAATATATATGATATTTGGTGACACAATGTAACCTACTAATTGTATAAAATTTATATTATAATTAAATAACTTCTAGTAATGTAAGTATACTAGGAGTATTATTTCCTGTTATAAACGTATTATCTAATGTACCGTCAGAATTTAATCTAATAGGCGACAATGGTGATGTACCTGAAGCATTACGGGTTGCGCACATATATATTTTGTCATCCGAGGTTTGATATATGACTTCTATATAACTTCCATTATTTATAGGAACAAAATTATTATCTAAAGTTCCATCAGAATTCATTCGATATAATCCTAAATATTGATAGGATGTTCCATTAAATACAGTCATATTACCCATATATATTTTACCATCAATAGTTTGGTATATTGTTAATGGTGATGTTGAATTAGGAGCAACGAATGTATTATCTATAGTACCATCAGAATTTAATCTACACAAACCACTACAACTGATATAAATTTTACCATCTATTGTTTGACAGATTGCGAATAAATGATTAGTGTTACTACCCAATGGCAATCCAATGTTAGTAAATGTAGTATCCAACGTACCATCAGAATTTAACCTAGCTAAATGACCATATGCATTGCCATCAATAGTGGTAAAACTACCCCCAATATAAATTTTACCATCAATTGTTTGATGCATATGCTGTATAGAAACTATTCCACCTATCATTGTATGGTCTATTACAGGTGGTGTATACGTATTATCTAATGTACCATCAGAATTTAATCGTGCTAATCCAGTAACAGATTGTCCACCAATGCTGGTAAGCCATCCACCAATATAAATTTTATCATCAATAGTTTGTAATGCTGTATATGCTTCATTATCCAAATTTAAATTGGTAAATGTGTTGTCCAATGTCCCATCAGAATTTAATCTAGTTAAATATCTATAGGTGGTTGAACCATTTAAGGAAATATAATATCCACACATATAAATTTTACCATCAGCAGTTCTATATAATGTATCAACACCATCCCCGTCAGAATTATCAAATATGAAAGGAGTCAATGCAGTATCTATAGTACCATCAGAATGTATTTTAGCTAATCCGCCATATGCTTGACTATGAAATGATTGAAAATATCCACCAGCAAAAAGTTCTACCGTTCCGACTATAGCTGGTGTTGGAGTTATAGTAATAGTAGGAGTGATGGTTACTGTTGCCGTTGGTGTCATAGTCAATGTTGGAGTTATAGTAATAGTAGGAGTGATGGTTACTGTTGCCGTTGGTGTCATAGTCAATGTTGGAGTTATAGTTGGCGTAGGCGTCATTGTGCTAGTAGATTCTGGGGTTGGTGTAACTGAGATAGTCGGTAATATAGTATTATTACTCGTAATATATTTTGAATATTGATTATTAAAATTGACATATATTGTATTTGGCGACACAATGTAACCTACTAATTGGAGCGATTTAGAAAATGTAGGATCAAATTCAGGAGTTAATATACCATTAGTTCCAACATACAATGATGTATGTGGCGGATTAGGCCAATTCCAGTCTGTTCTGTTGACAACAAATCCTTCAGTACATAAACTTATTATTTCTCCGGTATTTACCATTTTTTCAGCTAAAGCAAAAGCTGGATTATTGATTTTTTCAGGATCAGCAAGTTGTAATGTATTATAATCCTTCCAAGTAACACAATAATGTTTAATTATATCTTCTGATGCCATTCCATTGGCATTAACAATTCTTTCGTATTTGAATGAGTCCTTTGAATTATTTTTAAAATTAGTTATAGTAAATTTATTTAAGAATTCATAACCATTTGGGGTATAATTCTTAATCGGCATTTGTGTAAAATCATAAACTATAACGTCAGTAGTTACAGTTTGATACAAATTGATCTGTGTTCCACTACTCTGTGTAATAATGTTGCCAGAGGCATCTACAGCCCCTGCAATGACGCGGATAACGTCACGCCAGTATTGGCCTGTCCATGACTGATATTTGAATGTAGACGTATTAAAATACATCTGATTGAGTTGGGGATTGGATGGTGCTACTACAGAAAATGGGTTATATAAGGTATATCCAAAACTACGTGTAGCATTTTCTGTACTAATATCCCAATATAACCAACATGCTTGTTCGGTTGGGGTAATCCATGCATCTGTAATAGATATTGGTTCATACCAAAGATAATTTGAAGCTCCATCTGCAAAATTTAATATCGTTTGTGAGTCAGAAGCATTAAAATCAATATTACCATTAAGATTTTTTTGTAAAAATCGTGGTAAGGATTGGCTGCTTATAATACCTTGTCGAAAATTTATTTGCATGATGTGTTCTTTTATGTTATTTATTAATTAAATGCACCAGAAATGTAGATATCCCCAGAGGATATTTTATTAATATTATATACACTACCAGTTAAATTCAATGAATTGAATGTATTATCAAATGATCCATCAGAGTTTAATCTACTAAAATATGTATAAGAATTTCCATTTATGTAGACGTTGTCACTACCTATATAAATTTTACTATCAATAGCCTGCATAATAGCGTATACATAGGTAGTTGATATTACTCCAAAAATTTCTATATTTGATATTACTTGGGGTTTAGATAATGCAAATGCATTGTTAATGGTGCCATCCGAATTTAGTTTGGCGAGCTTGGGGTAGGAATACCCTCCTACATTATTAAAACTGCCACCAATGTAGATCGATCCATCAGAAGTTTGATATGCCACCTTGACTATATTATCAATCGTCAAATCAGTGAAAGACGTATCTAGTATACCAGCAGAAGTCAACCTACAAAAATTAGTATATGTAGTGGGATTGGAGGCATTACAAACATAAATATTGGTATCAATAGTTTGTATGATGCAATTTACTGATATAGAACTTGACACTGGTGCTATAAATGTGCTATCAATTACCCCTGTTGCAGATAGTCGAGCAATACCATTATATGAAGCTCCACATATAGTGTTAAAAGCACCGCCAACATAAATATGACCATCTAAAGTTTGGCATATCGTGATAACATCACCATCGCACCCACCAGCGAATGTGCTATCAAATGATCCATCAGAATTTAATCGAACAAATCCGCGTACAGATATACCATTAAACGTGGAAAAGTTTCCACCTATATAAATGTGACCATCAGCAGTTTGATATATTGTTTCAACATCATAATCTAAATTATAGTTGGTAAATGTAGTATCTATTGATCCATCAGAATTTAGACGCCCTAGGTAAGAATAATTACCGGGAATGGACGTGGATGTATCCCCGCCGAAGTAGATATGACCATCAGAAGTTTCATATGAAACATACATATGAGAATCTAATTGTTTATCTATGAAATGTGTATCTGGTGTACCATCAGAGTTAAGTTCAGCCAAATATGGGGGTAAATTATAAGGTATTGGTGAAGGAGTAGGTGTAGGAGTGACCTGTGGTGTTAAAGTTACTGATGGTGTTATGGTTATTGATGGCGTTATAGTTGGTGTTATTGATGGTAAGGGGGCAATTACTGGGATTACAGGATTTACCTTACTAATATCAGGATATGTCCTATCTACATTTGATGGATCGACAAAAAAATCTGATGTGTTATAAGTAAAATAATTAATATTATTATCTACCATATCACCAACATCAACAATTGAATCTTTTATTTTATCATTAATGGTATAAGGCGAGTTTGATAACATAATAAATAAACCTTCGGTATCGACTGGTTGTAATACACCAGTACCATAATCTACTCTGGTTATTTGTAAACGGGTTCCATCTGGAATATCGTTAAATTGTGTAGTATTACCACCAAAAGTTCTAAAATTTAATATATTGATAGCAAATAGATAGTAATTTTTTCTTTTTCTTACTAAAATACTATTCCAACTATTCCAAGGTGTTCCACTAAGATCAGTGCTTAAAAATTCAGTGCAAACAATTGTCTCTTCGTTTGGTTTCTGGATACTCACTTCTATTCTCAATTTGGTAGAAGCTAAATCATAAGGTAACCCCGGAGCAGGTAATACTGTAGGTGGATACGAAAATTTCGTTAAATATTTTGGAACAGCAAATACAAAATTTCCATTAGAGGTTACTTGTGTTAATATAGTAGGTGCTGCTGCAATAGTTGGATTAACTTTTATAGAATTTCTCGAAATCAATTGTATCGAGCCACTATATGCAGTCGTAAACACTACTTTCAATTGATTAGAATTTATAGGAATAACCGTAAATTGAGTAGGATTTAGCTCAGTTTGCGTACCAGTGGTATTATCTACAAACACTGTTACCACCGGAATGGTATTTAAATTGTGTGTAATGACCCATGTAGTTAGCGGGATAACTTGATTGAAGTTTGATAGAACGTTACGCGGACTATAATCTATCAATCCCGGAACTTCAACGGGAAAAGTTTCGCGGATATTATCTTGATTACGTTTTACCGATAACATTTTACCTTTGCAGCCGTATGTAATAACACATTTAGAAAATGTGGTTAGTCCTATTGGATTTTCAAGTAAATCAATATTTCTTTCACATATGTTGCATTTATATGTTATAGTTGCCATTATCTATCCGAAACGATCATTATGCATTATTTATGCTTATGGTTGCCAATGTAGCATGATGCTTGGATGTTTTACTGTATGCGGTCTAGGATTGCCGTGAAAGCATATAATTTTAGCTGTAGAAGGTATAGAAACGTTATTAGTCGAGTCTACGCAATGACGCTTATAAGATAATATTTCATTAGGAAACCTATCCTGAAAATAATCGATAGACGGTTTTTGCTCATCAATCCATTTTTGATCACCTGCACGATAAGTAGCCATGACGGTTTTAGCTATTGGCGCGAAATTTGTGTATATTTGCTTGACGTAATCAGTATTCCAAGACATTAATCCACTTCCAAGAGAATGTAATCCATAAAAATCACGAAGACCACTAAATTTACTATTGTATGATACAATTTCATCAATATTATCAACAACAATAGTATCCAAATCCAAATAAAAAACGTGCTTGGTATCAAACTGACCTTCCTTAAATAATTCGATTTTACTCCACCATGTAGGGTAATCATTGGCTAAAAGGATAACTCGATCTATATCATTCGAAAATCCAGTTGCATCGTCAGTTAAACAGACGATTTCATGATTTATAGTCAGATTCTTCTTCAAGCCTTTAGCTAAAGCATTAACATAATTATAATCATATATTTTTCCACCAGTTTTAAGCACCATCGCAATAGTTACTTTTTCACGGGGAACGGCTTCTGTTTGTAGAATAGGTTTCATTAAAGGGTTAAAACATTTTATTGCAATAAATTTCTCTCGATTTCCATCTACTACCATCTGGCGAGATATATTAAGATACTTGTCATATTTTTTTATAAAATGGGATATGGCATATGAACTGGAATGATTGGCAGTTGAATCATAATCATAAACATATAAAGTCCCGCCATATGACATTTTATCCCAAATGAATTGCAATACCTTTTCCGTGGAAGAAAATTGTTTAAGATCAAGAAGAGCAAAACAAAAACGTTCATCTTCTGGTATAATAGTGTCAAGATCGTTATAATGGTTGGTTTTTTTAATTATAATGCGACTATTGTTAGGCCGAAACACATTTTGAATTATATATTTACCTTCGCTTATATCACCATGATTAGGGTTTAGTAAATCATATATATTAGGCTTATCTAACCCACAAAATGTATCTAGCCCATAAACTTTTTTATTTGTAGATGATGTTCGCGTTATAAGTGTTGTAAATCGACTCGTATCATATATTCTAAAATCTATTAGAGAACCATTGATTGCTAATATATCATCTAAAAATATTTCAAGCTTATCCATTTAATTCTCTCAATTTTTTATTTACGCTATTCAAATTACATCGGTTAAAACATGATACGGTAGAAAATTGACTGCCATTAATAACCTCTATACCTGCTGCATTCAGTTGTGGTACAGCAGAAGAGAATATTTTAGGTAAATGATGTAAACTTCTAGTAACTTTACCAGCATCATAAAAATATCCTTTTGTGCCATCCAGCCCAAGTAATATAATGTTTTTAGGGCGCATATGATAAGCCATATTTAGCGCACCATAACCAGAATTTCCAGTATTGATTGAACCGGGGTCTTCATTTAATCCCCAATGTAAATAATCATAATCCGTTAATTGATGGGCGGAAATAGAATGAAAGGGGATGCGATGCAAATAATTGATTTGTGGATGTGCCTCAACTCTATGTGCCAAATTTCTTGCTGAACCTAGTCCAAAAGCTTCTGGCACAGCAGCATACATATCTCCATGAAACCCTGCCGGAAATTGTGCACCCCTAATGCCACAGCCCCACGGGTCTAAAGTAAACCAAGCATCTGCAAATGGTAAAAATTTGCCCGCATCGTTGACTGCAATAATATAACCCATCTCTTTTAATTTAGTAAAATCATAGTTTTTTAAACTTGGGCCAGTGCACACAATAATGACAGTATTATGCTTACCGGGTTTTTCGATTTTCGACCATTTTATCCCATTCATCGCGTATAATCCTTTAAGATTTGTTGATAAAAATATGAATTTTCGATTTTTGAGACATCCGCTAAATCTGACCAATTCAATTGTTTATTATTCAACTGTAAAATATATCGTTTTCGTTGATTATCATGTACAAACTGTTTTGATGTTATACCAGCACCCAAACTAATTAATCTATTATGATATATTAATGTTTCGGTTAATACGGTAGAATTTATTCCGACAACCACATCAGCATATGGAATGTAATGATGTACATCATTACTCACTTCTACAATTTTATCATATTGTTTAGTAATGGATCGTTTCATTGGATGATGCTTATACAATATAAGCCGAGTATCATTTTTAAATATATCTGTAACATATTCTAATAATTCATCCATCGTTTTAAAGGGTGAATATTTTGTTATTTGAGTATCTGATTCTATTTGTAATGGTATGAATATATACGGAGTTTCCACCAATCGTGGTTTAATATGATCGTTGCATAATCGAGTTAATTCAGCATTCTCTTCTTTACTTAAATCGTGCATATCAAGCTTAGACGATATATCAGATATTCTACAATTTACTCCACTTAAATCGAAATAACAGGTTTGATTAAAATGATTTAAAAATCCCAACTCACCATAAATAATTTTTATTCCATTAGATTTTAATAATGTAATAGTTTTGGTATCATTTATTGTATTGCCATTCCATATAAATGCATAATCTGGCTTAAACCCAACATGACCCATTATTTCATTGTAATTATCTATAGTTAATGTTTCCGTTTGATATACTGTCGAATACAGATCATATTGCATATATGCAGCAGGATGCGATAATATAAAAGTGTTATGGCCTATACTATTTAAGGTTAACGCTAAATCTCGAAATAATTGCATAATAGTTTTATAATTATCGCCATTATCATTATTAAGTGCTACAGTAAATAAAAAATTCATTATCTATACCGTATAAATTTGGCTGGTGAACCTCCGACAATAGCATTGCGCTCTACAGTTTTATTTACAAAACTATTTGCTGCAACGATACAGTTATCGTTTAAAATTATACCATGATTGATAGTACAATTAGCGCTAATCCACACATTATTTCCGATTATTAAAGTGCTTTTAAGTATTTGTTCCTCAATTAGAGGAATATCCGTTATTTGGTGGCTAGATGCTAATAATATTGTACTTGGGCCTATTAATGTGCCAGCACCGATCTTACATGTCCCCGAACATTGAACGAAGTTATGATAACCTAGTACGCTTCGTTCCCCAATTTCTAATTCACCATCTAATTCGATGACGGTGAAAGATCGAATTTGTACACCAGAATGTAAAATTAGTTTTCCAGTACCAATAATTTTTACCGTATCATCTATTCTAACATTATGTTCTTTAATTATTTCTATATTCATTCGATTTCCTCAAAAATTTTGGCTATTTCAGGTTCTATTTTCGAATATTTATCCAGCACATTTAAGTAGTGTCGGTATCCTAATTTTTTATATTCTTCAATATCTTTAATAGGATTCCGATTAGGTATAATAGTATTTAACGGGCTTTTTCTAGTTTGACCTAATAAATGTATAACAGGTGAACTGGTTGCCATAGCAACTTTATGATCATTATTGTAAATATTTTCGAAAATAAAATCATCTCCGCAATAAAAATCTAAACATTTTGGAATATTTGTCCAATGAGACTTACGAAACGTAAAATCCCATCCTTGGCGAGTTCTATCATCTAGTATATCATATGATAATATTTTACGTGTTTTAAACCAATTCGGATGATTGGTAGGATGAATTACGCATGATACGCTAGGTTCAATATCAAGAATGGTTTTGGTATTATCGAGAAAATTATACGGTATACGAATATCATTATTTAAAAAAGAACAATATTCATTTTTAGAATTACGTATAAATTCATTCCAAATAAGATTTAGTGGTTTGTTATAGGAATTTTTAATTATATTATAACCAGAAAAAGTTAATGAATTTAATAATATTTTTGTGTATGGTTCGGTAGAATTTTGGTCAACTACAGTTATATCAAAATTATTATAAGTTTGACGTTCTAAATCTTTTATTAAATTTTCTGTGTGTTTAGCACAATTTAAATTTACTATTAGACACGATATCATACATAATTTTCCAATTTATCTTCTCTGAAACATTTCAATGCAGTGCCTACCGAACAATTTACAATATCTATTTTTAAATTCTTCAAGGGATCTGCCATGCTATTCAAGCATGGGATAAATAACTCATTGTAAATATGATTTGCCATAGGTAATCCATGTCCATCATGCCAATGAGATTTACCTTTTGACATGGTTAAATCGTAGCCCAATAAAATAATGCGTCTAACCTTCATATTAGCTAACAAATTTATAACATGTGCGCCACTATTATTTCCTTTAACATGATTAAAATCAGTGTCTATACCAAAATCACCAGTACGTTTCAAGACAATGCTATTGCCAGTTCCCAAAATATTTTTAGTTATATGACCATCTGCCGCATGTCTAGCGGTAAACCGTAATGGACATTGATGCTTCATAATGTTATCATAATGATTAGCAACCCAACTTTCATCACACCAATATAAAGCAGTAGGATTATTAAATTCTTTATAGGCAGTGTTTATACATACTACCAATTTACCTTCCAACATTTTTTTGTCAACATATTGGAAGCTTGGGCCTCCACCTATAACGAAAACTTCTCTACCCGAGACTTCATTATAAAATCGTTGCATTCCATCTCGCATTTTGGTATCATTCATCATCTAAATACATCGCAATTAATACGATATATTTAGATAATTTTAAGAGTGTATAAATGCTACCAACTATCACCGAAGAATGCTCCCAGTTTCTACAAGAATCCAACGGATTTCCATTACTAAAAAATTTGCCAGTGGATAACCATGGGTTTAGAAAAGTAAAGGTTAGAAAAAAGAAGAAACAGCAAAATGTTCTGATCGAAGCCTTCAATGAAACATTCAATAATCATTCGAATTTGATGGAACGTTCAATATTTGCACATGGAATGAACTCATTCATTCCCGTTTGCAGTGATGAAGTTGAACCATTTTATATATTTCCGATAAATGGATATAAATTTTTGTTTGCAGAAAATGTGGCTAATACTACTGAAGTATATAAGACAACTCTAGCTACATTAATCGAAAATTATGGTGAAAAAGGTCTTAAAATTTTCAAGGAAGTTCTTAAGTACCAATATACATTTGATAATCTTATAGAAGGATTAGCAACTAACAGTGAAATCATAATTTATGACATTCCATATTATTATGCGATACGATATTCTCTCATTGAAAATTATGAGAATTTCATTACTTCAGCCTAAATTGCTGAAGAATTGTATTACTTCAACTTAAGTTGATGATAATGATGGTAAAATAAAATAACTAAAAATAAGCATCTAAATAGTAAACCAGCAAAATGAAAGACGCAAAAAGAATAAAAATAAGGGAAATATAGTAGCATGGTAAACGATAGTAAGATAATGGTAGTTAAGAGAGATGGCACTCATGAAGAGCTAAATTTAGAAAAAATACATAGGGTGGTGACATGGGCATGTGAAGGAATATCTGGGGTATCAATTTCAGATTTAGAAATGAAAAGTCAATTAAAATTTTTTCAAGAAATCACAACTAAACAAATCCATAGTACATTGATAAAAACTGCTGCTGATCTTATTTCAGAAGAAGCTCCAAATTATCAATTGGTTGCGTCAAAATTATTAAATTATCAATTGAGGAAAGATATTTACAACCAATCTAATCCATTTGATCTTTATACGATAGTAAAATCTAATGTATTAAAAGAAGTATACACACCTGAACTATTAAATTGGTATGATGAAACTGAGTTTGATGAATTAAATAAATTCATCAAACATGATAGAGATTTCGATATTGTTTATGCTGGAATGGAACAATGGGTTAGTAAATATTTAGTGCAAAATCGTGTAACCAAAGAAAAATATGAAACGCCACAAATTGCATACATGCTTATTGCTGCAACAGCATTCAATGCTTATCCCAAAGATGTTCGTATAAAGCATGTCAAAGATTATTATAATTTATTGAGCCAATTTTATATAACCATTCCTACACCAGTATTAGCAGGATTGAGAACCAGTGAACGTCAATTTAGTTCGTGTGTTGGCATCAGTGTAGATGATTCTTTAGAAAGTATAAAAGCAGGTAACGCAGCTATTATTGATTATGTGTCAAGAAAAGCTGGTATCGGTCTAAGCGTGGGTAGAATTCGTGCTGAAGGATCAGCTATTCGCGGTGGTAATGCAGTTCATACCGGCGTAACACCGTTTCTAAAAACTTTTCAGGCATCATTAAAAAGTTGTTCTCAAGGTTCTGTTAGAAATGGGTCGATGACTACTCATATCATATATTTTCATCCCGAAATCGAAAATCAATTAGTTCTTAAAAATAATAAGGGTACCGAAGATAATCGTGTCCGTCAAATGGATTATTCATTCACAGTTAATAGATTATTTTATAAGCGAGTAGCTGAAGATGGTGTTATTACATTGTTCAATCCTTCGGACGTACCCGATTTAATGAAGGCATTTTATCATTCTGATAATGATGCGTTTGAATCATTGTATGAAAAATATGAAGCTGACCCTAAATTTGCTAAAACAAAAAGAATATCTGCTTATAGTTTAATGGATAAATTTATTGAAGAACGAGTTAATACAGGTAGAATTTATCTTTTAAATATTGACAATGCTAATTATCATAGTCCATATGATCCAGATATTGATCCTATTGAACAAAGTAATCTTTGTCAAGAAATTTTATTGAATTCAAAACCCATGGGAACAACAATAACAAAAACTGTAGAAGTAGATAAAAGATTCGAGTTAGAACAAGTGTTAGAATGGTCAAAAAATAGAGAAGTAATTAATTTTGAACGATTAGAAATTACCGATTCTGGAACCATTTATGGCATTACATTGAATGGAGCGCGAATTTTTCTATGTACATTAAGTGCAATAAACTGGGGTAATATTAAAAAACCTGAAGATTTTGAAAAACCCATGGAAGCCGCTATTAGAGCATTAGACGCTATTCTTAGTTATCAAGATTACCCATTAATTGAGTCGGAATTGGCTACGAGAGATTTCAGAACATTAGGTATTGGTATTAATAATTTAGCATATTTTCTTGCTAAACACGGTGTAAGATATGATGAATCTGCATTAGAATTAGTCGATGAATATATGGAAGCTATGTCCTATTATGCTATTAAAGCATCAGTCCAATTAGCTAAAGAATTTGGGCCGTGTGAAGCTTGGGGACGTACTAAATGGGCCAAGGGTGAATTTCCATGGGAACGTCGAGCTAAGGCTATTGATAAATTAGTTCCTATGAAGCTTAGAATGGATTGGGAAACTCTTAGAAGTGATTTACTTACCTATGGTATACGAAATGCTTCATTATTGGCTAATATGCCGAGTGAGAGTAGTTCACAGTTGGTTGGAGCTACTAATGGTGTTGAGCCACCAAGAACATTAGTGTCTAAAAAGAAATCCAAAGATGGTGTACTTAAATTGGTTGTCCCAGAATACACAAAACTTAAAAATAAGTATGACCTGTTATGGGATCAGGAGGGTGCGACTGGGTATTTAAAAATAATAGGAGTTATTTCTAAATGGATTGATCAAGCAACATCGGTTAATACATCATATAATCCAGAAAAATTTAATGGAAAAATCCCGTTCGATGTTATTATCAAAGATATATTCATGCATTATAACTTGGGTGGAACTACCCTATATTATAATAATATTCATGATGGTGCCACCGATGATTATTCTGAACCGTTAATCACACATCATCATATAAAAGAAAACCAACCTGATTTAATCGAAGAAGATGATTGCTCTGCCTGTAAATTATAAGGAAACTATATGAAATCACTATTTAATTTAAACAATAAAAAATCTCCCATAAAATGTAAAATATTCTTGGATGATGATAATAATGGCGTAACTTTGTCAAGATTTGAACAAGTAAAATATCCAAGAATACAAAAATTTAGAGAAATACAAGAAGGATTTTTCTGGCGTCCACAAGAAATATCTCTAGAAAAAGATGAACGAGATTTTAATACTCTTTCTATTGCAGCTAAACACATATTTACTAGTAATTTAAAGTTTCAGACATTATTAGATAGTGTACAAAGTCGCGCACCAGAGGCATTATTTTCTGCTATAACAACATTGCCAGAGATTGAACATTTCTGCAAAGCTTGGGCATTCTTCGAATCAATTCATTCAAATTCTTATTCACATATTTTAAGAAATATTATAACCAACACGACCGAAGTATTTGACACAGTAACAGAAATTGATGAAATTATCCAACGTGCTGCTGCAATCACAAAACCATATGATGATCTACACCACTATAATCAACATGTCGATTTATTCGGATATATTGATGGATACAATATTTACGATCATAAAGTTAATATATGGAAAGCTCTTATGGCAGCTAATATATTAGAAGGTATAAGGTTTTATGTTTCGTTCGCATGCTCATGGGCATTTGCTGAGCAAAAACTTATGATAGGAAATGCCGATATAATTAAACTTATATGCAGAGATGAGAATGTACATCTTGGATTTACTCAATATTTACTTAAAATTTTACCACAGGATGATGAAGATTTTGTTAAAATATCTAAAGATTTAGAACAATATAGTATTAATATGTTTTTAGAATGTATTGAACAAGAAAAAGAATGGGCAAAATATCTATTTCAACATGGGTCTATTTTGGGGTTGAATGAGAGTGTCTTAGGCGATTACGTTGATTGGATAGCCAAAAAACGCATGGATTCAATCGGTCTGAAATTACCCTATGCTGTCCCAGCAGCCAATCCATTACCATGGACTCAGAGTTGGATATCGGGAAAAGATACCCAAGTAGCTAACCAAGAAAGCGAATCTGTAAGCTATATTGTGGGTGGCTTAGATAAATCAAAAGATAAACGACTAATTCTCAAAGATTTAAATAAATTTCTTAAATAATGTTAATACGTATTAAGTTAATATAAATGTATTTTTATAGTATAAATACTCTGATATCAGAGTATTTAAATGAATTATATTAAAATTTATGACAATTTAATTAGTAAAGCAAAAGATCGGAAGCTAATCGGTTATTGTGAAAAACACCACATAATTCCAAAATGTATGAATGGGAGTAATGACCCAAATAATATAGTCAAGTTAACGCCCGAAGAACATTATTTAGCCCATCAATTATTGACAAAAATATATCCATTTAATTTGGGATTAGCATTTGCAGCATCATTATTGGCTACTCACGATACTGATAGAAGACAAACCAATAAACAATATGGATGGATTAAAAGAAAAATTTCAACTTTAAAGAAACAAAATTATAAAGATAATCCATCAGAACAAGTTAAAAATGGATTATTTAGAGGTCATGTTCATAGTAAAAAATCTAAAAAGAAAATTTCAGAAAATTGTAAAAAGGCTTTACGTCTATTTCACGAGAAAAAAATTTTTTGTTTTCATCTTAATGGGACATTAGCTCATACGTTTATGTGCCTATCTGAAGCTGCTGATTTTGTAAATACATCACCATCTAATATTAAATATACTGCCGAAGGCAAATTTTCAAATTGTAAAGGATATAAATGGTCATATAATTCTATTGTGCCTATTGCATCGAACAATATAAAATTATCTAATAGAGTTATAATGACTCCTAATGGAACATTTCCTAGTGTAACGGCGGTAGTAGAATATTTTAATTTTAGTAGTACAGTACAGGTTAGACGACGCTGTTTATCTGATGCAATGCAATATAAAGAGTGGTATTATATGGATAGCCTTGATAATATAGACAAACTATCAATTTGACTATATAACATAATTGTGATACAATTCCGGTTAAGACCAACTATGCCGGGGGTTTTTATGTTTACTATTCATCCAAATGCAATGCAATTGTTAGTTCCGCTATATAATTCGCCACAGCGATATTATCATGATATGAACCACATTAATTTTGGTTTATCTAAGTTTGCAGAATGTCGGAATTCTGTTACGTTATCACCGAAACAGGAAGAAGCAATTGTATATTCATGGTGGTTTCATGATGCCATTTATTCTCCTTATCCGTATTATGAACATTCTTCAAATGAATTGGAGTCAGCAAAATTATTTAATAATTGGCTTTATGGAACATCTGATGTATCTTCGGATAAAAAGTTTGTACTACACCATTATAGTGCTGAAATAGAACATAATATTCGCGCAACAGAAAAACACCTAACGTATATAACAGAATTTAGATATGACACGACTCCAATTCTATTGGATATGGATATGGCAGGTTTTGGGCGTAAATTTGGTCAAGTATATCTTGATTCTGATAAAATATTTGAGGAATATGCTGAATTAGGGTTGTATAAAGATGTAATGATTCAAAATCGTATAACGTTTTTAACAAGCATACTTAAAAAGCCTACCATCTATTATACAGAATATTTTCACAATAAGTATGAAAATATTGCCAGAAATAATATTGAGGGTGTTATTGAAGCATCATTACAAGAGTTGGCAGGGGTTTAAGTATGGAAAAAATTATATCAATTTCAACAAATGGATTCTCGACAACTGACAGCAGTTATTATTCTTATGATGGATGTATTATTGTCACAACTGAACAAACCATTAAATTGGGCATCTGTAATACATCCTATTGTTGCGAGCGATGGGATGCAACTCACTCTCCTGATGAGCTTGCCCAGTTCATTGACAAAGAATTACTTAATATAGAAGAGTCTAAAGAACCATCCACAGTAGACTACTACGATGGCGGGGGTGAAATTACTGTAGATATTATAACCTCTGCAGGCACTCTTAAAATTACTTTAGGTAATTCTCATAATGGTTATTATTCTCATAATTACATTATCGAATCCACTCAATTTAGTTCTAATGGATATCTATAAAAATATTATTCATGTAGTAAATTAGACTAAATATAGCTATAATAGAATGACATATATGGCTAGATATAATTTACATGGGTATGCTTGGGAAATTAATGACAATATTTGGCTAATTGATAGTCTAAACATAAGAAATGGTGTCATTGTTGATATTAATGGGGATTCGATCACCATTTTTATGTACGATACGATGAGCAATGAAACTTTTAATAGTCCAACGCTACATGGTACCTTTGGTAGAGCTGAAGTGTATAAAAATACATTTTTGATTACTCCTACACCATCTATTTCACAGTCATTATCTCCCACTCCTACAAGAACTCCTAAGCCATCATCAACATTGACAATGACACCAACACCATCGCCAGTCATTTACCCAAATTTGTTGGCTAATACCGCATGGACTACAAATAATGGTACAGTTGTACAAACAGATATACTAACTAAGTTTATTTCCAATAATAGTGGAACGCAGCAAGTAGATTTTACATCATCACCAATGACTGTAACGGCTGGCGGTAATTATAAATTTAATGCCAGATTTAATGAAGGCGCGTGCCAATATGCTATTATTGAAATTTATGCTTTAACCCAATCGTTAACTAGATCAGATATTCCATTAATGAGTATTAATGTATCTAATAGTGATATATTTAACGTCACGAATATGAGTAGTGGATCATTTAATTATGAACTATTAATTCCATCAGGGGTAACATCTATACAAGTAGCTATATCATTATATGCAGACTCAAATTATAATATGTATGCTCCTAATGGGTATGATTATACCATAGATAATATAAGTTTAGTAAAATATGTACCTTATTCACCTGTTCCAACTCCTACCCCATCAGCAATTGCCCAGACCCCATATACAATTCAATTTGATTCAACAGGAATAGTTGAGGTTGATGCCGATTCTGGGATAACTTTAGATTGGGGTGACGGATCAGCTATTGATACTATGTCTGATGCCACTTATATATTACATACTTATGGTTCTGTTGGAACTTATATAGTTAAAATGTATGGCGACTCATCATCCATATCTGGTTATGAACAGGATGGTACTGTACCACCATCTAATTCTAAAATATTATCATTTGGTACATATAATGTGACTAGTATTGTCCCTCCTACTTCAGTATATGAAGTGCCATCATCAATACCAACAACATTAACTGATATGTCTAATATGTTTAATGGTGCTTCAGTATTCAATCAAGATATTTCATCATGGAATACTAGTGCTGTAACTAATATGAATAGTATGTTTAGTGGTGCGTCAGCATTTAATCAAGATTTATCATCATGGAATACTAGTGCTGTAACTAATATGAATAATATGTTTTATGATACTTCAGCATTTAATCAAGATTTATCATCATGGGATACCAGTCATGTAACTGATATGAGTCAAATGTTTCAAAGTGCTTCAGTATTCAATCAAGATATTGGTACATGGAATACCAGTAAAGTATCAAATATGTCTGCTATGTTTGCAAATGCTGAAGCATTCAATCAAGATTTATCTCATTGGTGTGTCACACTCATTTCAACATTACCAGCAGATTTTGATACAAATGCAACAGCATGGACAGATGCTAGACCAGTTTGGGGAACATGCCCAGCATAATGATAAATAATAAACAATTGAATCAGTACAATGTTATTGAATGAAATTTCCTTAAAAAGATTAAAAACGCATCTAGAGTATCATGATACCCTAAATCCGGCATTGTGGGATAAAGACATGAAATTGCATTCTGATGTTAAAGAAGCCTTGGAAAAAGTTGCCAACTCATTTCTTACCGTTCTTAAGGTTTCTAAAGAAGAAGTAATGGAAATTTTCGTTACGGGATCAAATGCTAACTATAACTGGTCACGTATGTCAGATATTGATTTACATGTTATTGTAGATTATGATAAGGTATGTAAAGATTGTGAAAGCAATAATTTCAATCTTGATGATTGCATGAAAGCCAAGAAAACCGTGTGGAATATGGGCCATGATGTTACCATTAAAGGTTCAGCCGTTGAAGTCTATGTACAACCACCTACCGAATTCTTTTCGGGTAATGCAGGATGTTTTTCATTAATTCAAGATGATTGGATTCGCAAACCTACCAAAGAAGAAAAATTAGTTTATGATACCAAAGAAATTAAAATTAAAGCCAAATCTTTAATGGACGAAATTGATGATATTATTAAAGGTAGTAATACTAATGAAATTATTATTAAAGCTCTTCAGGATAAGATTAAGAATATGCGCAAAGCATCTATTTCTCGTGGCGGCGAAATGAGCCTTGAGAATTTAGTGTTCAAGACTTTAAGAAATAATGGATATATGGATAAATTATATGATCTTGGCAACAAACTTAAAGATAAAGATTTGTCATTAAAGTAAAATGTGATAAATATCTCATTATGGGAAGGCAATATACATGTCCTACACGGTTACTTACAAATTACAAACAAATGATGTAGCATGGATTCTTGATGGAAATTCTGTTAAGAAAGGTACATGTCTACAAACCATTATCAATGTTGTACCAATTACCCCCAATACAGTTGCAACTAACATATCTTATTTAATTTTATTAGAATGTAATGCCGGAACTGCGACAGTTCTTGATGCAAATGTATATTTAACCTTAGAAGATGCTATTACTGCTCTTCAGTCAAATATGGCAAATTATGTTTGCCCTTCACCGTCCGCATAATTAGTTAAACTATTGACTTTAACTAATTTTCTTAGTATAATGTCCCTTACTAGTAAATTACTAATTAGGAGAAATTACTATGACAAATTCAAAATTATCAGTTAGCGATGTTGTTGATATTCGACGTTTACATGGTCAAGGCACATCAACCGCAGTTTTAGCCGATGAATTCGGAGTCGATGCAAGACATATTCGTCGTGTTATCGATGGTACTGCGCATGCAACTGTGCCGCAAGACAAGATGATAAAGCAGTTTACCAATTATGCTGTAACCATTGACGGAAGAGTATTTTCTTTCAGTAAGGGTGATTACTTGGCTACAGAAGAAATTGCTGGCAAGACCTATGTACGTTTGAGCAAGACTAATAAGTCTGGCGAACGTGTACGCCAGAAGATTGCCGTTAGCAAGTTGGTTAAGACCCACTTCTAATTGCATCGCTGCCTAAAGTTTGATACACTTAAATCTGGAATCGCAAGGTTCCAGATTTTTTATTAAATGTTGACCAATGGGTATAAATGGATATTATTTGATACGTCACATAAATAATACGATATAATGGGATAATTTATGGACATAAAAATTATTGAGCAAATATTAGACACTAAAGTAAAAAATCTTGAACCAAAATTTAAAGAAACTTTGTTACGTGAATTAGTGAATGATGAAAGCATAATGAATTTAACTAATAAAGATAAACTATTATCAAAGATAAGAGATAAATTAAAATTAAATAAAAGTTATTCATTTAGTAGCAAATACTACTATAGTTTAAGAGGATGGGATGACGATACTTCTATTAATAAATGTAAAGAATTTAACAAATCGGTTATCAAAAGAAAAAGTTTTTATACCGTTTCCACATGGATAGATTTGATTAATCCATCTACTAATAAAAATTATACCATAGAAGAAGCTTCTCACGAAATTAAAAAAAGAAGGCCAACCAACATCGAATATTGGTTAAATAAAAAATTATCATTCGAAGAGGCAACTCAAACATTATCTCAATATCAAAAAACCCAATCCAAAAAAAACGTATCAAAACACAAAGATCGAGAAGATCGCACTTCGACACAAACCAAATATTGGTTAAATAGAAAAAATGTTAATACTGGAAAACTTTATACAGCAGATGAAACAAATGATATGTTAAGAAAACGGCAAGATACTGTTGGTATATTCGCATATATTTCTCGTGCAGAATCTGTTAATATTGGGGTAAGAAATTGGATAGAATCAATCAATAATAAAGATAGGGAATCTTATATATCGTTCTTGTTAACTGCGATAGACAATATAAACTCTATTGAAGATGTTAAAAAATTAATATCAGAATATAAACTTTCAAAAAAGCAAGCATCCAAAGAGTCTTTAAGATATTTTGGCCCATTATACAAAATTTTATATAAACGATATAAAATTGCTTTAGGAGCCTTTGGAAGTAAAGAAATGTGGCTACAATACAGCAGTAATAAGCGTTATAGATATGATTTTACTATTTTAGATAAAAAAATTATAATTGAATATGATGGTTATTTTCATTATACGAATACAAGCAATACAAATGAATCAACTGTACAATCAACAGATATAATTAAGACTCAATTAGCATTCGATAATGGATATACATTATATAGAATCTCGGGCAAAAATTCGGTAGACCACAACAGGAAACAAATATTGAAAATATTAAGTGACCATGATATACACATATCATTAATAGAATTATCAAAATATTATGGATATAAACGAGCATTAAGAGCAATCACAAATGACAATACCTGAATATAAATTATTAGATGATATAGAACATGTAAGACAGCGACCCGGCATGTACGTTGGATCAATTGTCAATATAGAAAAAGATGACTGGATAGTCAACAACGAAACGTTTACAAAGTCCAATATTACTTACAATCCAGCCATTTTAAAATTATTTTGTGAAATTTTAGATAATTCTATTGATGAACATAAGCGTAATCCTAAAAAATTAACAAATATAAAAATTACCATTGATAAAACAACAGGTAGTATATCTATATGGGATAATGGTGGAATTTCAGTAACAAAGCATGCAGAAACTAATCAATATATTCCTACTATGATTTTTACTAATTTAAGAGCAGGCTCAAACTTCAATGATGAAGTTGATCAATCATTAATTGGTACTCATGGTGTAGGTAGCACTATCGTATCTATTTTATCAACTCAATTTCATATCGAAACTGCTGATGGTTCAAATAAATTTTCACAATTGATTACTAATGGCCTTCGTCATATCAATAAAGAAAAAATAGCAAAAAGTACAGCAAAGTATACTAATATTACTTTTACGCCAGATTATGCTTATTTTGGTGAATCGGGGTTGTCTAATGATAATTATCAAAAGATGGTTAAGCGAGTATATGATTGTGCCGGTTGCAATATTGGAATAAAATTTGAAATTAATGGTACAAAAATACGATATAAATATTTTAAAGACTATGCATTAAGTTATACTAATGAAATTATTTTTGATGAAAATAAAGATTGGACTATTGGATTAGTTCATTCTGATACGGGATTTAATCAGATTTCATTTGTCAATTCTATTGAAACTATTGAAGGTGGAACACATATAAATTATGTATTAAATCCTGTTATAGTAAAACTTAGAGAATATTTTGTTAAAAAATATAAATTTGATGTTAAACCCAATGATATCAAACAACAATTATCGGTGTTTATTAATTGTAATATAAACAGGCCAAAATTCAATTCTCAAACAAAATCATTCATGATATCGGAACCAAGTACCTATAAAACCGATTGGACTGTTTCTGATAAATTCATAAAAGAAATTATTAAATCTCCTATTATTAAAAATATTATAGAATGGGCAGAAAATAAGCAAGCATTAGAAAATATGAAAAAAGCTAATGCAGCATCTAAGAACATTAAAACTAAAAAAGTGCTTAAGCATATTCCAGCTACAAGTCATATTGTGGAAAAAAAGTTTTTATTCATCACAGAAGGTGATTCAGCAAATGGCCCATTTGTTTCTGTACGAAATGCAGAAACGCAAGGCGCGTTACCCTTGCGTGGTAAGGTAATGAACTCATTTGGTAGACCGGCACATGAAGTGCTTGGTAATAAAGAATATAGCGAACTTATGGCAGTATTAGGTTTAGAATTAGGTAAACCGCCAAGAGGGTTGACTTACGGAACTATTGTAATTATGACTGATCAAGATGTGGATGGTAGTTCTATTAGGTGTGGTTTAATCAATTTCTTTTATAATTGGCCTGAACTATTTGAACAAAAGAGAATTAAAATTTTAAATTCACCAAGATATATTTTAAGAAGTAAGAAACAACGCCACTATTTCTATGATAAATTGGAATTTGATAATTTCAAAGGTTCCAAAGAAGGGTATGATGTGGCTTATATTAAGGGATTAGGGACGTTGCGATTAGAAGAGTACAAGGATATGATACACGACCCATACTACGAAACGATATCAATTGATGATGCTGCATTATTTTCTATGATGTATGGTGATGATTCAAAACCTCGCAAACTTTTTATGATGGAATAAGATGAAAAATAAAAATATTACGTTATCTCAAATCGCAAAGCAATATTGGCGAGAATATGCATTGTATACCTTGGAAGATCGTGCCATCCCCTCAATTGTGGATGGTTTGAAGCCAAGCCAACGATTCATATTATACTCTGCATTAAAAAATGCAAAGGACAAATTCATAAAGGTTGCTGAAATTGCCGGTAATGTATCATCCTATGGATATCATCACGGTGAAGTTTCGGTAGAAAATGCTGCAACTGCCATGAGTTCCACATGGCAAAATAACAATCCTTTATTAGAAGGTGATGGCAATTTTGGTAGCAGACTTATACAAAAAGCCGCTGCCGCTCGTTACATTTATGCTACAGTAAGTAAAAATTTCTTTGATTTTTTCACAGATACTGATTTAGCGCCACCAAATGAAGATGAGGATATCAAGACCCCAAGATACTATCTTCCCCTCATCCCATATGTATTATTAAACGGTGTAAGCGGCGTTGCTACGGGCTTTGCTACTAACATCCTACCCTACGATGCCAAGGATGTTACGAAGCTCATCATGGATCATTTAAGCGGTAAGAATATAGATAGTCGAAAGCTTGTACCAAAATATCCTCAGTTTACTGGGAAGATCGAACCTAATATCAAAGGCGGTTGGGATTTAGTTGGTACTTATGAACTAAAATCCAAAACCAAATTGACTATTACGGAAATACCCTATCAATATGATAGAGAATCCTATATTGAAGTGTTGGATGCTTTGGAAGAAAATGGAGTTATTGCTAATTATTCCGATGAATGTGGCATGCATGGATTTCAATTTGGTGTAACGTTGCCTCGTAACTTTGCTGGAGATATTGAAAAAGTATTCAAATTACGTAAAAGTGTCATGGAAAATCTTTCTGTAATTAATCATGATGGAAAGCTTAAAGAATATAGCACTCCCATTGAACTTATCAAAGACTTTTGCGATTTTCGTATAACTTATGTAAAAAAGAGGATAGAGAAAGAAATTATTGATTTGATGCATGATATGGCATTACTAAAATCCAAGATAACATTTATCGAAATGATATTAGCTAATAAGATCATATTCAAACAGAAATCTAAAAAAATATTGATTGAGGATTTGATAAAGTCAAAATTTAGACCAGATCATATTAATTCACTTTTAAATATGAATTTTTACCATCTTACAACTGATGAAATAGATAAGCTGTCAGATAGATATCTCGATTTAAATGACCGTCTTACCTATTGCAAAGCAACAACACCAGAAATCGAGTACGGTATTGATTTGAATAAATTATATAAAACAATAAAATAAAGCCCCTTTCGGGGCTTTATTTTTAAGATATATCAGAATCTGGAAAACTCGTTAATGGTGGAACTGAAGTAAGCTTATTGGCGATTGCCATGCAAGCTTGCCCGCCATTAGCGAATAATTTTGCAAAATCATCAAAAGAGATGTAAGCATGGCCTTGATCTGCCCATGATCTACCCCACGAGTTTTTGATTCTGAATAATTTCTTTTCGTAATCTACGCCATTAAGTAAATAAGCATGACCACCAGCTAAGCCACCTGTAGCATGTACAATAAAGGTATCAGGATCAGGTTTGAACATATCCGTCATCCAAGGTGTACCTACAACAACTGGCCCCAGTGTCAATAAGCATGTCGCAATATCTTCAATAGATGCTGCCCACAGATATTCTTTCAAAATGCCCAAGCCTTTAAGAATTTTGGCGACGGCACGCACGGTTGATCCGTTGTAGGAGCTGCCCGGAATACCATCGTTTAATTGAGCCTTATGATAAAGCTGGGTTACATCATATAACGGCTTTTCTTGATTAGTTGGTAGACTATCTTGAATCATTGGGCCATCTTCTAACCAATGTGACCACGAATAAACAGTACACATTGAAGTATTACCCTGATCACCCCACCAACCATTATCCCACCACATTTTCTGTGTAATGAAAGGTACGGGTGGAAGTATAGCAGCTAACGGGTATAACTTATCTCTAGGGTCTTCTAATGCTATATGGCCTAAGCCATGTTTGATATTTGTGTCCATGATATTTCCTGAATTCATTGTATTATTTATTTGGTTACAGCTTGATTAAACTTCTTTGTCGCTTTTTCTAGGTCTATTCTTAGAATATCTACTAATGTATTGAAATCATTCGGCATAGACAATGATTGCATTTTATAAATTTTATCTGGAGCATGCTCTCCGAATAGATATCTAGAGTATGTTTTAGGCATGGAAGGCTCGTAGCAGACCATTATTTTGCCGCCATTGGCTTTATCTTGCATGGCTATGTTGGCGCTTAAACGTGTTAATATGACTTGTTTCAAGGTTCCATTGGTTCCCGTATTTAATGGATAATTTTCTAATGATTTGATTAATGGAAATAGCTTATCGTAAATTTTTTCTTTGACGCTGACAGATTTCCAAAAGGGATTATCCATGCAACGCATCATGATGATTGCCATTTTCATTTTCATCTCATCATTAAGAAATTGTACCGAATCTGGATTCAATTTGATAATACGATTTACCGTAGTAGTTATAATATCGACCGCGTTTATTCTGCGTCTGATTTTACGCCATTCATTATAAGTTTTATTAATTAATGATACGGTATATTCAAGCTCTTTAGAAGAGGCTTTTTGGTTTTCTAGTATAATGATTTCTTCAAATAAGCCCATATTAGTTGCCATAACTGTATCATTATTTATAGATAATTTAAAACCTAAGTTTTAATACCAATAAATCATAAATAATTTTAACACAAGGAATTTATGTGAAATTAAATAGCTTTGAGCTAGATCATGTTAATTTTTGGAACATATCTACATATGTGATAGCGGATGCAGTCGTTGATGTAGTTATCCTCAATTATGGCTCACAACATCTGGATTTACTGTTTAAATTCCCACGATTTAAATCATTATGTTTTCATGAGTTATTTTTAGATTACGCCGAAACCCATTGTAGTAAATCTATAGAATTCTTAGAATTATATCATCAACTCACAGCACAACTTCCATATTTAATGAATAAATACGATATAGAATTAGAAGATATGTATGGATGAGACTAAAAAGATAAAAGATAAAGAATTAGAAAAAGAAATGGTTAGCAGCATGGCATCGTTTAATGGCATGACAACCAAAATTGCTGAATTTCTTTATCACTATACCATAAAAACTGGTATACATTTTGGGAAAGAGCGTCCTAGAATTCTAGGTAATGTAGCCTATTGGCTAGAACAGAAGAATGCGCAGACCATTCTTATGTATAATATCCATCCAAAAGATTGGAATATTAATAGAATTACTTTTGATTTGGATAATGCAGAAAGACAATTCTTCGAAATGTTAAATTCAGGTAACTCCAACAGTGGGCCAACCTATCTGTAATTAATGTAATACGAGAGTATTGGTGTATTGCTTTAATACCGTATTACATATCATTAGTTTTTCGTCATCGGGTACATTATTGAACTCTATATGGCTTGCCAGAGTAACAAAAGGGATTTTATCAAGTTCATATAACCCGGTAGAAGCCGTAGTATCAGCTATCATGACAACATATAATATATTCTCTAAAAATCCATCACCCATCACCCTAGAAAGCGGCTTGAAGGATTCTATGCTCTTCAAGCCGCTTTCTATTTGACCAATATATATTTTATGATTAAATTTGTATGCTATACTGGTGAAATGCATTATTGTTATGATCTAACAATAATGCTTGGTGCTGTGTCATCTCTATGAGCTACTAAGCTAGTTCTATTCTTATAACCAGCCAAAATTCTTGCTTCTGGTAGAAAGGTGAACATGATAGCTGATTGCGGAATTTTTGTATCTAATCCGGTCTTAGCTAATTCAGCAAACGGGGTGAAATGTTCAAAATATAATTTTGGAACAGGATCACGACGTTCTTTCATCGCTGCTTCTCCTTCTTCATCATCAACTTTCATCTGTAATGCTAACATATTCTCAACCCATAAGAAATGGTCATCTTCTTTTCTAACAATTGCTAATGCCTGAACGCCATTGGCGAACAATAAACCTTTTACGTCACTCATTAATTTTCCTTATTCTGATTTAATGTAAACTAAGTCTTCGATATAACTTCTATCATCTTTGAATAATGATAGATTGGTATCAATACCATTACCACCTTTTGTCATGGAAAATCCATGTCTAAACACGGTATCAATATCATACCAGTTATTATCTGAAGTTTCCAGCATTTCTTTTAGAATATTGTTGTTTTTGCCTTGACATTCTTTGTGACCAAGCACAGATTGAGCTAACATCTGAATACTATTTCTCACACCATCATGCTGTCTATAGATAAAATAATTAACAACTTCTTCTTTCGGCAAAATAAAAGCTCTAGAATCGAATTGCACTAACGGTAAATCGCCATAAGTACCAGCAACATGATTAAATTTTGCTGTAGCCATACTTGCCGTCACGCTTACAATTTTCTGAAGATTTGATCCAAACCATGACTCTGTATTTAGCGAATCATAATCTCGTAAGAATAATGAAATTTCATCAGATTGTGAGAATGCAAATACACATCCTTGAATCTCTTGCATCAAATATTTTACTGTTTCTTGCATAGCAAGACTGAATTTATCATCAAATGGTTTATTAAAATACTGATTTGTAAATTTGCTGAAGCCTTTTCCATCTAAACGGACGATAATTGGCATTCTCTTGGTAAATGTTGTGGAATATGCTTGCTCATATCCTTGCATGCGAGTAGTTAAGCTTGGCGAATTATTATTTATTATTACTGTTCGCATAATGGCTCCCCCATTTTATATGCGCTTTTTTGTGACATGTTCTGCATAAACACACTCCATTATTTAATTGTAAATCTGCGATTTCTGGATTATTGACAATGAATATAAATTTCTCATCTTCTGTCAAGAATATTTTATCCAAAGTTATTCTTTTTATAATATTACTAATTGGTTCTATATGATGAGCATCAAGTTTGCTGTTAGACTCACATTTTTGACATACTTTATCTCGCTCAAAAATTTTAGAAAACCATTTATAATTCTTTTGAATATAACTTTTAACTCTTCGATTAAGCGACATTTTGCCACCCTTCCAACCATTTGCATTCTTCCCAAATCTACCTCGTCTAACTGTTGACATTTTGGCTTTAGTTTGTGATGAATGATGAATTCCATACATCGGATTTAAAGCACCAACAATTGATTTTCTTAATTTTATAGATTCATAATAAACCGGATTAGATTTAACCGATTTACTCATGGCCTCACGCTTTTCAGTTGTCCAATAAATCCTTGGAGATGGCCGTAACGATAATACTATTTTAAATGAACATTTAATACATAAATTTTTGCCATATTTTGCTTTTGATTTTTTAAGAGCATCATTTCTTCTTTCAAATAACAAATTACATTGCTCGCATATTATAGATATTTTCTTGCTTCCCATCTATTGTTATGCTCCGAAAATATTGTTGTAAAGACGATTGGCCTGTATAAAATGGGCCTTTCCGTGAAACTCTGATAATTCTAACGCATCAATATAAGAGCCAGCACTTACGATTCCACCAAGGATAGTATCAACCGTCTTATTGACTGATCCCTTATAATCTACTAAAGTTACAATACCTTCTGATGCTTTATATGATGGCATTCCACCATGATGTTTATTCATAGCTGTTTCAGATGACATTCCGTAGAATTCCATCTTATTACCATTTATAATAGTTCCACCACATTCATCATGTCCAGCAAACATAGTTCCAGACATGACGAAGTTCGCACCCGCACCATAAGCTTTGCCAAAATCACCGGGTACATTACAGCCACCATCTGAACACATTAAAGCACCTAATTCCTGTACTGCTTGGGAACATTCCATAATGGCAGAAAATTGTGGATACCCTACGCCTGCCACGGTACGTGTACGGCATACAGCAGAACTACCTATGCCAACCTTCACAATATCGGCACCAGCGTTTATAATATCTTCACAGCCTTCTGGAGTGACCACATTACCAGCCATGATAATGCTATCAGGACAACGCTCTCTTATAAGTTTAATGAAATCATGAAATACATTCATGTAACCATTGGCTACATCGAGACATAATAATTTTGGGATAGAACACGATTCTAAAAATATATCAAAATTGGCTAAATCATTAATACCTAAAGTATAAAATATATGCGTTTCAGAATGCGGCATATTACTTATACTATTAAAAAACCATACCAAATCCTCTATAGAATAATGTTTGTGTAATGCACAATACATATTTCGATTGGCTAAAGCTTTTGCCATAGCAAAGGTAGATACTGAACTCATATTAGCGGATATAATCGGAATACCTTCCATACGTTGATTGGAATGTAATGTTAAATATTTTGTCACCAGATTGATATCTTGCCTAGATGTAGCTCTACTTTTCTTTGGTACAAACATTACATCATTAAAATCTAATTTAATATCTTGTTCAATTATCATTATAATCTCTTAGAGTTGAACTAGATTGTACGCTTTTATGGTGTTGATAATCAAGTCACGATACTTTTGTGTCGTGTGAGACATACAGTGAAAATTATTTACACCATTCCAATATTCTTCTACAAGTTGTTTAGCTTCATCACGGTTTAACAATGGAATTTCGGTATAAAATTCTTCCGGCAACACACATGCGAAACATGTCTGTATACCACCTAATGAATCAAAATCTTCAAAAAAGGTAGTGTATGGTAGAGACAATGATTTATCCCGGAGCAATGCATTGTACATGGTAATTAAATCGGATAACTCATTAGTTATGCGTAATAAGCCTGCATAGTTATGAGCATTCAATATGATGAAGGTTTCATGTTTATCAGCCCATTCAACAGCCATTTTATTATGAGCCATACGTGCTATATGAACGGCTGCATGACCAGTTTGAAGACCATGTTGACCGCCACTAAGATAATTGCCGTTTACAAATGAATATAATCGCATTTTGTATCTTTCCTTTTAATTGAATATAAATAGTGTAAGATTTGGAGAATCAGATAATGTCAGTTCTTAAAGAGCTAATAAACGAATTTGCTATTTTTAGCACACCAACACCAGATGAAGATCAAATCACAACAGGTGATGGTACAGAAGATGAAGATGAAAGTCAAGATGAAGTACAATTTTCAGTAGATGGAAAAGGTACCACGGGAGACGAAGATCATGATGCTCATGATGCTCATGATCCTGAGACATGTCAATGCCCTTGCCATGACCATGAAGATGGTGAAGGTAAAGAGGGGATAGATGGTGATCCAAATATCGAAGTTTTAGAACCTGAAGAAGGGGATGAGAATGAAGAAGAACCTGAAGAAGGTGAATTCAACCTAGATGACGAAGACGACGAACGTAAATTTAAATTCTTTTAAGGAACAGCATGCATGGAAACATTACAAAAATTAATGGTTGAGGCAGAATTAGATGATATCAAAAGTATCATTTTAGCAGCGCACAAACATTATTATAAAGAAGTAGGTAAAATGAAGAAAAATATCAATGAAGGTGTGCTAGATTTTGATAGCAATGATCTTGGATTCATGTTTGAAGAAGCCAGAAAACGATTTTTAGCTGCTAAAAATGCAGTAAAAATTGCTAATAAATTAGGTGATCCTGAACAGAAGTCTCGGGTATTCAGAAATTTGAATCAATTACGCGCTTTGGTAAGCAGATTGACCAAAGCTATTACAACTGATTTGGAATCTATGGAACAGTCATTGAAGGGTAAGCAAATGTTTGATCAGCGACCAATCGACCGAACCAATCAACAGTTTGGTAGAAGTCAGCAACAGCCCATTGACCCTAATCGCCAACAACCTAAACGATTTAATCAGCCACAGCAGTAAATAAAAAGCCCCTTTCGGGGCTTTTTATTATCTATTGAATCCAAATGTTTGTTTTACTACTTTTTTGTCGTAATTATCTTCATTCATATTGAAAATTTCGGCTAAACTCATTTCGGAATCGGGAACAATAGCATCTTCGCCGTATAAATGGTTGACTAAATTGGCAGTTTTATCAACAGTCAAATTTTTGAACTCATATTGTGCAATCATTCGACCTTTACGTTTCAAAGCTGGATCAATTTGATCGAAATTGGTATTGAATGTACAAATAATCTGGAAATTAAGACCATCGCCCAAAATACCATCAGTAATATTCAATAAATTGGATACCGCCTGATTTTCTCCAGCTTCACGAGTCTTAATGACATTTTCAGCATCTTCAATGATAAGAATACTATTCTTATGCTTCAATAAGAAAGTCAAAAATGAAGGTTCTGACACCCTAGAACTCATATCCGGCGACACGTAGATGATATTTTTTTCTAAATTATTGATCAAATATCGTAAATAAGTCGTTTTTCCAGTACCATGCTTGCCATGTAGCAAAATAATACCTTTTTTGGAGTTTTTATCCAAAGACGCGAGAATTTTATCAGAAACTTCTTTAAAATCATCATTATAATGATTTTCGATGTCGAAATTTATATTTGTTTTGAGTACCATTTCTTGAAGAAATAGGCCGGACGGCGATTGGCAGATGAAATTTACACGTTTTTTGGTGTTTTTGATTTTGGTATACTTTGAAAGCATGGCATCCAAATAATTGAAAGCGCGCATAGCGGCTTCTTTACTTTTTTCTTCTACATAGGTGACAGCCATTTCCAAATAGTGCTGACCGTTATTATTATAATTGATACAAATACCAATTTTATCGGAATTATTGAACATGTAGATATGATCTAGATAATCTGTCGATAAATCTACATCCGAAAACCCATCTTCATCGTCATCTTCATAGGCTAAAGTATTTAATCCACGAATAATAGAAGTAATTGTTTTTTCAAAAGTAATACCATAATCATTAAACTCCATGACTGGTTGAAGTTTTTGGAAAGCAATTTTACTTTCTAATTGGATTGAACGTCTATAGGTATGATTATACATACATCCAAAATTGTCATAATAACAATTCATGTATGTAAGAGCCAAATCACCCGCATCTCTATTGTAGGTGTATACGATATCGCCCATTCAGTATCTCTCTTAAGTAAGTGTATAAGTATAAAGGATGTAACTCAGTTAATCAAGCAGCAGCTTTGAAGGCGTCAATAGCTTGTAAAGATTGATAATCATCATTGTTTGTCATGATAGCAAATAAATCACTCAATTCCATAAGATCATAAAGATATAATCGTTTAACCATTTTATAATTGAAGTGGTAAATACTTAACTCAAAAAATGGATTGCCAGCTACCCAATCAAAGGTTAACGTAAATTGTGAGTTATATATATTGACCACAGTGACTAATGATGTATAAATTTCAGGATTCAATTGTCTAGTTTCATGTAAGAACTGTTTTGTTGAAACCGTCTTATTTTTTCTATGGAAATTGACCAAATTTTCAACGTTAACCAAGTTCCACGATACAAATGAGCTGTTTTTTAATGATATCAATTCATTACGAGAATGATTGTTGAAATAAGTATTTTGCAGATACCATCCTATCTTTGGAATAAAGTTATTATAACCTTCAACATATTGAATTGTAGGTGCCAAGGCTTCTAATTCTGCGATCAAGTTATCTCTATTTTGAAAATTTCTAAATCTTAATAAATTTTCCTTGGAAATGGTCACAAGGGCAAACTTGTTGTAATTTTTTAGAATAATAAAATAGTCATTAGATTCTAAATAATCGGTTGATATGTAGATGACATTGCCGAAAAATGAATAATATTCATTGATATTTGCGTAATCATACATGGTATCTCTGAACGTTTTCTTATCGGTAATCATTTTTAGTCTCTGTTTTATGCGTTCTATAATTTTCATATATCGAACTATATGTCTTCCCAGCGCGTGTCATGGTGTATTCTATCATGTTCTATTATTTAGGGCCAATTTTTTAGTCTGTTATCCTACATTAAATGTGAGATGTGATAAACTACGATAGTCAAACATATCATTAGTTATATCGGCAATACTAACTTCCGTAACATTTTCGCATATGGCGTAAATATCGTCAATTATAAAAACTAATTTATCTAAATCTTTATCAGAACAACTAAAGTTTAAGTGTCCGTCTCGTAGAATGACTGTTGGGACTCCGCTTATGTTTAATATTAATCTAAGGTTTAGTTCATGTATTTCTATGGTATTAACTAGTACAACAGTATCGGCAGTAGAATATAATAATTTACCAAATACAATATCTAAATTAGATTTTTTTAGTTCTTCAGCAGACATATTTTTTATAGAATTTATGTATGCTTCTAATTCGTCAACAAGATTAATCATAAAGGCGGCATCATTGAAACATTGATAGATGTGGTAAAATCCGTTAATGATTTTCCCGTCTGTTCTTCAATGATTTTCGTCAATCGTCTAATATAGGATTGATATTTAAAATTATCGGAGGTCATCACTATATAATCTGCATACTTGGATAACATAGATACTTTAATTTTATCATTATGCAATAAAATTATTAAAGTATCGACATGGATATTATTAGAAATAATATCCACCATAAATTCTAATTTTTTGTCAATATAATTATAACTAATAGTATCATAGTGGTGGGTATTACGAGGATTGAATATCACATCTTCCATAACCATGAAAGGAGCAGACATGTTTAATATTTTTATATTCATAAAATAGTTCTATTGAGCCAACAGTTTATACTACATAGGAATAAAAGACAACAGGATGACACGCTGCTATTCATGTTAGAAATTGGTAGCGCTATTATATTTTGATGGTTTTTTAGACATTGATGCGAATATGTCATCAATCATATTATTATTTATTTCTTTTACTAACATATTAGACAAACTATATTCTATTTGGTCATTTATATCTGCTTTAAAAATTGCAACATATTCTTCCAATTCTTTATCTGTTAGGTAAGTAATTTTATCATATGAAAATTCTTCAACCGAGGTTTTTGACAAATCTTCCACTAAGGTTATTAAATTTTGATAATCTTGGGCAAATAACGCATAACTATAAGGTTCTTGAGTTATTACTGAGTAAATATTAGATGTTAACCATACCATTATTTTATTTTTATTGAATTTAACAACTAGGGTATCACTTTCACCGCCATGTAAATAAGCAGTAATGTTTATAAAATAAGATAGACGATTATACCTATCTTCTTTATCCATAGAATACTGTTTGATAAAATCAATTCCATTAACGGTTGATTTAGTTCTGTCGAATATATCGATATAGCGCTCCAATGGTGTATTTGTTCTGGGTCTATTCATATTCTTGTCGCGAAAGTCTATCAGGTTTAAACTTCGGCGGTTCTATAAATTTTATATTTTTATCGGTGAATTCTTCCACAGGTTCTTGTATTATATTTTCTACTATTTCAATTAATTGATTATAATAAGAACTAAAACTCATATCATATTCATCGAGTCGGTGTTCTGTAATTTTTTTACCAGATTTTATCCAAAATTTTATTGAGTTTGACTTTAATCTTATGAATATATTCAACTTTTCTTCTGGCAAATATTTAAATGATAATATTTCCATCTGCAACTCAGAAACTTTTGATTCTCGCATATCAGCGCGCCAGTTTGAAGTATGAAATCTTTTTATACCTTTACTATGTAATATTTCGATATCACATGTCTCATAGGTTTCATATAATTTATTCAATATTTCTGTTACAAAATTCATAATGTCGCCTATTTGAATTAGATATCTATTACTGTAAAAGTTGCCGGGCGCGGTGTAAAGGGATATATGGTGCATAAAAGGTGTATTGTTCATTACAATCATTAAGCATATCATTTACATTATCAATAGTTAAATATGTAAATCTATTATTAGTAAATTCTTCTATTGAAATTTGCAACAACTCTTCTACTAAAGTAAGAATAGTGTTATATATTTCTATATCATAGATATTATACATTAAATTGTCTAGACAATAAACACTATCATCCAACATAATAAAATTTATAAAAGCATGTTTAGAATCTTCAATGTATCCCTCAACCGATCCCAATGGACGAGGCGATGTATATCCATTTTCAGTGAAATATATTTGTCGTATTTCTGATGAGATTTTTAATAATTGCTCACCTATTTCTTTGTCGAAATAATATTTCATTATAAGTCATTCACTTGTTTAATAACTTTATCGATAACGTCTATATCATGTTGTTCTTTACAAAATTTTTCATACTGATCTGAATAATCTATGAAATCAATAGGTGTATTTAAATAGTAATCCATAAAATATTGCTTACTAAGCATTTTAGAATAACCAACAAACGTCTCCATTTGAGCCATGATATCGGATGCCGTATATCTACTAAGCAATTTTGATTCGTCATTTTCATTTACATAGTGAAAACTACCATGTGTAAAATCTTCAATGGATATGTTCAATTGATTTTCAATGAATTCTAATGAATTGTTAAACCATTCTATATCATCTTTATAAATTGGCATCTGATTTAATACAACAACCATAGAATCAATAGGTGTATTATATTCTATTAATATCTTTGATGACTGTTTCTCAAATATATTATGGATTTTACCATAAATTTCAGACACATACTCAATGTGTTTAATATATTCTTGGGATTTTATAATTTTATCTAATTTAGATTGACTATCTATTTGAGAATGTTTCATTCTAATATTCCATACCTTAATAAGATTAGGCATGATTCTATCACATGAATGATAAATGTGGAAGTATTAAGAGATGGGAGTGGTCACTATCGTATTATTAGGCATAATGACTTTAGATACATTATAACTACCCCAACCCACCATTTGACCTGTAGCACGATCCCCGCTTGCATCATAAAAACTTACTGTTGACGCATCGCCCGTAACACTTACTGTATATCCAGCACGTTGAGAAGGATTTCCGTAGGAATGTGCTATACGGTTGCCAACACCACCATATACTTTAGATGATGTTCCATCACCCCATGCAACTATTACAAAAGAATTTACTACAGTATTGGGTAGGGATATCGAAACTTCAGACGGAGCCTGTAGAGAATTATTATAAAAAATTACTTGTAGGGGATATAATACGGTCATAAATAGATCATCAGTTGTCTATTATTTAGAATTTTATTTTCAGCTCTATACCTAAGCATGGTATTTGTTACAATTTCTGAATTTAAACGATTTTTCCTTAAGTCAATTAGATATCATAGCATAACTTACCTATATTATATACCATCTTGATATAGTATTAAATCTAAATATAGTAAACACGATTATACCATGAAACTATCCTACTCTTTTATTAATTATCTAGTGGAAACCTATAGCATAACAGAATCCTTTAAAGATGCTCAAAATCTCTTTTCTAAAGATAATGATGATGTAACCGTTGATGAAACCTTAAATAAATTTAAACAATTACTAAACGCTAACAGAATCAAACCAGAATATAAAGATATAACCCAATGGATGAAAAAACCCTTCGAAGAACTTCATAAGTTCGTTCGTCAATTAGAAATAACCCCATCAGGAAAACAAACCAAGAAAGATGTTAAAAGTAATTCGATCACTTTAAAAGTATTTGGAGATTGGATAGCACTTATTCCATTAAGTAAAGGAGCCTCATGCTTCTACGGTAAGGGAACTGAATGGTGTACAGCAGCTACTAAGTCAGATAATTATTTCGACAGCTATTTTGATCGCGGAATTACTCTTATCTATTTTATTAATAAATCTCATGGAACACGTTTTGCAGTTGCTATTGGTAAAGGTAACGCCGATTATGTAAACACTGAATGTTTCGATGAAAGAGATAATACAATTTCTCGTATGGAATTGGCTAGTGAATTAGGTATATCCGAAAATGAATTATGGCATATCGTTCTTGATGCTAGTGAACATGAAAAAGTGCAATCAACCCGAGATACATCAGTATATACTAAATTAGCAGAGTTTGTTAAAGAGTTATTAAATAAACATGTTAATGATAATGCAGCATATCATTCATTTTTAGAAATTGGTAAGACTTTAGACGATGAAAAATTACCCAAAGCCGTGGATGCTGCAACTATAGAAAAATTGAAGCAAAAACAAAAAGACTGCTATGCCTCTTATATTCGATATCATATTGGTTTAGTTATGGATTCTTTAAAATTAATAAAGCATTTATTAACTAAACCCGAAGAAGAATTGTTGAAGTACAGCATTTATATTAGAGGTTCATTGAGTGAGTTCCTTCGGCAGGCAAATCGCTTGCCCAGCGGCTTTGAGAAATATGGTGATGCTACAGATATCAATGAAATTAATAAAGCAGAAAAAACTACTAGAAAAATTCTTGATGCTATTCATAAGCAACAACAAGCACAACAATAATCCTAATAATACTATAAGGATAATAAAAAATCCTACTCCAAATAATGAAATACACCTTGCGTAAATTCTTCTATAGATACATCCAATGCATCTTCTACAATAGAAAGTAATTTATTATATTTGATTACACCGATCAAAGGGTGAGTAGCTTGCATTAATGTATATTCTATTGTAGGGGTCATTATACCTGCCACATGCTTTGAACCATTCTTTGAGATATCAAGAGCCATAAAAATAATACGTGGTAACACATTAACAAAGAATGGCACCCCACCAAAAACAGGTGCTTTACGCGGGGTGGCTTCCAGAGTAATATTATTGATGAGATATCCAGCGGATCGACCCACACAAAAATTAATCGTGTAGATATCGCAGGGATGATCTAGCATAAACTCAAGGTCTATATAATTTTGAATCATAACTCAATACTCGCTCAATCCGATTGTACATTTTATAAAATTCTAACGGTTCTTTATATTTAAGTGACATGATAAGTAATATCGCAATAAACAAAGAAAAATTATTCCGGGTGATAGGTAAAAGCATATTTAGTATATTCCTCAATAGGAATTCCCGTAATATCTTCAACAATAGATAATAGCTTATTATATTTCTCTGGGCCTGGATAATTAATAATGCCGCCATTATAGTTAATAATATCTTCACTAAAACCATACAAGATATAGTTACATTTTTGGTTTGAAAGCGGCCGTTTGACGGCTGGAAGCGCAGTAATGGATAACGAGGGAGTACGTGTGTAAGTGCCACGTTGGCTAATTTGAACTTCAAAGTTAAGCGCATTGATATAAAGATCTTTGCTTAATGTATGAGTAAAACTTACTTCATATGCTCGCTCTGGATTAGCAATGATGTAATCCAAATCCATGTTATTTGATTTAATTTCGTCTTCATACATACAAATATTTCCAATCTATATTCTCAACCATCCCAGAAGTCTAACATATAAAACGCCATCTTACTAGGCAGTTTTTATTGTGTGAAATCACAATCCACGGTGTTGTCCTTCACAAAATTTAATCGAATAAATATTACTTATCCCAAGCATTGTACGGAATTATTGTTAATTCTACACTATCATCCCAATCACCTTTTATAAAACAAAAAGAACTAACTTTCATATCAGACATTTCGATTCCCGTGAGTCCACGATTACGTAAGCCGATACTCAGTAATTCCAATAATTGTTGGTGTGTTATTTTAACTTTCATTTCTTATCCTTATAATTAATAGTATAATTAATAAATTCTTCAATGGTAATGCCTTCATCTGTCATAATTCACTAAACCTTTCATCAAAAAATATCCCATTGTATCTACTATCATCCATGTAGGTCAAACTACCTTCTGAATACTCTTCAATAGTTACTTCTGTCATATTTTCAATAAATCGAAACAATAAATTAATAAGATGCTCCGCTTCTCCATGCTTATCATCCATCATAAGTGCAACATGATCATTATTGATATTTAAATTTAAAGTATCTCTCATCATCATTTTAGCATGTTCATTTTCTCTTACCTGAATAATAAAAGATATTCCATAATGATTGCCATCTCTGCTCACATAAGAAAAATCATGTCTAAGATCAGGTGTCATAGGATAATTCATGATGGATCGCTTTATCTTACTATAAGAAAAAGCATCGGAAAATGTGAAATCACTATAATTCAACCGATTGAATATTTTTTCAATCCGATTGTAAATCTTATAAAATTTCAAGGTTTCTGTGTACTTGTGTGCTATACTGTCATCATCTAGTAATGTCATGCTTCTTCTACCATTAAAAATATGTTATACCTACATAAGGCATATTAAACAACACGGATGTAGTTGAACCGTAATTTTTATTCAAAAATTCTTTCATTTCCAGATCAGACAAATAATGAAAGGTTCCATGAGTAAATTCTTCAATAGGTAAACCTGATAAATCCTCCACGCGAGCGAGCATATCATTATACCACGATAAATTACCCGTTACGGCTGATGGAGTAGCATTCCATCTGAACATTTGCGATTTACCCTTAGTATCATGCATATTAAATAATATACACGAATCGGATGCTTTAATATAAGAATCACCGATCATATTTTTCATCATTCTAGCGTGACAATAAAAAAATTCATTCAGGGTTCCACTCTTTAACCATGTTTGTACATCGCCCTCATAAATAATCGTACTCATTTCTCGGGATTCTGCTACAACATAATTACCCAAATATTGATTCGCTTGCAATGTTTTTGGAACGACTATCTTATTAGACTCTTTCGTCTTATCATCTTTCTTGAACCAATCAAACATGGGCATCTTCCTCACCAAACAGTTATAGTCCCCAAAAGTGTAGCAGATTACAATTCAATTAGTCAACCAGTTCATATGTCTATGGGACAATTCTTCTCTAATATTGTTCGCATTCTTTAATCTTTGTATACAGTTGAGACAAATTTGTCTCAGCACTAGTTTTATATACATCTTCTCTTTTAAGATACATTAATTTTCCAAAAATTTTTTAGGGTCATGTCAATACATCATAACCGAACACTAAAAAATTGTCCAGAAAAAATTTTATTAGCCTAAAAGCCTGTAATATGATTTTGATATTCTATAAATTTTTTACTAATAGTCAAAAATTCTTCTATAGTTAGACTACCTTTCATAATATTCATTATATTAGTACACAACACTACATTGTCTTTAGTATAACCTTTGACGCTATTTACTCTATCTATAGACCATGTAAAATTCTTGTCATCTATATCAAAGGGTATTCCACTATAACAACAACAACCATTTTGGTATTTAAATAATTCCTTTAAATAATTTTCGTCAAGATCAAATTCTCTGTCCCAATCCATGGCTCTTCGTTTTGCTGATGTTAATCTATATTTGAATATATTAGCTTTTTGATAAGCTATATTATATTCTATTTTGGTTAGCCGCTTTGCATCATCAGACATTATATTTTTATATTCTTGTTTTCTATCTTCACGAGTACATTTCTTACACTTACTACATCTTCGTTTATAAAACATTAATGGATCGCATTCACCACAACTACATCGTCTACGAGAATTGGAATTATCTTTATTTTTTCTACTTATACAAGTTTTACATTCATATGTTCTATATTTGTAGAATTTGGTAGAGTCAGTTTCTCCACATTTGCAATTATGTATTACTTTATGTTTCATATTTATATACCATTATCTACTATTTAGTAAACAATAATATTAATGAAAAACTTATTTACTAGAAATAAAAATATAAAAAAATTTTTATATTGATTTGATATACGTTCAGGCTCAGCCTAGGGTATAGGGGGCTATTGTATTAAATAAAAAAAGTAATTGATTAAAAACTTAAACTTGTCTCAGCATGTATAGCATACCACACCCTACCTGTACCCTAGCTGAACGATAGCCCAGCCTGTTCATGGTACGTTCAGCTATGCTATGGTAAAATAGGGATGTGGATGGGAAGCATAGCAGTGACAGCATAGGACATAGTAAAGCCTAGACACATGCGCCAACATATGCTAGGCTCTTGGTTACTGTGACCCGTGACGCATGATAAGCATAGCACTAAGGTTATGTCATGTCAACCATTGACACATAAGTATGCTATATGCTACGATAGCAGCACAGCCTGTACCTATTGACCAATAACCCAGATGCTTGGCAGTATGCTTGAATGCTTGAGGGATGGAAGTGGTCAGTCTGTCATCAGTGAAGACAGAGGCAAGGATGATACACAGTGTAGCACACAGTATGCCCATAGCACAGGATGCAGCACAGATATAGAAGATAGTTAGCAGGGTGAGCATAATTGGCCTATCGTTTGTTGAGGATGGTAACGGTATGCGCCATAGATAGGCGAGCAGCGTCAGCATAGGAGATGATGAGCTTACGTCCATCAGAGTACACGGCCTTACAGTGACCATTGTACTGTTCAATAGCGAACAGCGTCAGTCCAGCGGTGAGAGAGGCGACAGTGGCAGATGACATAGCAGAGTTCCCCTTGATGATGGGTGCAGTATACAGGGATTATTATAGAGTGTCAAGCATCCAACCCACGATAGGCTTCGTTATAGGCCACGTCGCCGCTGATTTCAAGCGCATAGATGGATGCACTGTCAGCCAAGTCAGCAAGCTCCATCATGATGTTGTACAGTTGATCATCGTGACGGCAGGAGCCGTTAGTAACGATATGGATATAGGCAAAGGCATCATGCCACGGGCCATCGCTGTTAACATCGCGCAGGCACAGCACTTCTTGATCTTCACCACGGAAGCTGAACCAATAGGCGATGGTGGCGATGGTGGCGATGGTGGCGATGGTGGCGATGGTGGCATTCAGGATGGACATGGGCTTGAGCCTTGTTGGATGGTGTGGGAGTATTCTAATAGAACTATATCATCCTGTCAAGCATTCAGCGCGTCTTGCGAATGAGATAGTTCAGCAGTCGCAGACGCGATGCACCTTCTTCGCCTACCCATTTCAGGTCAGCGCCATATTCGAACGGTACAGGGCGGTTTGTGATGCCTGAATGTTCCGGCCAACCCATTGCATACTTGTCCGTCAAGTTGAAAGCAGCGGAATCTGTCTTACCCAGACTTGACACGTTAAAGCAGATGCCTCTATTAGGATAAAGAATGTCTTCAGCCTTCACACAGTCATGCAGGGCGAGCAGACGCATGTGATAAGTCTTGCGGTTCATGGTGGATACTCTCAGTGATTGGTTGAATGTATTATAACAGAATGAATCAGGCTGTCAACACTTCCCTGAGATATTTTTGAGGAACCAACATCGCCACATTATCTTGACTATCCCTGAAAATGGGCGATATTCTACCAATATCATCCACATAGGCCCAGAGCCTTCCAGCAACGTCGTCACGCACCAGCACGACAACATGGCGACAACCATCTTCAGGAGTTGTCGCCGCCTGTTGTAGAGCTTCCTTGAAGGTCACACAGTGATAATGATCAATGACTTGATCACCGTCGATTTCATCCCATGAGACAGTTTCCACATCCCATTCATACTGGACAGCCATCAGAATGACTCCACATCATAGGATGGCGGATAACGGCGTTCGAATGCGGCATCATCGTAAGGAAATTCACCGATGGGGAACTCGACCTCAAGCGATGGCACCATGATCACATTACCAGCTTCCGCATATGCCGCTTCATGAGCCGCAGTTTCGGCAAACAATTCATTGACGTAGGCTTTGGTATCAGTAGAAAAAATCATGATGCTTGACCGGGTTGGTTGGTATGGGACTATTATAAAAGAATTCTAGCCCATGTCAAGCATTCTTTTTAGTAATCGCTGGTACAGTATCCCTCATTGTTCACGGCACCAGCCAATTTTGTGAACAGCATGTAGTTGGTGGTCTTGCACTCTGCGGCAATTTTTGCTAGTACACGTTTGCTAGTGGCACCCGAACAGATCAGATCATCCACGAAAGCAATGAAAAATTTCTTTTTGGTAATGCTTTCGTCAATGAGAAAATCATACTCGAAATTGTGTTCGATTTTTCTTCCATGTGATTTTTCGCGTGGCTTGCGAACATAGATCATATAAAATTTGAATCTCGGCTTTTTCGTTGCCAGCCACAACGAAACTGCGGTTGCCGTTGCAGTCCCAGACATGCCAGTATAAGCCAGCACCGGAATGGCCTTGTGGGCTTTGGCATCAGCGATCAGCTTTGCAGCGATAGCAGCAGCTTTCTGCCACATCTCAGCGGGAGATTGAGCGAGAGAATAATGCGTCCCGCGAACTGGTGAAGTCATCACATGGTCTCAGTTGGTTGGAATAATAGTATTCTATTACAATACAACTAGCTTGTCTAGATAGACCTCATAAAGGCGTACATCATAAATATCGTTGAAATGATCGTCACCAAATTCATTACATTCATTGCAACCAGCACTGTCCGTTTTGTTAACGTCCAGCTCAGGATCGAATGTTTGAAGTAGGGCAATCAGTTCTCTGACTTTCATGACAGTTCACCTATTGATGATGGGTTTATTATACCCTATTTTATTACGTTGTCAATATATTCTTTGAAATTATTCAAAGGGATCGTATATTCAGACCATTTGCTGTTAGGAGCTTCATGTGGAAAAATGCGCAGTCTCATACACCAGTCATCCAGCAGAATGGGATGATGAGTAACACCACGATGACAGCCATGAGGATATGAACACCCGTGGGGTTATCCGAAAGTTTTGCCATGATCACTATCCAGTATGGAATTCAGGCTATTATAATAGAAGTCCGCAGCGATTGTCAAGTAAAGAATGCAATGAGTCCAGCAATGAGCCAGCATAACAATGCAAGGCCACCACTCCAGACAGCACCTGTTCCGTATCGTCTGTCATTACCATAGAGATAACCGATTAAAAACAATGCATCAAAGATGGCAAAGCCTACACCAACATAAAGGAAAAGATTGGTCATGCCTATGCTATTCATCAGGCTGAACCCGTTTCAATCGCCAATATGAATTCCCATAGTCTGAATCGGGTTCATAGAACCATGCTTCCACAATATCTTTTGCATCCTTCAAAGCCATGCCACGCATAGCACGCAATGCTTTGATGGCTGCGACTTTATCTTTAGCGTGGCAATGGTTTCGCAGCATGTTATATTCACCATCGGTCAGACATGGCACGGAGGCTAAATCTGCGATGGTTGGTGCAATATGAACAGGCCATGCAACACGAATGATACCACCATTCAATGCCAAGATGAACACCGATGGGCAGAGTTCCACCATTTTCCAAAAAACTTCATCACGTTTAAAGTCATGCAACATGCATTCGCGCATGCCTTTGACAATAGCTTGATGTTCAGCATTGAGTTCAAACATGATAAAATCCTTATATAGTAGGCAAGCATTCTAATACAAAGAAACTGCCGTGTCAATCCCCAATGGACAGGCTTGTCAACCTTTGTTTTCCATCATCAGGCAAAATGAGTCAGTCATGTAACGAGGTTCCCCATTAGGCTTGGAACCGTCCTGTACGATCAATGGAAGCGTTTGAGTAACGACTTGCTGATAACCCTTATGACGGGTCTGCCAGCATGATTGTAAGCGTCTGTATGAGCGTTAAAGCTTCCTCCACGCTCACATCCAGAGTAAGGTCTTTCACGTCGAGAATCATGGTTATGCCTTGCGTAGCAAATCAATGGCATCCAATCGAGTTAAATCACCCCTATCACTATGAAAAATATATCGTTTATCTTCGCCAAAAACTGTGATAATGGATTTTCCATAACGACTGAGACTATTGACGAAATCGGTATGATAAGGAACATCATATACATCCATAACCAAACCACCGATACCAACCCATGCAGCATGACCAGCCGCACAAGATGTATTACGAGATTCGCAATGAAAACTGCTCTGATTATACTCGGCATCCGTTACGTTATGTTCCAGATGATCAGCCAGATCACGACAGTTCTTTTGGGTATCATGCATGGGAATAGTCCAGATATTCAGCGGTTTCAAGCTCGGCACGGATGGCATCAGCTTGGGCAAGTTCTTCAGTAGTGAAATAGGTTTCCATGAGGAACATTCTCCTACAATGCTAGAACATTGTCAATGCTTTTTTGAGCATGGATGCACTGGCAAGAATGTACACCATTCCGTATAATCATTGTATGTTCGGCCCCATAAACTCTGACCTGTTCCGCATTCTTTACAATACCTGCGATATGGATTACCATCAGGGTCTGGCTTCCACGGTGACAACCATGTAAACAGACAGGTAAGTAAGAACAACCACAGAATGACCCATAGCACCATCATGATGATTCCATGCCAAGGGGAATGGTTCAGCATGTCAGCAAGGAACATGAACATATTATGCATTATCGTGTCATCCGAATCAGATGGTTCAGCAGCGACAAGCGTAGCTTACCATATTCACCTGTCCATTTGTTGCGGGTATTCATATACACAGCTACAGCACCAGCTTTAGGATCAATGTATGTATCATCATACATTGAAGGAGCAGGAACAGGAAAAATCCAATCACCGCTATACCATGTCCATGATTCCTGATACTTACGTACTAACGGCGATACGTAAAACTCGCATAACGTGTCCAAATTGCCACAGATACCAGTCCTATAGTTAGAAGGATAGTTACCAGCCTTAACCATAGTGCGCAATTTGATGAGCAGCTTATGTAATTCATTGCGAGTCATGCTGGTGTCCATGATTAAATGATGAGCCATTATAAACAAGTATGTACCGTAATGCAAGAACTATTTTATTATAATATCTATTGACAATTGTATTATATGTAATGTAAAATAGGGATGTGGATGGGAAGCAATGGATGGCGACCTGTTAATTCAGGCTGCTACCCTTTGGAGATAGCACGGCATTGAGTAGCCGTCAGGTGTTAATTCACCTTTGTCCTATCCTTTAAGAGGTAGGCTCGCACAAGACTTTAGCTTTACTGATATGTAATGGTTTTGATGAGGACTGAGCTACCTTGTACACGACTCAGTGCATAACTCACCAGCGGAATATTTGAGGATGTTACGACAGATTGTGTCGTGATGCTAGGGCCATTGCTTGCCAAAATTCTACCAGTGAAGGTAATCATACCACTCTGAGCCATGACAGCAAAGAGAACTAGATAGAGCAGAATGGCAATGAGTGTTTTCATGGTATTATTATACCCTATCACTGTGCATGCTGCAAGCGCCAATCGAAACCATATTGCGTGGTAAGGTATCCTTCGATTTCCTCGACAGTGCGCCGATCACGAACACCATAGCTGCCCACCGTATTGTAACGATTGTCACGGAAGGTAAAACCATCTTCCACAATAGACCAATCATCACCCTGCGGAGACGCACCATAGATAGAAGCCTGTGCACCAGTAAGGGCATGTTTCCAAACCATATGGGGGATCACTTCAAAACGGTATGCTTTCGACATGATGGGGTTTCCCTTGAATGATGGGATTATTATAACATTGTCACATGCTAGTAGCAAGCTTTTTAGTAGGTTATTGTAACGACTTTCACATTCTGTGATGTATAGCTTACACCATACATCGCCAGCTGTTCAGGTGTTGGTGGTGTGACCGTGATAACCTGCTGCGCTGCGGTATTCTTTCCCGAACACTGCGCAACAATCTTGCCACTATTCGATACATGCGTATCACATGCGTCCACAACCATAACCGATATGGAAAAGGATGCGTGTGATTGTGCCGCATGAGCTATGCCCATGCATAGCATCAGCAGCATGAAAATCAGGGTCTTTGGCTTCATCAGGTGCGTTCCTCATAGGGGGAGCCAGACTTCCACGTATCCACCGAACATTGATCCGTATGGCGTGAATAGAGACAAGTCCAGTATACTACACCATTTTCAACTTTGTCCAGCGTATAGGACAATCCACGATACTTGATTTCGGGAAGAATGTTGTCCATGCTAATGTTCCTTGGTTGATTTATATCCTACAATATTTCAGATTGTCAAGCAACTTTTGTCAGTTTACGCTGAAACCGTTTGACCTTTTGACAATGCTTGAGAATACGCACCAGTCTGCTACGCTGCGGTTCCAACATGCCGTTAGCAGAGTTTGCAAGGATTTCAAACGTCAGTTCAGCACGTTTGTCACAATACTCGGCAAGTTGAATGACCATGATTATTACTCCAATTCATTAAGAATTTTGGCAATCTTTTCCGCAGCAGTCAACCGATTTTTCCACGGAATATTCACATCGAGTTTGATGTATTGATCTTCATCATCTTTATTGACAATATATGTCGGTTCAAAGTCAAATTCATGTTGGATTACAAAATTCGGCATGATGAATCTCCTTTTGATGCGTGTATTATAACAGAATTGAATCAATGGTGCAAGCGTTGTGCTATGTCAGCACCATTTTCGTATGCATCATTCCAGATTTTATCATCAGCAGTAGGACAACCCACTGCATCACCAAAATGCCACATCTGCACAAATCCCAGAATGAATGCAAAAATATGCAACCGACGAATGGTAATCATGACGATTTTCCTCTTTGGTAATGCATTATATTCCTTTTGGGCAATCTTTGCAAGGAGTATTCTTAAAATATAGTAGTTGACAATCCATTATATGTAATGTAAAATAGTATGGCAGGATGGGATAATACTGTTAAATTTTTATTGATGATGCAAAAGAAAATCCCAGACCGTTGCCAGTCTGGGATTTATTGTGTTAGAAGCTGGGATTACGTTCGTCAATATGACCCTGTACCATTGACCATGTTCCGCCTGTACGCTTCCATGATGCGCTCAGCTTGCGACGATAGTACACGTTGCCAGTAGAGGTCACAACTCGCTTGAATGACTCGCTCATGCTGACGATGGTGCCATCAGGGTAATAGTCGCCATTGAAGCCGTATGATACTTTGGCACCAATCTTTGGAGCAATGGTAACATCAAAGCGCGGGGATAGCCATTCACCACCATCGACCGCCAGATAGTGATTGCCATTGTTCAACGCATTGGCGCTGTCTGCGATGGCCTGCACTTCTGCAAACGAATTCCAATCCCAACGAGACTGGTATGCATTGTCAGTCTGGTGAACGTCCTTCACGTCAACCACTTTGCCATGATTGATCAGGATTTTACCATCATTGATCAGAAAGTACAGCATGGGAATTCTCCGTTTCGGTTGGTGTGGGAGTATTATAACAGAACTTATCTGCTTGTCAAGAATTCATCGACGCACTTTATGCTTAGCACGATAGATACGAGCTTTGCGATGTTTTGAGTGAAAAATAACTGGTGACCATGAATAATGATGTTCATTATGAGGAGGCATGGTAGTAATCCTGTTCAGAGATTCTATTCTATCACAGTGAATCAGAATTGCAAGCAGTATTTTTACGATACTTAGCAGGGTTGGTTCCCCATCCACGACCCTATTTTATCATATCCATTATGAACGTAAGCTGAATGGGAGCCTATAGCTCCCTATTGATTATGCTTGACTTTCTTGATCGTCTGGTAGGTTTCCATCTTCATTCTTTTCCAGCCGTGAGCTTGTGAAAGCATACCGGACAGTATATCGCAGTGAATGGGATACCATCAATGTCGATTTTCCAATCATTGAATACAGCCGTTGCATATGTAACTGATCGCCTGCATTCAACACAATGCACCAGAATGTTATACGCTGGCGTATTAGATTCATTGATAGGACTGAGCGGAGCGAAGTTCATGGCAACCCTGTACAAGAATGATAGTGCTATTATAACAAAGTATAATACAAAAGAAAAGCCCTGAAAAGGGCTTTTCTTGATGAATCATGCGGCCTTGAGTTCAGCCATTTTTGCAGTAAGCGTCCAGAGTGCGCGATTCAATTTCGTATCCTGATCCATGCCCGTGATTTCACGAACCTTACGAATCTTGCCAGTCTTGCCGCGACCGTCCATACCACCCTGAATCACGTTTTCCTGAACCCGATTGAACACCTGCCACAAGCTATTGCCAGCATCTTCATTGCGGCGAGCTTGCAATACCTGTGCCGTAGTGATCGGGCTGGCATCTTCACCAAACCGCAAGGCAAGCGCACCTTCAGCCAGAATCATACGTTCCTCCACACCCAGTGTCAAGCTGCGCATGCTGTCAACAAGCGCAGTCACGTCCTTTTGACGTTCCATAACACTGTAAACACCCTCGACAACATCATCCATGATGTTACCTTTGTGACGGATACGAATATCCTTTTCAATGTCTCCACAGACCAGACCGTTCGCGCAGACATAGCGAAACATGCCGCCAAGAATCTGATAGGATGACGTGCCATCATGGCTATTCAACACTGCAATTTCGTGCGCAGCTTCGGGATTGGAAATATCATTCACATGACGCAGACGAATCAAATGACGGGTATAGTCATGGCGATCTGCGATACGGGTACGCGACTGCGAAACCGAGAAGGGCTGAAATCCTTCATGCTGCAATGCTGCCAGTACTTGACTGGTCGGAATATAGGCATAGCGTTCGCTGCGCGTATGATGTGGCACGACTGCGAAAATAGACGGTGCTACGCGCATCATCTGATCGACGGTCAGTGGATTGTTGTCATTACTGCGGATGGTGGAAAAAGAGCGCATACGGGTTGCAAGACGACCACTCATGATATTACCCTCTTTGGCTTGGAAGAAAGATTTTCTAATCGCTAGGTTGCCTAGCCGATGTGTGTATATTACGCCTTTGTACCTTAGCCGTCAACCAATATATTTCACCATTTTTCGGAAATACTTGTTGACAATTGTATTATATGTAATGTAAAATAGTATGGCGGATGGAGAACAATACCCTACGCAACAAAAAGGTGAAGCAAGATCGACATTCGGCATAACCCGTTAATACCTACTCACTCCACCCGATGGACGTTTTACCATTTATTCTTTGCGGCCATGATACCATCATGGTTTTTGATGAACCAGTGTGCAAGCTTTTGCATAGCATCGCCTTCACTGGCTGCTTTGATCTTGCGAAATTTTACGCCTGCATCCTTGGTAGCATTGCTATGCATGGCAGGTGCGTTAATTTCAGCGGAGCCATCTTTGCCAACATGAACAAGGAACTTCATGAATGCGGGATCATTTTCGGCGATGTTGTTTGAATACTGGGTTTTTTGAGTGAATGTGATGACGATGGTTTCGCCAAGAATGTTGGCAACGCGAGCATATACCATAGAATCAGGGAATGCATACCGTACCATGATGTTGAAGGCGGTGCAGATATTGGCTTGCTGTTCGGACATATTGGCGTTTCCCTTGATGATGGGAGTATTATAACAGAATTGTATCAGCTGTCAAGCATTGAATCCTTGCCATATCGACTGCGAACCTGAAACGGTTTATCAGCAAAATGGCTTGCTTCCATGCTGGTGCAATGCTTGCGCACTCGACCATCTGAGCCAGCCAATGGCTCACCATTTACATCCACACCTTGCACGATCCACCACATACCATCCACCCCGATGATCTTATCCCACTGTGCCCAATATCCGCACCAGTGATACAGACCCATATAGCGAGCATCGTTCGGTGCCGCAACTTGCGCATAGCTATTGCCACCGCGAGCTACTTCAGGATGATAAATGCGAGCCATGATCTTATCCCTTTGTGATGATGGGAGTATTATAATGGAACGTCAGCAGACTGTCAACTCGTTTTGCCAAAAATATGCTGGACTAGGACTCAATATGGTAGGGTTATCCAACATAACACCACGCCTACCAGTAGAAATTGCTCTAGGAACACCACCAAAAATGTCGTGACATACTTCCTCGTCAACTACAGTTCCAGCACCATACTTAACAGTTTGTACGCGAGTGCCAATGGGGAATGATTCATCAGACATTAATGGCGTTCTCTTGGTTGATGCAAGTATTATAATGGAACGTCAGCAGGCTGTCAACTCTTTTTGCCAAATGATGGTTAATCGAGTAGGCGCGCATATGTGCCTCGTGTTATTTTCTCCATTCATCAGAATGGCTACCTTTAGCGAGGAGGATGGTGGGATTCGAACCCACAATATGATTCAGATTGTAACAATACTCTAACAGGTTTATTCATGTTGACTCGCGAATCAATCAGGGTTTATTCTGTTATCCTACTGTCCTATATCCTTATCACATCACAACGTGAACACGTTGCCGCTCCGTGCACATCCCCACAGTCGATTCTGTTACCGCTAAAGCTCTCGATTGTGTAATTGTATTATACAACACCATTGCAGCTTGTCAACACCTTTTTGCAATATACCCTAAACCAGTACACCACGGCTTCACAAGGGTATATCACAAAAAGTCCTGATAACTTACGTCAGCGGATGGTATGAGCATCTTGACATATTCCGAAAATTATAGTATCCTTACATTCCCGGTTGTTGTATCAGGGATGAAACCTTGTCAGTTCGTGATGAGACATTGACCGGATACGCGGACAAACTTGCCCGAGTTTGCATCCTTGAACTCCCAGCCATCGGAATGATCCACCGTGGCGATCTTGCCCGTAGAATCACCCTCATAAATCACCTTGCCGCCAGAGTAGCAGACGATATGCCCAGCATCACCCAGCGCACCCCACGATGCCTTTTCCGCATCGGTACAGCCTACCAGCGTGGTCAGTGTAGCAAATGCGACGATGGTGAAGATCAGCAGCTTTTTCATGGTAACCTCATTGTTGATGGAATAGAGACCAGCACGCCACACTTGCAAATTAAGCGCCATACTTGCTTACGCAGAGGTATCTTGCAGCAGAGGTACATTGTAGCCGGTTGAAATGGTGGGTCGGGCGGGGTTCGAACCCGCGACCAAGAGATTAATAGAAGTATCCTCATTGAAGATACTTGAATAAGTCTCCTGCTCTACCAACTGAGCTACCGACCCATGAATTACATTATACAGCTTGGAACGGTACTGTCAATCATTATTTACATAGTGAAGCATTCTAGCTTACCAAACGTGCTAGGCGCTATCCTAACATTCTAATCCCATACGTGTGATAGGAAACGCTTATCCTTGTCGCCTACAGTTCTGTTTTGTATAGGTGTAAGTATCGTTTAAGAATGCTTCACTATGTGAATATTCGGTTTCGTAACCAACGGTCAGGCCCAAAGGGCAAGGTTTATCCTGATCTATCAATTACCACTCAGCTTAGTAGCCCGGTTTATTGCCCCATTATCCACCGAAAGTTTCTGGGGTTGTAATACATTATACAACATGAAACAGTATTGTCAAGTTAATAATGGTCGAATTCTCTGACTGTATGTTGGGATCAATGCTTTTAAAGGATGCTTCAATAGGCGTATCAGAATCCCCAAGACTCTGCCGTTTCTATTTAACATTTATCCTATGTTCGGGTTACCATACCCGATCAGTCATTCCCTGCATGGCCCTACAGCTAGGCTAGTTGGTACAGGTTTCGCACCAGAGAACTCGCCATTATTAACTCATTACTTCAGCAACTATCGTCACAGAATCCCGTGTATTGACATTGGAGCGAACAATAACCAGACCTGTTCTGAACCTTGTCCACACAATCAGGGCAAGCATACCATGTTTCACCATTGCTGGATTCACTGTTCATCTGTTCGATTGGCAACTCATTACGGCAGCTGCCCACATCGCACATCACAAGTTTGGTTTCGTTTTCCATGTGATTATTATACAACTTGAATGGTGCATGTCAAGCATTTTGAATGGGCAGGGAGGGATTCGAACCCACGAAGATTAGAACCGATCAACTCGATAATAATCGGCAACAATGTTGCCACACTGGCCTTACTGTACAGCCGCTATGCCATCTGCGTACAAACCCAATCAAAACTCTTTGTTGCGAGCATTCTAATACAATGCTCGCAACGCTGTCAAGCGTTACGCGGCCAGCGATTCCTTGACGAAACCTTTGACAGCGTTGAAATCCGCGACCACGGTACGCTTCAGACCCAGATGAACGGAATACTCGCCAGTCTCGGCATTCTTGTACACGAAACCCATGTTCGGCGACTGCTTTCCTTCCAGTGCGCCAGTCTTGGAAATCGTATAGAACGGCTGACCTTCATCACGATTCAGCACGAAACCAGTACCCTTGACGATGGAAGCTGCGAACTTGCTCATGATGTTGCCCTTGTTGGTTGGTGTGAGGTAATTATAACAGAATGTTTCAGGGTGTCAACTATTATTTTAGTTTTTATGTTCAACCGTTTCGATAGTAGGGCAAACATGAGGAATGACAAAGGCCGTGAACCGTGATCCATCACCAGCTTGTGGACGCTTGCACAAGGCTTCCAGTAACGTATTATTGGCAAACCCTATGGGAATAGCTTCTCCACTGATTTGAGCGTATAATCCATCAGGGAGATATTTCCCCCATGATTTTTTACATGCACAATATCTGCCATCAAAAGTCAATTTGACAACATCGTGACAGACATTACAAAATAACAGTTTCATATTACTTGGTAATCAAAATGACGATACCATACACCATCATGCCGAAAAGTCCAGCCTTGATGACGAAATTCAGCCAATCACTTTTTTGCCATACAAGGAACAAACCGCCGAAAAGGATGGTGGAAAGCAGAATGAAAATAGCAACATTGGACGATGGCATAACTTACTCCGAAAATGGATTGATTGCCTGACTACTCAAAAACTGAACGGTATAGTCATCGGAACCATTGCTGACCACAAATACATTGCTGTCATCCTTGGAAACGATCTTGATAAAGGTCAGTTCATCGGAATCATTGCTGACCACGATGCGTTCACCATCCTCGTCATTGATATACTCGGCATCAGTCGGATAAGTGTCACCGTCAATAACAAAACGGTTGAATATCATGGCAAGTTGAAAAGCTTTCAGAGACGGGAGAGTATTCACAATGAATCCTGTTTGATTGCTGTATGATTATTCTAATGCAATAGAATTGCGCTGTCAACCATTTCAGTAATTATTTTCGATGGCGGAAATTGCCGTGTCGATTGCTTCAGCTATTTCAGGCGTATTCAGATTGATGCCAGCGGAATACATGGCAAGTAACAAACTTTCAACGCCATCCATAGCTGCCCTGAATCCATTATCATCGCCATCTGCTTGAAGTGCAGGATAGACATGCAACGTGCAAGCACCACTATTATGCGTATGAAAAGTAAAAACACCTTGATCTGTATTTAGTACTAGCTGTTTCATTGGATTTTCGATTCCTTTTCGCGGGCAATGGTAAGTAACTGTGATGCATACTTTACCATCTTTTTTCTAGCAATGATAGTCTGCTTTGGTGAAAGATGGCCGCAACGATTCAACTGTGCCGCAAAGCTCATAAGAATGTATCCGTCTGCCCCATTGAAGCCAATACCATTATCTTCGATGGTTCCACCATGAGCAAGCTCATTGGCAGTCTGTGAAGCATTGATAGCCACAATGGCACGATATAGCCACTGATCGTTGCACTCAAGCATGGCACGAATGCTGGCCTTGGTATGAACCTTGCCATTGATCGTAACGGAATCGACACGCTTAGCCATGACTATCTCCGATGGGATGAAAGTATTATAATAGCTTTAGCCCATCTTTGCAATAGCAAAGTACCATATTTTAGTAAATTACACCAATTATTTTATAAAATATCTATTGACAATCCATTATATGTAATGTAAAATAGGGTTGTGGATGGGAAGCACAGTAATATCCAAAAAGGAAAAGCCACCTTGTCGGCTGGCTTTTACGCCTGTTCCAAGAGACAACCTTTCTGAAATTGTTACTTGATGTCAGCCATTGCCCTGAGTTCGGCCTTGATACGCTTGGCAGATTCTCCCCTCCAACCTTGCGCATTGCCGAGAAAATATAGGACAACACTTACACCAGTATCACAATAATAGTTGTCTCCGATTCTGTTCAGAGAATCCATAGCATCCAAATAAGGCTTTGCATGTGGACTGACCTTTGCGCCCCAATCCTTGCGAATCTCCGCAGCGATGGTGAACAGTGGACGGACAGTGGTGGGAGTGGGAGTTGCAGTTGCCATGATTTTACTCCGTTTCATTTGGTGTGAGAGTATTATAACAGAATTGTCTGGTAGTGCAAGCTTTATTTTAGCTTACGCAATGCTTCTGTCATATGAGTTTCACACTCATAATTGTGACCAACAATATGACCATTTTCCTGTTCATAGACTGTGAACGGATAAAAACGGTTCGGATTTGAATCAAATGAAAACGTGCCATGTGTGGCAATATTGCCGATGCCTTGCGCAGTCTCAGATTCACCCAGCTTGTTACCGTTTGCATCGTGAAGAGTGTAGCGCATGATAATCCCCTATCGTGGTTGATAAGGGTATTATATCAGAATGGCATCATATTGCAAGGGATTTTTAGAAAAACAATCCCAACACTGCACCCAATGGTGCGACTGGAATGCCGATGATGCGCAAAATGAACAGAATGCTGGCATGACCGAGGTCAACAGGCATTGTCATATGGCACAAAGCCACGATGTTGGCAATCCATCCGATGATGCCGACGATCCAGCAAGCCGCATAAAGCAGCCAGCCCAGTTCCAGAATGGTATAACCTTGCTGCTCGTGACGATTGATCATGATGGCGTTCCTGAAATTGAGCCAGCTAAGGGCTTATCCTAGCTGGCGGGAGGATTTTCGTCTGATTACAGCCCAGACGTACCGCATTCTAATTTTATCAGTCTATAAGTAAATGCTTCCCATAGCAAGGGTGACAGTGTTACATAGCCGTATTCCTATTCATGCCCATAATTGGTTGGCTACACCCGCAGGCTGTTCTGTAGCTCTTTTAATCCAATCCTTAACAATCATACTTCACGAAACAGATTACAGATTACTCTTTGAAACCATAGCTGTCAAGGCTAAATTCGAGCTTTCTTCACCGTATTATCAGCCAGCACAATGAAACCGAAAGCACTGCTGTTCCAGACCTGTGATATAATCATCGACCTTTTGCAGATCATATGCCATTTCATTAGCAATACTTTCTACTTCCTGTTCACCAGCACTATGGCCGCGATCATAGGAAACCATGCTGATATAGTTTTTCAGTAATTCATTCTTGAGCAACTTGCGGGAATTATGAATCATTATGCAACCCTATTTGAATGTTTTTCGCGGCGACGATAATCATTCTTGCGATCACGATGAACCGCAGGCTTGTTGAATTTGCCAGAATGCTTCGCTACCGGATTGTTGATTTTCGTTTTCATGGGAGTATTATAACGATGATCGGTTCAACAGTCAAGCAATATTTCTTTTTTGTTTTGATCCAATTGTTCATGAAGGTTTTCAGCTTGACTACTAATAGCCCTGCTAATATCAGGCTGATACTTTATAGCGGCATAATCATAAATCTCTACATCATTCTCGTCATACTTGGCAAACCCAAGATAATAAAGATTACCGAAAATGTTCACGGTATACAACGCGGAAACCATATCAAATGATTCGATTGATATTAACATATTCAGTCAATCTCGACGTTGGGTTTCATGATGGGAGTATTGTAACATAGCTCGCATGAAAGTCAAGCAGTATCAATTGAACCAGCGATAGGTTTCAAAATAGATGCCAGCCAGCACCAGCAGGGCGAAAATGATGATGATGGTATTGTCGCGATGGTTGATGTTCATGCTGACGTTCCCTTGGTTGATGCAAGTATTCTAATAGAACTATGGCAGGCTGTCAAGCATTACTTGTACAGGTTTTCGGCCAGTATATAATAATGATTCGCTACGTATGCAATAGCCGTTTCAACACGCTTGATCTTGATCGGCAATGCCCACCATGTCAAGCCATCGTCGCTATGATACCAACGGCAGAAGGTAGGATTATAATCCAACATTACATTGTTGCCAATGCGAATCTTGATGGTAGCATGCGAACTGTTCATCGTGATATTCCAGTAGGATATGCCAGTATCATACTGTAATGAATTATCCATTACAAGTCTTTTCTTATAAAGAAAAGTATCATTATTAGAATCATTGTCAAGCATCATTTTAAGGTATCTCATGACATACTTTATCGTGGCAATGCTTCCCATCCACGACCCTATTTTACCATATGCATTATGAACGTAAGCTGAATGGGCAGGTTTCCCTGCCCATTGATTAGATAAGGCTTGAACGGAATTTCATCGCAGGTACATGTTCCCAATAGCAGAAAAATCCCCATAAGTGTTAGCCTATGGGGATTATTTTTCAGGTTCAGCTTGCGCTATACAAGCCCTTGAAATCTTCGGGGATGTACTGGACGCCAGCCAGAGCCAGAGAATCGAAATTGTCATCCTTGAACGACAACACTTTCATTTTGGCCGTTTTCGGCAGCAGCTTGTTCAAAGCATTGCCGATGATGACAGGAACACCACTGTTCACGGTTTTGTACGTGCCTGCCGTGGTCACGGTCTTTTTCACTTCCAAAATGTTCAACATGATGCTTTTGACCACTGGCAGACGTTCATTGCCATAGGATTCCAGCACTGGATAAGTCAGCTTGTCAACCTTTTCCGTGACGTAATGAACCTTCACGCCATGATCCAACACATGATAATTACGATCATGCGACTGGCGACGTGCATCACTGCGGTCACCTTCAAGGGTTTGCACCTTGCTGGCAATTTCAGCCGCACGGCGAGCATCGAACGCTTCGTAAAGTTCATCCGTGGTCAGAGCCTTGACTTTCAGATTGTCACGAATGCTGTCGATAATATCAGCCACTGTGAAGGTTTCCAGAGCTGCCATAGCACGCTCATACATGTTGCCTACGCTGAAACGGCTGATGAAGGTATAATCTGCCACTTCGCCCGTTTCACTGGATACATAGCCCTTGACCGATGCAAACCCACCTGCATTACTATCAAGCAGCAATTCCAGCACGCCAGCCTGACGCGGGCTGCAAAGGAAGGATTCGCCATTGTTTGTGATCTTGACAAGCATTGTTTTGCTCCGTTGGTTGGTGTGGAAGTATTATAAGCGATTACAGGGATAGCGTCAAGCATTATTTTCAAATTTCTTTTTCATCATGGAGTGGATTGCTTCCCATCCACAACCCTATTTTACATTATATATAATGGATTGTCAAGTGTTGACAACAAAGATTTTCATGGTATGGTGTTGGGACTGGTGACCTTACGAATTGTTAAGGGAAGGTTAAACAGATGTTAAGAAACGCTGATAGGTTTTGATGCCAGTAGTGTCGGCATTCATGGTTGCATTTGAAACGTATTCATAGATGACAGAATCATTCTTGTCAACGATACGGAATGCAATGAGGTCACGGTTCATTTGATGGTCAATAGCGTATTGCATGGCAAACTGCCAGCATGATCCTGCTAGACCTTCCATGTTATCAGGTAATGCAGCACGGTCAGGAAAGCCTACACTGAGCTTGTGCCATACTTTGTGGGCAGTATCATGTTTGACAAGTAGGTTAATCATGGTGAATCCTCTAGTGCAATCATTATATTCCTTTTAGGAAATCTTTGCAATAAGCAAAGTAACAGAATGATGCATATTCTTTATGGTTAGCTTACCATGCTTGGATTAAGTCCTAACGCATGCGTAAGGATAGGGCTACCCTGACATGCCTGTAACGCTTCGTCAAGCTCACGCAGCAGCATAGCGACTTGCAGACTGGTTAGAGTTCGGGTTCCCGCTTCCAACCCTGCAATAATCTGGTTCACACTTTCAACATGGTTATCAAGGCGTACAAGGCACATAGACTATCTCCGTTGAAATATATTTATCAAAAAGAAAGCCCTAGACTATGGCTAGGGCTTTCTGATATTCTTGCAGCAGATGTATTACGCGGTCACTTCGGTCGAAGCAGAAGCATCGACATGCTCAGCCGCCGCATCCGCCACGATTTCAGCGAAGATGTGACCCTTGCCGCTGGTGACTTCCACGATATTGGTCGGCTTGCCCTTGCCAACCGAGTTGGGCTGCTTGGCAACGACAGACGCCGACAAGCCGTAGGTGACAAGCTGGGAGAGAAACGGCTGGGAGAGCTTCTTGCCGTTGAGGGTGAGCTTGCTGGTCAGTTCGGCCATCGTGCCCTTGAAAGTTACCGCAGGTTCGCGCTTTGCCATGATCGTATTTCCTTTGTTGTGAGTTGGTGTTGGGTTAGGTGATACTGGATCGTTCCAGTGTTTTACATTCTACACGCTTTGTTACGAATTGCAAGACTTATTTTCGGATGGTGCAGTTAATCTTAACTTGATTCAGCCTATCTTCAGCTTTACTTCTGGAGTGATACTGGATTCTTGAACTTACTATAGTACACATTTGCTGTACTTGGATTCATCTCCAGTTCTGTAATCATGCGGCGCAATGTTGCTGCACGATTGGCATGGCTGGCCTGATCTTCTGTATAGATAAGCAATGCTTTTTGGAACTTTGAATTTTTGCTGATTATGCGATTTTTGGCAACATCGGCAACGGTTGTGACTTTTGCTGCTGGAGCCACCTTGGGAACTACTACAACGGTTTCATCATCTTCATCAGATGAAACACTGGTGGAGGAGTATTTCAATGATTCTGGATATGGCGTATTATCCGGCGTATTAAGCCATGCCAGATGGATAAATGCTTCAGCTTTCATCTTGTTGAAATGATCTTGATCGAAAATCGAATTCATATCAAATTTCTGATCCAGATGAATCATGCTATGTACGGTGCGATCCAAAATGATCGGCAGAATAGCATCAGGATGCTCATCCAGCAAAACCGTGGGATACATTCGACGGATTTGATTTTTGGATGAAATAAGTGTAGCTGCTACCGAATTGGAAGCATAGTCGGTGATAGAATCAGAATTTGTGGAATCGTGCATTTGATTGCCTTTATGATGATATTTAAAGTTTATTCCAACAATTAATGCTTGTCAAGCAGTATTTCAGACTTTTGTAGCAGTCTGCGCAGGCTTATTCTTACGCAGTTTGCCATAGTGGCGGTGACTATTCAGTACAGCATTCAGAGCATCACGCAGCAGTTCAGCATGCTTCGGATTGTTCACCAGATCAAGCGGGAGATTGCCCAGCATATGATTCGGTGATGCGGTCAGAATGGCTGCTTTTACGCCTGTCAAAGCGCGTTGAACGGAATCATACGAGCGAGCTTCCACAATATCATCATGAAGCTTTCCATCTTCGGATTGGTAACGAGTAACTGCTTTGATTGCCATGATATAGTTTTTCCTTAGTTTTAGTGATTGTTAAAATTATTGACCAGCATCAAGAATAGTATTGACTTCATCCAATGTCAATACTTTTTCCACAATGTTAGGTTGCAGTTCGATAATCAAGTATTCCCCGCGATTTGGTTCATAATTGATGCCTAGAACTTTCGCCAGTGCCAATTGCTGTTCCAAGTCATCATAATACCTTAACAACAAAATGGGGGAATCGAAGATATACTGTTCCTCTCCATAGCTAAATTCATGCCGCACTGTATAACGAAAATTATGAGCCATGATTATGCTGCCTTTAGGGTTGAGTTAACTTCACGGACAAAACCACTGGTATCCTTTCGACCACGACCTTTCGGAAACAGTGCAATGATATGACCATGTTTTGGATCAAGGAACCGTACATCAGTTTCATCCCCATTCACGACAGGATAACCTGACCACCTTTTAGGTTTCTTTTCAGTTCTGCCAAGACGTAATACTACTGCAAGGTTATAGCCTTGTGCAAGAGCTTTTTGAGCATCATTGTCATTCGATTCAGACAACGAAAACGTCAAATGATAATTCTTGAGTTTCAAAGCCTTAGAACGACCAAGCACTTTAGAATAATCATAAAAGCGGACTTCGGGATATGCCTCCATGATAGATGCATATTTGATGCCATTCTTCACACAAGCAATCTTTTCCCATGCAATATCACTGGTGCCATTCAATCGCGCAGCAGGGATCATATTTTCGCGGTTAGCCTTGCGGATCAAGGCTTCCATGTTATTGACCAACGTTTCCATGAATGATTCACGATCCTCAAAAAACCATTTGGTCTTATTGATCCGACCGTTTTGAGTACGGCTATATACGCCACGCCCAGCCGTATACAGACAGGCCAGCTTGCAACCTTCACTAGCTTTCGGGCATACTTGATAACCAGACAAAAGGTGTGGCGCAAGATACAGAATGCCTGTCATAACACCCTTTTTAGTTCCTTTGATGGTTTTTGCGTCCTTGCCGACAGAGAGAATGTTTTGGACAGGTGAAAACATAGTAGGCGTTGCCTTGTGTGATTCGATAGATGAATTATAGAATATGGAACTAGAATGTCAAGCATTACATGTAACATATTAGGGATTGATTCATAATTAAATGATGCTTGACAAATAATGGATGGGCTGTCATCATGATAAGGTAATGTGAAAGTATCCATGAGTAAAGAAATTGTTAATGTGTTTTATACACCGTTGAACGATATTAGTTCAGTAATTCGCAATCAGTTACTGAAACTTAACAATCGGTGGAATGGTCGTATGTTAGAGAATCTGCTAAACTATGCAGACCCTGAAGATTGCTATCTCAAAGATGCCATAGTATTTTATGCATGTTCACCCGATGGTAGAGTGGCATCATGGGCTATGGTCTATAAAAATCAGGGATGGAAAGGCAAATGGGATACCATTGTCGATTTCTATACTAAAAAGTCTGAAAGAAAGAAAGGCTATGCATCGTGCATAGCTCAAGTTATTCGTGAAGTCTATCCGAATAAGAGAATGTATGGTGAGAGACTAAATTCCACCATTTTTAAACGATTCCGCATTACCTGATTAAGTCCTAACGCTTGCGGTAGGACAGGTAGCATTCGCTCCTATCGTTTTACGATAGGAAATCATGGATCAGTTCTGCGGTAATTTTTAACTTGAATCGTGGTTTATTATTTTTGGTACGGATTATCAAGTGCTTCTTAGGCTTGTTGGTATACAATGCCACCCACTTCAACAACTCTGCTGTAGTGGGATAACGGCTACCTTTCTTACCATTGCATCGCTTGTGTGCCAGTACCATGTTACCACGCAAATGGAAACCATGGCATTTAGGAAACATATGATCTTTAGTGATACCATCCAATGGCATATGATGATTGCAATAAAAGCACAGATGACCTTGTGCCTTCAGCAATGCCTCAAAAGACATATTGCGAATGGATGTTATCTGCTGCGAACGCAGGACTGGTTTAAGAATGACCATGGAATGAGTATATACCAAAGAATATGTATAATGCAATAGAAAACGGGGCCGAAGCCCCATTTTATTTTATAGTGTGATGGTTTCCACCACTTCATCATACACGGTTCGCGGTACAAGCTTCGTCACCGTAATCTTACGATAACCCTGTGCACGTTTGGGGTTCAGATCAAGGAAAGACTGCAAGGCTTCCACACTTTCGAAATTGTCAGTCTGGTTGCTTTTCCAGTGAATCGTAACGAACTTGGCATCGCCGTGTTCAGCACCAAACCCAAGAAAATCGGAAAGCAATTTGGCAGCATGCTCACCATCAAGGTCAGCGCCTTCACCTTCATTCGTATGTTCATTCAGATATTCACCAAAAGTGCTACCACCTTCGAATACGATAGCCACGGCATCCTCACCAAAGAATTCATCAATAGCTTCGCTGCTTTCCTCAATGGTCTGATTAAACGAACTATCATCGGCACCATGGAGAATGTCATAGGTATAGGCAAAAGACAATGCACAACGGCTACTATTATAAGCTTTGTCAATTTCATAATTATCATGATTGTAAATATATTCGCCCTTACGAATATGTGCAATCAGAGTAACCCAATTCTTTTTCTGTGCAGCATTCAGACACTTAACAAAATCAGAAACAATGCTCATTGTAATAATCCTTGGAGTGATGTGAGGGGAAGTGTGTCAACCAGCTTTGCATTCTTTTTTACAAAGCTGATTTGCATTTGTCCACGTAGGACAGTTTTTACATTGTATATGCTAATATGAAATCCATTAGAAGTCAACAGATCACAATGTTCATCACACATAAACCATTTACTTAATTCTTCCAAGGATCGACAAGCAAAATGTTTACCTTGAGCCATAGCTTTGGTTGGGCAAGGGAGAGTGGTCAAATATCTTGAATACTTATAAAGCTCATCATAGATGCTTTTGTCCACGATATTCCATACTTCAAAGAATGGCCCACAACCTTTATTATTTTCTACACGATATACAATCATGGGATTATTATATCAGAGTTAGCTGAATAGTGGATAAAAAAGACCCTGCAAGCAGGGTCAAGTGCAACAAATGTGGGATTCACCGTTCTCTGCCGCAATCCCATTACATGGCACTGAACCATGCAACTACTTCAATAGTTGTCAGATGACCTATCATCTGACCTTATAGTACCGCCAATCGTTAATCGACTTTCAACCGCTATTGTGTAACGGTAATCCCTCATGTAGCGACCACAAGGCATCTTTTAACGATTGACTTCGAAACCTACCCACAAGGACGGATATCCGCGTGGCGTCGAGCCACTTGGTTTCGCATTCTTTAATCTTGTTCAGTATACTTCAGGGCAGGCCAATAAACAATACTGTCACGACCCATGCTGTCCATATTTGCGCCGAACACCCCATGCGCGCCAGCGATTTCAATGATCTTGGCAGCATCACCAGTAATACCCCAGCATTTATCGCCATACATACCACGGCCACTGTAACCTTCATACACTTCACCATTTGCATTTTCGGCAATGGATTCCATCAACTTCAACAGATCATCATAGGTGGGGCCAGCAGCAGCAAATCGACTCAGACTGTAAGCATCATTACTTACATCATCGAATCGTTCGATCATACCAGTAATCAGAACGTTAAACAGTGTGTTAATCAGTTTGTTAGACATTGTGTAATTCTCTATATGTAATACATTATATCTTAGATTAGGAGAATGTCAAGCTTTTTTATGATCTTTTATATAAGCAGCAGCCAGAGCATTATAATTCTTGATATTTTTCAAAGAATATACCTCGACCATGATTGACATCGTATAATCCATGGCACTTATGGTATCACCATCTGATTCACTTTCTGCCTCATTATAGAAAACTGCAATGTGCTGCTTACCAAGCCTAACAACGAATGTACGATGATCCTTCGGCCAGCACCATTCCACGGAAGTCAAACCCTCGGCAATGGCCTTACGCCGAATATAAAGAAATTTTCTGCGAATTTTGCTTGTCATCATATTACCTCATCGCTACTGTAGCATTTGATGAAATCATGGCTTTTTTCCAACGATAGAATAGATGGTGACCTATCGTAGCCACTAGTTTATAATCTTTATGATCCTTAGACCAGAATGGCTTTGCATAATCAGCATGGTAGTGAGTCACACCAACCATGTCAATAGGAACATGAGCCTTACCAGCTAATACCTGTTTAGCAATTGAATAGGATAGCAACCATTCACGACGATCAATGATATTGTTAAAGTTTATATCATGATCTGCACCATCACAAGTCCATGAAAATGAACACATATGACGGATAGATTTGCCATGGGCATCACGATTGCCTTGGAATACTACCCCACACACTGTACTAGGGAAATGGGGCGAGTGCAACCGTTCCATAACCACCATACCTACAAAGATTTTACCCAAAGCTTTTTCACCTTGAGCTTCCCAATAGATATTTTGAGCCATGCAATCCAATTGTTTACCATCCTCATGCACCATGGGAATAGCAGCAGGAATTGCCAATGGAATGGACACACGCGGCAACACAAAGAATAGATCGAACACAGCTGATCCAACAAGCCATGTAAACAGGAGTAGGCTTAGGACTGCCGCAATATTACATAAACGCTTCATGTAGATATGCCTTAGTGATTAGCAAAGACATATAATACATTACATATAACTAATTGTCAACAGCTCAGTTCTTTCTTTTCCATAGCTTCCAGCAATTGGCCGACCAATGCTTGACCGGATGTAAAGTCATAGCCTTGTTTACGGATATAGGCATGAATGGTGTCAATAGTATCAAAAAGTTCAATAACTTCGTCATCTGTGGATGGTACAGTGGGAAGTTTTCCAAAAAGTTCAATAACTTTGTTACCAATATCATTCAGCATATCATCTTTATATTTCTGACGATCTTTCACTACAGCGGTAAAATCTATGATGTTCGACATGTTTACTCTCTCAGTAGATTATTTTGATTTTGAATGCTTCGGCAAGTTGACCCAGATTAATATCCGTTTCTTCAAGGAGACTATATGCCTCTTCCATGACATTCCTAGTATCTGTCGTAGGATTAAGATACTCTGTCATGATGATAGTTTCAAGTAACTTTTCCCGCTCACAGATCGCTTCTGTGAGTAGGTTAGTCATTTCATCGACAAATTCTTTATCCTTTGTCAACCGTGGAGGATTTTCCTTATACTGTATCATGGCCGGGTATTTTCTCCCATTCAGTCCACACTAGTTTACCACACAATTCAGCCAGAATACGATAGTGCATCCTATCGTTCATTTCATCAGATAAATCTTTGAATTTTTGACGATAGGCTTCTTGATACCCATGTAGGCATAATGCATTCATCAGTTGACCCATGGACATGAATTTATTATCGTCTACATATATACCAATAACTTCAACTAATGAAGAAATGTAATTATGCACCGTAACAGCATTCACTGTAACATAATACTTGTTATACCATTTAGTAATAAATTTAAAATGGAGGACACCCCCATCCGATTTCAAATTCTTGACCAGTTCTGCAAAATGATTATCAGCATTTGACATGAGTATTCCTTAAAGAATTTTGTAAAGAAAAAAGGCTATAAGTGATCTTGTAATCAATTATAACCTTTCTGGATGCACTTGTCTATAAAAATATGTCGAGTTGAGATTACACTCTTCGTGATAATGCTTTCGTGCGGATTATAGGGCTTTGCGAGCCTTTTCCCGACTTGTCCACATACTCTAGTCTTTCGACCACAAATATGTACATCATCATAGCAGCCTTATTTTAAATGGTGGCGTTTCCATTGTCGCTACAGTCTATTCGGCATTTCCCATTCAGCCTGCCTTGCGAGCAGCTAAGGGTGGCTACACCCATACTTGCAGTTCTTTACCAACATACATTAGCCTTGCGAGCTTTTGCATGACTCCATTCCTTTCGGTGGAGCATTATGCTATTTTCAACTGTAACCGAACCTGACTTTGCATTTTTCGTTATTTTGATAATATTCAAAGTGCCAATCAAGGCTAGTTTACCCACTAAGGTCGAGCAGGTTCGTTTGTCCATCAGTCTTTATTAGAAGAAAGCTTCTTAATAACATTTCTATCCCACAGTATGATTTTATATCCTAACGATTCAGCGGCGCGCAGTTTAGCATAATTGCTCATGTTCATTCTACCACCAGCTTTGATTTCAACCAAACATTTTTGGTTACCATCATCGTAAGTAAAATCAGGAAAATATGTATGGTCTAATCCTTCATAGACATATGGAATTCTAACACTTTCATGCTGCAAGTTGTCAACTTTCATTGAAACTAACAATTTGTATGCTAGAACTTCTACATCATTATCAAAAACGTGTTCGTCATATATTACAGACGTTTTCTTGGCTTTTCTAGGTGATCTACTACCATCAGCATATTGTCCTCTTATTGTTTCAGAAGTTAATATACTACGACATTTATCAGAACATGTTATTGCCTGATCACGCTTATGTTCACTGCCACATACTATGCAAGTAAGTTTTCGTGTACATTTACGTACATGTGCTGCTAATGTTGGTGCAGATACCTTCAACCCACATTCAGGACAATTTTTATACTTCATTTTGAGTCTTTTATGGGACTCTCCATTTATATTCATTGTACTGACTTCACGTTTCCTACCATCACATAATGCTGGATTTTTGCAACATCTCCAACGCTTTGATGATTCAGAATAGAACAGACCTTCTTTTCCACAACCGTAATGACAAAAATTCATTCACAATCTCCTAGATATATGTATTTATCTAAAAGGATGTGTAGCGAAATGCTATTAATGAAACTTTCTCCATCCCGACAGCTTCAAACCCGACCTTCTCTGCTTTTCTCCCGCTAAGGATACATTCACAGTATGTTTCATGAGCGTTCGCACCCATTAACATTGCAGCTTCGCATTTAGGCGCAAACCCTCATACTGGAACCACTACCGGTTTAACATACTTCAGGCCAATGTTGCATGTAACTAGAGGCTGCTAAACCTCTCACATTTCACCGATTGGCTCTAATGTGGTTTTCGTTACCATTGAGTGCTGATCTATATCCACCATATGATGAATCCTAAGCATTCCGCTTAGTGTCCTACCAGCTTGTATAGTTGGGCCATATTACTATGGTGGGGCGCTTGTGGGCGCAAACCCTTTTAGCATCTTGCGATACCTTATCCTGACCATGAAAACTTTCGCCTTCAAGGTGCTATACCATACATTCCTAAGAATGTTTCAAATCGTAGCAAACGATTATCGTCAGTGGTAATTCCGTTAGTCTAGTATAACGGCCCATTCGTAATTCTGGACTGGCGACTCACAACCCTTTCGGGAAACTCATCCACATGCTTTATTATAAGATGGATGATATGTGTAGAACCTATAACAGTTCTGTAAGCCCTTATCATCTAGGTGATCAACTCTGCGCTGATTTTACACCATCTTAATTTGGTGGGGAAGGTAGGGATTGAACCTACGACTTCTGGCTCATATGCCAGTCCTCTAGTCTCTGAGGTACTTCCCCGTGTCTTGCTGAGTTAACTAGAATACCATGTTTCTATTCTTTGTCAACACTTTTAAAACTTTGCGAGTGCATTTTTACTAATGTCTAGCTTTGCGAGTAGGCGTGTACAGTTGACGCCTCGTGTTATTTTCTCCATTCATCCAGAATGGCTACCTTCTAATGCAATCTTGGTGTCCTATCTTAGACGAACACCCCCTCATGGGGTGCAGGGATTCGATACCCTATTTCCAAGTCCTTAGAAGCTCTCGCTTCAATCCTTTACGTGACCAGAGTCACGAGTTCCACTACATGTAGCTAATTATACATTATTAAACGTCATTGTCAACATTTAATTTGAATTGGTCGGAGAGACAGGATTCGAACCTGCGACCCTCGCGTCCCAAACGCGATGCTCTAGCCAGACTGAGCTACACTCCGATGTATATCTTACATCATAAGACATGGTTTGGGAAGACCATGAATTTGTTTGGTAGGCATACCCGGACTTGAACCGGGACTCCTTTCGGAAGCAGATTTTGTAAAATAAACTATTAAATTTATTTTACAAAATCTTCTATTTCTAGAAGACTTCAATGAGTCTGCCGGGTCTACCAATTCCCCCATACGCCCACAAGGTAGTAATTATATTTGTTATTTATATCACTTGTCAATCTTTTTATTCATAACTTTGTAATACATATAAATAGGTATATTACAGAGAGTGTTACTATGTCAAACTTTAAACATACCCCAGAACAATTGCGTGAAGCTGTCAAAGATTCTTTTTCTATTGCTGAAGTATTACGAAAACTTGAATTGAATCCATACGGAAGCAACTATTCTACCATACAAAAACGATTTAAGGAACATGATATTGATATATCACATTTCACAGGTCAAGGTTATGCTAAAGGAAAAACTTATCCTCCAAGACCTGTAATAGCTATGACTGATATTCTGTCAGGAAATGTTCAATATGTAAATAGTAATCGTCTTAGACTACGACTTATATCTGAAGGAATTTTCCAGCATAAATGTTACAATTGTAATTTAACTGAATGGCTTGGTGATCCCATACCATTAGAATTAGAACATATTGATGGTAATCATGCTAATAATAAACTTGAAAATTTAACTTTATTATGTCCAAATTGTCATACAAAAACTTTGACATATAGAGGTAAAAATAAAAACAAATAATTGGTGGCCTCTGCGGGAGTCGAACCCGCATACCCGAAGGTACTTACTCTTAAGGAAAGCGCGTATGCCAGTTTCGCCAAGAGGCCATATGAATATAATATCTTTATTTAGTGCTGGCGTCAAATCTTTTTAATCTTGACGTTCATCCTGATATTCATCATTTTTCAAAAATTCAGAATGATTAACCAACTCTCCCGGAAAGACAACAAACCACTGTCCATCCTGAAACAGATAACCATACTCTTCTTGAGTGAATCGTGCCATTGAAGTATGGTTTTTAGCTTTCGTACCCTCATCACCACGATCACGACCATAGTATACAGTCTGATCTTCTACAGGAGTATTGAACGTATGTCCTGCTGCACCTTCATCATGAATCCTCAATGACGAAATATCACCATGTGACAGCAATGTCTTTACTTTTTTTGCTGTATTGTAACAATTGACGAGAATGCTCAGATGGTGATTCGGATTACCATCCCAATGTGTGTAAACACTGGTATACTTACCCTTGTCAGTCTTCATACCTACAATTGCACGAGTGCCCATGATCGTATTCCTATGTGATGTTTGAATAACACTATTCTACTACAATGTATTGCATCATGCAACCAGATTTATACCATTTTTGGTAGCACTCACATAATGAGCTGATGTGATTACTTCATGGGTTTTCTTTGTCCATACTCGCAGACCATTCATGATTTTCATATGATACTTTTTGCCCATTATCAATTCAAGTCCACTATCAAGGCGATACAGATATTTTGTATGAGCCCTTGCCGCAGTAACAGGCAGATTGTGACAACGTTTACCATTACACCCTAGAGTGATTGCAATGTGTCTCCATTCCTTACCATGTGGCTGAATCTTTCGATTACCATACAAACGACATGCGATGAAAAACATGACAACAAGATGAGCCACTTCATGGGCTACCGTATCCTTCATGGTATCATCAAAAAAGATACCATCCTGCGATGATTCTTTAGTAAAGGTTAAGAAAAATTTCTTACCATCAAATGATGCCATACCTACGGCACGACCTTTTTCTTTCCATACAATACGATCAATTTCCAGCCCTGTACATGCTGGATATAGTTTCTTAGCTTGTGCTAAGACTTCAGCAACTTTACACTGGATAGCCAACTGATTTGCGGTAAGCATGTTCAATCTCTATGTTTGGTATGATGCTATTCTAACAGAGATTGTAATGGATTACAACCTATCAGAATATCCAGAATATAAGCAATGCCCACCATGGGTGACCATCACACAATAACCATAATGCTACCAGAATAGGTAAGCAACCATAGTCAACATGAAAAGTATGATCAATCTTTCTATCTGGCATTTTGGCACACCTTTTTCAGTATGGATATAATACATTAATATTGTACAGGTGTCAACCCGTTTTGCTTTAATCAAATATAAGAGCCATGCTTCCCATCCACATCCCTATTTTATCATAACCAACCTGAACCGTTGCTGAATATTTTATCTTTCTTCGTTAACATTTAGTTGCTGTTCATCTGTTAATGGCATACTATACGAACTTCAGGGATTGGTACATTATTAGGAATGTGGCATGGTTTATGCGTATTCTTAACAATGTTCATCAACCTGAATGTAAGGTAAACAAGGATGTTAAGATTTTGTTAAATGCATTGACAGAATCAAAAAGTTGTGCTATAATAAAGGTTTGTGCTTATGGTTCCACGTTCAGGTTTCGTTCAGCATCTTAATCCAAAAATTTATCTTCAGTTCAGCTACCTGAACCTGAGAAAGCAAGGACAGATGTTAAAAGTGTTAAAAGAATGTAAAATGGGAAACCCAGCATTCCAAGAAGGTGAAGTTGCCTACTTTGAATATGATGGTAAGATACTGTCATGGACATTAGTTTTTAAAGTAGATCAACAACGAATCCAATACATCTATACTAGAAAATCTGCACGAGGTCAAGGGTTAGGTACACAATTAGCACTCTGGGCCATTACCAAATACCCTGATACCAAAGCTCATATAAGTGAATCTACCTTATTTCAACGAGCAGGTATCCCTATGGTTAACAAGAACTATCTCTATGAAATTCCATGGGATGAAAATTAAGTCCTAACGCTTGCGTAAGTATACCGCCATAGTGTACAATACATCATTGAAATTAAGTCCTAACGCTTGCGTAAGCTAAACACATAACCTAAGAGAATAATAAAATGAATTTAAGTAATACACAATTGGCAAATCTTAAAGAACTCTATCGTCGTTTTACCCATGATGCATTTACCAAGTATAGTCCCCATGGTTATTCCTATATGTTTTGGTATACATCCATTGGTGGCTTTGCTGCTAATGAAGGTATCGGTGGTCTATATTGTGACAATCAAATTGTTCTAGCTCGACATTTACCTATGCTAGATACTGAGAATGAGTTTGGTCATGATGCTCTCAATATTACTTTTGGTGATGAATTTATGAGCATCTTTTATAATGGCAGTCTTACATTCGATGATGCTCGTGCTAAACTATATCGATACATTCAATATAATACTCTAAAACAATGTGCTTTTGTTAATGATATTCTTGATAATGTTCGTAATATTTCTGGTATGCCTGAACGTACTGAAGCCCCTGATGAACTTCTTAAAGTTTATGATACCGTAGACTATAATACTGATGCAGAACCTTATGATGATAACTTTAACCATGAAGGTTGTACCCATTGTGAGAAGGCTGAATCCGTTGTTGATGTAAGTTATGGTAATACTGATGCTGAACCTTATGTTAATTATGCTCTTGATCCTCATGATTTCCTTAATTATCCTAATAGTAGCCCTGTTGAGGAAATGTTTCCTGATGATAACTTTACCTATGCAGAATATTGTGCAGAAATTAATAATACACTTGCCGAATCTATCAAGGCACATAGTGTAGAAGATGGTGTGACGTATCTTCAGCTACAATTGAATACTCATCCTGATCATGTATACTTCCTTAATAGAGTTGTTCAAGATTATACCAGTAAAGGGTATGATGTTTATATTAATCAAGCTTCTACTCGTATTATCTTCGTTTTTCATTAAAAATCCTTTGCTCCCCCTAGAGAAAAATACACCATGATTAAGAATATTGATGAAATAGTCCAACGGTTACAACAGAATAAGACAGATAGCATTGCCGTCATTGGTGATGCTCTGTTTACTTCATTCGAAAAAAAGCTTAGTGAAGTATTCGATTCAACCGCTTTATGCAGCTGGAGTGATCTTAGGGTAACATTCTATCATATTGCTAAGGTCAATCGTGCTGATATCAAAGCTTATATTAATCCTAAGCTATTGCAATATGGATTACATGTTGCTGATCTTGACGTATCAGAATCAAAATTTAATGCTGATGATATCAAATTTGGATTTGGTGATGGTAGGCCACTTTATGGCATGACTGTTAAATCGCTTGCTCCCCTAGAGAAAAATACACCATGATCCATTCTGATGATGTTAAACAAGCTTTAGCTACCCGTATTACTGAAGATCGTAGTCGTCCATGGTTGGATGATATGATCGCAGATATATGGAAACATATGGAAGATAAAGTAATATGGCTCTATAAGAAAGCTGGCGTTGCTGAACTTACCCATGATCATGAATTGGAAGTAATAGGTCACGGTCATTCTGATGATTTTGCTGCGGATAGTAAGTATGCATTCAACACCATTAATACTAAACTGAAACCCTTTGGCTATAAGCTGGTTGAAGTTACTGTATATGAATCATCATCTTCTTTTTCACGATTGAAAGTAAAGTTTAGAATAATGGATAAGATATCCTTAGAAAAACCTGAACCACCTTCTTCAATGCTCATGGATGAATGGGCAGGTGTCCCTAGTAAAAAGAAACCTTGGTGGAAGAATATTTTCGATTTTAACTCAGTATTAGGATGAACATAGTTTGCACCATAATGGTGCAAAATGCTTAAAAACATATTATTATAAAACTTTTTTGCACCATAAGCATACAAAGTACCCTTAAGGTTAATTATACATATAATATAAAACTATCTTAAAATGATATCATTTTGATATCATTTTCCCACAATATTCCACCCTACCCCATTAATTAACACAAATTAACTCAACAATTCATAAAACCTTGTTTCAAGCCATTCTATAGGCTACAGTATGCACTCACCTGAACCTATTATTCTCATAGTTTGAGACTAGGTTCTTATAATTAATTGTATATAAAGTATTATAATATACGAATTGAGTTATCAATTCGTACATTTTTCTTAAAAAGGATATCAAATACATGTCAATACCTTATTACCCTGATACACTTCCACCTAACACCAAAATGCCTAAAGAGATTAAAGACTTATGGGTGGCAGCATTGCGTTCTGGTGAGGATGTTACTCGTGATGGAGTAACATCGTGGGAACCCACGTATGAGCAGGGTAAAGGTAAGTTGGAACATGTTACGTATAAGAATGATACATTGATCAAGCAATATTGTTGCCTTGGTGTGTTACAGATGGTTTGTGATGGTCGTGTAGAATATAAAGCCGGTGGGATGGAGAGTGCATTGCTTCCATCGGGTGAATGGAATGAAAGTCATAATATCTCATTCCATAATAGTCCTTTTCGCTGTGGGGCTTCCTTCCTTGTGGATGGTCGTATCTATGATGCTACAGAATTAAATGATAATATGAATTATTCGTTTGCACAGATCGCAGACATTATCGAGGAACAGGTAGAAGGATTTTAATTATGGATAAGAAATTTTTTAGTACCATGCCGAAAGCTATCTTGAACAAGTGGTTAAGGGCTTTACGTTCTGGTGAATATGAACAGGGTCAGTACAAGCTTTATACCACAGAAAATCTTGATGGTGTTGAAGATGATATTCCTCGTTTCTGTTGCCTTGGTGTTCTACAGCATTGTTTGACTGGTGGTGTAGAATTTTATGCCAATGATGCTGAAGCCGAAGCTTTACCTACGGAACAGTGGTTGAAGGATTGGAATATTAAGTTTGTTGATGAATCGGATTTTGGTGCATTGGATACACAGCCAACTTTTAAATTTAAAAATGGTGAATATTATTCTGCTTCCGAATTGAATGATGGATCATGTAAGACCTTCAAGCAGATTGCTCTTATCATCGAAAATCATGTGGTAGGTGTATAATGAGTATTGCTTACGATCCATCCCATTATAAAACCAGAATGCCGATGGAAGTTAAAGCCAAATGGCTGGCAGCATTGCGATCTGGTGAGTATCGTCAAGGTTATGGTGGCTGGTTGTGCGATGATGTAGGACAACATTGTTGCTTGGGTGTGCTTGAGCATGCATTAGATCATAAGATTGAAAGATATGCTGGTTCAACTGATACTCCTTCGGTTCAGCTGCCATCGTTTGATTGGTTAGATGACCATAATATTACGTCAACAAAGGGAACATCCTATAAAGATATCAAACCCTGTAATGATTTTTATTTTTTCCTTCCAGAAAGTAGCCGTCCTAAAGGATTTGATTCTTCTAAAGATTGTGATGAAGGTAATGGATTTTTTTGTGCATCTAATCTTAACGATGTGTACGCTTATTCGTTTGCACAAATTGCAGATTTGGTCGAGGAACAGGTAGAAGGATTTTAATTTATGTTTACTAAAGTTGAACAAGCTGATCATTGTGATGCATTAATTGCATTTCTTGACAAGTTGCCCAACAAAAAGTACGATCAATTGGTTCAGACGCCAGCTGTATTGGAAGATAGTAGCTCATCTTGTGCATTAGGATGGGCTACATCTGTTGGTGTGGGTGGTTTACAATTCAAGAATATGAAAATTGTTCATGAAGATGTGCATAGTCCTTATACAGCTATCTTTCCTGCAAATCATGTGTTCGGTGAGGATGCCTATCAGCATGTTTTTGCTATTTGGAAGCCTCGTGAACAAAATGAAAAAAGCATGACTGAGAAACAATTGGCAGTCAATCGGTTGAAACAATTATCACAATCCCTGAAAAAGGGTTCAAAAGTTAAATTAATTCAAAAATAAGGAAACCATCATGAGCAATTTTGAAAAAAGTAAGATGCCCAAGAAAATTTTGGCAAAATGGTTAGCTGCTTTACGTTCTGGTGAATATAAGCGTGGTAAATCTCGACTGTATGATGATGGTGATGCTGGCAATAACCCTAAATTTTGTTGTTTGGGTGTTCTACAGCATTGTTTGACTGGTGGTGTAGAATTTGAAAACAGTGGTGAAGCAAGAACTTTCCCATCGCGAGAATGGCTGAAAGAATATGATATTCATTTTCGCAGTTCAGGCTTAACTCAAGACTATTTCGATGCCGATGTTAAAATGGGTAATGGTAAAATCCTGCCATTATCTGATTTGAATGATAGCATTTCCCCAGAATATTCATTCAAGAAGATTGCCAACTACATCGAAAAGAACTTTGTGGGTACTTGATATGAAGCCTATTAAAATGTCAAAAGAGCATGCTGACAAGTGGTTAACCGCTTTGCGCTCTGGTGACTATAAACAGGGTAAAGGATCACTCCAAGATCAACATGGCGGTTATTGTTGTCTTGGAGTTTTACAGATGGTTTGTGATAATACTGTGGAAAAACTTAAAAATTCTGGAGAAGGTTATCGTTCTTGTGGATTGCCTACTACTCAATGGTTAGTTGACCACAATATTAATTTTATTAATATTGCCGGTACTATTACCAATAATCCTCCTATCATGATAGACGGTCAACAGTGCTTTCTATCAGTAATGAATGATGGGATGGGATTAAATTTTAAGCAAATTGCAGATATCATCGAAACCAATATGGAAACATTCTAATCATGAAAATTAATAAAACTTTCAGCATGCCAGAAGCCCTCGGTAAGGCTTGGTTCGCAGCATTGCGTTCAGGAGATTATAATAAAGGCACAAGCACATTATGTGACACGGTGGAGAATCCTACACGCTTCTGTTGTTTAGGAGTGCTTCAAATGGTAGCTGATGGTAAATGTGAATCATTAACTGTTCCATCTTATGAATGGTTAAAAAAGAATAATGTAAATTTTGAAAATAATGTTGTTGATGCTGGGATGAGAATGCCATTTGTTTATATTAATGATGAACTTATTCCAATTACTGATGTAAATGATGGTATCCTCTACGCTACAGATGCTTGTCTTGAACAAAATTATACATTTTCTGAAATTGCTGATCTACTTGAAGGACATTGTTCATTGATTTAAAATATGTTAAGCATCTATTAATGGTATATAACATATAATTCATTGAAACATGTATTAGGAATAATATAGGTGATGATATGAAATTATTAGGAAAAATTATCACAAAAAAGGTTCAGCAACCTGTAAAGGTTAAGGTAACAGTACCCGCTTCATATGCAAAACAAAAAGCTCTAATGGAACTTTCGGCTGTTGTAGAAAAGAATAAAAAGTGAAAAGAATAAAAATTATGAATAATAAAGTAGATCATACATCATCAAAGAACATTGTTGACTTTAGCAAAGTTGCTATGGATATTTTACCCACCCCTTTTGATGGTATAATGTCAAAATGGAATGCTCGTCAAAAATATTATCCAAAAGAATCACCAGCTTCGTGGATGATCATGGATCATATCAATGATCTTCAGGAAATGATGTATGAACACCATGTTGCGACACCGTATGGCGATGTTTACGGTAATTCAGCCGCATTAGCCTATGTAAAAGAATTAATTGATAATGATACGGATTTAGGGAATAATTATGGGTTTTTTACTAAAAATAAAAAGATAGAATCTGAAAATTTTTCAGCACAACATATTTGTGCTGAAAATAGTCGTGCTATTAAGCAGATAGAATCGAAGCAACAGCTAATTAAAATAAACTATTTAATTGCCGTGGTTGAAGGGTTTAAAGATCATTTGCGTAGCTGCGCCAATGCTGCAGGCACATTGGGTTTTTGGAGTATGTATGATGTTGATTTTGGTGATGACAGAACTGCTTTAGAAAAATTACGAGATGATAAATTATTTGATTTAGAAGTATTAAATGTATTAAGCTCCAACTTCAATAATTTGGGTTATAATTTTACCAAAGTCAAGCGATCAGAATTTATTAACCTTATTGTTCATGTTGATTATACAGTTAATTGTGAATAATTAAATAGCATTTATGGTTTATTCATGTTGATGTGATATAATTGCATTACTATGAACACTATACTTTTATTAGATTTAGAAAACACCATCATCTGGGATTGGGAAACCAATTCTCGGCTGATGTGTTCTCGTTTTCCAATCTTGAAAGAATGGGTAATGTCACAACTGGGTAATAATACTCGTGTGGGTTTATTATCATGGGCTGTATGGAATCCCAAAGATTTAAAAGAATTTAATGAAAATGGCATCCGCAATGATATAGAACTAACTCATCATTTTAAATTTGATGATGAACTAATTTTTACGTTGGAAGATTGTATAGTCATGGCTCGCGAATGGTTTAAAATGCCATTTCTTACACAATCTGATTTTTTCGATTTTGTTAAAAAACGACATATGGCAGAAGAATTATGGCTGCATAAATTTGACGAACCTGATACAAAAGTGATACTATTTGATGATACGGTTCCCAATATTGTAATGCATCGTACTGATGTACATAATAACAGTTTAGAACTGGTTGATCCTTGGACGATAATTAAACGAGATTTTATATGAACAATGTGCTTGAATATTCAAATAAATTGAAGGCAATTAAATTAGCAGAAAAAAATGCCTATGATAATGACAGTCGTGCCATCAGTGAGATTATGACTGCATCTGTATTGGCGAGAATCAATTATGTGATTACTGCCGAAGATTCCAGTGATGTTAATCCGACTCATATGGAATTTCGGGTGCTTAACTTGCGTACCAATAATGTAAAAACGGCAGATTTTTACACTTATCCACTATTATTGCGTATCAAATCTTTGATGAATAAACAGATGAAGCCATATGGCTTTAAAATTAAGAATATTTGCTCACCAAAAACTAATATGGGAAGCGCTGCTGTAGGTGTTACTTTTGGGCCTATTTCAACGTTGAAAACTCAATGGAAAACAGCATTAAAAGAAATGTATTATCACGTCACAGGTCAATGGAATAAAATTGGATAATAATTATGAATGATTATATTGACGCTAATGAATTATTCAAGCAAAAGAAAGAATTATTGAATGATATTGATTTATCTAATAAAGAACGTGTTTGTTCATTGCTGAGAAAACAATTTTCTGAACATTTATTATTAGTTGCTAAAACTCCATTAAATGCGGGCGAACTTTATTTTTCATTGAAAACTAATGATTTGTTTGACAGCGCATCGCTCATTTCGAATAATTTTGTAGATGAAAATTTGGAATATTTTGAAAAATATTTAAATCATGAATTTGAATTATTTAATTATACAATATCTCTAATGCGGCTGGAATTTAATTATGCTGGCTCCTGTTTGAAGGCAGATTACGAACCTAAATCGCAAAAATCTAATAAACCATCTTTTTGGAAATCTTTATTTAGGGGTAATAAACCATGACCAAGTATCTCGCCATTCGCTGCCAGCTGTGTAAATCGGTTATTATCAGTCGTGCTAGACATGATTGGAACTGCTGTAAGTGCTATGATAATGGCACTGCAGCGACTGAGACTGAACCTATGGTAGAAAGCACGGGTTGCTACATCGACGGTGATTCTAATGTTGATTCTGGTGGCTACGTTCGTCTCGGTGGTAGACATTTCGATCAATTCTATGTAGAATTGCCATTTTCCGCTACAGAAGTTTATGTGGATTATGCAAAACAAATTGATAAACTTATGTTTATCGACATTAAGAAATATCCATTGATTGATATTCCGTAGAACAACGTGACGATAAATAAAAGAAACGGAAATTAATATCATGGCAACACATATTTCAACTAATCAAGTCTTGGATCATATCAAAACCGCAAAATCGGTTAGCGTAGATGGTGAAATTTTCAAAACCATTACGGTAGATAATGACAATTTGATCATTGGGCCAATTAAATTCCCATTGAATTTGTTTGATATTGGTGGCATGAATCCAACATCCATGTATCTTATGGATTCTGACCATAAATTACGCTTGATTATGTTACTAGGCGAAGATGGATTTAAGATCAATCACCCAAAATGGGTTATTGAAAAATATGATCAAACCAAAATTAAAAATCATCATTTGTTACATCAATAATTAAGGAGATTAATATGCTTTTCCCTACTGAGCAAGAAGATTATAAAATGCTAGAATGCATGAATATTTATGCTAAAGAAGGAACGGAAGTTGTTTATGGCGGCTTTAATGGATATGATAGTGATAGAGTTCATGGTAATACGTATTTAAATATTGGTCAGATTTATACTGTAAACCATACGGACGTGGGGCAATCACATACCAATGTATATTTGACCGAATTTCCCAACGAACGATTTAATTCGGTATTATTTTATAAGACTATTATATGAATTACAATGACGCCTTAGAATTAATTAGAATTAATCCTTTTTATCTTGGATTAATTCCAGTAGAACTTATTGATATTCGCATGATGCGTTACGTAAGAAAATTTAATATTTGGGCCGCTGATGCTTATTGTCCTAAAAAATTAAAACAATATTGGCTCAATATTACATTGGATGAGATAATTCCAAGAATTAATGGACTATATATTGATCCCATTACAAATCAACCTTTTGAAGATATTCTATAATATGGAAAACACCATTTTTGATGTTCAATTTGATCTTCAAACACCTGAACATATGACAGCAACTGAAATTGACCTTGTTGTAAAAGACATTGTTAAATTTATAGAAGAGAATGCTCATATGTTGGACGATGAGGTAACGTTAGATCGTTTTCTTAATCATTGTAATGAGCGTAAATATTATATGCCATTGGTTCATCAGGTTACCACACAAATTTTTGAAGCTATGTATGGTAAGGAAATGTTGGCTGAAATGGCTGAACATGGCTATGCCAAGAAACCTACGGTCAATTGACTTTAATCTATTTCGGCGTATAATGGAATTTAGAGGATAATTGTATGGATTTACAGGCGCAAGACGGTCAATCGCCCGATAAATGGGTGTTGCTCACCATATCAAACGGTATTGATACTGTTGCCAAAATTTTGTCTGGTTGGCATGGTAGTTATCTTGGTGGTGATAGCTGGCGTCTATCATCTGATATCGTAGATTATACTGAAGATGATAAATGTTATCATCTGAAAACTCAAAGTGGCTCTACCTACACGCTATATAAACATCACATTGGATTCACTAATATGTCATTGAGCATTTATGAATCCCAAAAACAACTTGTGGCGGATCATCGTGAATATTCTATTATTCTTGCTGATACGCTTGAATCCGTAGCCGAAATGTTGAAGATATAATTATGCTTTGGTCAAAACCTAATGAACCTTCCCCCAGAATTGATCCATTTATTGGTAAATCGACAGAAACCATTGTAGCTGCTGCTATTAAAGATATTGATGGAAAAATTCATTATATGTCATCGCCTGCGAGGCACCATCATGTCATTTGGTGGATGGTTGGTCGATATGATAAACTCACTGACGTACCAACACCTAATAATTTCGAACAGGTGGAACAAGGTTTTCTTACAAGTACAGGACGCTATGTTAATCGTGTAGAAGCTGGTATAATTGCTATCCAATGTGGACAAATTCAAAAATTACAACATGGCCCAGCCCTATATTCTGAAGATTTATGGTGAATAGAAATGAATGGACTTAGGCGTGGCGAACTGGTAATATTTTCAGCATCCACTTATCAGGGAAAAAATCGTATGGGCGATATCAATAGCAATAAGCCACCTTATGAGCGTGGATGTGCATTGGGTAAATGGTGGATCGCAACAGGCGGTAAGCTTGATGCTGATGGCCCCGAAGATACCTCAGAAGAGTTTTATAATGGTTTTATTGATACTCTTGCTGATGAACGTAGGCGCATTGCAAAAGTCTAAATAATAAAATACGGGAGTATAGCTCAGTGGTCAGAGCGGTGGATTCTAAATCCATGCATTTAATGTTAAACGTCGTGGGTTCGACTCCCACTACTCCCGCCAAATTGACTTTAATCCATTACATGTTATAATGAAATTATGAAAAAATTATTTGCAATTCTGATTCTATGCTTACTGTCTGCCCGTTTTGAAGGATAATACTAATGGTGTACAAAAATAAACTTACACTGGCTACGCCAGAGCAAATTGAAGATGCTAAGAAAATAGCCGGTGCCTTCATTGCAGAGAATGGATTTTATACAGATGCTAAAAGTGTTGCACGAAGCGCAGTTTTAGAGTATATTTTGTATACTCAAGGTTTGGCAGCACGCGAAAATAAATTGAATTAATGCGGTGAAAACAGTAGTAATACCCAAGTGTATAGGAAGCACGCCAGCATATGGAGCGGGAAGGGAGGTTCGATTCCTCAGTATTATGAAAATTAGCCGAAGTCAGAAGATACAAACAAAGGAGTAATTACCCGATGCTGTTCTTCTGGCGGCGCTATTCAAAGGGTTGGATTGGCCGACCCTTTATTTTTAAGGATTAACAATGAAAAAGATGTTTGTGTTTATGTTGCTCATGATGGTATCTACGCTGGCATTCGGTCAGACTTCACCATCTGCTTCACCTAATTATTGTGCTGATGTGGGACAGGCTGCTAAGACGCTTAATCTTACCCAAGATCAGACCAATAAGTTACAAGATCAATGTAACAAAGCTGGTGAAATCACGGCCAGTGCTGTGTTCACTGATAAAGTAAAGGCAATTGGTGAAGGTATTGGTCTGGCAATTGGTGAAACCGCCAAGCAACTTAATGTTGCTGCAAATGATTTTATTAAAAGTCCAGCGGGTATCATTACGGTATCCATTATCGTTGCCAAGATGTTTGGTGGAGCTATCATTCAGTTCATTTGTTTGGGATTGATCTGGCTGGTTTTTACAAAGCTTTACGTTTGGATTGTTAGGCGAGTTTTTGACTACAAAGTAGAATACACGATTACTCCGGTGCTGTTCGGTTTATGGCAGCGCAAAAAAGCCCTCAACACTACTTACAAAAGTCTAGAAGATTTTGAAGATGGTAACTATGGTGTACTGGCATTAACTTCATTGACTTACGCTGGTGCATCTGCGTTATGTATCTGCAACATGTTCTAATCAAAAGCCCCGAAAGGGGCTTTTCTTTTATTGAAACGTATTGTATAATGGCACCATGAAAATCCATAACACTAGCTCAGTCAAGAAAATTAAGAAATTCAAAATTCTTAACATCCATACTCACTACAATGGTTCATGGGTTGACGAACCTTATTTTCAGATTTATACGCTTTCCAAGCGTGTTAGGGTTATGATCTGGAAATTCAAAATTTTCAAATACGAATCCAAGATTACTGAACACGATTATTCGTTTATCATGGAACATTCTTGGGAAAAGCTCGGCCAGAAGAAATAAATACCCTGAGATGATTAGGTGTATGATGGAAGATAAACAGCTTAGGATAATAACATATGTGTTATTAGCATTTATTGGCTCAATATTTGCTATTTGTTTTATTGGCCCGCTATATTTACTCATTAAAGGTGCTTTTCAATTATGATTGTTTACATGCTTCCTTATATTCAGAAACAGCACGCAAAGATTTTTCGTACCTTACGTAACGGTAATACTCCACAAATTATGGTAGAACGCTTAGAAAAGCGTTTAAAGCATTGCAGAACCATTATGGAACATTATGCTCGCCTTGATCCTACATCGTATACTTTCAGCTTGACCGATGAAAGTCACAATTTTGGTAATCCATTACAAGATTTTATTACTTCATGGTTCGCCAATAGTGTAGATAACTCTGCACAAAATTAATCATGCCAGAAATTTTTTCCATAGGCCACTCTGATAAAGATTTTAGAACCTTTGTTAAGATGTTGAGTGCATATCGTATTGATATGCTAGTTGACGTGCGTACATTTCCAAGTTCCAAAAAATTCCCACATTTTAATAAAGATTATTTTGAATATACTTTACCTTTGATGGGTATTGACTACATTCATATGCCAGAACTTGGTGGATTTCGTAAGAAACATCCCAAGTCTACAGGAAACAATGCAGCATGGCGATTACCGGCATTCCGTAATTATGCCGATTATGCCTATCACGATCCAGCATTCGCACATGCTATCGAATTATTAAAAAGTTATGCTACTGATAATAAAGTAGCCTATATGTGTAGCGAAGCCGTGCCATGGTCATGCCATCGTGGTATTGTATCAGATTATATGGAAGCTATTCATAAATGGAAAGTAACCCATATCATCAGTCCTACCAAGACACTTGACAATAAGTTACATGAGCATGCTATAATAGAAAACGAAAAACTCATTTACCCTAATACAATCGGAAATTGCAATGACTGTTCAAACTCAATATGGCCGTGATCTTTATCAAGATTTGATGGCATTATGCGAATCTGACGAAAGCCCATTTTATTATGTTGACCATCTGTTCAACGGTACTCAATTCCGTGTGTTCACTTATCGTCTTGCATCCTATACTGATTTTTTGAAGCCATCGGCTTTGGAATGCCGTGGAATTACTTTCATTACTAAAGATGATAAGTATGAATCGTTGGCAGCACTTACCCCTCGCAAATTTTTTAATTTGAACGAAAATCAAATGGCAATGAATTTGGATTTCAGCAAGACTCGATCTATCATGGACAAGATGGATGGTAGTATTATGACTACTTATAAACTTCCTATTGCTGACATGGTTTATTTGAAGTCTAAGACTGCATTACAATCCGACCAAGCTATTGCTGCAAATGAATTTCTTCAGCTGGAAGAAAACTCAACGTTGCATAATTTCCTCATGTACATGATGCATAAGGGATATTCTGTAAGTATGGAATTTACTGATGCAAAATTTAGAATTGTTTTACCGTATCAAAAAACCAATTTAACCATTTTTTCGGCACGAGATTTGACGAATGGTATGGATTATCCATATAGTATGTTACAATCTGACATGGAGGAATTTGGTTGTGTTCAGCATTTGGTGAAAGACCATTTTTATGATATTGATCCAGTTAAATTGATCGAATTCGTAGACAATATTCCAAATATGAAAGATATTGAAGGATATGTTATCAATGTTGATGGTATGAACATTAAAGTAAAATGTGACTGGTACAAAAATCTACATTCACTGAAAGACAATGTAACTCATCCACGTAACTTATTTGAGTGCGTGGTTAATGAATTAAGTGATGATGTAAGGGCTCATTTTAGTCATGATATATATTTACTTAATCGTATTGATGAAATGGAATTAATTGTTAGAAAATTATATAAAAAGCTTGACGCACCTATTAAATTTTTTCATGATAATTCCTTATTATCGCGCAAAGAATTTGCTTTGAAGGCTAAAGATGAACTAGAACCTATGATGTTCAATGTAGCTATGAGTTACTATACTGGTAAACCATTTGATGACAAAGCTTGGCTTATTAAGCATTATAAAGATTTTAACATTTCAGACGAATGTGCTTCAACGGACTGAAGTACATTTTTTAAAATTGCTGGCGTAAAACATTCTTTATCACAAACATGTAAAGTTTGCGGTTATCATAAATCTTATTGGAAATTTGGATAATAATTATGTTTATGACATTACGAGATAAAAACGGTATTCCAAGACTTGAGTTTTCTGATGCATTTTTTAGTAAAGTTCTATCATTAAACATTGGCAGATGGGGTATCAATCCTGTTTTACAATCTGGCAATGCTTATATTATTCTGCTAGACGGCATTATTAAAGATGGTAACAATGATATCCGTGTTTATATCGACAAGGGCGATTATTTTAACTAGAGAATTTTATGAACAAGACTATCTATGAATCACTTAACATTACTTCTGAACATGACAAATACGATATTCGGGATATGATTACAGGAAAATTGGAAGAATTTTTTGATAATTCTGATATTTTCCTACAATTTGAACATATTGAAAATCCCTTAAACACTGATGCCACTATCAATGCCATGTTGATGTTGCAACCGTATTCCAAGGGTAGTATACTAGCTGCAAGTGAACATGATTGCATTTATTTCAGTGTAGATATTGTAGAAATGGCAAAGCATGTTGATGAAACTTACCTTATTGATCTTTCTCGCTGTGGTGTACGCTGGGAAGATGATAGCTTTCAAATGTTTACCTGATATACTGATTATTAAATTATCTAAAACATTAAATGCTAATTAACACTTGACATATAATACAATAGCAAATAACATATACCTTTACTCACAACAATTAGGAATACTACAATGGCACGAGATTTAGAAGTACGTACTGCATACGAATACCCGCTGTCGATCAAGATTGTGCGCCATTATTTACGCACTGCGGTTACTGCAGCTGAACGTACCGTGTGGCGAGATTTGCTGAACGGTGAAGCGTTTCACAAGTTCAAGAATGGTATCAAGATTGAGAAGCGTAAGAAGCGCGATCCTGATATGCCGCCAGAGCCGAAGAAAAAGAAGAAGTAAAAAAATTAGGGAGCATAATGCTCCCTAATTTTTATGTTAAATTTTAGGAAATTAAATGAAAATTAATATTACAAGATTAGAATCGTTGTTAGAACATTATAGAAGCTTTTATCATTACGTGGTATGTTGGGCATTAGCTGCTGTGGTAATCTATTGGTTTCAAAATCCAGATGATTTAGATATTAAACTAGATGCACTAATATTCTTGGGATTTATCTGGTTTAATTACAGGAAAGTTCGTAAAATAGAAGCTGAATGTGTGAAATATGAGTTGATGGTTAATGATGTGCAAGCCAAACCAATGGAAATGTAATGCAAATTTTATTTAGCATATTGTTAGTCATCCATTTTGGTTATCATCTTGTCGCTTCTCTTGGTGGTGCATGGACATTCTGGCACTCCTACAAAGAGCATAAGAAAGGTAAATGGAAAATAGTTGCTAGTATTTTTTGGTTAGCTATTAGTATTTTACTCTTAATAGTTTCGGACGAACGGTTACATAATTGTAAATAAAATAATTATATTGTAATGACAAAGAAAACAACAACTAATGAATTTATTCTACGATGCAATCATAAACATAATGACAAGTATGATTACAGTAAAGTTAAATATGTAAATTCTACAACAAAAATTATAGTAATATGTCCTATACATGGTGAATTTTCGCAACGTGCCGCTCATCATATTTATGGTATAGGTTGCCCATCATGTTCGGGTAAAATAAAGAAAACTTCGGGACAATTTGTTAAAGAAGCTACAAAAACCCATAATAATTTTTATAATTATGATAAATTCATATATGTAAATAATCATGTTAAGAGTATCATAATATGCCCAATTCATGGAGAGTTTTTACAAACTGCAAGTGATCATCTCCAAGGCAAACAGTGCCGAATTTGTGCCGGCAATTTTAAAAAAGTTACTGATCAATTTATCATAGAAGCGAATGCTATTCATAATTTTAAATATGATTATAGTAGTTCATACTATACTTCTTACAGAGATAAAGTTAACATTATATGTCCAGATCATGGAAAATTTGAGCAAAATGCTGGTTCCCATTTACAAGGCTATGGTTGTTCTAAATGTTATGGGAATTGTTTATATACAACAGATGATTTTATAACAAAAGCATGTACTAAGCATAATAATTTTTATAATTATAATAAATCCATATACGTAAATAGTTGTAGTAAAGTTATTATAACGTGTCCCATCCATGGAGATTTCGAACAAGAGGCAGCATCACATCTTTCCGGATGTGGTTGTAAAAAATGTGCTAATACTAAAAGTAAAGGTGGTTATTGTATCAATAGATTCTTAGAAGAACCAAACCTTAAAAATAAATTAGCAATTTTGTATTTAATAAAAATTATAGATGGCAATCAAAGTTATTATAAAATTGGCGTTACTGTTTCTACCATAAAGAAACGATTTAAAGCTAAAGAATATAGACAACTAATTATTAATCCTATTAAGATTTTTTCTGGAATTTTATATGATATGTTTTTGGTTGAACAATATATACTCCAAAACATTGTCAACAAATATACCAAACCTTCTTGTATTAGTTTTAGTGGTGGGTATACTGAATGTTTTATAGCATCACCTGATCAGTTAAACGCTGTATTACAAGTATTCGAAGATATAAATTTAAAAATCGTAATGAAGAAGAAAAGTCTTGACAGGCTGTAACTAATTTGTTAACTTATAGCCTCTCACAACCCAACAACATACAGGTAAATTGATAGTCATGAGTAACGTAATGAATCTTACGGCACATTTGTCCAAGCTTGGACAAGAATTGCTAAATGCGCGTCACCAACTAGCGCAAGTTCAAGACGATTTAGATAATACATTATCATACGATGATGATTTCGGATTGGCAGATGGATTTCGCACAGAAATTGATGCTCTGGAAGAAAAAATTGGTGATATTGAAAACGAAATTGCCGATTGCGAAGAAGAGTTGGATGAATTGTCCAACCAACATTCAAGTACTGATGAACAAGATTGGTAAAATAAAAGCCCCGAAAGGGGCTTTTATTATTTTCCTTGATAGCCTGCGGCAGTGATAACTCCACCATCCTTAGCTGTATAGCGTTTATAACGCTTCTGCATATCCTCGTGCTGCTCATCATTGACCTTGACCATATTCCCCTTACTGGTCTTATAAGAATGCTTGAATTGGGGTGCCAACGGCTTAGCCTCACCAGAGCTTCCTAAAGCCTTCGCAACCTTAGTCCATGCCTCGCCATGCCCGTCATCTCCCATGGGCATGTGGTTGACGTGTAGCCACATACAGATGACATGGGCAACTTCATGGGGAATGATTTCATTCAACATATAATCCAAATGGTGTGTCAAATCTTTCTTTGAAAGTTTAATATACCATCCAAGCTGCTTGTTCCAACCTGCTGAACCACTAGACTTCGTAAAAGAGTCTGAGGGAATGATGTGATCTAGGATGACCTTGGCCTTGAATAGTTGTCGGCCGCGCTTTAGACACTCATTAATTTTGTTGTTGACTTGTTGTTGAACATCTGTAGCCATGTTGATTCCGTTATATCATAGGTATTTATTTTTGTGATAACAGGTTTGTTTAATTCCGTCAAGGATGCCATACTTGCGTCTTGGCACAACTCATGCATTGAATGTTAATTTAACATGTTTTTAATATGTTAATTTAACATTCACAAAATCATCATGTTTTAACGAATAGAATAACATTCATAATAAGGAAGAATTAATTATGAAACAATATTCTAGTTTTTATACTCATCAAAAAGCACACTGGGTTGGCAAAATCAACGGACTTATGGTTCAATTTGATCTTATCAAGCGTAAACGAGAACTTCCCATTCATTCAACAGATGGAAGGGAAAGTGATATGCCAAATGATGACACTGAACATCATTATAAAAGAAATTATTATATGGCTATCACATCACATAATACCTATCAGTTGCCGTGTTCGGTTAAGACATTACATCAAGCCAAGTCTTATATTAAAAAGAGCATGAAAGCTGTTATACATGATGCATAATAGTCCTAACGCATGCGTAAGTAATAAGAAAGCCCCGGAAGGGGCTTTTATTATTTTACAGTGGATGGTGTTGCTGGTGCTTCAGCAGTTGCTGCCGGAATAATTTCATTGTATGCATCATAATATTTTTTACCAAACATAGGTTTGATAGATGCTGGTGCAGCAACAATGGTACACTGTTCGCCCCAGAATGCCTCACAGCGATGATTCAAAATGGACAACCAAGAAAAGGTTGCAAGAGCAAACAATAAAATTATGATAATAGCGGCTTTCCAGATGAATTCTAAAGTATTGTTTACTTTAGAAACAGTTGTAGTAATTGGTGGGTTTACGTTTACGACAGTCATAGTATTATCTCAATAATTCGTTAATTTTGTCAGGAAATTCGCAAAAGATTTCATTAGTATCTGTCCAGCGAATAAGGTAAAACGTTTCCATAGGCCCAGAAAGAATCGCTTCAATTCTTATGAAGCGACCTTCCTTAACTTTCAATAACTTACCAATGGGTAGTACTGGATAAGTCATTTTTTAATCGGATCACCAAACGCTGGTAAATCACCTACGGTTAAATGATAGTGACCATCATCGAGAGTGACTGTTCCATATGGATTCTCATCATCTTCTGTGTAAAGATTTACACGCTTTCCAAAAAAGAATTCAGTTGAATCAATATCGAGTTCACTAAGAATACAGTTGCTGAGTTGCATGAATACTCTCCGATTAAATATGGTGAACTATTTATGCGTATTTCTTTTTATTGCTCGCTTTTAATCGTTTCCATTCGGCCATGGGAACATGGGTTGGATTCCGTTTACTTTTCACAATTATATTACCATAATTGTCACAAATAAAAACATCTAAACGGTTTGCTTCATTCACAAGTTTGCTGTGAAATACTAAAGATGATTGCTTTGTTCCACTACGAACATCATATGCATCTTTGTCTGGTTTAAAAAAATACACTGTACCGCTATTATGAAAACTGTAATACATAGTTCATGCGTCCTTTGATACATTGGTTGAAATTAATTGGCTTCCTAAATGGAAGCTCTTGTCGTAATTGAACTGATGACAAGCGAAACCAGCCTTTGTCTTAAGATCAATATATTTTCCCAAAGCAACCTCATCCGTAAAGGTTTTGGTTACGTTGGAGATAGTAGAATTTGCTTTAGAAACGAGTACCAGATACTTATCCATTAGAATGCTTTCTCTCATAAAATTTATGATTTCCAATTGTGGCCGTAAGTTTCATGCCATGATTGGCCCAACCAGTATTGATCTGGCGTATGTGGAATGATACGGCATTACCGATGGGGTTGTCAACCATACCCGTTAATATAGCTTCAGCAGTTACATAACAAAAAGCGTAACTTATGTTATCAATGATAGTATTCAATTTAGAATCGCCCCCTTTGCAATACCATGAGAACTGACAGAATTTTTTATGCTTGATTATGGTAATTTGTTTGACTACGCCACATACAGTATTAGGGTAGTAGCTGTCTTTTGTTCTATTAAGGACTACATATCCTACGCCAATCTGCCCAGCCAAAGGTTCGCCTCTAGCTTCATAATAGATTACCTTAGCCAAACAATTGGTATCCTGTGGGGTGGCTATTGCTACTCTTATCGACTGAATTTTTACAGGCTCGATATGTAAGTCTTGCACTACTGTTATTGTAGTAGTTGGAATCATTGGTTCCAACACGGGTTTTATCTTTTCTGCGCTACAACTACTTATTAGTAAGCAGATTGCAACGATTGCGGCGGTGTATTGTCTCATCGTTCTCATCCTCAGTTTTAAGTTTTTGTGGTGTAAATAAAAAAAGCCAGTCTAAGTTTAACCTTAGACTGGCCTTAACTTTTGTAGATTTAACCAACCGTATGTTCTACTTCATAGCGATATTAACTCAAACTCCTGTAAGAGTCAATACCGAATACCGTATTTGGTCAGCTGGAAACACAATTCAAGGAGAAACGCATAGTCTGATTACAAATAGAGGATATTGCCGCATTATTGTTTATGATGTGATGAATAGAGTCTCTTTGACTCAAAATTCTTGGTTCCTCGACCTTCTTCAATCCCGTGACACTGCACGCTGGACTTGAAGCGTTGTAAACCTTAATTGGTATACCAGACCGGCCCTGCCCCGGCACAAATTCTCATTGAAAGTGAGAACGCTTTTCTTTTTTGCATACTGGTATATGGAGAACGTGTTAGAGTATTTATACTAACATGAAAATATTTTATGTCAACCTTTTTTATATTTTAATAATCATGTACTTGCAATTAATAAATTTATATAAAACCGTGTACAAACTTTTTATATTTTAATAATATGATAATTAAAAGTCACACCCCCCTGCAACACAGGCTAATTCTTGATTTGAAGTAATTGTATCATCAATATCATAATCTGTCAATTTGCTCCAGTCGATTTTAGGGAATTCATTTAGTAACACATTAAACGTATCTTCATCAATTTCTTGATAAGGTGCTTGTTCATAGATATGATCACTATAAGGAAGAAAACTTACTCCCCCTATCTTATCGAAATTATTATAAACATATTCGCCTACCACATCCCATTCTTCTTCTTTAACATATACGGTAATTGATGGATTATGCTCGCACCATGAGTCCCGGACTACTATATAATGATCTAATTGTTCAATAGCTCCCATATCATTTCGAAAAATAGAATTTGTTGGAGATTTTATTGGAAATTTAAAAATAATAGTATCATTAGGTTTCATATTATCCAATTCATTAGGCACGCCTTGACTTATAAGAAACTGTGATAATGGATCATTTATACTGCTTCTAACTGTTCGTATATAATAATTACTATATCGAGGATGAATTCCTGAAGAAGAATTTACTAATTGTGATACAGTACCACTCGGTTTTACAGTTCCAATTGCCATGGAACAATTTATTCCTAATTTTTTAGCCCATTTCTGGTTAATTGCTATAGAATGTTCTCTTAATTCATTTAAAATATATGCTGTCAATGCTAGATTTTCTTTACCAGATAATAATCTGTTATCCATTATTCCGGTTAATGAAACACCCAATAAGCGTTCATCTTCCCCATTTATTTTCCAAATTGGTCTTAAATATCTAAAATTAGTAAGAGTTGATTGAAATGTTCCCAAAATGGTAGCCAATTCCACTTTTTTCTTCAAGGAAGTTAAATCATCGTAATCTCTAACAACAACCTCACTTAAATTACAAAAGCTATTGGGTCGTAAACCTATTTCACCGCATGGATTTGTTCCAAAATCATAAGAATAATCTCTCCTACCATGTTTTTTCATTTTTTCTTTTAATGAGAAACGATTGAATATTCCACGTTCACCTGATTTTGATTCATATAATGCTTTCCATTCCCTTTTAAAAGTATCAATATCAGGTTTGGTTTCATAGACTGCAGAATTATTTGATAACGCGCGATGCGGATTTTCTTTCCACCACATACCAGATTTTGCCTCTCTTAATTCAATATCATCAATATCAGATAACGAAATTAAGGCACTTCGTCTAACACCACCAACAATAACTATTTCTGCTATTTTATTGATTATATCATGAACTTCAATACTTTTAAGTCTTCTACCAGCAGCATTTCTTATCAATAATATGCAAAAATTAAACAAATCTTTTAATGGATCAGGGCCAGATGCAGTGCCACCAAAAGTTTTTAATTTTTCTCCAGATTTTCTTATTCTACTGTAATCAATAGTTGGAGTAATACCTGCATACAGCAAGCACAATAATTGTCTAAAAGATGTTGCCCATCCAATTTTAGAATCTGGGACAACAATGTTCGTACCCTCATTTTGTACTTCAATATTAATAATATCTAATTTATTAATATATTTTTCTTCTACAGAAAATCCAACACCAGTTCCACACATAAGAATATACATCAACTCATCAAAAGCACGTAGATCATCAATAGGTAAATAAGAACAATTATATCCGGCAACTTCATCTCTTTCCAGAGCTTTTCCTGCGCTTCTCAATGTTCGCATAGATGGCATGATTTCTTTTTTCAATAATGCTATTCGAATATCATTATCTGGAAATATATCAAATCTATTTTTAAAAAATGTAATATATCGTTCTATTGTTTCTTCATAATTTTCTCTTCTATTCTCTGATTCTATCCATTTAGAGTATCTTGATAAATGGATATATGTTTCATAATCGTTTAGCATTATTTTTCCTTTTGTTATAATGTGTGATATATCACATACTATTATAGAACAATTTAAAAATAAATTCATTGATCTAGATCAATAATAATGCATCTTTTAAAATAAAAAACCTACCAAAAAGGTAGGTTTTTAAATAAAGAAGGATTTATTTTTGATGATAACCATATCCTAATAAAGTATCTTTATCATCCGAACAGTCTACATTCCTGTATATGTTCCTGTCCAATGTGTACGTCGAAACGTAACTATTGGATGTGCATGAACAATCAAATCCACGTCGCAGCGCACTCCACTGCCGTTTACTCTTCGCTGTCTCCCGACAGTAAATCTATACTACATTAATCTTATACAGTTGTCAATGATTAAGGCGGAAATCCGAAAGTAATTACCTTTGTTGTCTCGACATGCATTTCATGGTATGGAAAAGTATCATGAAAAATACCATCTCGATAATCCCAAGCACGTTCATGTCCTTCAGGATAAAACAAAATTTCATTGATTTCATCAGTTTCGCTTTCAGAAATATCAATGGTATTCACATATTTGTTATTCAGGTGACTTACATCACGATCAACAACAATAAACCGTAGTGGATTTTCACCCAATGTATCGTAAATTACAATGGTCGTTGACATTTTCGTTTCCAGTTTTGAAAGAGATGCCATCTTATCATGGTATCTTTATTTGTCAAGCGTCACCAAGTTCCTTACGGATAGCATTCAATTCCAATTCACGACGCTGTTCTGGTGAGATAATTGAGTTCAAACGTGCTTCCAATGCGGCAAGCTTAGCTTTCTGTCCGATGATTTGGATAGATGCAATACGTTTCTTACAATCTTCAATCCATGCCGAATGATTATAACCACTAATCTTATGATTATGCTTCAACCCCAATTCTTCAGCTGCCATTATGGCAAATGATTCCTGCATAAGAATTTGGGCTACTGCAAATACTAATGTTTCCTCACTTGCGGTCAAAATGTTAATAGGTTGAAGACCCGTAATCTGCAATGAGCCGTTGGTAACCCATCCACGGTTAATCTCGCGTTTACTGCGTTCGACAGCTTCTTTCTGCTGTCCAAGAACAATAAACATTTCACTAATCTGATCGTCAATACTTTCTTTATTCTTTGTCATGTTAATTCCTATTATGGTTGACAGGGCACATGGTTGCCCTTTTCGGTGATGAAACTCATGTTACCAACATATCCTAATGCAGTCAATGCCTGTATGATAATATCAATTTTTGCTGTTTTGGCCCCATCTGGTTGAATTTCATTCAGATATCTTGCCAATTCTGAATATTCTTCGGTATGAGCTAGGGCGCGATTGTAACCATAACTAAATGAATTATAGGTTACTCCACCCTTGTTTGTTACGGGAATGATGGTAATCTGGTCTTTAATTTTGACCACATCAAAATAAGCAAACTTAACACCATTCATACCATTCATACCATTACCGTATTGAATAACATTCACATGACAATATTCGCCGACTTTCGTTGTAGATTTATATCCATTAATATTTCTATATGATGCGGAAGCATCATGTTTTAGTGCAGATTTACCAAGAATTAATTCAATATAACGATAAGCATGCTTGGATTTATGGAACTTATCAACAAGAGTAGCATATGTTTCTGGATTAACTTCAGATGAAATTACAGATGCTAATGTGGATGGTGATGGCACAACGAATTGCTCCCCATCGTGAAACACATGTTTCTTTCCCTTAGCAGCTTGTCCATACTGATAATTATCATTAATTCGATTATACCCATAATCGTACCATGGATAATAACCAAGATAAGTCAAATGAGTGTCATTCTTTTTCATGGAATAAGTATGACCAGCAACTAATTCCTTAGCTGAAATTTTCTGAGATTGCTTATCTGTATAATCTACAGACTTCTGATATTCTTCAGAATTTACAGGAAGTAAAATCAATTCGGCACCAAGCCATGCAAACACGCATTCTTCAACAATATCACGCTTGGACACATCAGAATGCATAAGCAATCCAATAAGATTATCCACACTAATTTCAAATTCAAAATTTCGCGGATCGTGGACACGGATCACAGATCGACCCGACCCCCAATGCCCATCGCGCTTAACACCCTTGTTGAATACATAATTATTGTGGGGAGCATTGTCCAATTCAAGAACTTCAATTTTAGAATCGCACCATGATTTCCATGATGTTTCTTTGCGAATTTTACCTTTTTCATCATAATAAATGACGTAGGCTAATTTGCCTGTAAATGTATCAGAACGATTCTGGAAACCTACACGAATCTTGGATGGAATAAACATATTAGCCATGTATAATAATCTCTATCATGATTGTAATTGTAATGATTGCTGGATGAACCATTCATTCAAGGTGAATAACTCAATAATATTGTCTTCAAGATAATATGTATTCACACGAAAAACGTAATTACCTAAATGGGCTTCAGCAAATTGTGGTTGTAATCTTTGATATTGCAATATTTTATCATGAGACACGTCCTTGGCAGTTTTCCACGCGGTCTGGTCAAGACAACCATCTTTACTGAAATTGATATAGTTTGGTAGCTCAGGATAATTCTCATCTTCAAATTTTTTAAGGATTACTATCTGAGCTTTGATAACATCTAAGACTTCATCTTTAGATAACTCGCACGCAAATGTATGATAATCGCAAGTGGCATAATAATCATTTCCCATCACACTCAAAACATACATAGTCATACTTATGGTACCTTGCAAATAGAAGCAAAATAATCAGAAAGAGCCAATATTTCAATAGTATGATCCATTATTCCCGTATCAACCCGAATATATGTTTTTGATCCAAATTCCATCCAACTCATTACGGTGCGTGTCTCGCATAACTGATTAACTTCATTTAATGTGCCGTCAGGCAAATCATTATCATAAATGGCATCAGGAAAGTTATTATAATTATCATTCGATACTTCAGTGATCTTGGTATCTATATCTTTAAGATTGACAATACGTTCTTTAATCATTTTCACAATAGTTTCAGGGGTTAAATGACTTACAAATCCTTGGTAAGTCCAAGATGAATAGTAATCCTCATCTAATGTTTTAAGAATATATTGTGTCATGATTAATCCTATTTGATATCATCGTTATTACTATTGAGGTACTTACGGTATTTTAACACACAAATACGTACAATGACAACTATGATACCAATTAAAAGTAGAATTTCAAATAATTTCATTGCTACTATCCATTAAAAATAGTTGGAAAATTCAAAGGGTTGGTTTACTTTCGTCCACCATAACATGGCAATCCCGATTTATTACGCTGAATCCTGCGCTACTCTTTACTATGAGTGCTATACCGTTCCAATTTCAGTTTGCAATGGTAACATATCACCATGCAAGAAAAATGATTTATATTCTGCTTTATCTTCATCACTGAAGTCAAACTCTTCACAGTCGCCTGCTGCAATGCTTTCCATTGCTTTTATAATTTCCTTCGCAACATCTTCGGGAGTTGCGTCAGGGTTGGTGCCGGGAAAGATATCCAAGGCTCCAATTTCAATATTATATTCTTCGATAAGAATGGTTCTTACCCTATCATTCAAATTATCATTCATAATAAATCCTAAATTAGTAAGGTTTGATGAATTGGATTTTGTCTGGCGCTAACCTTTCATTACCAATTTGTGTACCCCAACAGGGGGATTCTGGCTATACAAGGTCTTGGACTACCCTATAGTCATTCAACACCGGAATCTATCCAAATTCATTCGATTCCTGCTTTCATCAGACTGCCATCAACCGTAGAGAAGTATAACATGTTATAGCATGGTGTCAATATATTTCAGACTCGGCCTTTTATAAATCCATCGGGTATATCAGCAGTTTTATCAATTTTCTTATTAATCAATCCATTTGTTATCCACATTGTACCATATTGTGAATTTTTGGTGCCATTATGTTGACCTTTGTGACTAATTTTCATTTTCTGTTTAGTTTCTTCAGAATGTTCTTTACCTAACCAATTCTGGTTACCTAGCATTTTTTGTTTAGAATTGTTTGACCATTTTTTTCTATAATCATCATCGTTTTTTAATTTATATTGTATAACTGCTTTGGCTTTTTTATATATTTCAGCCTGATTCTCTTTTGTAATATGTTGAACTGCAAGACCTTTTCGATTGATCAAATCGAAGCCACCTTCACCGCCAATTTTTAAATTATAGCACAGAGGATCAAGTAACATAGTTTCATTTACTAATTCCAATTCTTTTGAAAACGCGTCATTGGAATTATCAAAAATGAAAAGTATCTGTCTATAAAAGTTTTGTATTCCATATTTTTTATAGCACGCTTTAAAATCTTACCTGAGCCAATATATCCATCATCTAAATTTGAGGTTTTGTGTACACCAATATAAAATTTTTTATTGGTGATGTTTGTTGTTTTATATACAATATACATAGATAATTTCTTTATTCTATGTATTTATGTCAGAATCATTAGATATGAACTATTAAAACAAAAATAAAGCGCCCATTGGGCGCTTTATTTAATGTCAGAGTGACTGGACTTGAACCAGCAACCTCAAGCTTCCAAAGCTCGCCATCTACCAATTGATATTACACTCTGTAACTATTTAAAATGGTCGGAATGACAAGAGTTGAACTTGCGACTTTACCGTCCCGAACGGTACGCTCTACCAAACTGAGCTACATTCCGATATGAATCTAAGACATAGATTGGGAAACTATGAATATTAAAATTGGTCGGGACGGCTGGATTTGAACCAGCGGCTTCGAAGTTCCAAACCTCGCACTCTAGACCAGACTGAGTTACACCCCGTAATGATTGTATATCATAATCTATTTATACAAGTTTGTCAAACTTTTATTTTGCTTCTTTTGAAAGTGGGCAAGTTGCCTTATCTTCTGTACTCAAACGCTGTAGAGTTGCTTGATAAGCTGATCCCCCGGATGTATCCCATGTATCATCCCTTGTATCCCTTGCTGTATTACGGATTACAGAAAATGCACAGCCTCTATTGTCATACATAACATAGATATTTCTATAAGAGCAGCCAACCAAAGTTGATACAATAAGCAACAGTAAAATTAATTTCTTCATTTCGCATCCTTATTAAGTGAATGGTTGACGCACGCATCTTTATCACCCGGATAATAGCGCTCTACATAACTTTTATCATTTTGAAAAAATGCATGTGGTACTGGACGTACAAAAAATGCACAACCATTGTAATCGTATACTAAAGTATAATCGGCCATGGCATACAAAGGTTGACGATAACAACCAGACAATAATACAATGATGCCACACAAAAGTAAATATTTCATTTAATATCCTTATTTAATTCATTAAGCTTAGCTACTAGTTCTGGGTTGGGTTGGCATTGATAGACGCCATGGCCGGTTGCTAATAGATTGCATACACCACCGCAGCGCATACAGTAATAACCTTGACTTAATCCATTTTCTCGCATATGTTCTTGCATAAATTACTCTATGATTGGTAACGGAATTCCAGTGCGTTTGCGTGCAGAAATGATATATTCATTAGCAGTAGGCCATGAACCTTCAATAATGCACATATTAACATCAGCATCCATAGCTTCTGCACAATATCGCATATAAAGGTCTTCGAAAAATTCACGATGATCTTCATGAACAAACTCAAGGTTAACTGCTACTTCCTCGGAATATTTACAAACATCGCATTCACATTTTGTTTTACATGTTGTCATAATTATTTTACTTCAATAGTAATGTAACCATTGTTACATGTTGGTGTGGGAACAGTAGCGGCTTTGCATACAGCAATGTCCCTAATAATCTCTTGGGTGGTCTGGGTAGGGGTAATCCGAGTATATCCGAAGCAAAACAGACTGCACATCAATAAACATAGTGTAGACATGAAGCGAATCATGATGCCTTCACCGATATTAGGATTGTAGGTGTAATTACATGCTGAAATAATAATTATCAATACAAACATTAGTACAATAAACAAGACTTGCATGACTTCATCCCAGATGAGTTAATAGATGGTCAGTATAACACATTAATAGACAATAAAAAAGCCCGAAAGGGCTTTTTGGGTCATCAGCATAACGAATTTCTTTTCATAAAATTACAGTGGTTACCACACGGGATGCCTTTATAGTTAATCAGCCTATCTACTTTAGCTTTATGAAATATATCAATTCAGCATATTTTGTTATCTATCTTATACGTATATTCAAGACTTAATTGTCCAGACATACTATCATATTGGATGATAGGCTTGTCGATGTTCTGGATCAGATCAATAGTGACACTTGCAGCTTTAATTGGGTATTCCCAATCAATTTGAGCATTAAATACGTTATCAGCTAACCAATCTAATTCTTCATTAGAAAATACATTAAACAAGTTATCTAACACGTTAAGCAAAAATTCCGACTTTTCGAAATTTTTATTGTTATAATATTGACATTGACTGCTCAATAATGATACGTAATTCCACAATTTTAATTTGTCTAACATACTTTTCCTAATTAATGGTTTGTCTATTATCACCCGCACCCTTGATACGCTTGTATAGGGATTTTAATAGTAGAGAATCCAAGGGACATTGATTTCTCTGCACAGTTTCAGTCGTGCCTCTAACCAACTTCCACCAAAGTTTTGGTTATCTTGGTTTCGAACCCTCAATAACATTTCCCACTTTGATTACTCATCTGTAAAACTGGTGGCTCGGGAGCGATGCTAACCGCTCCAACTACTTATAAAGTCGGTTTATTCTGTCATAGAACTCGGAAAAGTGATCTTCTTTTCGTCAATATTCTAGTGAGATTTTACTCACAGATCGTCGCCATCTAGCTCATTTGTTACTAACGATCCACCCCTCCGCAGACTTAACTTGATCCTTCTGCATCACAGTGACAATAACCTTCCTTACCTCTCGTACTCCCCCTCAAGTCTTTAAGGGATGCCTTGCTGCCGATGATTGCAGTGTATCAGCCACGAGCCATAAAAATTTAAAACACTTGTAACATTAAACAAAAATGATAAATGGTCCACCTATTAATATGAATCCTAATATAGTCCAACCAAACAAAAAACTAAGCGCAATCAGTAACAACGGTATGAGTATATTAAGTAATAATGTAATGTTTACCATGTACGTTGCGCTTTGATGTATGTATATTACCACTTTAAATCATTTTGTCAAGCTTGCGTTTATTCGATTGTTTCAATAATATTTTAGACACATCATCAATGGATTGATTGAATATATGATAACTATCAGTTCCTACTACATTCGCAAATTTATCAAATCTTAAATATATTGAATGTTCGTCTGAACCATAATGATTAACAATAGTAACACCATCAAAAGGCATTTTACCATCTAAAATAGCTAAACGTAGACCATTAAATACATGTTCAGAATTTGTAAAGACTTCTGTACTTACTGCGTAATCATCACATCCTAACTGATAACCGATATCGGACATTTCCTGTTCTGTAAAGATAATACTTCCCAAAATTTTTGTATTTCTAGGAATTTTAGAATAATTGCCAGTATGTAGTATGATTTGATCCATTGTAACTCTCTATATTTGGTGTAGTACCACACGTAACGCTCGTGGCAAGCCCTGATATCACTCAATCTAACAGTGTTAACCCTATTTTGACCAAGCTCTTAAGATTCTTTATGGGCGACGGCTTCAGTGCCGTTGGGTTTCCTAGCTCCCTCGTACTACATATCTCTATAATTATTATTATTATACAACAACCAGTACCGATAAAATGTTTCTACCATATGCCTTTCGCTTTTCCATTCGTAATACGCCATCTTTAATCATTCGTCGCAAATGACGATAACATGTTTCAGTCGTATTCGTTTTAGGATGACCACCACGATTTACAATCATACCATGATAATGGCCAATAGATTCACATTGTCTAACTCTAGCAATCATAAATCGTTTGTAATTATTATAAGTCATATCTGCATAATTAAACGAATGATGCATGTATTGACTTCCGTACCCACGAATACTATCATAATTTGGAGCTATTTTGCTGCCATTCTTTCTACGTAAGTAAGAAAATGATTCTGAATGTATTTTGAATATTTCACGATATTCGATTGAAGTTGATAAATCCATGATAATTCTCTAAATTGGTGGTAAGCGTAGGGAACGATCCTACTTGTATCAGGTCATGATCCCGAGCCAGCCAGCACTTACCATATTTTATAACAAATGCTTTGGAAAGGTAATCAAAGCATATTCTTCGGATGTTAATTTATTTTTGATAGAATTGCGTAAAGCACGCAAATGTGTATCCTTTGCAGCTTTTTTTGCAGCCTCAGTAGTCTGTTGTTGCGGATAAATTACCTTCAAAAACGTGTCAACATGTTGTTGCAAATCTTCAGTTATATCTTCTTTCAACCAGCCAGAAGGTATATATCCATATTCAAACTCAAACTCATTATAATAATCTTGTAGATAATCACCAAGAGCTTTGATTGCCGGTTCATTATTTTTATTAAAGGATTTCCAGTCCCCAATTACCTTAATAGATTTGGTATAAACATCAGGATCAAAATGACCATGTTTTTCAACATCCCTATCTTCATTATCAAAATCCCACCAATCCAACTTATAGCTAAACATAGTACAGATCATATGAACTAAGTAATTAACCCGCAATGATGCTTGTTTAAGCAAAGCTTTACGCTGTTTTACAGAAGTTTCATCAGAAAACAATTCTGCATATTCTTCATCAGAAAATAAATTCTTGTCCATCACAGATAACCCTCGCTAAGTAAAATGAGTTTGAATTATACTTTAATCTCATTAGAGTGTCAATGTATTATATGGTGGATGCGCCGTGGACATGCTCCCGGTTCTCAATGCTGCCAGCATCGTGTTTTACCTATGTTGAAACTACGCTCCCATGATTTATTAAAGGCGATTTAGCCGTATAATCTAGCGCCGGGGTTGACTGTGCATTGCCCATGGCACTCCCAGAATCGAACCGGGATTCTCCTAAATTTGGTACGCACAGATGGATTCGAACCACCGACCAGTATCGCATTGCAACGCCTAAACGTCAAATTGATTTAACTTACCCCTCCTACGGGGCTGCTCTCCCAGACTGAGCTATGTACGTATAAAACATCGCAATAAGTAGGATTTGAACCTACACGTCTTCGATACGTTAGTAACTAGGACAGCCGATTTACACCATTATCTAACGATTATCCTCTCTACTTTTCAGAGGTCGGTTTAGTCCGCCACGTCTACCAATTCCGTCATTACTGCAACTTAATCTTTAAACACCAACGACCTGTTTTTCAATGATATTAGCGATTTGCTTAAAGGTCAAGCCTTCACAATCATTGAGGTCTGCCAAAGTTTGTACATCATCTTTGTAAAAGACTTGAAAGTCATTAGTTTTAATATTAAATTCATCAAGCCATTCATCGGATGGAACTGCTCCAGATATACCACCATCGAATTCTACACCACCTGTCAAACAATGTTGCAAGACACCTAAGCAACAAAAACCGGGATTCCCATCACCATCAATATTATCATCATATAATGCTCCCGTTGCTTGATCATATTCACCAGAACGTAAAGCATTTAACCACTTATTTTTAATGGTCTTTGGCATTTTGATGGGCTCATAGCCCTCAGCTTTCAAAAGTTCTAACGTAGTTTTCATAATATGTCCTCATAAAGTTAGTAAAAAGAAATGTTATCATGGCGGAACCTAGCACTGCCGTTATTCTAATGATTACTCTTCACTGCAATGTCTACAAGCTACAGATACTAGCATAATCAAGACGGTTTATCACATTGCTGTAAATCGCTAAATCTTTCAGAGGATAACAATATAAATTGGTTGATACTACACGCGGTTAAGCCTTATGTTTTCATGAAAAACGCGGGAGGACTAGTATCGAAGTTTCAAATTGGTCGTGATTTCCCGATGATATCCCGATGATATCCCGATGATATCCCTGCGCATGAAGTTGAGGATATGCCCACATCACATTTTGTTGTCTTGAGTTAAGTATAACAGATTTATTTATCATGTCAAGTACGTATATGACATTTGATTCGAACTTGTATAAATACTATGAATCAACAAATAGGTTCGAATCATGGCACGTTATTCAAAAATATGGGATATATCTAAAGAACAATTACAAGATTTTTATGATACATCAAACAGCTTACATGAAATATTAACAAAATGTGAGGTTAATGCTACTACAGGGGGAACTTATAGAACCATAAAAATAATTGCTGAAAAGCAAGGTATAGATTTATCGCAATTTAAACTTAATCATCAAAATTTTTTAAAGAATCGTAATCCATTATTACAATTTAAAAAATCAAGAAATTGCGCTGAAGAGTTTATAGAAAATTCTACTGCACAACGAGAAAAATTTAAAAAATATATACTAAAACATAATATTATTGAATATAAATGCAATGCTTGTCCAAATGAAGGATTCCATGAAGGAAAACCTTTAGTATTGCATCTAGAACATAAAAATGGTGTCGGAAATGATAATAGATTAGAGAACCTGTGTTTTCTTTGCCCAAATTGTCATTCGCAGACTTCTACATATTGTGGAAGAAATAATAAGAAAGAAAAACCTCCAAAAATAATTCATAGAAAATTTGATCCAACTAAAGAAGAATTAGAGCAATTAGTATGGAAGTTTCCAATAGTTCATGTAGCAAAATATTATAATGTATCTGATAATGCTATTAATCATCGGTGTAAATTGTTACAAATAACTAAGCCACCAAAAGGGTATCGTAGTAAAAATAAAGCCAAGATATAATCTTGGCTTTATTAATGGTGGCGAGTGGGGGATTCGAACCCTAATCCATATGATGGTTATGAGCCATCCAATCTACCGTTAATATAACTCGCATCAATTTAATTTTGTATTTCTATTTATGCTGTTTTCAACTTTTTCGCACGTTTTGCAGCATTTTTACCAACACTATACGTACCTTTGGTAGTTGCCCAAAAAATCTTTGCGCGACTCTTTAAAAGAGAAGCCAAGGTATTACGATTCTGGCGATGCTTACGTTCAACACCCTCAACAAATTCTTTCTTTACAGTCTTCATTAATTACTTTCCTTTATGTTTAACATAATACCACATCGTTTTGACACATGCAACACAATAATATTTGTTATAGATCGCTCCTGTCACTCTACTCACAATTTCTAGAATTTGCTTTGGTTGTGGAATTCATATGAAATTCGAATTCATCTACAGGGCTTTAACCTTCTATGGCAAGTTTTCTCAAACTTTTCGCTTACTACCCAATCATAGCTACTCTATAACAAAAATTTTAAAATATTCCAACGGTTTCCCACTTTTGGTCGGTAATTTGCCAACCTTGGCACTTGAAGACTTTATCATGAATAATGCGTATACACATAATCCATTTACAGGTGGGAGAAACAAGCAAACTCGGACAATAATACAATATTATTATACGCCGTTGGTTAACTTAAGTGATACTATACTACATGTCAATATATGTATAATGGGCATCGGTGAGTTGGCCTATGTCCAGAGGACTCCGCACGGTAGGCGCGGTGATATGGCATCCCAAAGAAACACATTTGCCGATGATGTTCCACGCCCATTCCCAAATTCTTCATACCGCCGTGTACCGCCATTACATATACATTATATCACATTAATGTTATTTGTCAATACGTCTTTTCAAGAGCATGATGAAGAATAGTAGGAATGTAAAGCCAATCTCCTGCAATAATATTGTCAGCATTGATTAATGTTGGATTAACAAACATGATAGCAGATAACGAAACATCAAAGTATTTTGCAAGCTGACTTAATGTGTCACCCGATTCTATTTTATAAATTTTCATTTTAAATTTTCCATAAAAGTACCATCGTCAATTTGATCTATTGTTATTGGATAATTTGTAGATACCGAAGTTTGCGCATTAAATTTAGAAATTGTAATCCTATCTTGATCCATGGTCAGTAAAAACATACAACCATTAATAGAAATATTCAATTTGATTTCAGTACCAGACAGATACATCCGATTTATAACCACATTTTTATTATGATAAATCGCATATCGCTTTAATGCACCCAAGGCGATGTTCAAGCGATTGTATACATTACCATGCATGGTGTCAACATCAAAAATGTGCATTATTATTCCTTAGTTGGAGCCGGGTTGGGTTTATTCTACCCTACGTGCTATCACTGTATCAGCAATGATAACTCTTATTGATTCGTACCAGCAAATACTGGAAATTGCCCGGCATATCGTCATATTATCACGTATAACTAAAGTGTCAACTCAATAAAAAACCACCATTCATATTCATAAATGGTGGCTAATAAAATTTTGATTAACAGAACCCCACGTTATGGAAAATGATCAATCAACCTTGCCCATGTTTAATGGGCGCGATACGTATCTACTCATTCTGACACTGTGCACAGCCGAATTATTCAATACATGGGTACAATCCGCAACTTTCATATAAGACGTTTCGTAATCGTCCGTAATATATTTTAATGTTAATCAAATTGGTGCCCACCCCACCCTTCTCCGGATGGAACGTGGCTCGTAAGCCACTGGCAGGCATATTATAATTGGCGGAGAACGTGAGAGTCGAACTCACAAACCCCCTTTCAGGGATCAAACGGTTTTCAAGACCGTGCCGTTCACCAATACGGTAGGCTCTCCATTACAAATTTAATACTTATTATACACTACTGGTTACCCATTGTCCAGTGTTAGCGATGGTGGCGTTAGCCCTGACCAGCTACGGGTTTTAAAATTGGCGGAAAAGGAGGGATTCGAACCCACGGAGCCAGTTTTAAGCTGGCTCAATATCTTTCCAAGATATCACCATAAGCCTCTCGGACACTTTTCCGTAAATCTATTTATACAAATTGTAAAACTGGCGGAAGAAGAGAGACTTGAACTCTCACACCCATTTTCATGGGCCTTCTCATTTCGAATGAGCCACCGCTAGACCGACTCGGCTTATTCTTCCATAAAATTTTGACTCCATAATAAGAAATCGACTAAATTTCTTGTATGTCAATTATGGATAACGTCTGTCAGGACGACTTGTGTTCTCTAAGTTTGAGATTTTTATGGCTATTGAATTGCCATTTTATTCGTCAGGTTTATTTCCTAACTAGCTATCCGGTCAAGGTAGCGCGACCCACATAATAACTGATGGTCTAACTCATATAATGTCATTCAGACTAGATACCATCGGAACTATCCTGACCCTTGGGCATCATATGATGAAAAATTTAAACTCTACCTTTATACCAAAATTCTGGTATGTTGTCAGTGTTCTTTAACTTTTTATTTGAAATTCCATCAGTAATCCACATAGTACCAAAATTTGAATTTTTTGATCCTGATTGATGATTTATTTCTTTAAACTTTCTCTTTCGATTTTCTATAGCTAATTCGGAATATATACCAATTTTCAATTCTAAAGATTGTTTAGATACTCTTCTATTAATATCTGCCATTTTATCATAATTGGTTTTCCATTTAGTGTTCGCAGATTTTCGACTACGTTCACGGCGAGCATTTGGTGTTAATATCTGATTAGTTTTTAGCGCACCAATTTTGCATCTTTCTCGATGCTCTTCCGAGCCATCATTATTATATTCCCATCCACCTTGACCACCAAGCTTCAAATTATAACATAAATCACTTGCTATAAGAGCTTCAGTAACCAATTCTTGTTCCTTCAAGAATGCTTCTCTTGCTTCATCAAATATGTGCAATATTTCTTTCTTAAAAGATGAGACACCATATTTTTCGATAGCTCGTTTTAGCACTTTTCCTGATCCGAGATAATCATCATTTGGATCATCTGTCTTGTGAACTCCAATATAAAATTTGGAGTTCACAAGACATGTTGTTTGATAAACAGTATACATAAGCCGTTTCCGTTACTTATACTATTTATCATATGAGCGGGATAGGAGAATCGAACTCCTTTGATCAGATTGGAAATCTGAGACACAACCAATATGCCAATCCCGCATATTTGAGCGTCCTAAGAGATTCGAACTCTTGACCTACTTTCGCAGGTTTCAGTTTGGAAAACTGATGGTTTCAGCCACTCACCCAAAGACGCATAAATCTATTTATAATTAGGCGTAGAATTTTGGATTCGATACCAATATCTTACCCCTCGATGGGGTATATCCTGCTTAGAAGACTTCTACATAAATCTAGTATATCTTATTTATATCATTTGTCAAGAGTAATAATTCCAGCATACAAATAATATCTAATCATGTTTCCTGTAGCGAGAGATGTTGCACCAAATAACAGGCCTATCATAGATAGAATAGCCCGTTGCCCGGTAAATGCAGCAGTTATACCTACATAGATACATATCCAGTAGATAAAGCCTAGATAAAGCATAGCAAGAATATCTACAATATTTAATTTTTCTGGGTGTAATTTCATCATCAGTTGTATATCTGAAAAGATGTTGCAGTTTTAGTGGTTGACATTGATAGTAGAGTAAATGATACTAAAATATATTTAAAATTCATGATTTTTCCTGATGAATTGTTCCAAAAACCTTTTCGTATTATACATAGAGTATCACTCTAATTCAAGAGTTTTGACAATAAAAACAAGCCCCGAAAGGGGCTTGTTTTGCGCTCGATCTTGTCTATGATATCACATAGGAGTCGAACATGCATCCTTGTAAACATCCCAGATAGCTTCGGGTGCAGGTTTCATTTGCTCGGTAGCGTTATCATTGAGTTTCTTCAATATCAAATCATCTCTAGCATCAATCGTCCAATTTTTCCCTTCTGAACATGTCCAACTTTTATTCTTATGCAAATCACTGACAAGAATACCGTTGATATAGGTTCGGCTATCACTGGCCGACATACCTACTAATTCTTTCCCTGTAGGGATAGTTGTGTGTACTATCATATCTTCGGCAAGTGCTGAAGTAGCAAGTGTAACGAGCATCAAACCTAATAATATACTTTTGTTCTTATTATTTTTATTAGTAATCATAATGGATTCTCCTGTTGTTATGATGGGAGTATTATACCATTACTAGTGTGTTCATCTTGTCTATTAACCGTGACAGGCAAATGATTATTTACAATATATCTTATATGAATCTTAGTATGAGTTTATTTCTACTGCAGTAGCTTTCTCTTTCTTTGGTACAAGCGGAATATCTAACCAATTACTGCAAACGTCAATGATATCACGAGCAAGCGTTGGAAGAAATACGAATAAGGCAATACAAAAATTTACGACTGGAATGAATGATACCAATAGTCGGCCAACTAAATGACCCACTACTAATTCTGGTATATATCGCCTTTGAATTTGCGCAGAATCTGGTTGACTGAGATAATCAGCACGATTCTTCACATCTTCGTTATATTCTTTAACGGTCTTGAAGATATAACCAACAAGACAAATAATGATAGGAACCCAATAAGGCCAAAAATTATAACTACTTGAAATAGCGATAATAGCTTGAATAAAATGTTCGACAGTCATATTTTTCCTTTAATTGTTTTTTCATAAGATTTGGCATCAGCCAAAACGTGATTTAGAACATATTTTGGCACTTTGTAACCTGCCGTTTGACCTTCCAACATTTTGTTGTAAAGTTCTCGTGGAGTATCAAATATATAAGACGCTTTATCTAATTTGAGTGGGATAGGTTCCCACAATTCTTTCATTTCGGCCCATAATGAGCTTTGTTTAAGAGGATTACCATTATTATTAGCCATCATATCACTTAGATATTTCCAACGTCTACGTGAGCCTTCTTTTAACTTTGCACCAGCAAAAATTAATTCATATGTATCACCACTACAATAAGCATACATATCACTATTAGTACCACATCGACAATATGACATATCAAGATTCCCACGTTTCTTTGGTATATAACACCACATATTCAAGAATATCCAAAAATTTTATAATTTCAATAAGTTCTGAATAATCTTCATCAGGATCAAATTTTAATTGAGTAGCAACTACAGTTTCTCTTAGAGAGACAACTTCTTTCAACACTTTATTATCAGATACCCTATCTCGTACATGATGAAGAATATTTGCAATATCATTGAAAAAATTGTTCACTAATTTGTTAAGTGGTTTGTTACTACATAATAACATAATTATTTGACCTGTTTGATCTATTCTGGGTCAGATGATGCATCGCCACCTTTATAAACGCCCAAACCACAAACCACAATGAATGCGATAGCGAGGGCAAATACAAGATGACCAAAAAGGTCTACATTAGCGGTCAAATCAACATAGATGACAGTAAGTAATAGTAAAATATATGTAACAATCCCAGCGATCTTTCCTGCAATATTCATAATTATCCTTCGGTTGTTGATGGTGGTGTATCATCATCTGATTCTACCACATTGGTCAAATCAATTTCAATAGGTGTGATGACTGGTGGTAACGCTTTAGGTTCAATAGTGTTTAAAGCCACTTTATTTACATAAATCTTAATAGGCTTAATCGTGTAAGTGAGTAATCGTTTGAGATATTCATTGATACTTAATGTATAAGAATTGGCACCATGAAAATGCATATCAATGCCAAAAGTTAACCCATGTCGATAAAGAAATTTAGTTTCATCATTTTGGTCAAATACATCAACTTCAACAATAAGCACACCCTTTTCTCTGATCTGCTCTTTGAAAAAATCATTAACAAAATAGGGAATTTCTACACTCATGAAAACACCTTAACTATCATAATTATAAAACCCATATTTTAATTCAATAGAATCTTCACCATAAACATTGCGGAAATCATTAAGAAACTGATTGATTCTAACTTCAGCATCAGGTAACATTTCTGGTGGTACAAGATTATCTGATGTAATGGTGCAATAATTATCTTCGTCAAAATGACGTGACTTCTCTGTCACATTTATATTAAAAATACCAATGCCTTCAGGGCCATATTCAGGCGACCATAGAAAATCTTCATCATATTTTTCATATAATGCTTCGTTATCCTGAACCATCTGACAAGGATCATCTAATTTTATGGTGTCATGCTTTACAGTTTTGATAATCTCTACACCATGATAAGAGCAAAATTTGTCAGTCTCTAGGAGAGAAGACTTTCTTGAGCATTGAGGACATTTGTACGTGATACGCTCAACCACTGTTGTAGTTGGCTTAACAATTACAAAATAGCCAATGCTGTTAGTTCTATGAAAACCCATGATTATTTCTCCACCTTTTCAAAAAAGTTTAATGCAGATAGCGCATGTCCACGTTCAATAGTATCAGCTAATTTACGTAAAATTTCTGGTGATAAAGCGGCTCCACATAAATTAAATGATGCGCTATTACCGTAAGATTGCAGTGAAAGCGTTTGATTCATGTAAATGCCGTGATAATTATGATCACCATTATCAAAATATTCAATATGAAGTAACAAACTTTCTCCCCCATTTTCATGGGGGGCCAAATTGAAAGTTTCAGTATGTAAGAGTTTATCCATGATAATTATACTTCCTCAAAATTCTGCTGAATAGCTGTCAAGAAATACTGACGTGCAGTTTGCATGACAGAACCATTGATACCCTTCCAGTCAAAACCACTGGCTGCAATAGTGTCAACTTCTTCCTTGAGAATATCTTTGGCAATCCATTTCAAATAATCACTCGTACCCTGTGGAAGCAATGGGATACCTTCATCACGAAGATGCGAAATACCCTGTTCAAGACGCCATTGTGGCAAGACTTCCTTCACTACTTCCATAATAGAAGCAAGTTTCTGGTCATCAATCTTAATTTTCGGTACTTTGGTTTTATCATTGCCCTTGTGAAGCATGCCCTTGGTCTTAAACCATAGATCACTAATTTCAGGATGTTCATCGCAGACCCAGCAAAGACCTTCACCAATCCCGGAAACATTGAACATGAGTGTAGCCCATGGACATTCTTGCTCAACCTTAAGAGTCAAATCAGCAAGAATTTCTGATGCTGGTTCAGGCGAAAGAAAATTAATTTCTACATGGTACGATGGAATCTGTGCAATATTGTAAATACCATATGCATTATTATGCACAACATTTGATAATTTCATATATTTGGCATCTTCACCGACACCATACTTAACAGCAAATAATACCCAATGCTTTGGAACCTGTGTAAGAGCTACAGCAGGCTGGATATTACCACCACACCACTCACCATAGAGCGTAACATCAATATCATTGGGGAAGGCACTGAAGAGATTATTAACGGCTTCCTTGTTGGATTCAATAAACATGGCAAAGCCATAATTGTCAGATGTAACATCAAGAATGCGTTCACGCGATTGTGGTTGAAGTTTGCCAGAATGTTTGCGCATTACTGATGCGTTTGTGCCATGAAGCTTCACCGTACCCGTAAAATTGAGGGTAGGGAACGGTTTAGCGATCTTGTTGTAATGCTTGCGCACATTGGCGACAATATGCTTGAGGGATTCAATTGATGTAAACTTTTCCATGATACATTCTCAGTGTTGTTAGATTTGACTAGTATAGCTTACTGTTGCATGTAATGCAATAGTTATTCTTCGGTTTTTATTATCTTAATGATTGTTTGTGATAGAATATGATATGGGAAAATCAAAAATTCTCCATCCAATGCAATTTCTAAAGCATCTTCGTTTGCCAACGCACGAGCGGCTTTATTTTGAATCATATCGGCTTCAGTCTTCGTACAATCTATTAGAGTAGTGTAATGACTTACGCCGTTAATAAATGATATAAATTCAACAGTATACGTAGTTTCCATATAATTCCTTGTGTTATATACTAAAACGGGAACAGTATAAATGCTATACTGTTCCCAAGTCAATAGTTAACTACGGTTAAGGATATACGTTGCCATCACCATAATCAAATGTTAACTCAGAATATGGCTGGATATCCTTCAAACATACAAACGTGATTTCCATGTTTGTAATATCCATTGATATCGGTTCAACATTTGGAGATTTTGAATGATTGCAGTAGCTAAATTCTGATAATATAATGCATGAGCGGGTCGAATCAAATGGGTATTTGTGATGACTCTGAGTTGTCCGGGGGATTGGTACTACAGAAAAGGTAAATTTTTCCATGGCTTTAACTGGTCGTCGGGTGAAGCAACCAAATCCGGCAATATCAGATGTGCCTACATAAAAATCATTCATGGCTTAAGACCATTTTTTAATGCAAATCTGGTTAAACGTGGTTTAATACAATTAACGAAGGCTTTTCCCTCCAAATGAGCAATTGCATCATGCACAGATTGTAGACGAGTTAAAAACTCGTACTTATCGACGGTCGATTTGTTTGAATGCGTATCAATATTATAATAATTAAATAGATTGTCAACATCACCTTCCATATCTTTATTATATTGCCTATCTGGAATAAGCCAACCTACTGCACATTTCGCTCCATCTACTCCACGATAGGCACATCCTCTATAGTTGATGTTCACACTACCACGTTCTTGAGCAATAAGTTTATCACGAACAAAATCATAAACTTGCTGCTTATTGAAATGTCCTGATATGAAGCCTTTGACTGTTGGATTTTTCACAATTAGTGTCCTTGTTTAGCCTTAGCTTGGCGAATTTCTTTCGCCTCTTTTTTGGATGGGATATGCTCCCGTGTAGAAAGGATTGCTTTTACTTTATCATAAAGTGGTTCAGTTAGATCATGTCGTCCACCATAGTAAATAAATAAGCTATTTTTTATAGAAAGAAGCTGTCGAGTATGCATTTTTTCCAAATGTCCGGCAGCTATCCATTCATTGGATAGCATAAATTCTTCGATAATGCTGCGCCGCTGCTTAGTCATCGTGGCTTTTCCATGCAAATGCTGAATCAAAAGCATCATCCAGTGCCTTTTCTGCGGCTTTGAAGGCTTTGTCAGCTTCTTTAAAGGTTTCGTTCGCCTTAACCCAAACCGGATCAAGGAACGCTTTGAAGTCAAATTTAAAAGCTTGTGGGTTATCCAAATCTGTTGCCGTATAATCATCCTGATCATCGCCAGTGACTTCACATAATGCCTTGATAACAACTTCTACATGAGCCATGTCATATACGGTTGCACATGCATGTGGGCCACCAATAAAGATGCCGGTTATTGATGTTTTAGACATATTAAAATCCAATGGGTGTAGGTGGTATTGCTATTGGGCTATTTTTAGCCATATTACACATTTTATTAAAAGCTCGGGCCTGTTGTTTAACCAAACTATTCCATACCTGTTTGCTGTTGGCCGTTGACGAATCAAGATCAAAATTATCTACTTCTAAAGAAGCATCGTATGCTTCATATAGCACTTTGATAAATTTCTGGTAGTCGGTTTGAGTTTTCATTGGATAATTATACACCCATATAATGGATTGTCAAGACTTTTTCTTTGCTTCTTTAAGCTCTTTTTGAGCAGCAAAATAATCCTTCAAGTCTGTAGCGCATTGGTTACTACAGACATAATGAAAAGGAAGATTAGCGGCAAATTGCCAAAATGATTCAGTTCGTGGAGCAATTTTATCACACCATGCACACTTTTTCTCAGTAGCATGATTATAATTGTAATCCATGATTATTCTCTTGAATGGTGGGACGTGCTGGACTTGAACCAGCAACCCATGACTTATCTTTAGGGAAAACTACCCAAAGTAACAGACTATAAAAATCTGTTAGATTGGAGAGTCTTAAAACTCTCCCGGAGAGGTCATCGCTCTAACCAATTGAGCTAACGTCCCATTTTATTTAAAAATGGTGGATCGAGAAGGACTTGAACCTTCAGTGGATTTCTCCGCTCGATTATGAGTCGAGTGCATTTAACCAATTCTGCTACCGATCCGTTGTGTGCCTAGTATACAGCTTTACATCATTATATCAAGTATTTATAATTCTAAATATTTTTAGTAAGTAGCAATATTTATAAGATCACCGTACAAAACCATATCGGTGAAATGTTGGTGACCCATGATATCATCACATTCGGGAAATGGCAAGTCACATAATCTGTATTTTTCAATGTAATCAAGCAATTCTTCTTCAGGTTTTTTACGGCATTCAAAACATGGAACGTATCCTGTACCAGTGCATGGTAAACCAGCCTTTGCCCAATGTCCAGCAGCAAGTGATTCAATGCAACAACGTGGATAACCTAGATAAATTCCAAAAAGCGTATCTAAGTCTACATTATTATCATCATTACACAGTTTTAAAATTTGCTCTTTATACGAAGGAATATTCTCAGGATGTTTCTTCCAATTAAACATCTGCATAATTATTATCCGATGGCATAAGTTGACTATGGGTGTGCAAATCGTTATGGGCAGTATGCAATACATTTGCTGCGTTAATGAATAGGGTATTTGGTAATGCTCCATCCTTATCACAAGCAAAACGCAATGCTGACCATGCAATGATTGCACTATTCAGTGATGAAGGCAGATTCATGTTTACGCCAGCTTCTCGCGCCTTCTTAAAAGATGGGATGAAGACATAAACTGCTTGCCAAAGGTCATCTATTGTATATGTCATACATATTCCTAATACAGGTTATTGTTACCAGTTTTGATATGATACCAGAGCATGACAGCGGTAATGATGCCATTGACTGAGAAACCTATCATACCTATTATGGTTGAATATGTCAATCCAGCATCATGAATCATCATACCACACTTGAAAGTGAATGCGGCACATACCAAAACAGCCATTGCCAAGAATAGCGCATACACGGCATCATAAAAAGGACTCATAAGATTACATCGTCACATCAGATGATTGAAGTCTAGTGCAGCTACCGCACTGAGGACATTCATGGATATAAACTTTCCCATAGGGAACATAAAGCATGGATGGTGGATTGTGTTCGGGATGGGTGCAAGCTTTGTTCAACCCATCGTCATCAATAAAATATCCCATTATAATCTTCCTTCTTGTTTAAATTGATTAGATTCTATAAAGTATGAATGTGAATAATAACCATTGTGACTATTACTTAATATTAGTTTCAATGATCCTTTCGAAGTCTGAAGATCAATGGCTATTGATCCACCTTCATCATAACTATTGTATTCCAGAGGATCATCACACTCTATGATATTATATAATTCTGTACCTATAAATTTTTCTAAATTATCTGGAACATCATCTGTGGTATACTTAACCGACCAGTTCTCACAACAATTTGATATGTTGGAAATACCTACTTTAATAATTTGTTCAGAAGTTACAATAACGTAGCCGTCATAATCATAATAATCTCCTTTAATAGAAAATCCATCTTCTGATATAGAAATAATTTTTTCCATGAACATACCCTAACATTTATTGGATAGTATAATTCATGGAAGTTTCTATGTCAAGCTCAAAAAAATGGGTCAGTGAATACCAAAATCATTCCATATGGTGTTCTGCGCCACATAATATTATGCACTGAAAGGTCAATTTGAGCAGATATAGTATTTTTAATTTGTTTTATGATTGAGATTGCAGAAATTAATTCTTTATTCGTAAAAATTTCATCCATATCTCTAGTCCCTTGTATACAATTTGTAATTAATCTAACTACATATTCAATAGGATGACTTGTCCATTTTACGGAGTCTTGCCATTTTTCTGATAAATTATTTTCAAGAAAAGCTTCGATCTGTTCTACCGTTAATGTGTCAGTTTCTATCAATCTTTCCATGGTATAAGTATGGATTTTATCACCATTCTTATCTATGATAGTTTTTACATTATATACTTTGGGAAAATGGATATTATCAGTGAGATTATTATTGATAAGATATTCAATATAATCATTGAATCCGTCATTAGCTCTGGTTGGCTTAAAGCCTTGTATTATAGACTTTTCGGGATATACTTTGGTATTATGTTTCTTGATCATATGAGGGTCATTAGGATCAGCTTTTACAGATGCTTGAGAGCCATTACTTAATTGTTTTCCACTTAAAGCGTAACCAGTATCTTTACGCTTGAGCGTGCCGTTGAATCTCTTTCTGGCAATGTCAGCGTTTACTAAATCTTCAATTAAGTATTGTATTTTCATAATGATCATTTTAACTAGTATTTAGTTAAATGGTGGCCCCGGAGGGATTCGAACCCCCATTTACATCCAATTACGATTGTCAAGGGTAGAAACCTTGCTCGTTACGAGGCCATATAATTTGGAGGCCCATAAGTGAGTCAAACACTTCCATAAAGTTTCGAAGACTTCAGTTCGGATTCGCCGAATAGGCCATAATAATCATATGATATACTATTTATATCATTTGTCAATAGATTTATTTAATCATAAGATTGTTGAAGGTGTGCTATTACGCTAAAGAGAAAATCTGCCTTACCATTTCTGGGGTGCATCATTACTTTACCAAGTGGTGTCCAATGCGTCTTTTTCTCAGGGAAGCCATCCCATTGCTCTAAACCATAATAGCGTATTATGGATATTGGCAGTTTTTGAAATTTCGATAAGTTAACGATACCCTTCGACTTATCTACATGATAGCATTTGGCCTTTGTCTCACTCTTATGATGGCTGCTTCTAAGCCTACGACCTTCATCCGCCCTCTCAAGACTTTTATGCGGTTACAGTTGACGTTGCAGCTTCATTACGAATCTTCTTCATTGTGTTGTAATAATATACACTAGCAACCTTTTCTTGCAAATTGATGGTTGTGCCAACCCCAATAAGGCTTAACACATTAGAGCGAGTACGTTCAGCGACCGGGAGATTTTTGATAATCTCATATGTTTTGCTGATTGCGCTATTGGGATTGCGCTTTGCCCCACGTTGCTTCTTTTCTACGGTTGAGTCTGTCATAAAATTTTCCTGTAATGTTTTATGGTATTCAATGTGTCCACCCGGACAACATATCACATATTACATGATGTAATTAATTTGTCAATGTTATATGTTATGTAATTCAGGGTTGATTAAGTTTCAAATTCCATGATTTGAAGATTTCATCATTAACTGAATCATCAAATTTCACTGAAATATCAAAATAAGTATAACTACGACGAAATCCAAGCTTATCATCAATGAAAGTGATTTTACCTATCTGCTTATATCGCTTGCTACTATCGTCTGTAACACTAACAATATTATGAAGTACAATTTCAAACGGCATCAACATGACTATCTACCTTTATAAACAGAAATAGGAGTTACATTCTCAGGAATAGCATATTTCTTTGACATATCATTAAATTTGTTTTTATCCAATAACCGATAATCATGTTTATTACGCTGCTCATGATTTTTCCATGTTTGAACAGGATCATTATCGAAGTAAATCCATTGAATGTCAACATCACTACCAAACTTCTTCTGCATGAAAGTTATTACATTTTCTGCTTTGGTAACTATTAATAATGGATCACATATTATAATAGTTGATTTGCCGCTCTCTAAGGCTTTGGTGAACAAAGACGTGTCTCTGCTAGGGTCATCAATCAGGAATGTGTCAGAATTGAGCATAGACGTTGCCAAGGTAGTTTTCCCACTACCCGGCAAACCTACTATCAATATGACTTTATAATTCATCTAATGCATCCCATAAATCTTTAAGCATTATATATTCAATACCAGTTGAAGTCTCGCCACCATAATAATCGCCACGACTTTGAATAGTAGTTTTAATTAGGGGAATCACTTTTCTTCTATATTGCATGAATGTGAGGTTTGGATTTAACAGCTCAATCACTATATCCAAATCTGTAAATTCTGGCTGGATTTCACCTTCTACAGTTGATTTATTGTCATCATAACAATTACCGTAGGTTCCGCCCATGCTCCACTCATGATGAATCACTAAATTATTAATATTATCAACTTGGTTGAAAGATTTACGGTAATTAGTCCATGATCCGTATGAATGTGTTATTTCATACAGTCCGCATACTGATGCGAAATTTTCCTCTACCCATTGTGCATATGTCTGTTCCATAATATTTCTCCAAAAAGAAAATAGGATATTGCTATCCTATTTTGGTAAAGTATAGCTTGTAATTATTTGCAGTTAAAAATTTGCATCAATATATGCGATGATATCACGATATTTGGTGCTACCATTTTTGATATCTGCCAAATTGATAGAATAAGAGCGTGGCAAACCTGTATTAGCATGGTTCCCACCCTTGAGGATGCGACCTTCTACAATCTTACGGCCTGTGGCCTTACAAAACTGATCATTGGTACGGCACTGTGCTACTGCAAAATCAACAGTATTATCAGTGTCATTAATCCGATAACCGATGGTACGACGACCAAAGAGTGGGTCACCGAGATGAGCAAACTTGAATGTATTATGCATGATGTGATTCCTTAATGTGTTGGTGATGTTAGTGTTCGTATATATTACTAGTACATTTGATTATTGTCAACCATTTGTATTATCGAATAGTTCTGTTCGTGAAGGGATATAATTATCCCGACTAAAGTTGAATATTGGCTGAATTTCTTCATCTAATACTTCGTCTTCACCGGGACGATACTTACCGTTTACGGTTAAAATGATCATATTAACACCAATCCAATTTAGTTTGGTGCGTGAACCATTCATCTAATGTCATAATATTAGGTTCATTATATGTTAATTTTTCATTATCATCAATATAGGTAAACCAACGCACGTCAATTTTTGACCCACATACAGTTACTATAGTGTAGACTAGATCGGTGTCAATACTTTTGATAATAACATCTACCAATGAGACATATAATTCTTCTTTAGAATTGCATTCAAAAGCCACATATTCTGTAGTTGACCATGTACAATCATCACCCATGTAAACAGGTACAATAAATTTCATGATTTTGCCTCAAGTTTAAGAATCATATTGACCATTTCCATTTTATCATTGATAGCCTGTTTGATGCTTTCAAAAGCCTGCCAATACATAGGGAAGCTTTTTCGAGCTTTCTTAAGCATAGGCAAATGGAACAACATAGTTTCTGCAATATAATCCATCTGTTTCGCAGGATTGAACACTCCAATCATCGTAGAAAGGTTATGCAAACGATCTACACCTTTTACGATAGCTGCAGCCGCCATGAGTGCCAAATCACTGAAATAAGTTTCTTTTGGGATAACCATCCCGCGATGCTTTTTCGTCAAACGACGAACACCATCAGCAACAACAGCACCATACTTTGCATTAAATTCTTCAAAACCTACATCATAATCTTCAGCAGTATCATGTAAGAACGCCAAAATGAGGCAGAGTTCCATTACATCATCGGGAAGATTGAATGTACGGATACGATTAGCAATCCAAATCTGGTGAGCAAAAGCTGGCGTGACACCATCCTTACGGAAACCTACATGTGTGTTTTCAGCATAAGCCATGGCTTCGGAAGCAATGAAAAAGCCTTTTCCAAGCATCCAATGATAGAGTGCAATACGGGTTTTTTCAATGTTGGAAAGCATGGTATGATCCTCGTTTGATTAGAGCATACAATACATTACAACTCTTGTCAATCGTATATCAAAGACGATTCGTTTCACATGCTCGCTTAAATTTTTCCATTTCATTAGTATCTCTAATAAGAATGACAATTTTCGTAATCAAAATGTTGCTTACACGACTTTTAAAATATTCTGGAATAGATGTACTCGCTTTCAAACGAGAATGAATATCATGACGAAACAAGCTTGCTAAAGTGATTCTAGATTCGGGGTCTTCAATAGTAGCAATAGCATTGATGGTACGATTAGCCGTGCCTAAAAATGCAGATATGGATCGGGTACATTTTGTATTATTGGCTTCATTGAGTTTATCTGCTAACCATATAGCAGGAGCAGAATCACCAAAAGTGAATGGATCAAGATTCATGAAAGAATTAACTCCAATTCAGTCTCTTCAATGGCAGCAAAATGCTGGATTAGCCCGCACGCTGCGCAAAAATCAAAATCAATATAGTCACCGCCACCAATGCTTAAACCGCGTGGGACGTAACCATCCGTGTTATAACTTTTATAACAGGTTCGTGATAAGTCACCGCACTTTGCTTGAAAATTTATGATTAATGATGAACCACATTTACATGTCATAAAATTCTCTCTATTAGTTATCAAAATTTATATCAAAAAATATAGTTGCTAATATTACAATTACAATTCCCGTACCAAAGCTACTCGATACACACTCACCAAAGGCCGGTGTACCCCAAGAAAACCCCATCATGAAGGCATATCCTACACTTAATAATGAAATAACAATTGCCACCAAAAGCAATTTAAATAATTTATTCATGATACCTTTCCAGTTTTAGCAAACGATTGGCCTGCATGATAGCTGACCGTATTAACATGTCCAATCATACTGTAGATACCATCCCGTAAAGTTCCATTCCCTACCGAATTCATAATAATTTCAAGACTATCAAGAACCAATTTATCTACACATTCACCGGCCACAACACAATAAGCATCAGTAAAGGTTTGTGGATCAGTATAAGAAGGTGACGAGCGTTGGACAGCATCCATCATGATAATGATTACCGATCTACGAATAGCATATTTAAGCTGTTCATATAATAATCCATGCAATATAATATTACGTAATGCTGGATAATGTGTTTCAAAAATATCTTTACTCATGAAAGCTTACTCTTAATAGATTGGGAGACCTTAGCCATGTCAGCTTTGCCAAGTAACTGAGGCTTAACGATAGCCATGATCTTTCCCATATCCTTAACAGACGTTGAACCAACTGAGGCCAATGCATCAGAAATAATAGTATCAATTTCAGATTCGGAAGCTTGTTGTGGCATGAACTCTTTAATAACGACTAATTCTTTCTCTTCAATTTCTGACAAATCTGTACGGCCAGCAGCATTAAATTGTGAGATGGAATCTAAGCGCTGTTTGACCATTCGATTAAGTACAGTCAACACACCAGTATCATCCTGTTCAACACGAGTATCTACTTCAACCTGTTTGATAGCAGCAAGAATAGAGCTTACAATTTGTGTGCGCGCAGAATCCTTGGCCTTCAATGCCGTAATACGTTCTGCCATAATTTGTGCTTTAAGCGTAGTCATAATAATACCTCAAAAATTAAATGATCGTGTTTGTTGTAGCTGCGTCTCTTTATCTTCTTTTAGATTATAGACTTCCATTACGCGCTGCATGTTTTTATCAGAATAATGTTCAAACACTTCGCGGACGTTTTCACTCGACTTTACATAAACTGGGTAATCATCCCAATCATAGGTATCGCATACAACAATCAAATGGGTGGCTTTTGTGTTGCATCCATGATCGAACCATTGTGAAATATCGTTAGATGATGTGGACATAAGAAATTACCTTTAATTAATTGTATAACTATAATCATAGACATAATAAGTTTTAGGATCATTAACTAAATTGTCTAATACTTCATTCACACTTCTACCCATACCTTCAGGCGAACCCATGACGTCGTACCAGATATGATCATGCTTAAAATGCCTCATCAACGCTCGATAGCGTTTTGCATCCCGTTCAAGTAATTTTTGTGTGTTATTATTCATGTGATCATTATAGCAGGAGCTATAATGAATTGCAAATATAAATCCGTGTTTAGATTTACGTAAAATTTATTTAAAAATGTGGAATAAAAACCACCAAACGAATATTGGGCTAAACAAAAAGCTCTCAATTGAGAGCTTTTTAAGTGGCACCGCTGATTGGATTCGAACCAACATGTGTTATACCAGATTCGTATTCTGGCGGGCCTCCATTGCCCAACAGCGGTATATTGATTGTTACTAGAACGCTAGTTTCACTTGGGTCTTACAATCATCAGTCCCTAAGATTTAAATTTGGTACCGATGACAGGACTTGAACCTGCATGCCTTGCGGCGGCACGTCCTTAGCGTGCTGGGTATACGTTCCCCCACATCGGCATAATTTGGTGGGCTACCTCGGATTCGAACCGAGAAACACCAACTTCTAAGGATGGTAGGTAGACCAATTCCCTTCAATAGCCCATATAATCTATTTATACTACTTCACAAATAATTTAATGTCAAGTATTAAAATTCATCATTATGCTGAGCATCAGTCAATGCTGCACCAGCTTCATAAACAACGGTTTCGGTCGGAGCATGTTCAGGAAAATTCAAATCACCTAAACCTAATTCAGAATTTAACACTGAACTTGTCTTAAAAATGGAACATTCGTAAGCTTCTTCAAGCTCATCCATAATTTTCTCGGATACAGTACCATAATTATCATACTGAGTCAATAATTCTTTTACCACTTTCATTAAATCGTTCATAATTTATTCCTAATAATTTTATTCGGATTTCATAATCCAGAAATTTCTAATTTAAAGGTTTTGAAATATCGTAACAATGGAGTAATATCACGCACACCATTTAAACGAATATTTTTATAAACCTTTAGACAATAATCTGCATACTCGGTTGCAAATTCACTCAAGCTATCGTTGTCTTCTGGAACATTTGAAAAATCGTATTCCACGGTCGATGCAATCTTTGTAGCATCATCTGATGGAATATCCAATTCAGTCAATCGTGACCACAAAATTTTATAAAACTTAATATTTGAAGCTTGGTCAAATTGCAATATCTTCAAATGATTTGTTAACTCTGCTCTATTCATTATTTTCTCTTTTATAAGTTAATGCTTCTCTCCAATACATAATAGCAGTGCTAATATCAAATGGCAAGATCGTTTCGTTATTCCATTCATATAATAAACTACGACATGTCATAAACACCGTTTTGGCGGCATCTTCATATCCCAACATGATTAAGAATTTGATGAGGCGCGTTACACGACGATTATTATGCGGTAATCTACTTTCATCTGAAATATGGGCGTAGTGATTCAAATATTTGAATACTAATGAATAAATCCGTGCCTGTACATGACTATCCTTAAGAATAATTAAGGTAAATTCGTCCAATACCGGAGCATCTGATACAATCTCACTTGGTTCAAAATTAGGGAATGCACGCTGAACCCAATCATGAGTGCCTTCGATCCATTCTGGCGTTGCAGCCATAACTTGATCGTAAGTTGGTCTACCATTACTGGCATCATTTAGATAAAACATTTGAATATCGTTCATAAATTCCATCCTTTGTAAGCCTTAATAATCAATACTGATTGTTTCATCGTCGGGCCAAAATGATGATAATTATCTAAGGCTGCATCCTCAGCATCCTTTTCGGTAGAATACCACATACCATGATCATACTCTGGTGAAAATTGAATCCACGTCCACGAAAACTCTTCGCTTGGATCACTTGCTGATGCGGTATTACTCATTTTAGGTAAACTATTATTCATTGTCATCTTCAAACGGTGCGTTTTCAAACATGCTATGTCGATACACCGATGCCGAAATGGTATTGTAAAACGAATGCTCTGCATTCAATAAATTATAAAATACCATATCAATGCATAGATAATCAGGTGAACGAGAGTCACCGACAGATTCAACTACATTATATGAGCGAAATCCTTTATGGAAATTATAAATCGTACCATCAGCCAAATTTTCAGTAGAGTCGGCAGATTTACGCACATAATCAAAAATAGATTGTAAGTGATCTTGAATAGCTTTACGGTTGGCTACAATGAGCATTTTGATGACTGTATCAACAGCACAAGACTTATCAACAGCATAAGACTTTGGTGGTGGGTTATCATCATCATCAGCCAAATAACGATCAATGGTATTTTTTGCAAAATTATCAGGATTTTTCATACATTTCTCTATATTTACGGGCGACAACTGTGGGGAAACCGGCGTTGATTTTTAATACTTCTGGCATGATATTGTTGCGAATTCTATTACGAGCATACTTATTATCTTTGTTACTTTTATCTTCATTCCAGCTAATCTTATGCTTAATGCAATAATTGCGAAGATCATCCTTCGGAGTAAGCAAGAAAGGTCTATAAACATTGTTGGTGTTGTATGGAATAAGCTTTGGTTGCCCATGCATAGCCCCAAACATCCAAGTTTCCATAGCATCATCCAAATTATGACCTGTGATCACTGGCATGTCTACTGTTCGAAAAGCCTTGATTCTTTCATTACGCCAAAATTCTTCCCAAGACTCTTTCTTAAGCTTATCCGCAGGATTAACTTTATAAGTAAACATTTTCAACTCATTCTGAGTGCAAAAATGTAATACTTCAGCTTCTGCTGCATCATTTCCCGTTGAATGATTTACATGCAAAATAGTAGGCTTACGTTTTCCTTTAATAAAGAAATGTGCAACTGCCATACTATCAAAACCACCAGAACAGGCAATCGCAAAATTACCTGTCCAAGGTTTACTATTATTCGGGGTGAATAGTTTGATCATGGTTCTCTACTTCAAATTCAATAGTGGAGCAGAAATTGCCCTTGAAGCCATCATACCACATTGCAAGCACACTGGGTTGTTTTGGTGTGTTATTTGATGCATCAGGACGTGGCTTACGTTCAGGTAACAATTTTCTAACCCAATTTTTAATTTTAGGCCATACATTTTCTATGAAAGCTACCACCACAAATGCTACACAAAATAATACCCCCATTGTTGCTGGCAAACTTGCGATAATATACAATAATGATGTTAATGTTACATTTGGTGGGACATAAATTCCACCAAATAACATTAATACAAGAATTAACAATGACGGAACCAATAATGATATACAAAAATGAAAAAACATTAATTTTAATACATCATGATAATAGGAACAAAAATCTCTTGCAATATTCCGAGAATACCAGTCACTAGCATCAATACTATCATTATAATACCATACAAACTTACCGTCTTTAGCAAATGCTTTGTAATTATTCTTCCAACGTGAAAGATATTTGAAAGACGAGCTAGTTTTCTTGATGATGAAGGTCATAATTATTCCTTGATGATTTCGACAAATGGACAGAATTTCTGCTTCTTAGTTTTAATCCAAGTCCAAACGATATTTGGATTGGATTCTTTTTTATTATCTTGACGTTTTTCCGCTAACCAATCCACTAACCAAGTAATTCCCAATCCAATTGAATAAAAAATACCAGCAAATATGCCCAAAATACATAGCATACAACATAGAAACCCATAAACTGCAATATTGAATTCTGTTACACCATAAAAATTATTAAGCCTCTCTGGTAGAATAACTCCGGTAATTAATGCGAATGCTACTACCATAGAAGGTAATATCATACCAATCATAAACACTTTGAGTATATTAAGAACAACCAAACGATAATAACTACAAAAGGTCTGATGCTTTAAATCAGCTTTCGACCAACGATTTAAAAAACGATATGATGTATTTTTTGGTGTAATTTTCCAACTATCCATAATTATTTCTCTTTAGTGAGTAATTCTATAATTTGCCCATCTGTCGTACTATGCACGATTCGTGGGATTTTTAATTCATTGATTAATGACCGGCATCCACTACAGGGACAACTTTCCATAAGATTACCGTTATCATCAGTACGTATTACATATAGTGTAGCACGTTTCAAATCAATTTCAATACCTTTGAGACAATCTACTTCAGCATGCGTCCATGACAATGCAGCATGACGAGTATACCGTTTCTGTAAAGGATCACTCTTAGCTTTATTCACACCAATGCTAATAATTTTTCCACCAACAGTCAACATGGCAGCATGCTTACACCGCAAACCATGGGTAAGATTCGTTGCAATCAATTTCAAACATCTTAGATTTCTTAGTTCGTATGGAGTTATCATTAATCCATTATACGTCAATGCTCATACATGTCAAGTAAAAAGGGCGATGAATATTCATCGCCCTCTTCTATTACTTAACGTCAGCCCATGCTTCGCCATCACGAATTCGGGCAATCTGTCGCGCCGAAACTCCGAACGTATTGGCGATTCCAACGATTGTCCAATCTTCCTTGAGCATTTTTTTGATTTTGCGAACATCAGCTTCCGAAAGCTTTGCCGAATAATTGGCAGGAGCCTTATCCGAAATGTCAGCCTTGACATGGGGAACCTTCTTTACAGGAGCATTGTCAGTAGCCTTCACATCAGAATACTTATCAGTGAAATCCTTCGGAATGGCATCGACAAAATGTGGCAACTCATCGACCACTTCATAACGCCATGTACGACCCTTGGAATTATTATAATCCGATGGAATACTAACTACATCAGCTGGATTAATCTTCAAGACCATTAAACGCTGACCGTTATCCATGTTGTATGCTTTGTCAAGATAATCGAACGAACAGAAATGAAGACCACGCGAACATGTATTATGACGATTTGGGTCAACGTCCGAACGTAACATTTCAGGTCTACAACCAATTTCGTTTTTGATAGTCTTGCCAGTGTAGATATCAAAATAATCACCACGAACCATTTTATAGGCTAAGAAACAACCATCTGGTGTGAATGGTAAGCTGTTATGCTCCAAGAACAAATACAGTTCATCACGACTGAATTTTTCAGGATTGGATTCGATATTTTCCAATAAACGAAAAACCGGATTCAAATTGAAATTATTGCGGAAAAGAGTCAAGATTCGATCAGCGACTGCTTTTGGCAATGGCTTCTTATCCACATGAACTTCACTCCCAAAAATTTCAACGCGACCATCCGTAAGATCGGCAATTGCCTTCTTTACCGTAATACTACGGCGGACAGCATCATCATCTCCAGCTTTAAGGGCTGCAATGATAGTATTATAATTTACATCATCCTTACCAATGGTAACCATACCATTAACATATAGGACGACACTGCCATTTTGTTTATATTGATAAGCGATGCGTTGTACACTCATTATTGTTTCTCCGATGTTGTGAATAATTTGGACATTCTACGGTTAAGCAGTTGCCTTGTCAACTGTCAAAATGTAATCAACCATATTTTTGGAACGAATTTTTATGCTTTCGCCGTAACGGTTATATGATCCGTACAATTCTTTAATCATGGGATACTTCTCATAAAACATTTCAGTATCATTATGATTATAAATTTTTGATAATACACTCTGTTGATCGTCAAATGATGCTTTGATTCTTTCTTCAAATAATGCTTTCAATAAGGGTTGTGTCTGCTCTTCTATCATTTTATTGATACGTGCTACGTATCGTTCACTGACTTTGTGAATCTTCTTAATACGTGCTGGGACACTATTAGTAGGCAACCGATTAACATCCTCCGGGATTATCATAAGAGACGCATTAGGACTACCGATAACACCATTAATATATTGGTTAACAGCCCGTGCGAATTTATAACGTTGAATTTGCACTTCAGATTTCAAAATCTTCTTTTCATTTTCTTCAATAATTTCACGAGCCTTAACGATAGGACAACTAAAATTTGGATTATCCCGTAGCAAAGCTGATTTTTCACGTTTAATAATATAAATGGGTTTATCAAACAATCCCGCATACACAACTTTTTTGATCATTTCAAGATCATTAATAGCTGCATTAATTCGTGGAAACGAATCATAAATTAAGAAATAGCCACCTTCAATTTCTTCTTCATCATAAATTCGATCCCAATGATAGAATGATTCGGTGTTAAATATTACATTTTTAGTAGCATCATTTTTATAGACCACAACTGGACTATTCTTTGATGCAATACGGGCTGAACGATCAAGCTCTGGAAAACTTGATGCCAGCTGAATTTCGACTCCGCCAAAATAATTTTTAATATTTCCAATAAATTCTGCATTTACTTTAGCAGCACCATCAGGATGTTCAATCATATAAACATTATATTCAGAATTTGAACTGATATAATGTTTCATTTTGCCAATAGTAGATTTTGCTACATCACGGATAAAAATACGAATATTTTTTGATGGATTGATAATAAACTCATTCCCATTAAAATACGCGCGTGTCTTCTTAGTATTGTCAAATGAACAAATGTTCCACATTTTAATGTTATTAACACGCCAATTTGAAGTAAGTGTAATACCATAAGTTGTACTGCCACTACCATGAATAGAAAGCTTCATATCGCCAGTATTGCCATCTTTACCAAATTTCATGCCAGCTAATGCGGCAAAGCGACGATTAGTATAATCTTCGTTCAGATAGCATAACCGCTCCCAATCACAAGACATATTTTCAATATGTGTTTTGATATTTCCATAGATGATGGGTGCATGAATGCTTACAAATTTCTCAAGATGTTCTACTGTATGCGGGCTATAAGAAACACCTTCACGACTGATAGTAACCTCAATATCTCCAATATCAAAAAACATTACCGCATTATTATACAGATTGAAAAATTCAAGTTGGTCTTTATCCTTAATTTTTTCCGCAAATAATGCTTTATCGAGACGATAGCCAACTTCACCCTGAACGATCCACATTCCCGAAACGCTATTGGTAATCTTAAAATTACCAAAATTTTCCTTATATTCGATTTCATGAAATTGAGCATTAAACGTATTGTTAAGCAATGTTGGTTTAACCTTGAAGAACATCAACTGTTTGATTACTTCATTAGAAAAACTACGATAATCGTCTGACTTAACAGAAAACTTAATTTCTACGCCATTGGGGTCATCAGTGGGTTCGCTGTCAAACGCTGTCAATGCGGGAATACCAGTATCACCATAAATGACGCTGTAATGTGATTTCACACCGTTAAAAATAGAACAGACTGAGAAGCTATCTGTATATGCCAGCGGCGTTTTCGATCCTAACCCAAACCCGCCAATAGCATCATTGGCAATATCTTTGGTACTGGCACCAAAGGTAGTATAAGTGGTTTGTACAAATTCATCAGACATGCCTGAACCAAAGTCACGCACACTGAACCACGGTTCATAAACCGATGGTAAATGAATTTCAAATGGAATATTGCCTTTCCCAACAGAATTATGTGAATCCAAGGCATTACACGATAATTCTCGCACAGGAGAACCAATTTTGTTCTCATACTGCGATTCGGTAATCATTTTAAAGAATTTGCCATCCAACTTAGCACCAAAATCATGACTAACAAGATTTTGAGACTGAATCACGAAGGGATTAGAATTTGGAATAATCATTAAATGATCCAGTAATAGTTGAAGTACTCCCATTATATGTAATGGGAATATTTATGTCAATCCTTTCGGATGTAATAGAAACGAGCAGACAGTTTGGGTTCAGCATCTCCTATCAAAAACTTTTTAATAGTTTCAATAGGAAGACGGCCTTCTTCTTTTACCCATTGCAACACGATATCATAAATAGCTGATCTACGACCGTTCCATTCGTAAACTACAGTATACATAGCAGACTCCTTATTCAGTATCTTTCTTACGGTTGTCCCAATTAGATCGGTTACCATAATAAATAGATTTTTTGTTGATATAATTTGCAATAGCATTGATAATCAGCTTGAGCGCTATATAGGTCAGCACAACGAATGCACCTTCAGCCAACCATCCATAAATGCAAGTGATGTACCAACTTGCTAAAGTCCAGAAAACAACAATTAACCCTGCACCGTTCAAAGTGTACAAAGCATATGTAGTTAAGAGTTCACCAAAAATTTTACCCATGACAACATTCCTCGATATGATATATTTCAACAGAGACTAGTGTAATACATTACATATAGTAACGTCAATGATATAATTATGAACCATAGATAAATTAATTATCGGAATTATTGAATTATTTTAAATTCTATGTTATACTATGACAGCCTTGATGTATATTATTATAATCAATAGATATAACACATTGTAATATTCTAATGACCTTGAAAAATTCATGCGGTATGAATTTTTCAAGGCTGGATTACAATATTCTCAATTAACGCATGCGTTAATGGGATCGATAGGCAAGCAAATCTTTTTCACTTAATACTAAGTATTCTTTACCATCTAAAATAGTTTTAGTTTTGATAGTCTGTTCGGTAAACCAGACTGTATCCGCAATATTTACTGTTAATGGATATGGGCTACTGTCGCTTACGGCAACTACTGTCCCATTCAAAATATCAGCAAATTTATTTACTTCAGCTACAATAACACCAGATGCCATAGTAGTTTGTTTGACTTTAGTATGTTTAACAAATACATAATCGTGTTCCGGTTTAATGGATAGTTGTTCATGATGGGGCTTATTCATTTAATTTCCTGTTGGGTTGGGTGAGTTGGCGATGATAAATAAAATAAGAATGAAAGTCAATAGATATGAATAAATTAACAAAAAAATATGCAGTGTACAATCTGATTGTTGGGGCTATCTTCACTTTATTCTTCGGTGCTATCGTTATATATGGCGGAATTTCTCTAAGTGATTCGCATAGTAATTTTCAATTAACCAATGGCATATTTACTTTGATTATTGGATTGCTCGGAACTATTGACGGTATCAACACGGTTCTCAAAGGGTTTAAAATTATAAATCTGGGCAGATCGGATGTATCCATGGGTGAGAAGGGTAATAATAGTTAATCCTACAAATTAATGCAGTTTCATTGGGATATGATCCATCATTTTTTGTGATGGTTTTAGTTGTCTGATCTACTGTCAATCCTAATGTGCCAAAAAATCCTTCATCAAATGTGGCTTTTTCTTGTAAACTTATTGCAGGGTTTCCATCAGTATTGGCACGCTGAGTCAGTATTATATCATATCTATGCCAGAATGTCTTATACTTTTCTGTAACTTGTGCCAAATTAGTAATTCTATTCAAATAAAAATGTGTGTCTAATGAGTTTTGTTTATGATGACTCACTAGATAAGGTAGCATAATACCCCCAGCTACCAAAATTAAACATACTGTTATAATGGTAAGTATCAATGAAAAGGTTTGTTTTTTATCTATTTTAATAGGGTCTTTGATTTTATCTTGCATGAAATTATTTATAGTGGAATAAATAATATTAATAAATTGAGAAATGCAATGAAAAAGTTTTTAATAATTCCGATGCTAATGTTTGTATTTTCATGTTCGGCACAAACTGTTACACCAACACCCCCCGATTTGTCTAAGGTTCATAATGATACCTTAGTAAGCTGTGTAAGTAAATTAGATCATTCTACAGTAGAATATTTAAAATCTCAACGAGTAGATATACCCTCACAATATTTCGCAGATTTTATAATTTCTAATGTAGTTGACGTAAATGGTAAACATTGGTCAATAAATCAAATCGAATGGGAAGACCTTGTTTGTACTTCAAAGTCGTTACCATAATCAAATATAGATATAAATAGACATAACTAACGGAATCCCCGCAATGAAATTAGATGTTTTGAACAAATTATTGAAAGAATCTACTACCGAAGATGAAACACCGAATAAGGCTCCAGCCCCAAAATCTGAAGAAATAACCGGGGCTCAAGCCGCAAAAATTCTAGGTTGCAGTATGTCACGAGTCAGACAATATAAAGCTGATGGTGACTTGAAAGCTAGTCGTGAACCAGAACCGGGTAGCCGTGATTCATGGTATCACTTAACCAGTGTACAGGCATTGAAGGCTAAGCAAGGTAAAGATGGTGAATTGCCGCGCACTGGCAGACCTGAAGGTAGCAAGAATGGTGATGGTAAAAAAGAAGATTGATATTTCACCAGCATTAATGATATACTAAATAATGACAACGAAAGTTGTCATTATTTTTAGGAGAATAATAAATGAAAATTGAGATTTATAGTAAACCGAATTGCCCGTATTGTGTTAATGCAAAAAATGCATTTAAAGCTGCTGATTTACCTTTTACCGAATATACCATTGGTACGAATATTACAAAAGAACAAGTTCAAGCCAGAGTTGATGCTTTAGGATTGGATGTAAAAATTAATACTGTGCCTCAAATATTCATAGATGAATCGTATATTGGTGGATATAGTGATTTAGTTCGCATATATCCTTGGGCGCAAGCTTACAATTCAAATAAGTAAAAATAAAGCCCCGAAAGGGGCTTTATTTTATTCAAAATCATTCAAATCGTACCATTTAGATTCTTTTGGAATATATGATATAGAACGATGACTCAAAAACCAATGGTAATTTTCTGGATACTCTGCTGATATGGGAGTACCATCACCATCTGTCACCACAAATACTGCTTTTGGATATTTGCCCCCCGCACTTACTGTTTTTTGAATTTCATTTTCAATAATTTGAAAATTAGTTCCACCACCTTTATGCACTTTGTCACCAGAAATATCTGTTTCCACTACATAATCATGAAAGCAGAACAATCGTATATTAAATCTCTCTGATGGGAGAGATTTCGCGGCAATAAAAAATCGTTCTGCTAAATGATGACATGATCCACTTGTATCCAAGAAAAACATTACGTCAATCTTTTTCTTTTCTTTGTGTGCTTCATCAGTTTCTAATTCTGATGGTAAAAATAAATCATCACTAAGAAAAGCAAACCGACGATTAATTCTAGCCCATTGGTCAGCAACTTTTTCTTTTCGACCCGCAGTTTGCATAGCCCAACGTTTAATAACGGTTTCCCACTTCTTTTTCTTTTTTACTTTAATATCAAAGAATGTCCATGAACCGGGGCCACCACCTTTACCTGCGATAGTACCACCGCCTACTGCACCATGTTGAATAAGAATATCCTTAAGATATTCCTTTTCTTCAGGCGTTAAAAATTTATCCATATCATCAATAAAATCATTTAAATCTTCTGGGGAGATGGTTGCATGTTCATCCACGGTTTCACAACCTTCGGGAAGTGTACCATTCTCTTTCTTTACCAACAGCAATGAATAATAATATTCAGCCGTTTCATTCGTTTTAATGTTTTCTTCTGATTTAAAAAATTTATCTACCCAGCAATACACATTTTCGGGATCGATTTCTGAACGCTTGAATCCAAATTTTTCTACTGCCATATGATTGACGACCAAATCTTTAGCGTAATTAACCAATCGTGGAAATTTTTCATTGCACAAGCGGGTTAAATGGTTTAGAATCAGATGCAGACATTCGTGTGAAATGATGAATAGCTTTTGTGTCATGTCTAGAGAAGCCCAAAAATCAGGGTTAATCTTCATGAACAAGAATTTACCAGTATCAGCAGTAGCATAGACAGCAGCAGTATGTAAGGTACGCTCAAAGATGGGTGCACCAGATGTAAAAAATTTGTTAAAAATGGCGTGATGCTTCTGTAAATGGAACGAAATTTCCATCATTTCTACTTGAGACATGCGAGCTACGGTATTGTAACGATGTTTAACTGCTGGGGCAGGTATGTTATTTGTTGCTTCGTCGGTAGTTTGAAGTGTCATATTTGACCTGCAATGTTGTTTATATGTTGCAATAGCTTACCATCTTAGGATAAGATAGGCAACCATTGACAACCAAAGGATTTCTATAGTGACCAAGCGTACCCCTCTACCAGCAAATTACGATTCATGGATCGTAAACAAACGTAATGTGTTATTTACAGGTAAACACGGCATCGGTAAGACCGAAACCGTTAAAGAGAAATTTGATGAACACTATGGTAAGGGCAATTGGCTCTACTTCAGTGCTTCCACACTTGATCCATGGGTAGACTTCGTAGGTGTGCCTAAAGAAGTATTTGACCCTATCACACACGAAAGTTATCTTGATTTGGTGCGCCCTAAACTATTTCAAACTGATAGTGTTAGAGCTATCATGATTGATGAATATAATCGCGCAGCGCCTAAAGTGCGAAACGCGGTAATGGAAATTCTACAGTTCAAATCCATCAATGGTAAGAAGATGGAGAACCTTGAAGTTATTTGGGCAGCAATCAACCCTGACGATGATGATTCCTATGATGTTGAGAAGCTTGATCCGGCTCAACGTGACCGTTTCCATGTTCATGTGGAGCTACCCTATGCCGTTAACCGAGAGTTCTTTACAAAGCGTTATGGAGCGATTGGTAATACCGCATGTGATTGGTGGGATGCTTTAGAAGATGATGTGAAAGATGAAATTTCTCCACGCCGGTTAAGTTATGTACTTGATGAATATCTTGTGGGTGGTGATTTGAGTTATATTTTACCAGCCAGTGTAAGTGTACATCAATTGGTTACACAATTGGCTGATGGGGCACCTGCTGAAAAATTAAAGGCATTATTTTTAGAAAAGAATGATGCTGCTTCTAAAGAGGCATTCGAAAGCGAAAATTTCTATTTTGCCACTGAAGCTTTGATCTTAAATGACAAGAGTTATCAAACCTATTTTGTTCAACATTTTCCCAAGGAAAAATTGATTAAAACCTTTTTGTCACATTCTACTATTCGCCGCCATATCATGGACACCGAAGATTATCGTAAATATCAAATATACTTTGACCCGATCATTTCTCAAAAGAGCGGGGGTACCAATAAAATAGAATATAGTATCATTTCTGGGCTAAAGCGGTGGAGAGCTAAAACTATTCCATCTGATGAGTTGAGTGATATGGAATTTATCAATGTGGTTTCTGATAATCGACATAATATTGGATATTATGCTGATCCAGATAAGCAACGCGAAGTTATTAACCGTGTTGGATTGATAACCAGTTACGATATTATTTTGGCTGAAGATTATTATACCAAAATGTTTGGGGTGATGTGTGAGTTGTTGACTCGCACAGAAGAAGCATTGCATCCATTTATCCTAGCTAATATTCGTACTATTAAAAAAATTCGGGAGAGACTTCATTACGTAAAACTTGATATAATTTATACCCAAAAATTAGCAGGATTACGTAAGATTGCACAATCAGATACTCTATTTAATGAAGTTGGTCAACGCTTAATACAGGAAAAGATCATCAATGAAATTACTCAATAAAGACATTCTTAAATGCACTGAAGGATTAATCGTTCATGGAACAAATGCCAGTGGTGCTTTTGGCAGCGGGGTAGCAGGTCAAATTCGTAAACAATTCCCTCAAGTTTATGATAAGTTTAAAATGATGCCTACAGGGGTAGATTCTCTCGGGAAATTACAAATAGTACATATCGAAAATGATCTTTACATTGGTAATGGATTCACTCAATTAAATTATGGTAATGATGGAAAACGATATGCTTCAGTAAAAGCTATCGAACAGGTAATACACCAAGCGCTAAATTGGTGTTCTTTACATGATAATTTATCTGCACATTTTCCTAAAATAGGATGTGGATTAGGTGGACTATCATGGGAATTAGATGTAGAACCTATTTTTAAAGAATATCATGCCAAGTATCCACGGATCGAGATTACAATCTACGAATACAATAAATAAACTATACTAGGAAAATAATAATGTATATAGAAGTCATCAGCAAAGATATGTGTGTACAATGTAATACTGCAAAATCTCTTCTAAAATCTAAATGTTTAGATTTTGAAGAAAAGATACTTGGAAAAGATTTGACTATTCAAGATTTACATCAAAGAATTACCGAGCTAAAATCAATTAAACCCTTGAAAAGCGCTCCCCAAATAATAGTCAACAATAACCATATCGGCGATTTAAATGATTTGATCGAATGGTTGAAAGTTCAAGATGGCCAATGTGCATAAACTAGTTATATTTTAATGGATATCAAAAAAGTCTATTTGTATTTTTCCGCCCCTTAATTTATCTGCCCATACACTACTAACAATATAGGGTTCTAGTTTATTATTCATAGCAGGATTATACCAAAGCAATGATTTGCCGGTAACTTTACTTTTAAGAGTATCTATCATAATCTGTTGTGCTGCATAATCTAAATGTTCTATGACATTGGTACTAAATGCAATATCACATTGTGGTATGTTAGCTACATTATCAGTCAATATTAAATTATGTACATTTAATTCAGATTTTAGATTTTCTTCTTTAGCTACCTTTATACAATTAATATTAGGATCATATCCCACGGATGTTTTAAATATTAATGCTAAGAATGCTGCAGCTCTTCCTGTACCACAACCATAATCCAGTACGGTCAAATCTTTAGCTTCATTTGGCGATATGTTAAATTCTTTTAATATGTAAAATGCGATATTTGCTCCACGCGACACATATGCAAAATCATTATTTACATATTTGGTTGCTATTGCAGCGCGTGGATTATCCCAATGGGTTAGATCGTATGTCATATATACAGCCCCTATTCACATATTTATAGATGATCCTTGACAGTTAAGTCTTCAGGCATTATACTTCATCTTTAAATCTATGGGACTTATCATGTATAGCTGCTATCTATTATCTGAAAAATCAAGAAATTTATTACTTGAAAAGTTTCCACCAAAATATAAAAAAGTATTATGTCATCATATTACGGTGGTCTTCAATGTTCCTATGGATGCTCCATTACCAAAGGAAGCAACGTCCATTAAAATTATTGGATATATCGATAGTGGGGATGGTCTAGAATGTTTTTTGACTAATGTGGATGGTGAAACGATTAGACCTGATGGAAAAATTTTTCATATTACACATTCATTGGATTCGGAATTAGGTTACAAGCCTGTCGATTCTAATATATTGGTTAAAGAAGCTGATAAAATTGTTCATTTTACCCCTATTACAATAACTGCTATACCAAGTGTTCTTTAAGGATATGTCTATGTTAGAATTAATCTCATTTGTTGGTGTTGATGAATCAACTGATTTACTCAAATTAATAGATTTGGATTTAAATGCTGTAGATACTTTTGAATATATGAATAATCCTCCTTTTATTGAGTTTGGATTTTTATTCAGTAAAACGCGTTCATTGACAACTGATATCCGTTATCCACCATTGAATTTTATAAAAGAGTCTATTGCTAAATTGTTTCCTAAAAGCATTACAACATCCTTACATCTTTGCGGCGAAGATGCCGTAAATCGTTATTTAAAATCTGATAATGAATTTATTGACATGGGTTGCAGTTCAAGAATCCAATTAAATTTTGCGATGAATAATTTTACTAATATTGAAGAACTTATTGACAATGTATTAGAAGTCAGTCATAAACATTCATTTCCATTAATTTTACAAAGTAACAAATCTAAAGAAGAGTTTATTACAAAATTAGTTAAACGAATGAATCAAGAAGCATCTATCTCTGGTGTTATGCCTAATATTAATATTCTCTATGATGGTTCTGGTGGTTTTGGACGTGAAATCGAAGTGGTTAAACGCCCTTATAAGGATATTTTAACTGGTTATGCTGGTGGATTAAAACCGGGAAATATCTCAAACGTCCTGAAATTAATCAACACGGAAACCGGGAAATATGATGGTTTTCGTATTGAATCCTATTATATTGATATGGAATCTGGGGTTCGTACTGATAACAAATTTGACCTAGAGAAGTGCCACGCTGTAATTAATGAAGTGGAACAGTATTTCGATTTTAATGACACTGATACAAATAATATCTAAATATCCATTATATTAGGTATAATGGGATTACGGTTATGAACTTAACAGATAATGATTTACAATTTGAAGTATTGGTAGAAGGTAAAGTGATTTCAACGCATGGTAGTCATGTGTTGGCTGAAGTGTGTATAGATAAGATGGATGAATCCACAAAGAAAAGAGCTACCATTGTCCCAGTGACTAAGAGTGGCAAGCAATTTTTATTAGGTTAATTAGGAGATTTAGAATAAAATGCGTAATTTAGATCGTGAAAGCTTCTTTGAAGCTTTGAAAGAACATATGACAGAAATTAGTGAATTGTTCATCGGCTCAGGTATCCCAAACTTTGAATGCTATGATGCTGAAGAAGATGATATTCAAGATGAAGAAGTAAAACGTATTACCGAAATTTTTCGAGACGCAAGCGATGTTGTAGAACGAAATATTTAAGCGGGGAATTCCCCGCTTTTTATTTGCCCATAATTAATGCAGCCCAGAATCCAAATTCTCCGGCTTTCCCAAGATATTCATGAATAATATCTTCAGCATCTTCTTTGGTCAAAGCATTGGGAGTTGCTGGCATTATTTGATCTTCCAATCGTAACCGTCTTAGGTTAGCTTCTTGTCGCAGATCACTTTCATAATCAAACCCCTTACTCATAATGGTAACGTAATGACAATCAGATTTATCTAGCTTTTTAGAAAATTCTGTTAATTTTTTGCGCCAATGTTCATTCATACTAATTCTCCATACATTCATATTAACACAATTGCAAATGCATTGCAACTTGACATATAATGTAATTGTGCTATCATGATGGAAATAACTAATAGGTGAGATGAGATGAGAAGCGGACTTAAACTTTTTTTGGATTTGGATGGTGTGCTGGCTTCGTTTGAAGGCAGAGTTCGGGAGCTTATTCATCTTTCTAAAAAAGAAAGTGGACTGTTGATGGATGAGGCAGAAAAGGATGATTCCATTGATAAACGATTGATGTGGAAGGTTATTCATCGTTATGATGAACATACTCCATTTTTTTATACTTTGGATAAGATGCCTGATGCTGATGAACTGTTTGATTTTGTTCTAGAACATTTTGACCATGATGATATTGGCATTTTGACGGCATCTGGTCATACACCATCTGACGCCCCACAGCAGAAGAAGAGATGGGTTCGTAAGCATTTTGGCGACTACCATGTGGAAGTGGTTGCAAAGAGCCCTGACAAGGCTGCATTTGCCACTCCTACGACTATCTTGATTGATGATCGTGCAAAGTCACTTGATCCGTGGATTGCAGCTGGTGGCATCGGTATTTTGCATACTGATGCAAAATCAACAATTAAGCAGCTACAAGAATTGCTTAAATTAGATGTTGTTTTCGCAGAAGCCTGAGAAATCAGGCTTCTGTTTTAATGACATGGATCATATACACCTTGTGAACCATCTACTGAACGATCTACAGCCATGATTCCCGGTATTACTAAGGTTAACCCAGTAACATTATCTGTAATAGTAGTAGTAAATGCTGCAGCTAATTGATAAGCATTAGTAGAAGAGCAACCTGCCATACCGAAAATTGGGCCATAACCACCATAATAGGAATTTAATAATAAGTCCTTTGCTGGGCCGGGTGACCAAACTGATCCAGTATTTATACACATAATGGCATTACCCGAATAGGTAGAAATGGTTGTTTGCGCATTAGCAGTAGATTGAACCACGCCAATAGCTGGTGGCCCTAGAGCATATGATTGTTTTTGACATGATACTGAAAGATTACTTACTGTAACCGTATAACTTCCTGAACCACCTGTTGGGAAAATGATAGGCATGTTGGTATGTCCATTACTATCCTCATATTGTGGTGGGCGTGATGTTGGTGTATATGTACTATTCCAATAGTTAGTACAATTTATTACGTTTGAGGATGTTGGATCGACTGCAAATGCTGCACCGTGATATGCTCCACTAGCATAATATGCTGTAGTATACAAACTTAAGGTTGGTGTTTTTCCAAAATTATGCATATACACTGCTGAACGTGGGTCACCATCAACAACATAATAACTTAATGGTGGGAATGATGTTGGGGTTACAGATGCTGCTGGTGTAGGTGTAGGGGTTATCGTAGCTGTTGGTGTAACTGTTGATGTAGTTGTTGGGGTTATAGTAGCTATAGGTGTAATGGTAGCTGTAATTGGTGGAGTACCCGTTGGCGTACTTGTAGGCGTAATTGTTGGTGTTGTGGCGGCAGTCGATGTTGGTGTAATTGTTAATGTTGGCGTAATCGTTAATGTTGGGGTCGCTGATGGTGTAGGCGTAATTGTTGGTGTAGGCGTAATAGATGGTCTAAAGCCACCACTAAGCACTAATTGTTCAGCAAAATTGACCGATACATTATATTCTTTAGGAGGATCACATGCAATTGCTGCTATATATGTTGGAACATCATCCATAGCTAACTGCAATACCATATTGCCGGAAACCCCGGTGTCTACATTTAACAAACTAGTCAATGATACATTTGTTGTAGATGATACGGGATCGTATGCACTATTTACTATCACATAACTACCAGCATTGTTTCCTGATTCACCAGCATTATTTCCTACAAGATTTACTATTCTAAGTTCTTTGAATGCAGTCAAAAATAATACAGATGGTGGTTCAGATTCTATAGTTAATTTTTTTATTGTTGGATCAATAGTCACAATAGTATTTGATCCATTGAATGTTGCATTAATAACAGAATATACACCCCGATTTCTAGTAGGAGATGAAATTAAAATTGATCCGGGATCACCTATTGTCATATTTTCAATAGTTATTATGGTTGTCGTATTTGAGGATTGAGTATATGCAGCAGATGCAACGTAATATTTTCCGTCATTAAAATTCGATCCATAAATTTGAAAATGCTTTTCATTTGTAAATTGTTGGGCATAATTTCCAACAAGTGATATAGAATTAAGAGCATTTACCGTGTAATTAATCGTGTTAAATGGGACAATAGAAAAGATGGATTCCAAATTAAATAAGGTAGTTTGATTACCAGATACCGTAAACATATTTTGAGTCAAAATTTTGACTATTTGAAAAGTTTGATCAAAGGTCATATTACCTGAAACAATAACGTTACCTGTAGATGCTATCGCTTGCTGAATGGGTGCTGATGTTGCAGAAGATAAATTATCAAAACTCGCTACTGTTGTTGGACAGGTTCCCAAATCACAGCATTCAGTAGCATCAAATCCACACCCTCCACTACATCCGTTATCCCAAACTAAACCAAATCCTACTTGATTACAAAGTGGTGTATTAGCTAAGCCATACTGGGTAGTAACTCGTTCAGTGGTATCCACCACGACATTATCATAAAAGTTGTATTTTTCAACAATTTCGAGAATTTTTGAATGATAAGGCTTCACTGCCATAAAATACGATGTAAACGCATCTATCGGGCTTTTTTTGGCAATGGTGGTAGAGGGAGTATCGGCCATATGAAATAGTTTTTATCGAACTATTTATAAGTTTATGTGAAGGTTTTAATTCAATTCTTCGCGTAAGCGTGCAATTGAATATTTAATGGTGCGTAAAATTACTTTTACGGTGGGATCATCGACATCATTGATGTCGATTGTCTCTAATGCTATCTCTATACCAACTTCATCAATCAATTGTGATAATTTTTGCAAGCTGTTATACATTCTCTAGCATTTCACGGGTTAACACCGTAAGCACATCATCACAATCTAAACAATATTCGGCCGTTCTACGCTGAAGTTCTGCACGAAAGGTCAACGAAATAATTTTTTCGTTGATTAAATCGACCCGACTCTTTTCAGATAATTTAATACCATCATTATTCATCAATTTAATCTCATATTATGATACATTTATTTATCGTAGTTACTTTATAAATTTATTATTTTTAGATTTGATAAGAAAACCGTTCATAATTAATAACGTTTTTGCAAATTCGCAATCGTAGATATTAGACATTATTTGTTGCACTGTATGTAATTTACCATATTTTCTAATAGAATCATCAACGTCCTTACAGCTTGACCCAAATTCTGGTACAGCAATATGCCAATTTAATTTACAAAAGGCATCAACGACTCGTGACGAATCGGAACCTTTATCAGGAACCCATACCTTTTTGCGAGGGCTTTTTTTAAGTAATTCTATTTGACCAGTTGTGATATTATTTTCTTGAAGGCTTACACCCTTTAAATGGAATGCATCAAAAAATCCCTCACATACAAATAATGGTTTATTAATATCACTATGTAAACGATCCATACCATAAATTATATTTCCACGAGGAACATCAGCATTAAGATATTTCATGGTCGATTGCTTATCCAATGAGCGTCCTTGATAAAATATTAATTCATTATCGGCATTAAAAAATGGAATAATTAATCTATTCATCATAGCTTTGGCGATTGCCTCGTGTCGTGGGCCATCTTTGGTGATACCATTGCTTAAATAAAATGGATATGATGCGGGATCAATATTTCTTCGGCTTAATTCAGCATATGCTTTTTGAACAATAATATTTTCTGGATTACCATCTTCTAATTTATAAAAATATTTCGGCATCTCTAAAGTAGAAACTACCACTTTAGGAATAGATGGTTTTATTTTCTTATTATCATTCTTTGAAAATATAATTGCATAACATTCTGATAAAGGAACATTAAAGCCTTCAAGGATATGTTTCATATCCTTGGAAAAGGCATATTCTCTGTTTGGATCAAACGTACCTTTGGTTCCGCAGTTAAAACAATTATAGGATGCCATTTCGTCGTTAAATAGCCATCCGCCTCTAGGATTATGTGATTTACCGTCATTACACAATGGACATGAACATTTTGTCCATTCTTTGGCATTATCCAAAAATGTAACATTTTCTTTAACAATATCTTCAATGGTTTTGTCAAACATAAAAAGCCTTCTTACGAAGGCTTATATTATCACACTTTTTTCTTTGAGGCTACTCGTTTACGTTTTGGTTTAATAGGTACAACAGGTTCTGTTGCATCTACAGATGGTGCAGGCTGATGTACGGCTGGAACTGAATCTTCGGGTGCTTCTTGTGCTATTAATTTATCTTTAACACGTCTTGCAACATCAGAACTTTCCATCCATAAATCTTTACCCTCCAATACTGATTCAATTTCATCCTTAGATAAGAATTTACCATAAATATCTTCTGATAATTTTCTAAAATAAGATTCTGTATATTTTACCTGAATCGTAATGTCATTACCCTTACCACCTACCCATTGAGAATAGTTGTGGATCATGAATGTACAATTTTGATTAACTACATGCTTGTGACCAGCTAAGAAAATCATTGTACCAGCCGAGCATACAACGCCCTCAAGACATGTTACAACAGTTGCGGATGATTGTCTAATAGCTGCAATAATTTGTATGGCAGTATGTAGATTTCCACCGGGAGTATTCAAGTAAATGAATATGGTATCATGTTGTTCTGCTGTTCTAATTGTGTTGATCATGCTTAAATAATAATCAACTTCTTTGATATCTTCAACAATATAAAAATGATGGATATTGACCGGAATTGTTTGTTTGAAATGTTTGATTTTTCTATCCGGTTGTCCCAAATCTAATTGAAAAAGTTCATCCAAGCCGCCACCCATTTGTGTGGGATTTTGTGATTTGAGAATCTGTGTTGCTAGTTCCATTGCCGCATTTTTACTATAATTCATTATAATACCTTGTTGTGGTTTCTGATACCTCTGGTATGGTAAAGCCGCCTGATAGTTAAATCAAGCGGCTTATCATTAGTTACGGTACGGGGGTAGTTGCTGGTGTTAATGTTGGTGGAGTGGTAACAGTAGCAGCGACTACTGGTGCCTTTGCAAACTTTGCTTTAATTGCAGCCAATAAAGTCTTCAATTTTGGTAAGGTTACAATTCCTAATCCACATAACACAACGCCTAATACAACTCCAAAGATTAAAGTTAACATTTTAGTATCCTCCAAAATAAATGTCTAAGTATTTATGGTGGATGAAAATCATTTGAATATTTTGCAATGCACTATAAAACAAAAAGGAGCCGAAGCTCCTTTTTGTAATCTTGTTGGGTAATAAGGTGGATTAAACCCCATCAATTTCAAGCAGCTAAGCTGTATTCCATTGAATAAATCGCATCGTTAGAAGCATTTATAGTTTTTTAAGGTATAACGTACCATTCTAAACGGATTGTCTGTTTGTCTATTCTAACCCCGGTCGAAGCCATTGCATCCCCATCAGCTATGTTCTTCCGCGCCATCATTGGGCTTGTCTCATCCTACACATGGCTCCTTTCGAAGGGAGTTGATAGGCGTCTAGCGTTACTGTTGCAACAGTAAAGAACATATGTGGTGGAGATGGAGGGAGTCGAACCCTCGTGTCGCGGCCCTTTATTACTCACAATCTCAGATACCTTACGATATCTTTACAATCATAATCCAAATTACTTTGGATATTTCTATTTATATGAAAAATAATTCATATAAACTTAATTATTGTGATATCTCAGTTGTATCACCAAAGCGGCTAGGAAACCTTGGTTATTAACCCTTACTGAGTAGGCTTCAGGGATTACCTAAACGATCCCTTTCAACTTTGACCCATATCACAAAACTACTATAACACATTAATTAGACTTGTCAACCACTCTTCGATTCCACATTTTATAAAGATTTGTTAAACGTGTAATCTTTGTTGGTAAATAACTTCCATCAGGCTGCAACACAGTTCGTGGCTCTTCCCATGTATCAGCTACAATACGAATTCTAGCACAACAATGTGATGATGAGCAACGCAATTCCCAATCCCATTGACCCCAATATTCACCATGAACTTTTTCATGTGACATTGCATGATGACCGCAGAATGGACACGGTAACAATTCCGGCAAAATTTCTGGCAAATCGAACATAATATTATACCAATATAAAAAATAATAACATTACAATAACAACAACAATTATACCTAAAACAAATAATATATGGTTATTTTCTTTTTTAAATAATTCTTCTACTCCTTCAAGAGCATCAGAAATGATTTCTACAAAATCATCATCTTCATCATGCATTATCATCATCCGGGCTATTCCAATTCCATATAATGACAAGAGGCCACGCAATACTACACAATACGAGAAACACTGCGATGAGTAAAGATATAATTGTATTACCACTTTTTGCAGGCAACAACGCTCTAGTTTTATCTAGTTCGCGTTGAAATTCTTCATCTTTACAATATTCATTGTGAGCAATAATATTTTTAATAAACACAAATATTACTGTAGTAATATATAAAATACAAAATATGTTTAATATCATTAGATACTCTTATTTATTATAATTAATAATGGGCGGATCAATTCTACCCATTTTGAAATCAGGATCGAGAGCTAAATTGACTAACCATGGTAGATTGCTAATAAACCATGATTCACAACAATTATCATTAACTACATAAATATCAACAATATCTATCATTTCATCTGTCATGGTCTTTAATAATTCAGGATGATCATTGTCATATGATACAAATACGCTAACTACAAAATCATTACCGTGCAATGTACATAAATCTTTCCAATCAGTAATTTCATGGCCGGTTTCTTCTCTAAACTCACGAATCATGGCTTCTACAGGTGTTTCATCTAATTCAAGTTTACCGCCAATACCATTCATTTTACCAGCTTGCCATGCCGGTCTATTCTTTTTTATAAGAGCTACACTATTATTATCATAATAGAATGCGAATCCTACGCAATAATGTATCATCCGAAATTCCCCACATGAACTACAATGTTATGGTCTACACTGACGTTCAAACGATTCACATTAATTTCTTGGGTTACTCTTTGTGCTTGACCATTGAGTACGGTAATTCTAATAGTTTTTCCAGCCTTATGACAAGCTGCTTCCAATACTTCAAAAGGTTGGCCTAAATAGGCATTAAATTGGTTCATAATAATCTCTTAATCAAATCGTTGTACCGATATATTTCCATGTTCATCTTCTAATATGGCAGAACACAATTCTACCCAACATCCGCTATTTAAATAATGAACTCCATCAATCATTCTATTTTCTGGCATATGAATATGACCTGCCATTACTCCATCGACATTATATTTCTTAGAATAATCGACGATAATATGCTCAAAATTAGCAACAAATTTTACAGCACCTTTAGCTTTCATTTTTATCCAATGAGCAAAAGACCATTCCACTTTACCAAATAATCTACGAATTCTATTTTGAATTCGATTAAGGCTATTCATTAAATTATAAGCAAAATCACCAAGTTTGTAAATTACTGGATGTGTTCTTACAATGCCATCAAATTGATCACCGTGAATAATCAAATATTTTTTGCCATTGATTGCATCATGAATCGCATGTTTTTTGAATTCAATACCATTATATTCAATATCATCGTTTTCAAAAATATAAGATTTCAAAGGCGCTTCATGATTTCCAAGGATATACACGACTCTGACACCCTTGTCTTTCATTCTAAGTATTTTCTTTATGACTGTTAAATGATCAGAAAAGAATGGTTTCTTTTGAAAATTTGTAACATCAACAATATCACCATTGAGATATAATGTTTTCACTCTATAACCATGCCCATCGTCAGTCTCAAGAGATTTGAGAAAAGCTAATAATTTTATATGCTGGCTTTCAATTCTTCCTAAATGTACATCACTGATGAATATAGCGTTATAGTTCATTTCCATCTCTTTAATATATATTTAGCACATTTTCAAGCCACTCTTTAGATGGAACAATATTATGTACATCAATATAATGTCGATATCCTTCGGGCCATTCCCAGCCATTTAATACGTATTGCCGAGAACCCATGGATATAAGAATTTTTCTAGTCTCTTGATTAAACTGTTGTTCTTTTGTACAGCATCGGCACCAAGATGATCCTCTATATGTTATAACATGTTCATTAGTATCCCATGATTCATTGCGATGCGGGTTAAATCTATCTTCGTTCAATAAATTATCATAAGCATTTAAAATTTGCTGCTTTAATGAATGCTCCACATCACTATGTTCAGCTTGAGGATAATGTGGCTCTTCTTTACTATACCAAAACCCTTCCGGCTTTAATCCATACATCCATGCATATTTTGGATTTTCAATAATTGGCATTTTAGATTTTGATAGTGTCGGATATATCATAAATTAAATTTTTCTTTAAATTCATCTAGCGAAAGAGTATCAATACCTAACTCACGAGCCTTGACAGCCTTACCTGAACTAGAATTTGGTTCTGCTGTTAGCACATGAGTTGTCTTTTTAGACACTGATGATCCAACTTTGGCACCTGATTTCTCAAGTTTTTCTTGAAATTCTTTATCACGAAAACCAGTGAATACAACATTCAAATGTTCTAATTCATTAGTTTTCTTTTCCTGCACAAACTTCAAATTCATTTTGTCAGCAAATGCCTTAGCATCATATAAGCCATCAATAAACTTTGTTGCAGTCTTTACATCGAAACCTTCAAAATCCACAATCCTATTGACAGATAATTTCCATACATCATTTTCATCCGTAAGATTTTTCAACAATAGTTTAGCCTTGCGAACTCCAAACCCCGTACCAAAATATTTAAGTGATCCCAAATATTTAGCAAGAGTCAAGGACGACAATCGACGTTCCAAGCTGGCAAAGATTTTTGCACCATTAGAGCCAATGATCTTCTCCCATTCCATTTCTAGCAAATTAAGCATAGTGAACAGAATGGTTTCATAGGAAGAATTATTAAGCTTCAGATAGCTAATAACCTTTTCGATAGATGCTTCCTTTAGTAGATCAACTTCCAGTGTATTAAAGAAGTCCAATACTTGTTTAAAAATGACTTCAGGATGATTCTGTGGATCACGAACTACCATTTCTACCTTGTTATCATTCCAATCCCAATCGCCAGACGGAACATCGGCGACGGTAGATTTAACAATTTCTACAATATATGGAATAACTGATCCACTTTTGGTAATTTTGATTTTGGTTCCCGATCCAATGTTATTATCCACAATGTAACGGCCATTAAAGCCCGTGGCGAACGTTACCGTTGTGCCGAATAGCTGAACAGGGTTAATCTCCACGCGAGGCTTCTGATATCCATTCTTACTAATTTCATAATGGACTTTAACTACTGTCGTTTCAATCAATGCAGCAGCATCCAAAACTTTATATTTTACAGAATGTTCAGGATTCAAACTGGAAGAATTCGATAAATTCTTTTGTGCAGACTTTTTGTTGATAGTCAACACGATACCATCTAATTCATATGGCGAATCTGCGCGTGCTTTAGCCAACGTTTTAGTAAGGAAATCATCATTCAATTCCGATCCCCTAACAATAATATAAGGAACAACTTTAAATCCTAATAATTCAAGCATATCCAAAGAGGCTGATTGTGAAACCGTTTCGAATTCTGGATCACAGTCAACAACACTATACATAATAAAATCAATATCGTTCAATTTATTCTGTGACGTATTAGATGCATTCATGCAACCAGATGCCATAGCACGAGCGGTCTTATAATCATCCGCATAACGATTTTCGAACGTATCATTGCGAACAATTAATTCACCGCGAACAGTTAGATGACCTAATTTAGAAATTGTTTGGGGATTACTTGGCAAATTCTTTACATGGCGGCTACTATCTGCACCAAGCACACCATTACCACGACTATAAGATATCTGAAATGTTCCACCATTATAACGTTCCATGCCACTTGCACCATCAAGTTTATGACTAATACAAATTTCTTCATTATACAGACTATACTTTTTAACCCAATCTTCGATTTCACCCTCGTATTTTTGGTCAAGTGACCCCATGGTATAAGGAAGCTTAACCTTACCACCACGAACGGTAGCGCCTACGGTCATAAAATATGGGTGAGTTGGGAATCGCTTGAATGCATCACGTTTCATAGCATCGTATTGTGCATCAGGTACGAGTGAATCACCATCATCATAGGCGATATCGTACACTTCAAGTTGGGCAACGATGGCATCAATGTCAGACATAAAAAATTCCGTGTAGAAATGAATGGTCATTCTACACGGAATCTAAATGTAATGCAATAGGTTAGGCGAACTGACTATATTCTTTCAAAGTGTTTTCACTTCTGTTGAGTGTCATCATCTCAGGTTCTTTCTTAACTTCATCAGTATGCTTAATAGCCAACCCTACAACATATGATTTGTCAGAATACAATGTGATAATATATTCTAGATCGCGCGTGGAGATGATAGTAGATTTTATCACTCGGCCAATGATCTTTATCAATCTACTATTTTGGCAGAAATGTCCATCAGCATGTAACTCACCAATCGGCAAGTCTTTAATATTGCCCAAATAATCATAATTATATTCCATTTTTGACATGATCAGATGCACCAATCTCAAAAATTGCTTGATACATTGTAATTTATCAACATCTTCATAGGTCTTCAAATCTAATGAATTCATGAATATATCTTCATTACCGTACCCGGTAACTTGTCTGACATAATATTTGATTTCATTCACCGTATGAACAACTTTTTTGGTATCATAGGTACTATCGTAAAGTTCCTCGCCTAATATAGCCGTTGTATCTTCATCATATTTTTTAGCAGTTGTATCTTCATCATATTTTTTAGCAGTTGTATCTTCATCATATTTTTTAGGTTCTATTAGATGATTATCTATTAGATCATTACATACTTTAGTGGCTACGCCCACAACAGAAATTATATTATCAAGTTTAATTAAATCATCCGATGTTAAATAATCGTTGATGTTAATCTTTCTAATTATAGGTTTATAGTTATCGTTATCAAATAACTCAAAACCAAATCGTGTTTCATATCTATTATTGTTTAATATTTGATCTAAAATGTGACCATTTTTCTGATCACTAAAGGAATCGATAGTATAAGTAAACATAGTTTCAATACAGATATAAAGGGGAAACTGATCGTTTTCTAATTTATTAAAACAATCGTTTTCGTCTAAGCCTGCCACCGAATCGAAGGATGATTCTAATACAAGTTTTCTATATTCTGGATTATTTTGATAATCTAATGTAGATTGTCTACGCTTTAAAGTTATTCCATAAGTAACTTCTATGTACCTATCCAAAAAATCTACTTTAACGATTAATCGGTTTGAATTGATATAGTCAGAAATAACTTTTTGAATCTGGGCTATTTTGTTTTTGTATGATGACTCATTATTTTTAATATTGTAAATTACATTTATAATTTCTAATTCATTGGTTTTAAACATTTTTTATTCCATATAATTTGTAAAATTATTTATGGTACTAAAAAAAGTGTGTCGCACAAACCTACTTTAACTGGATTTTTTAGCCCAATCCAAGTTCAAATCTTCTGTATATTCTTCAACAATTTCAATATCACCAAGTTCATCTTTAAGATTTTTGATAGAGTCTGGGTCGAAATCCCCAGAATCGTAGGACAATGTAAAATGTGTTTTAAATTCTGGAAAACCGTAGGTAGCTTCATGGTCTTTCATTATTTCTTTATGGCGAGCAACAGCTTCCTTACAGGTAAATAATACCACTAAGCAGTTATTACCTTCTCTACTTTTAAAAATTTCTAATTTTGATGGCTTACCTACCCACGGCTCATCCAATTTACCCTGAGTCTTAAACTCGGGTAAATATTTTCTTGAATAAATGATAGTCGTATGTAATTTGTTGGTTGCTAATGGGTTAGGAATATTATACTTTTTAATAAAAGCTTTTATTCGCTTGGCAGTATCTTTTGAAAAATTTACAGCAACATATGTACCGCGTGTTGGGCTTTCTTTTAATGCTTCACTTAAGGTTTCCAATTTCACATTCATTTCCTAATAGTTATCTGTTTATATTTATTCTGGTAAATCTTCGACTACGAATAGATCATCCATTTCTATCCATTGGTTAAATTCATTTTTATCAGAATCCAAATCGGCAGGCCGAATTTCATGTAATATTTTTATCTTATCTGAGCGTAATCGTTTTGTTGCAGTACGGCCAGTTAGAACATGTTCTTTACCTTCGTAAATATAGGTTTTGTTTGTCATTTTTAGTTTTACTCTATGTTATTCATAAATATTATTGAAATCGAAAGGATTCTCAAGTTTGTCAAAATTTTCTTTTCCAACATGTAATTTTAATCACGAAATTATACATTCAGCCTCGGTTAATGTCAATGAAGGAGTCTGCCTATGTAAGATAATTTAATGTGATACCTAACCCAATTTTTAATATAGCAATTATAAATTTTAGGAGAAAATTATATGGCTAGAAAAGCTTCACACAGAAAACCCAGAGTTGAAAATCCAGAGTTCACCGAAAGTAATGTTTTTGCCATTACACAAGGCGCAAGAAAGAAATCGTGGACGGTTTTAGACATTAAGAACATCAAACCGCTAAATGATCCTCAAGCAACTATGATAGAATCATTTTATATGGGTAACCATATTGTTGCTGATGGTTCAGCTGGAACAGGAAAAACCTATATTGCATTATGGCTTGCCTTAAATGCTATCCTTTCTAAAGAATACAATCAAAATAAAATTATAATCGTTAGATCGAATGTGGGTACTGGTAAAGATGTGGGAGCATTGCCGGGTGAGTTAGAGGATAAGATGGCACCGTTTGAAGCACCTTATAAAGATATTCTACATGATTTATTAGGCAAGGCTTCTTCATATGATGACATGAAAGCTGTTAGAAAAATTGAGTTCATGCCAACCACCTTCATCAGAGGTTTAACTTGGGATAATGCTATCATCATTGTAGATGAAGTACAAAATATGAATATTGAGGAAATAACTTCTGTTATGACACGAGTGGGTAAAAATAGTAAAATCTTTGTGATTGGTGACCGTCGTCAAAATGATCTTCTATATGATAAAAAAACTCCCAGTGGATTTGATAAATTTATGCAGGTAGCTAATCTGATGGATGAATTAGATATCATATCATTCACTAGAAATGATATTGTACGTAGTGGGTTCGTAAAATCTTTTATTTGTGCATGCGAAGAGGCTGGTATTTAATAAATGAAACGGGGAGCAATTGCTCCCCGTTTCATTTTGTTATTAAGATGTATGTTCAGGTTTACCCATATTGTATGCTACCCTGACAGCACGATCATCCCATAATACTTCCATAGCACCATCTTTTTGATTAGTACATTCTACTACTTTACCAATATGCTTTAAACACCATGCTTCAAGCACAGAACGCATGTTGTCTACATCACGCGATTGATTACTGGTATAAGAAAAATCACACATTCTAGCGGTGAATATCTTTACCGTATAACCCCTAGCTATCCAGTCCTTCACACGATTTACCATCTCTATTATGGGTTCACCCAAAGAATATGGATCATGTCTAGTTGGACTATCGTAGGCAAGAGTATTATCAAAATCCACACCAATCCAATGATTAATTAAATCATGTGAATGTGGTGAAGATTTTGTACAAATGGGACAGTTATAAGTTCCCAAAAAATTATTTTCCATATTATTCCTTCGGTATCATACCGTATAAAATATCTTGAGGGTCGATTCCATCTTCTAAACAACATGTTTTACATCGTGAAATACATATTTCATAACCAGTTATATCTACTCTCCATGTTGATAATACTCTTAGTAGACAGCACATATTTTCTAAATTTTCTCCTGTAACCTTTACGTTTGAAAAATTAAATATTGATGGCCCAAGAGAAGCGATCATTAATAATGCTCCGTCAACAACCGCATCTATCTCTTCTTGTGTAATTTCTCTCATGGTGCAACATAGCCCCTATAAGTTAAAGAAATTCTTCGACCACACAAAAAGCTGGCCTTTGGAATTCTATGATAATGTGTATCTTGCATTCCGGCTGGCATAATACACAATGAACCATGCCCAAGCTTCAACTTGAACACATCATCTGCTGAACCACCTTGTGGTTTGAACCAAATTTCACGCTCAACACCTAAACTTACAATACAGATTGGTCTTGTATCATCCATTTCTGGACTATCATCTGCATGCCATCCTAAATGGTCAGATTGATCTTCATATCTATTGAGGAAACATACCTCGTAAGAGGCTCCAGTTTCTTTATTAAGATTGTTTTCGATCAATTCAATAGTTGGATGAGAAGCTTGTGAAGGATACTCTCTGGCGTAGGCTGCTACGCCGTAAGAATATGGTAAACCGAGTTTGCTGGTATAATATTCCAAACGCGGCACAGTACCGTGCCTAGTCCATGCAAGGTCATTGACTAAAGTATCCAAAACTGCATCTGGATTTTCAATAAAATTTGGGATATAGGTATACATAATAATTCTCAATAAGCTTCAATAGTATCTTTTAATGAAAGAAAAATTCGACGCATGTTTTTACCGATCTTGGTAAGCATTTCATCAAATTCAAATGATTCGTAATAATCCATTTCAAGAATATTATTATCAAAATAGGTTGAGCATGCCATCGTTGACATGTCCAATTCTTCAAGTTTACCGATATAAAGATACAGCATTTTATTCTTAATATAATCATGTAAACCTAGATCATGAATAGCTTCACCTGTAAAGATTAATCCCGATTCTTCTTGACATTCACGCAATGCTGTCTGAAGATAAGTTTCACCTTCATCCATTCTACCCTTAAAAATATCAAAATGAATTCGACCTGTAGCATGACCGAGAATATATTTCCCGGCATGCTTGACCAACACTCCACATGACGTAACCATTTGCGTTTCCATTGTACTAATCCTTTTTTATTATTCAAAAGATATTGTAACGCAATTGATGGAAAGTGTCAAGCCAACTCATTATTTACGATAGTTCAATGCTCTCACCAAAGAGTTTCTGAAAATGTCCGTACACTTTTCCCATGTAAGAGTTTGACCTATTTCAAATATTTTATGTCTATCTAACAATATTGCTTTCTGCATCTCAATATTACCAAGATTATTGCTTAATATTCCAGTCAAACCATCTGTAATACAGTCAATTGGCCCCGTAACTGGATAAGCTATGACAGGCGTACCGCATGCTATGGATTCTAGCAATACAATTCCAAGTGTGTCAGTTTTTGAAGGAAATACAAATACATCTGCATTTACATAATAATATTGTAATTCTTTGCCCTTCTTTTCACCAACAAATATAATATTAGGATCATTTTTATAATTTTTCTTATAAGTCTCCAACAGAGGGCCATTACCTACTACATATTTTACTGCATCTACAGGCATATCAAGATATGCCTTAATATTTTTTTCGATAGATATTCGTCCTACATATAGTAGTGACAGTTTTTTATGTGGTATTCTACCTGTATCATTAAAAATTGTAGTATCAACCCCTCGACCCCATACAGTTATTTTATTTTTAAACCCCTGTTTAAGCAGTTCGGTTTTCATAGAATCAGTAGTAACTAAAATATTAGATGATCCGCGATGAATAAATTTCATATAAGTGTAACTAAAGTTTACTGGTATAACTTTATATCTTTCCTTGATATACTCTGGCATTTTTGTATGATACGATGTAGAAAATTGGTAACCTTTTTTTCGACAATAAATTCCAGCAAATAAACCTATTGGGCCTTCTGTAGCAATATGGATATGATCGGGGTTTATAGTTTCTATCAATTTGCCGACTATCCATGGATTGATGGCAATTCTGATTTCTCTATAACCAATTAAGGGAATCGTTTTAAATAATGATGGTGATATAACATCTACTACAAAACCTTCCTGTTCTAATACTTTTATAGTATTAATGAAAGTAGTTACAACCCCGTTTACCTGCGGCAAAAATGCGTCGGTTATGATTAATATAGTTGTCATAATTGAATATCCAGAAAAATAGAATTAAGGCGTGACACCGATGGATGCCCAGCATCACCGCCAGTTCTATCCAAAAATGTTGCCGACCAACCCATAAATTCTTTGGGCGTCATATAATCATTGATGTAACTATCTCCGATCATATGAATATCGTTACCTAGTAATCCAAGTCGCTCTTCTACAATTTGATAAATTCGAATATCAGGTTTAGCAAATGTGTTGAAACTCCAAACATATTCATCTACTACATCACCAAAAATGTCAATGATCGGCTGTGCATATGGTTGTGCTAAATTAGAACAAACTGCAATTTTAATTCCATGTTTCTTTAATATTTTCATTACATCCATAGCTTCTGGGAACGGTTTGATAGACTTAATTTCTTTTTGAAGAGCAATCTCAGCTTCAATATAATTATCTATATAGGCTGAACTACCTTGCATTATTTCATCATAATCTTTCAATGATAACTCCATGGTTACAGGATTGTAACCATGATTTTTAATATTACCGGAAATCATTTTATATGGATTTAGTGGTTTAGTCTTTTTCCCAATTTTTACAATGGTACCATATGCATCAAATACTACGGCTTTTACTTTCTTCATAGTGTAGCTCTATTTAAAAACATATTTTGTATTCTAATCAATTTCAATCTGTCATTGATTTCTTTACCTGTAGCATGCTTATTTACATCCATCCATTCGGCCAATGCTTCCTTGGTATCGAAATAGCATGGTACATGTTCAATAAAATGTTTAATATTCCATTCAGGGTCATATGTAGCAGACATATCTTTTGTTGGATAAATTGCGTTACACACTAAACCCAAATTCTGTAAGAAACTGTCATTCTTCTGAATTCTATTACGTACTCCAATATCATCCATAATTTCAACTAAATTCTTATAATTAAAAATAGTATGCGTCAGCGCATATGCTTTAGTATTCACCAATTGAATAAATTCTGCAATTTCTGTTGGAATTTTCCATGTATTCAATTCTGCTGTAGCAGCTTTGTTAGATTGATACTGCAATTTATATAAAGTACCCAAATGGTAATAAACGACTGCCATACGACACAACAGTTTTTCATCATCTGGCATTTTTTCAGTAGACTCGGTAATCCGCTTAAACGCTTCAGCAAATTCAGCCGTAATCATATTTCCACCGATGACAGCATATTGTAATGCTTCCACATGATGTAAGAATAGAAAATATTTAAACGGTTCTTTTGACAACACTGCTTTCTTAGTTTCTTCCCACACACGATCCTTGGACAAATGCTCCAATTCACCACGGGCAATCATATGATTTACCATTGTATCTGTATCATCGGCCACTTCAAAATCTGGAAATTTTGCACAGAAACGTCCCAAACGCAATACACGCAATGGGTCTTCCTTGAAGGCTTCCGTGGTATGACGCAGCACTTTATTTTCAATATCTTGAATGCCATTGAATGGATCGATGTATTCACCAGTTTCCAAATCTTGCGCAATAGAATTTATCGTTAAATCACGTCTGGCAAGGTCAGTTTCAATGGTTACCGAAGTATCAAACACTGTATCAAAATCAGTATGCTTCAAGCCTGTTTTACGCTCTGTACGAGCCAACGCGTACTCTTCGCCAGTATCAGGATGCAAGTAGACCGGGAAGTCCTTACCGACTTGTTTATAGCCCATAGATTCCATTTCAGAAGGTGTTGCACCCACGACTACATAATCATGATCGTGTGGAGTCTTTTTTAGAAAGAAATCACGAATGCTTCCACCTACCTTAAAAATTTTCATTTTAAATACACCTATTTTCGAATATGTTTAAGGGAATACATTGAATTGGATCATCTACTGCATAATGTATACGAATAAACCTGAATCTATCTTTTTTCAAGTAAATATAATCTTCTTTAATTATATGTGCTGTATAGTTGTCAGCACAAATATATGATACATACGTTTTTATATCTATAAAACCTTGTTCCATGGCACACGTTTCCGAAACATCACCATGTTTCGGTACAATGCATGGACAAGTAAGATCAGTAGTGTTGATCTGAGCTTTACACGACCATGATAGCATAAATAGAAACAAACATGCAATATATTTCACTACACCTATCCAGTGAATAATCTTTCATAGCCAGATTTCCAAAATCTGGCAAATGTTATTGCCATGTTCATTCCTTCATCATCCGGTTTGAATCTGGCAATTGGTACAATATGTGCACGTAATGCATTTGTAAAATGAGGATCAATGATTTTGGTGTGCATCAAATCTTCCAACGATACATCTTCAAATATTAAAATTTTATCACCTTCATAATTTTTACAATCTGGATAATTAATTTTAACTATAAGTAGATTGTTCATCTGAACAATTTTACCAATTTTATAATTTTTTGGATCAGGATTACCTTCAATACGCTTAGGTATTGGTGTTTCATAACATGAAGTCGTTATTTTACGACCTGAAAGTGGCCCACAACATCCCATAATATTACTCCTTAAAAAATACATCATAAATGTATTGCGGTTCAGTATATACTGAAGAATTATCAATACTTTTAAATTTACATATTAAATGATGAACTTCCGTTAACTCTTTCAATGCCCATGGATGAAGTGACTCTGGCAAATTAACTCTTATATAGATATCACCCATTAATTTCGCACATTCAATTTGAAATAATGCATTTTCTATGATTTGCATATTAATCCTTAAATTTAAGACCATTTGGAATAACTTTTTGATAACGCCAATGTGTTTTTTGGCTTACATGACCTTTACGTACAAACTTGGCTACATATTTCTTAAAATCTCTATAAGCAAACCCATCTGCTATACGAATTACATAACCTTCCATGATATCGCGTTTAGATTGATCCCACAAAGATTTTATTTTATGTTCGTCATAAATTCCATCATAAAGAATTGGGACGCTAGTTACTCTTAGTAGATCAAACCATTCTTGGGTTTCATCCCAAGATAGACACTCATTAAATTTTCCTAAAAAGAATGCGGTCATAATGGCCGCATTCAGTATAACATATTACATCTTATAGTCAAGTCAGCGTTTGGGACACTGAATGCCTGCGGCAACCATATTTTTTAAAATTTTATCACTAATAGAACAGATATTATTAATTGCAGCATCTTCAAGTTGATCTGCCTTTTCAGCCTTTGCATACGATGCTTTCTGTGCAATATCGGCAAGTTGACTGCCTTTCTGATTAAACTGTTTAGCAAATTGCCAAGATGCAGCAGCATTCGCCCGTTCAACCGCCGAAATACGCATTAGCATATCACTGGTACGAAGTAGTTGACATCCTTCATCTAATTTCTGTGTGCCAGCGGCAGCACCAAAGCCTGCAATACCAACGGAAGCCTGCATAGTGCCACTACAATAATCACTAGAAAAACTATTACCAAAAGAACCCAGTGATACAGAAGGCACATTATGTTGCGTAAATGACCCACTATAATGTATAGTATCTGGATTATTGGTAATAAAATTTTGTTGATTTTGCAATCCACCATTAACTGAGTTTGCGGCAGTGTTGGTAGTTGCGCTGGAAGCTGCTGTGTTGCCGTTTGTTATATCTTGTGCTATTAAGTTCATTGAACTTAATGATAATAAAATGATTAGAAAAATTTTTAATTTCATGATGAATCCCTGTATGTCGTGAAGTGAAATGAGGAAGGATATTATCCTTCCTCATTTATATTAATTAGCTAATATTAATTATGGCCATGACCATTATTACCGGATTCGCCCGTTCCATTACCATTACCATTTCCCTGACCATTACCGCTCTGATTTCCTTGTGAGTCACTACTCTGACTTCCGCCAAATGAAGCACTTCCACCGAACGAGCTTAAGGTGAACGAGCCACTTACAGTTGCAGCAACATTGGACTGTGCACCACCACTTGTATCATTACGGAAGTCGCCTGCTGAACCTGTGAAAGCTCCACTGCTCGCACCATTGCTATAAGTTGCACCAGACGTGGAAGTGGATACGCCCGCGCCAGAAATAGAACCTCCAGCAGAAGCAACACCACCACTGCTATTCACCGTCGATTGCTGACTTGAGCCAGTACCAACAACACCCGTAGATGCTTGTGAACCAGCAATAGTCGTTGAGCCGGTTGAACCAATAACACCACCCTGCCAACCAGTAACCTGACCTGTCACGCTACCAGAAGTAGTCGAGGTATTACCACCATCAGTAGCCATTGCTGCGGTTGAAATACCGAAAGCAAGAGCAATTCCCAAAACAATATTAAGTTTATTCATTTTAATTCTCCATTGATTTAATTAGTAGGAATGATTAACTTGACTGGCCCCACTGTATACCAAGCCAAGAGTGTGAAGTCTATCACATTAAAAATGAATGTCAATCCCTACTATCACCACCGTTCCATCCATCATTTTCCAAAAATGAATGCGGCACTATGGCCGCATTCATTTTAACATATTAAATTGTAACGATTACTGAAGTTTGATACCTTCATCGCGATGGGTCTTGAAAGCTTCAGCCGTATGATCATTAATGACTGGTTGAATCGCTGTAAGATCAATCTTTGGATAGCCTGTCCGCTTTAACCAGAAACCTTCCCATACTGAACCCAATGAGGTCTGGTAGCTACGCTTATAGTCAATTACAGCAGTCTGTGAATCCTTGAACTCATTACGACCAGCTTCCATCTTTTCCTGTACATTTTTGTACATGGATGGATCAAGATTCAAATTCTGTTCCTTAATGAACTGGAACATTGCCTTTGAACCACCATCACCGTATCTACCCTTGAAAGTCTTGTCAATGATATCACCCAAATCCTTCTTGTACATCTGTGGAATTTGGATCATTTCCGCGATTGAAGTAGTATAGTTTGCCAAAATATTCTGGCTATCAGATACCTTAGCATTAAGGGCCATTTCTGAAGCATTACCATAGTTTGCGGCTGAAACATAAGCGCCTCCGCAGATAATCAAGACCAGAGCGAGAAATGCACCAGCTATAATAAGACCTAATTTCATTTGAATTTCCTTGAGTTATTGAAACGATTGAGATTTGAGAACGATTTGCTTGTGTTACCATTATAACCTGATGTTTCACCATTTGCAATACCATTCATGGTAACGTCTTTGAGCCAGAAAAACACCAACAAAGCTAGTAAGACGATAAGATAGAACACACCAGAAATAATTAATGCTTTCGAACTAGGGAAATAATCGTGTTTGAGGTATTCATAGTTACTCATTGATTGGCGATTATAATAATATTCAGCATTAACTTTGATCTGAGCTACAACATCATCCACCTTTGATACATCATTTACATTTTCGATGGTATCACGCATTTTCACTACAAGCAATTCATTCTTAGCACTCTTGCCGAATGTGAACGCACCAGCCCATGCGATCTGCGGATAATGAGTGATTCCGATAACTACCACAATATCATTCTTTTTGGAACCAAGCCAATGACGCTCTAATGCTTGTAAGTAGGCACGATTATCAATTGGAACAAACACCACAACAATATTAGCTTGTTTAGCGGGGCCAATGTTTCGCATAATATCGGCCATAGCAACATTATAATCTTTAATCTTAAGTCCAGTCACACCCATATTGATGACATGATCAAAGTGGTAGTAATCATATACTTTGGGATACGATGGAAAATATTTACCGAAAGTAGCATTATCGTTAGCAAATTTAGACACATTGAACAAGCTATTTGGTGCAGCCAACACGTAATTTCTTACAGTTTCGGTATCCGATACTGGATCATTCTTATTTACAATAGTCCAGCGATGAGGTTCATCAAGACCTTGGCGGTCTACACGATTGATATCAAAATTTCCAATGGTCGATTTTACAACCCAATCTTGATCATACGGATGTTCATAACAAGTATCACATTCAGTATGTGAAGAACGACTTTTACCATAACCTGAACTCACTGTATGACAATGGCATTGATAACTGTGGGAACAGCTTACACGTTCCATAACTTTGCTTGTGACCTGTCCATTAAGAACATCATAATCTGATGTAGCATTCCACGAGACGATACCCATAAGAAGTAAGCCGCACAATAGGGAACCACCTATGATTAGACAGGTTTCGAAATTATTAAACCGATTTGGAAAGCCATAACGGCATACTACAGCAACCAGAAAAGACATGATTATTAAAAATAAAAAAAGACCCAACATGATATATTCCTAATGTGATGTGATGGAAGTGAAAATGGCTTCCGATTAGGAAGCCACTATACGCTACTATAATGCAATTGTCAATCCATTATTCGCCACGCAACTGATTGTATTCAGCTGCCCAAACCTTTTCATAGCCTAACTGATCTGCATAAGTATTGACGGTTTTAAGATCAGCATCATCAACAAAATTCACAATAAGCACAATAGGCTTGTTTTTATCAAACTTCAAAAAACTATTAATAAAATTAGTCAATGGAAGATTTTTAGCGCCATCAATTGATCCATTACGGAAAGATACTGGATCACGTAGATCAATTAACACACCACCCTTTTCTAGAAGGCTCTTTACTTTAGTTTTATTTGCGAATTTCATAATTATCTTCCTGTTTTAGTTATTGTACTACAGGAAAATATTTTCCTGTTAAATCAAATCAAGTATTTCTTCAATCGAATGTATTCGTTTAAATTCATTGTTGTTTCTGTTCCACGGTTGATCCATAAGTACCACATTATTTATGCATCCATTTTTGGAAAAATCTTCACAATTTTCTATATTATCATCAACTGACATTATTACATTGTCATACATCATCGAATACATGGATTTTTTAATACCATTACCTGATATATGAATTTTATCAAATGGTATATTATGGGTTTCAAACCACCGTTTAGTCACATCATAACCGTTATCATGGTAACCGCGAGAACTAATGATTACTATATAATATCCCAATTGCTTCAATGTGTTCAATGTGTTTTTAGTATTTTCATACGGTTCAGCTAATATTAATAACTCTTTACCTATGATTAGTTTATAAAAATCTTCGATATGCAAACCATCATAAATGTCAGTAACATTAAATGTTCCCCATTCATTACATGAAATTGATTTTCCTGTAAACTCATTTAGAGCTGCACACAATGGAACATGCAGCCCTAACAGAGTATCGTCAGCATCTAATATTACTACTTTTTGATTGTCCATAAACTTACTCATTTTACCAAGTATAACTCAAGGTTCAAGATCAGTCAATTACTGTTACTACTTCTGCTATTTGTTTTTCAATAATATTATTGATTTTCATTCACCATTACCTTCAAGAATCTTTCGTTCAACATGTAAATCACGAATTTCAGCATTTTTATCTGAATATTTTTCAGGATATCGAGCCTTAAGCTTGGCAATATTACGTTCAAGACCTTCTTCCCATGAAAGGTTCAGCGTGTCATTTAAAATTGCATTATACCATGCGATATCCGATAGTTCTTCCTGTACATTAACGGGATCAATTTCATGACCATTCAAGGCTTTTTCTAATGCCATTACTAATTCCACGCTTTCGCTGGCGATTCCAACGATTCCGTGGAATGTACGAGGATCAATATTAAGTTTTGCTGGGGTATGTTCTAATGATTTATGCCTAGACAACGCTTCAGCAAAAAATACTAACTTTTGGGTTAATTCTTGAAATTGTTCATTATATTTTTTGGGATTATGATAGTATGCAGCTTTCTTATAGCAATCAAGCATTTCTCCTACAGTAATAAATGCTGATAACACATAATTTAACTCATGCTTATCTTCTACTACAACTTCACTAATAATTGACTCCGTTCTTAATGCATAATTTTGGTATTCTTGTAAATTCATTTGTTACTATCCATTTATGAACAAGATGATAACATGTTTTTGTGTTCATGGAAAGACTATTAACGATAAATATCATTAATATATGGTTTATTCAATGTTAACAAATTCAGAATTACAATCATGGGCCGAAAAAACTAAGAATGAGCTTGGATTAAGCCATTTTGAAGTTTACCTGAAAGGCAATGATATAAATCTAATGATGATTGCTGTATCCAAAGATAATCAACATTCTGGAATCGGTAGTCGTGCCATGAATGCTTTGACTGAATTAGCTGATGATAACAATTGTCGAATCATACTCTCGCCGGGATCAACTGACAAGAATTTTGGGACAACATCCCGCAATCGTTTAATTCAATTTTATAAATCTTTTGGGTTTGTCATGAATAGTGGTAGAAATAAAGACTTTGCTGTATCTGAAGCTATGATAAGAAATCCTAAACCAAGACCTAAACCTATGAATGAAAAATTATCTTTTAAGCGTTATTTGATAAACGAAATGCCTTTACCGGCTGATTGGGACAAAGGAACTTTCAATAATAATACGCCATTTGCTAAACAAATTCGTTATGCTAAAGAACGTGCACGTCAAGTTGGTGTAGGTAGTTCCAGAGTAGCTTTCGTATTACCCTATGAAGGTCGGCAAACAGTATTAAAAATAGCAAAAAATAAGAAAGGCTTAGTTCAAAATGAACACGAAGCTGAAAAAATGAATGATTACTATTTAAAAAGTTTAAATTTAATAATTCCTATCATTGATTATGATGAAGAATCACCACAACCATCATGGATTCATACAGAATTTGCAACTAAAGCTAAAGATTCTGATTTTATCAAAGCGTGTGGTGGAACTTTAGCAGATTTATGTGCTTTTGCTGTTAATTGCCATGGTGGTAAAGATTACACTGGTGGTAATCATGCAAAAATTGATCCTGAAAATGAATTCGCCAGTAACTTTGGTGATATGGTTGGTAATTATGACATGCCCATTGGAGATTTTAATCGTTTAGCAAATTGGGGCGTCTATCAGGGTAATTTAGTTATTATTGATGTTGGTATCAATAAAGATATATTTGCAACATTATATGCTCCAAAACCAAGTCAAAGTAGATGGTAATAAAACCCTTGAGATTATCAAGATATGGAATTCTGTCAAAGAAATCTATATGAATTCAATTTTTAATAAACGGATAATGACAGTCGTTAATAAATCATCATATTATCAAGGTTATTATTGGTGTAGATTAGATATTAACGGTAATATAGAAGGATATGATAAATTAACACCCTATACAAAAATTGTGAGAGCAAAGACTTCTATAGTATGCACTACTGAAAATGGTGATATTATATATTTTTCATCCAAAACGGATGCTGCTAAATTTTTTAATACTTTTCATACTTATATAAGTAGAAGAATTAAAGATAAAAAACCTTTGTGTGGTTATTATATAACCACACAAACGGCATAATTTTCATTTTGCTAAACGTAATATACTTTCTTTATATACTGGAGAATCAGGGCTAACTCCCTTTAACAAGAATTCTAATTGATCATAGAGTATATTTCTATTTTTTAAAATTAAATGCTCATGAAAACTTGGTTTATATGGAACCATCAATAATAACAAACCTGCTTCTTCCGGGGTTCTATTATCTTTCCATCGGTTACAGGGGCCGCAAGCTGTAATCACGTTAAGCCAATCATCTGACCCATTTTTGCTAACAGGAATAATATGGTCACGAGTCAACTTATGCTTCGGATACACATGACCGCAGTAAGCGCAAAGGTACTTGTCACGTTCAAACAACATTTTGTTGGACAAGGTAGGATTGAACCCGTTAGCATGACGTTTAGCAGTTTTAACTTTACCTTCATGCTTGATTGCAACAATGGTATCCAACATTAATTCAGAACGCATACCAGTCTTTGCATTAGTACCACCACGCATTGTATAGGCATATGTACCCGTAGTCCATAGAACTCTTTCTTTCGCTTTTAATGTTGCATAATCTTCTATAGACAGCCAATCCATGGGATTACCACCAGAATCTAACTGTAATATCTTGGGAGAACCATCATAATGATTTTGAAAAGTCATAATTAATTCCTTTATTCTTGGTTGATGAAATCGAAACCTTCTCCGTGTGTCGGTTGTTCAAAGGTATCATACATATTTAGTAATACTGACTTGGGGATGTTTTTTCCAGTTTCCAAAGCACGAGCCTTAAGGCGACGTTCAATTTCATCCAATGGAGTATTAAACACTACAGCAACTTTGTAATAATCATTAGGCACTTGAACTATTACCGATTTACGCTTCTTAGAAGTGCAATTGGTTTGATCCCAAATGACATTATGATTATGTCTGATAGCATTTTGAAAATTTTCATGCATTCCCTTGGTCGCACCTTTGATGGATTCAGACCAAACATCTGAATAGGTAAGACCACGATCTTTAGCAATTTTTTCGATAATATCATCAGTGGAGATAACATCGAAACTTACACCAGTATTCATGATAATTTGAGTATTGCGAACTCCCTGCAACCAAGTGCTTTTTCCGCTACCCGGCAAACCAACAAGCATAATGAAATACTTTGCATGTTTGCTTAATTCAAAATTTTTGTTAAATTCAAGAGTTTCCATATTCTTCCACCTTATAATTTATTTCACTATGATAATGTATTTCAACACAACAATCAATTCATAATCCTGATATATACTCAACCACGGTTACTCCTGATTCATTAAACATGAGTTTAGCTATGTTAAGTTCAGTTTCCCATCTTGATATTAAATCATCTGATGGCATAATGGTTATTACATTTTTGATACCAGCTTGAATTATTGCTCCTGCACATGTAGAACATGGATAATGAGTACATACCAAAGTATAACCGTCCGTGGCTACACCCGAACGTGTGCATGATAACAATGCATTTATTTCAGCATGAGTAGTTAACGCATATTTGGTTGGTCGATCTGACAATCTTTCAACCGTATCTTTGACCAATCTAGGAAATCCATTATAACCTATGGCACGAACATTATTCACATCATCTACTATAATTGCTCCAACTTTGGTACTTGGATCGTGTGACCATTCTGCTATATGTAAAGCAAGATTTATAAATTTTTTATCCCATGATTTCATTTTTATGTTTAGTCCATCTAAGTTTTGCTGCATCACTTTTTTTACGCTTAGTCTCTTCCGAATCTTTTCTATTTTTAAATTTTTCTATGGTTTCTTTGGATTTTTTACGACCTTTCATAGTTAAACTAATTTTTAGTCTTTCTTCAGTAGTTCTTGGTTTTCCATATTGGTGATTGTTTTTACCTATATTAGCTTCCCTAATTAATTCTATACTATTTGGGTCATGTTGTCTATCTTTCCAATGGGTAGGTGTTAATGCATATCTTTTTCTTTGTGCAATAGATTGTTTACGTATAGTATCATCTGATGGTTTTCTACCTTTCATAACAATAGATGCTGCTATATTATGTTGAATTCTCAGCCATTCATAAGTTCTAGAATTTATATTATATAATTTCCTCTTATTTGATGTTGCCATTCGCTTAACAGCAAATATCATTTTGTGTTTATCTGCACCTATTAAAAATTTTGTTAATAGCCGATGGGCCACAAAATGTTGCCTTGGAGTTAATTTTACTATATTATTTTTTAAATTACTGCCACCTAAACTTTTTGGTATAATATGATGTTTTTCATAAGGCCCACTATCATTATTGGTAGCTTTTGCATGATCAATTAGTTGATCATAAATAATTCTATATTGCATTTAAATTCCATAAATTACCTTCTATTTATGGAATGTGGATGGGTCTTTTAATTATTTTGTTCGCAGTAACTATGTATACAAATCAATAAATAACATTACACAGGTTTTCCATATGCGAATCGAACGAATTATTGAATCTTTATATAAAGATGACTTTGAAATATTAAGCAGCACGCTATACAAAAATGAAGGGAAGGTACTCCATGGAACCTTCACGCTTCAGGATGAATCTAATAAGATTGAGTACATGGTAGATTTGTTCATCGACAAAGAAACTAAAAAATATAAAATAGAATCAATCTTTGTCGCCGATGGCGATCAAGATTCGGATGGCGACAAACAGGATTTTGAGTTAATAAACTTCTATTTAAGTAACAATATTGGCTATGTACTTAATTATATTTTAGAGAACGGTAGTTAAGTTTCTAATTTCTGTAGATGACGTTGGATTGTTGCAATCCAAATATATGATAGTCTCGTTAGCATATGCACCAAGATTCTCAAATACAGAAACTTCCATGGTCGCCAGCAGTGGATTAATTGTATTGGGTCTATTGACAATATAACAATTACCATCATCCAGAAAAGTAAAAGCATAATTTGCTCGATCACTACCGCACAAAAAATATACGGTATTGTATAAAGACTTGTCACTCAACTCACTATATAACCTAGTGAAATTTCGTGAACATCCATTAGGCATAGCATCTTCTGCTATGATTTGATAAGTAAACCCTTTGTAAGGAAATAGTGTATCAAGTTTAGCTAATGATTTATTAAATTCTTCTTCAGAATATTTACCTTTAGATGTTCTATATTCATGGTGATCCACATGAATAACAACTACACCAGAAGTATCCCACCGTTCAATAATATTATCCATAGCTTTTTGCATGACTTCCAAATGCCCATCATGTAATGGATAAAAAGCTCCCGAATATTGAATAACAAATTCACCAGATGGTAATTCGAATATATCACGATATGATGATTCTCCCCATGGCTTGGTTTCTTCAAAATACCCAGCGCGGACACAAAAATCATATCCGTATTTTGATTCAAGATTTTTATACCACGATTCAGTAATCATAATCATATCACTTTTGGTCAAAAAGAGTAGGCCACATCACCCCTGATGATATAACGATAACCCTCACCGATGTATTCTTGCACCTGATGGCACAGCCAGTGAGGAAATATCAACAATTTTCCCTGCTTCGGAGCAACTTCCATTGTAACCTCGTTAGACATATTTGTCCAATCGGAAGTATCCCATGATCTAGGATGCTTACCTTTCTGTTTAAGATCATTTACAAATTGAAAATGTCCACCTGTCCCATCTGGTGTATTAAGATACAGCACCCATGAGAACAAACTGATATACCGTTCCTCTTCATTCTTATAAGGTGCATCATGGTGTGGAGTATGCATGCCACCATTCTTATACTTCATAAAACGCATGAATGGGGTTGATCCTAACAACCTGAAAGGTTGCATATCATGAGGCCAAAATGGAAGTGCAAATTCTTTATCATTAACGATAGGATCAATACCATCGCCCAGTAATGGAAAGGTAAATTCTTTCTCGTCCATGAATGCACGCAATTTTTCGGAAATGGTAATTGATAATTCTTCAGCCCATGCATTGGCACGATAAGAACCCACATTTGATTCAGGATTACAATATCCATCAATACCAACGGGATGGGTTTCTTGTTCATCAAAGTCATCAATAATAAAATCACAAGATTTTGCAGAAAGAGCATTTTCTACCACATAGATTGGATACTTCGAATAGAAATCGTATTCGATTTTATGGATGGTTGGAGAAGTATCGTCATCATTAAGCACGACAGATTGCCACTCTGGCTTTAAGAGTTTATTACCTGAATAGTTCATCAATTTGTGCATCATAATTTCCTGTTATAAATATCTGAATGAATACTTTACATCTAACTCAAAAAGATTTCAAGCATATTTGGACTCATTTGAAAGCTTCAGCCAAGAAGCGAAATATAGCCTTTACATTGTCTCCGTCTGATATAGACGAGATTGGTATACCCATTACCTGCCCCATCCTTGGTATTCCATTATATTTCCACAGAGACATGGCAGAGGATGATTCTATCAGCTATGATCGTATTGACTCTTCTAAAGGATATTCTTTAGATAATCTTATTGTCATATCACATAGAGCTAATAAATTAAAATCAAATGCTACCCTTGAGGAAATGAAAAAGATTGTTAATTTTTATGAGCAATTGAATCATTAATAAGGATAATCAAACTCTATTTCTAATGAAATTGAAGCTACCAGAATGTTTCTATAATATTCTCTACGGAAAAATTCAAGACGATTATTAATGTGGAAGCCGGGAAAGGGTAGATCATATTTAAATGCATTCTTGCTAATATTTTTAACAAAACATTTGGGGTTATCGACAGTATTTTTAATGAAATCGATGATTTCAAATAGACCTTTCCATTTTGGTGTATCCACAAACTTGACCAATGCTTCAATTTGATCGTAGGTAGCTCCGATCATTTTATAATCATTAAGCTCTCCTGACCATTGAAGATCACCCGATGGCACAGCTTTGATGATTTCTTGTGGAACATTCAATTCCTTAGCTAAAGCATAAACTTCAGATTTGTGCAGATGGCTGATAGGATAAAAATCTTGTGCAGCATCCGAAGCCTTCCCCCAAAATCCTAAAAATGATGCTTCATCAAAATTTGCTGTTCCAACAATAATAGGACGTTCTCCCGATTCACGTAATTCTGCTGCAACACCATAAAAATAAGCATTACGAATAATAGGAAGCACAGCCTCCTTACCAGCATCACCAAAAAATATGCTAATAGGAGGCATATCAATATATTCCCAACGCATGTATTTCCGACCACCACACATTTCCATGGCTAACGTTGTAGAGGAAAATTTTTGTCCTTTGAATCCAACCTGAACAATAGTAGTCTTAATTTTTGCAGCATCTAGCAATGCTGCTGTGGTAGCGGAATCGATACCACCTGAATATCCAACCACAGCATGATTAAGATGACGATCAGCAAACCAGTGTGCCACATCATCAATTAATTTTTGGGTTTTAATCGTTATCATAACTGTGTGTTCCTATACGGTGGGTTCCTATATAATTGAGAAAGTCTACGACGCAATTTATTTTCAGATTCAGCTTCAGGAAAAGGCATCCAACAAATTGGAGTGCAAGCTAAGGGCTTAAATCGTGTGTATAATGGCCCTTCTCGTGAATAACGAGTAGCACAAATGCCCCACCAATATCCTTTATGGCTATTATCTGGATTAAACCCACCATTTTCAAAAGCTTCTTTGTCCGATTCTGTATAACTGGTTAATGCCATCCAACATGCTGGGATAACATTCCAATGTTCACCATTTGGAGTTTCAGTGACTAAAATCATAGTCCCATCTTTCGGAGCTTTGGATATTGGTAGCCATTTGTTATTCATAATTTAAAATCCTACAAAATTGTTTATAACATGATTTCGGAAGTGAAGTCCTTGTGGTAAAAAATTTCTCATTTAATAGATAGCTACATTTGGTAGTCTTTCCATTATACATCAATAGTGACTGCGGGTAAAGCAAATCTTCAATGTCGATAAGGTCTTGATTTTTGTTAAGAGTCAATAACGTGGAGTAGTTAGGTGTGTTAAATATCTCACATGCTAATTTAATACTATCGCCAAATACTTTATCGGTGTCGATGATACGAACATTAGCGCCAGTGCTTACAATATCCCCACTAACATGACGATATAGTGGTTTACCATTAAGATTAAAGACTCTTGAAATTTGGAAATATGGCACGTTCAACTGTTCTGAAATGAACTTGTCAATACTGATAATAACCTCATCATCTAAAATATCAAAGTCTAAATATGAAACCCTTGAATGATCTACCACACTAACTTCCATGTCAGTGTGAGACATAATGACACTCATGATTTCTTGTATTTTGTCATAACCTTCTTCGGTATATGACCTTAATAAGATTTCATTAATCATATCACTTCCCAGCTTTTACGTTCTCTCGTACTGTCGCAAAGTCAATCAAATTCAAGACTTCACCATCACGATAGGTTTCATTAAGAAGATCAATATCGCCTTCAATCATATCATCTTCCTTGACACAGATTTTCTTACCGTTGCGAAGTACAGTAGTAACACGTCCAGCTTTCGAAGCCTTGCTTGGGTCAGTTTTGACTTCCTTACGGATTTCAAGCTTACGATCACCCACTTCAACATACGATGCTTTCATGGCAGTACGATTGGTGTCACGATTCAACGACTGTAGCAACCAACCACCCGAACCAAATGTGATATTGTCCGCACTATAATGTGCCGTCTCAAGAGCCACCAAGATACGATGGATCGACGCAGCATCTACACCATCTCCTTGAATGATTCTAACAGAAGGATGAAGAACCTTATAGCCCTTATCATTGGTAGTTGTACCAAAATATAATTCCAACTTGCGAATAGTTTGCATGACCTGAAGAACAGGATCACCACTATCTGGACGAACTACCCATGTGCCACCCTTTGCAAGCAAATATGGCTTAACCATAGTTCCTAGCATATCAAGCATAACATCAAGGTCATAAGTATCACCAACAACCGATACCATCTTACCTTCACCAAGGAAACGATCAACAATGTCAAGATAGAACTGAAGTTCACCTTCCTTGCCGCGTGCACAGGTCACCGAATGCTCGCTGGCAGGGATAGATTCACCCAACATTTCAGTAGCATTGTAATATGTCATTGCATGGGCAATGCCCATCAAATTATCTGTAGAACGAAAACTAGTAAGATGAGCAGCACCAAGAATTTCGGCAGTTTCCTTAGAGCTAACACCACGGCTACCAAAATCAACCATCTTATAATCAATCAATTCTGGTGTACCAGTCTTTTCAAGATATTCCAAGATAAGCTTGCGAACAAGATTCGACTGTGTTGCAACAGCAATGGGTGCCCATGTACGCATGATCTTCGTTTCAATGTACGAACTGCACCATGCAGCCAAAGGATGCTTGTCAGTGTTCTCTACGGTGATGTACGGGCAACCAATAGGGATAGTGGTGCCTTCTTCGGCGCTTTTAATAACGACCGGCATATATCCAGCATGATAATTCAGCACGTATTCCCATCCAGCACGATTAAACGGCTCACCATGAGTGGTAAGAAACCAATCAGCCTGATCAATCATAAATTGAGTGATTGGCTTCATCATGTACTTTTTGTTGAAGGCTTGGATACCAGCCATTACCACAGCTTGATGCTTTGCACCAGTGCGGGCCTCGATATATAGACGAATGTCTGTAGTACCATCTTCAAGAAAAGCGAAATGGCTTGCCTTGTAAGAATCTGCGTCGAGAATCATATTCTCGGTAAGGTTGTTCAAATATTCTGTTTTAAATGTACTGTTCATTGTTATGTCTCCTATTAGACAATTAATTTGTTTTATGTAACCCGTCTTACATCAATGTTGTTTACTGCTTTATTATTGCCCTTGCGGCCATCGAACAGCATCAGCACGACCTCGGAACACTTCCCAAGCAGCCTTTGTCTTTTCGAAGAGAAATGTACCACTTTCTGGTCTACATGGTACCCAAGTTTTGCCATCATTACTGGATGATACTCCACCATGATTTACATAATCTATTAAATTTTTTAAATTCCACATTGTCATCTTCAATTTCCCAATTTATATTAATTAATATGGTTGATACAATAATCCAAAATATCTGCATGATCTTCAAATAGAACATTTCGCATATTTTTAATATCTGAGAATGGAACCCATTTGACTTCAGCGATATCATCATCAGCTTCAATATAAGGCAATTGTAGCTCATTATCTAGAACATAGCAATAGGTCATAGAAATGGTTCTACCTTTTTTTGTTCTCATACAGCATCGTTTTGAACGCTTTGGATGGTCAAAAAGTTTTTCAAATTTAAGACACTTTTGCAATTCTAATGGAGAAATTCTAATTTTAGTTTCTTCATATAATTCACGAACAGAAGCTTCTTGTGCTGTTTCATTAGCATTAACATGCCCACCAATAATTGCCCAATAATCTTTGCCCGGAAAATTTTTACGGCGTCCTAATAAAACATGACCACTGTGAATAACTACAGCATCTGCTGTATAAAAATTTACGGCATATGGTTGAGTTAAATATGGTTCTTCGTATTTCATTTCAAAATCATACCAATCTTTAACATATTTGGCATCTGGTGTGTTGATCCAGTTTTTAATAATCCAATTATAGGTTCCAGAGGGCATTAATGCTTTAGCATGTCCAAATTTATTTTCGTAAATGTAATGACGAATGTCTGTAGCATTTATGGGGCCATCTGATTCAAAAATATTGAATTTTGGTAATTCAACCAAATCCAAATGTGGAAATGCTTTAAGATACCAACTTGATTCATCCTTGGAATGGCCGATAATGCACATTTTGACCTGCTTGTTTTTATCAATAGCATTTAAACGATATCGGCTATATTGAAGTAAAATAGAATCAACTTTTTCTTGAGCCATGGCAATCCATGTACTATTAGAATAAAGTCGGTCTTCAATGTATTGAAAATAAATACGGGTTTTTTGGTCTTCTGTTAAAGAAGCTTCGATCATTTCACGGCGTTGTTCAACCGTCCACGGATCATCAAAGTCAATTGCTTTGTTATGGCTTCCGAGTAAGATAATAAGAAATTTGGAAATTTTTAATGCTTCATTTATGTTATGAAGGTGACCAAGGTGAAAACCTTGACCTCTTAGGATAAACAAGCTCCAAATATAGGGAAATCGTTCTGTTTTGTTATTCATAATACTTACCTTTCTAAGTGTTGTGTTTCATATTTACTCTTGACCCATTTCAAGAGTTTTTCTAAATCATCTAGAGTAGCATTACTTTTTAAGTTATTTGCCTTCCAGCTAATTATATTTATATTATTTTTAATATAACCTTTTGTGGAGTCTAATCTATCAATAGATGGATATTCATCCACCCCCATTGGATTTTTACGACCATTATATTTTAAATAATTTACATCTTTAATAAGTGGTATATTGAATATTGGACATATATCCGGTACAACTATATCTTCAGGATCAAGATTAAATTCGATACCTCTTATTTTTGCATTATCTTTACAACCACGCCAGAGGGTTTTATCCATGCCTTCTCTGTAGCGTCTTTTCTCTTTATATCGTTGTCTATTTCCTCTAGAGTCTGATGTACGTTGCTCAATTATCGCACATTTTTTACATTTATTTGAATATCCATCTTTACTTCTCTTGAGTTTACCCATTAAATTTAATGGAACTAATCTAGTTTTATGCTGATGAATTTTTGAACGACATTCTTTATAATCTATACTAGAAATTTTTATTATTTGGTTAATCATGTGTTAGCTCCGGTTAGGTACTAATCCATGACTCCCATGTAATTCGTATATAGTTTGTACATTGTATGACTATTTATGTTCAAAGTCAATACTTGAACATTTAATATTTAGGTGGTGCTGATGGCGGGCTTGGTCTGGGAGGTTTTCGGGTCATAAATCTATATGCCATTTTACCAACATATAGTTTATCATCTTCTCCACATTTATTACAAATATAATTGTATATTACAATTTTTGGTAATGTGCGCTTTACATATTTCCAGCCCCATTCACGACGAAATTGTTTGTGACAGTTCTGACAAAATTTCCAGTCAAAAATTGGATAGGTTTTCGATACATATTCAGTTGGTTCTGGGCAGTCTCTTAACATTAATATATTCCTGCTATTTTTAAATCAATAATGTGCATCAATACAAAATTCTAAATTACCATTTTCATCTTTATTGATTAATGAGGTAAAGGCTGCAATGTATTCGGAAGTATCTTCTTGATAAACTCCCCATTGACGGACATTAGTACGCCAACCACCAGATTCAAAATAACTATCTTCAATACGTTGGATATAAACAGGAAGTTCGTTGATTTGTTCCTCAGTGTATCCACATTTTTTGAGTCCTTCAATGGTGTTTAATATGTCACCTATTGTACATCTACCTTGAGTTTTCATATAGTTTCTTTATATTTTTTATATTCAATAGGTGATGATAACGCATTTTCAAGGGCTTTACAAGAGTCTTCCATCAGTCCTGTCTTATACGATGTACGAATTACTGGATCGGTATCATGGAAATATGCTAGATCATCTACAGCAACCCATGGCACATCTACTTCACCATGAGTTTCCATATAGGTTCGCACATCATCGGAGCGACTTGTGGTATGTTTACGTAAATGACCAATAAAGCGATGCCTCACGTCTTCTGAAAATTTATTTTTCAGGATATTTAACGAACATGTCTTTGACCAGTTGGAGGATATTACCACTTCTACATTAGGCATTTTTCGAAGAATATCTTCGATGAAATGGTTACGAATAAAAATTTTGTCTTTATCTCGCTTATATCCTTGTTCATAAGCATGAAGAACACCATCAAAATCAAGAAACAATAGAACTCTGCCATCATATGTTTCAGATGGTATAAAATTATTATCTAATTTTATTGAATCTAATGTAATTATCATGATTATTCACCCAAGTTGGGCATTATGTATGTACCGTTTCTTACAGATTCTATAATTTTATATTGTTCTTTTCGACTTAGCCCTTCTAAATTAATTGTATGCACTTTAGGTAAAGACTTAATACATAATTCCCAGCCAAGTTTTACATTTTCTAATGCATCATTGCCAAAATCATAACCTAATTCATCCCATGCTTCATCAAAGGTTTTCATCTTGTCAATCCATTAAATGATCTTGTAGTAATTATTTCTGCTCTAACATCAGTTAAAACTTTACCTAATAGGTTAGTACCACGCCATTTATCTTTATGAATGATATCTGGATGATCGACTGCTAGACCTACACCCCAAATTTTATCATATGGAGATGCCTCAACTAATTCAAGCCCTTCGGTAGCAACCAAAATATCTGCAAGGTTTTCATTTTGAATGAATTTCTCGTAATTACCTTCTAGGACAATAAAGGTATGCATCTGATCCCAAACTTTCTGATCAAAATTTCTAACTTTACGACCTAATGCTTTAATTTCTTTGGTATTGGATGTTTTTAATATCTTTCCAGCAATGTGTAGATCATTAAACAATACTGCTTTATTATACATCATATGCTGCTCGGTAGATGTATATTTAACAGATTCAGCAATGAAGTTACATTTGTACCAATTAGATAGCACACCACCCCAAAAAAATCCAAAACCATTTTTTACGGTAATGCCGTGTTGGGACAGATTTGGTGTCATGCTAATTTCCTTAAGCAGTTAGTTTTTTCATAATTTTTTATTAATTTATCGGAAGGTATAATTGGGATATATGTACGGATTATTAATTTATTATCAATAATTTTTTTGGCAGTCTCTCTACTAATTCTAAAGAATCGTTGCATATGGCTAAAACTATCAAAAGTCTTCTCTGTAGGAAATATATTTTTCTTGATAAGTGATAGAGCATTTATTGTTTCGTTAGTTTTAGCCATACGTGTGACTGTACGAATACCAATATTGTATGTTTTAGAAATAGATTTTAATGAGTTAAATTCTATTTCTTTAGTTTTATCTATCACGATCCAGCGTTTAGTATCGGATATTTTATTGTTTTTATAAGTTGAATCGTTTTTATATTTTTTAGTCACGACCAAACTTGAATCGTATGGCGAGAGAATCTTCCAATAATATCCATAGGCATATGCAGTATTCATCATACAATTCGTAAGAGTTCCGGCAATGGCTGCGCGAGTAAACCCTAATCCTTTCGGACTCAAATAATTAGACATTTTAGTTTCAATAACATAACGTGATGCAGAATACCGATTCTTAAACACATTCAATATTTTCCCATTTGAATCTAATTGTGCTACGCGAAGATTGACATAACCTTTATCGCGAGTATACGTCTTAAGCATACGTTGGTTATGCTCTGCCATTAATTTAAAATTCATAAATATATCGTTCCATATTAACGACATGATATCAGATAGCTTATCGTTAATCAATCTTAACAAATTTTAAATAATGATTAGATGGTTTAACAAATTTCTGTATTAAACTTTCGATTTCATGTTGACATGATCCACAGATGGTCGTCACGTTGAGTTCATCTGATAAGGCATCAACTGTATCCAAACCTCTATCAATAGCACATAAAATATCTCTATCGGTAACACCATTACATAAACATATTATCATAAAATACCTATTTTATTAAGTATATATCAAATGAGAATGATTATCAAGTGATTAAAATCGACTTGATATAATTATTGAGGCTGTGATAGGATAATGGGTTAACCGATCTATAAAAGGATTTAACTTTTATAGTGGTTGATGATTTATACCATTTTAATAAAGGTAAGTTAAATGGGATGTAAGTTACAAAATCTTGCATTATTCTATAAGATGTTGAACTCGTTGATTCAAACGGATGATTGAATAAATATTCTGGTGAAGCAAATGTAATAGAAGTGGAATTTTTAGTATAACTAATATTAAATAATGATGCTATTGCAGCACCCAATGAATGGCCGGTAAATATAACACATTTATGAGTTGTGATGGTATCAATATAAGATTTAACAAATGCGGCATATTCTTGATAATATAACTCAAACCCGCCATGTACTTTAAGATTATACATAAATGATCTTGGAATAATATTAACTATTCTTTTCCAATTTGCCCATTGTGACGGAACAGTACCCCGAAATGATATAAAAATAGTATCAGAAGTTTCGGCTACAACGCACTTCATGTCAGCCTGTTCAAAAATTTTGTAGGTCATGCCTATTGCAGTTAATTGGGCTGCTATAAAATCATTTGAAAAATATACTAAACTGGAAAGTCCTAACGCTTGCGTAAGGACTTTCTTGTCATCGGCACAAGTTTGCATTGAAGCAAGTAATTGCTTCATGGTGGCTAATTGAACACTCATTAAATTTTAGATTTTGTGTGAGCGCTGGTTGAGTGTAGAAAATTAATTAATTGTGTAGGGAACATATCGAATATAGGACTCATTAATGTACCATAGTATACTTGAGCCTGCTTATATTGTTCTTGAGTACCCGCTTCCAAATGTTTTTTAATTTTTTCTAAGCATTCAATAGCTCTACTCTTGACACTCTTATCATCGTAACCCTTTTCATCATAAGTTTCAATAGAAGCTTTAAGCTCTTGAATTCTCTTATTAATATGTTTCATAACATCTGAAGGAACTTTGACCTTGGTTTCTTCCTCAACATCGACACCCATTTTAGTTTTATTGAAATTCAATGTGTCATCATCAAATTCAACCTGAGTTAAAATTAATGCATTGGCTGGTGGCTTTTCCATAAATGTTACTTTTGGGATATCCGAATCGTGTGCCGCTTCAGAAGCAGGATTATCTCCATGAGTTCTATGTGCAAGCTTTGCGGCTGACACTTCATTTACATTCTTTTTAGGTAGTGATACTTTACCACATTTAGGGCATTCGTCGTCGCGTTCAACTTTTGCATGTATTGACCATGCATGTGAGCATTCTGGACACTTAAATGATAATTCATGTACTTTAGGTTCTTCGACTTCGTTTACTGATTCTCTCATATTCTTGGCGAATTGTGCCATTTTTCTGACATGTTCATCATCAGACTTTAAGCCGCGATCAACATCAGCATCTGTAATAGCTTCATCTTCAGGCTTGCCTAACCATTTATGGAAAGCACCCTTTTTAATGTTTTCCGCTTCATTAAGCTCAATACTTTCAGCAATTGGGTCTAATCCTGCTAATACTCTTAATCTATTTAAATCCATGATTCTGTATCCATTTATTATATTTATTTGTGAGCGGAAGAATTTGACCAATCTGCACCAAATCCGCGAGCATCAAACAAACTTTTGATGGCTACACCAAATAATGTGTTATATTGTTGCCAGCGTTTTGCCAAGAATGCTTTAGGAATAGGAACTTCAAGATTATAAAAAGCGGCATTGACTAATTCAATTGGACTCTTCCAATCTACACTTAAATCTTTGGCTAATTTATTAATTTCTTTTTGTAAATAAGAAATTGTATCATTGGGAAATGCTTCTTGAGGATTGGTTTCAACAAATCTCAACTTCTTTTCTTTTTCTTTTTGTTCTTTTTGTTCGGAGAGAATTTGAGTCAATTTTTTCATTTATTACAATCTTTCGCTACATTAGGTGTTATCGTTGGAACGGTGGCGGTTAACGGAGTATTAGGTTTAATTACTGATAATATTTGTGAAATGCTTGGGGTTGATAGAGAAAATGACATAGCTACTGGTAATGGTACCGGAGATATCAATGATGGGCTGCTTGCGGCCAATATTGTATATTCATCCACAATATTCTTTAACTGGCACGCATACTGCATGGTCTGCTTCAATGAAATATTATAAGCCTTAGTAAGCTCTCCAATGTTGTTCTGTTGTGCTGGGGTCAATGAGGTAATAGCCAACACGGGTTGCTTGACTATAGGCGGCGCAGGAACAATATAGATCGGAATATCTTTCTCTTGATAAACTGTTTTTACGGGCTGTGATACACAACCGATCAACGAGGCGAATATTAGAGCTGCTAAAATATATTTTACCATTGGAATATACCCAAATTATTTTTCAAATAAATCACGGCGTCATCACATGTTTTTGGGGCTGGTTGATTATTTAATTTATCGATCAATGCCTGATTAGTAACTGTCTGTGCAGCTAATTTTGTACCCAAATCACTTATTCGTCTGTCATTATCTTTGGATTTTGATGCCGCTTTATTGATTGCATCATTTTGACTTAGAATAGTTTTAGTATCCAATTTTACCTGTTCGGTTAGGCGTTTAGCCGTCGTGGTCAATGATGTATTAGCAGCAATTAAAGATGCTCTATCAAAATGATAAATTATGTTAATACCTATTGAGATAGCCAAAAGTGCAGCTAACGCATAGATTAGATAGGTTTGTATTACGGTCATGATTATGTCTTCGTGTGAAGCTTCTGGTTAATCTGACTCAAATTTTCTGTAATTGAGTGAAGCTTGTGTTCAGTATTTATATTAGTTGATTGTAATCGGTTGTAAATTCCAGTTAATTTCTTATTTTCTACTATCAATTTTTTAGTTTCATTATTTAAAAAGATATTTTGCTTTTTAATTTTTTCATTTTCTTTGAGAATATCATTCAATCTAATACTCATAGATTTTGTTATATTACTTAATTTGTTAATATGATGAATCATATTATCTTTGAACTCATCTAATTCTTTGCGTAAATCTTGATCCATTAGATAACCTCTTTAATGATATGCTTTATTGTATTAAAAATTTTCAAATAAGTTTTGATAATGGTCAATGATGATAATGGGATAGATTGATCCACTTCAAATACTTCAAACATTTCCTTGACCGTATATTTTTGTAAAATAGCCATGAGAGAGAACAAATCTATACTTCTATTGTCAAATTTGAATGCCAAATCTTCGGATAACAGAATTTTATTTAAAAATGGTAAGTGGAACGATGTAGGATTATATCCTAATAATGGAATGGCATCCTTAATACCAAAATGCTCATACAAGAATTCTCCTAAGATGGATGCTGCATCGGATAACGTTTCGCCATCTTCAACCGCTTCTTGTTTAGATATACCATGAATAGATTCTAATTTTGAATTCCATACATACTTAGAACCATCGAATTTTATTTTTACCGCCTTAGTATCAGTCATTTTCATAGATTCCATATCTACAACGCCCAATGCTACTGTCAATGCTTGATTATTTAGCGTAACATCTGAGCCATAATCCATACCCGTCGTATGACAATGAATGGCTAATACTTTATTAAACTTGGTCATTAGTAGCTTCCTCAATTGTAGTAATTTTTGGTTTTGATTTAGCTTCCAACACCGCCAGTTCGATCATCACTGAATAAACTTTTTTATTAATTTTTTTCAATTTTTTATTAAAATACTCTTTCTTTAATGAAGTTTTGGATTCATTAATTTTAGTTTTAAGATCGACAGCTTGTGTAGACAATTCTTTAAAATCACTGATAAGAACATCTTTTACGGAAGTTTCTTTGCGGGGCATAGTATAATTCTCTTTGATTAAATTATATCATTCATTATACGTTCAGTCAATAGTTTATTGAACAAGGCCAGAAATATTTAAGAATTGTATATTTCCAATAGTGTGAGTTTTTGCTTTCTGTGTACCATCATCTGACATTTGTGTGTTGGGATCAATATCAGTACCTGCTAAGATAGCTTTTCTGACAATGGTTTCTTGCTTTAGATTATCACCAACATTATAAATCCATAATTCATCAAAAGTACCATTTTGTGATTTACGTTTGAAAACTAAACATGCACCACGAATGGTACGAATCAATCCTTGAAAATCGGTATTCTCTGTGTCAGATTGTTTAGTATCATCTGATAATTCATTATTATCATCTCCATCACTCTGTCCGAATAAATCTGAAGTTTGTTGGGTATCTGATATTTGATCATCTGGAATGTCAGTAGTCTTTAATCGAGTGATAGGCGCATCAACAGTCATTGGATTGAACCAACTTTTTATCTCATCAGCCAAGGGATATTCAGTAGTCTTAATATAATGCTTGGATTTATCATCATCAAAGGAGTTAACATCAAACATAGCGTTTGAAAACCCACTTTTCTTGTAACGCATATTATTAATAAGATCGGTCGATTGACCCATTGTATGGTATGAAGATGGTTCGGAATAGGGATCATTCTTGTCTGCATCGTCAGTGTCAGTATTTCTTGGCATCAATCTGAATGCATTATCATCGTCATCAATGGATGACACAGATGAATCTAAATGATTCATATCATTTTGATTCTTGATAATAATGGTACGGCCATTAGTCTTATTGACAATTCTGATAGACATGCTTAGTAAACTCGTTAACTTTATTGTATTTATCTTCCTTGGATCACTGACTATAAATAATAGGGAATATCGGATTTGCCTAATGTCACAATCTTACAATGCCATTTATATTGATCTAGTCACTGGTCAGGAATTTTATACTGATAGAGTTATTCAAGATGGTATGGCTCAATTTCATTGCGTGCAATCAACTCCGTCATATGTGTGGGTACTTAATCATGGACAAAACACTAACAAATTTGTAATAACAGTTGTGTCTGACGGTCAGAAAATATATCCAGCCTCTATTGTGGTCAATGATATTAATACAATAACAATAACTTTTACTAATCCTACAATGGGAGAAGTATTTTTGATGTTGTTTGATGTTGGAGCAATTCCTCCTACGCCAACTCCAACACCATCAATAGGTGGACTAACTCCATTCACCCTGAATGTAACTAATGCTTTTGGTTATGAATTCTATGCATGTGGAGCATCCAATAATGCTTCTATTGATTGGGGTGACGGAACTATCACTCCAATCCCAAATGGTGCATCAGATGGAAGTGATGATGCTTGTGTTAATGGAATAACACATCAATATGATACCGTTGGTGATTATACTATTAAGGTTTATGGTGATTATATTAATAATGGCACTATTACTGCAGGAGTATTTTTTTATTTAGCCGTTGGTGATCTGGGTGGATCATCAACGGTTGTTACAACATGGGGGACTTATAACATAACAAATATAAATCTTCCACAAGATATTACTTTTGTGCCCAATTTTATCCCAACAACATTAACTAATTTGAGTTTTATGTTTGCTGATGCTAAAACATTCAATCAAGATATATCCTCATGGGATACCAGTAATGTAACTAATATGAGTATAATGTTAGGTGGCACATTATTGTTTAATCGAGACATATCCTCATGGAATACCAGTAATGTAACTGATATGAGTTTTATGTTCCAGAATACTCTAGTATTCAACCAAGATTTATCATCATGGAATACCAGTCATGTAACTACTATGAGTAGTATGTTTAATAATGCTACAGCATTTAATGGCAATATTGGTTCATGGGATACCAGTAATGTAACTGATATGTCTGCTATGTTTGTTAATGCTTCTTCTTTTAATGGCAATATTGGATCATGGAATACTAGTAATGTAACAGCTATGAGTCAAATGTTTCAAAGTGCTTCGGCATTTAATCAAGATATTGGTTCATGGAATACTAGTAAGGTAACAGATATGTCTTATATGTTTTATAGTGCTTATGCATTTAATCAAGATTTATCTCATTGGTGCGTCACATTGATCCCGTCAGTGCCCAGTAACTTTGATTTATCTGCAACATCGTGGGTATTATCGCGGCCTGTATGGGGAACCTGTCCGGCATGATTTTAATTATGGGATAATTTCGTGATGACTTTATACAATATAAATACCTAAAAAAGCATCCTATGAAAAAACATCTAAATTTTCAGCCACTTATCGTTGAAGAACATCCAAAAGATTATAAAGGTTATGAGTTTATAACCCTTATTAAATATAATGACCAGAATTTTTTAACTATCGTTGATAATATCACAAGTGATCGAGTCATTGCTTATGTTTTGGATTATTGCCCTAATATGAATATTGATGAAGAACACATTATAAAAATAGCAAATCATTGGTATGAAAATCATAGAAATAACTATCCCATTTCTATAGAATTCTTTAAACAAAATGTTGCACATGATATGTCAAAAATCGTAAGAAGCTTTTCAACTGATTTTATTGTTAGAGTCATTGGCCCAATTTACAAATATAATATGAAAGGCCCAACTAAGATCAAGCGCAGAAAGAAGAAATCTATTCCTAAAGGAATAGAGCTTATTGATAGAACGATTTGAACAAGTCAAATGATTCTGTATTGACTTGTTCCGATTTATTATTTTCAAAATGTTTCAATTGAATATCGCCTTCCGGTGTAATCGTACCTAGGTTATCTATTAAATTATTAGATAATAATGATTCGTTTCCCGCATCAGTCAACTGTAATTGATTTCCCAATTGTCTTATTAATCCCATATTTACCATTTGATCTTTAGCTGATATTGACATCATTGTGCCATTGGCCGTATCAAAGGCTTGTTGTGGTGTTGCTGAAGCATGAATAGAAATCAACAATCCTTTCTGGTTATCTGTTAAATTTGGTAACATAGCTTCTAATATGGATTGTAACATAGTCATTATAATTTTCCCATTTCTATTAAATGTAGTTGTAGCACAATAATAAGAGCATATGCTAATGCATGCGGTTTTCTCATATCAGCACCTTCACGATGAGTATAAAGTTCCTTGCGGATAGCTTTTTTATTCTGTAAATATTTATCTAATAGTTTTATTTTATTTTTACGAATCAGAGCTAGAATGTCTGCAATTTCTAATATAGATTTGGGTTTTACCGCATATACAACGTCAAATTGTTTGGATAGGTGAAACAATTTTTCCACATTCTCACGTTCAAGCAATAGGTTCCAATTAGGTTCTATTTCAATATATTCATCCATCCATGCTTTCGATTCAAAATCATCTATTGCTGAATTGGCAATGATATCCATCTTGAAATATCCATATTCTTCGGATTTGTCATAAGGTATAGCAGCTAATCCTGTTATTAGATCAGTGGGTATATTTTGAAAATATACACCTACATTATGCTTAAGTATTGTCTCATTTTCTATACGAGATGCACGCACCACTTTTCCCGTAAAGGTTTTCATTGCATCGAATTTTGAAGGTACATCAATATCTATATCCATATTTTGGTTCCTAAAACTTGTAAGTCGTCGCGTATAGTATCACATTGCTGAATAGTTTCAACATTTTCTATACGAGTTAAAAATTTGTTTTTAACTGTTTCAATCGTTACTATTTTTAGAAAATAATTGTGCCGTTCTTTAATAAATTGTTCTGCAACCTCAAGTTGTGATTTGCTTAAATGTGCGGCCTCAAGGTCTATCAACATGGTATTTTCTATATTACCAGCGAGAAATTTTTCAGCTTCTTCAAATTTCTCCATTACTATTTCTCGACAATCTATGGATACGTGGATAGAATCAAGAGTATCTTTCATAATACTGCTAACCAATTTTACTAATCCTTGTTTATAAGATTCTAATGAATGATAATTATTATTTTTATATTTTATCGGCGGCGAATTATCCTGCAAATCTTGTAAAAACTGTAATGCTTTATCAATTTCAGTAAATTCATCAACGCGTCTAATATTTTTTCGCCAAGCCGTCCACAACAATACAATAGATTCTTCTAAATTATTATCAGGGGTAAATATCCAATCACTATTTTGTAATAAACGGTTTCGTACCGATTTTACCTCATTCCATTCGTTTTTTACTTGTTCAGGAGTGATAGATAATTTTAAATTTTTGATCTTTTTGATCATAGATAAAATTACAAACCTGCATCAGATGATTCACAATCTAAGGTACATGTAGTATTAAAAAATACGCCAGTAGATATCCGTTTAAGCGAAATTGTCAGTGTAATATTTGATCCCATACCTGTACCTGCGGTACAACCACCGGAAGTAGATAATGTATATAATTGTGTTGCGGCTAATGGTTGATATGCTGGTGCAGAATTAGTTACTGACGCTGGGTTAGCTTCCGATATAAAATTAACTACATCGGTAAATTTTATTGATGTATCCGATGATGACCATCCAGCAGGTAACCATATACCAGATTGATTTGGTGTTCTGTCTTGTCCAAATTGATTGGAAGTTGTGTTTATAGAATATGTTCCATCTGCATTGAATATACATTGGATAGTTGCCGCCCCTGCCACACCGGGACATCTTGGCGGTACATCGGTAAATGCATGAATAGATTGACCTTGGAATGCTAATGGCGATAATGGTGCTGCTGATGTTGTTGGTGTTGGCGTTACCGATGATATTGGAATACGTGTTGGTGTTACCGATGGTACAGGAGTAATCGATGTACCGACTGATGTTGTTGGTGTTGGTGTTGGGGTTGTTGTTGATACTGGCGTGGTAGATGGGGTAATAGTTGGTGTTGGTGTATGTGATGTTCCCGACGATGACGTAGGTGTAGGGGTAGGAGTAAGTGTTACTGCAACAGTAGGAGCAGGTTGATTAATATTGCCAGCAATACCTACAATCAAATAATTTGCTACTCCACCAATTATACTATCAGTACCAGATATTCTATATTTCATAGTAACTAAACCATTGGCATCTGCTTTACATATCATATAATCAATAGTTTGTGGAAATGTTTGAGGGCTTACAATATAAACGCAATGAACATAAGAAAATATTTGTCCGGTAATCGCACTTACTGGATTCGGTAAATACTGTCCATCAGCAATGATTCCCCAATTTGCTGCGATACTTTGTTCAGCAGCTAATGGCATCCAGTATGTGCCATCATAATAATATAATGTTGAATTGGTCGAATTATACCAACCTTGCCCTATAGTTATATGTTGAAATGCATTATTCGATGCTTTGGATAAATCTGGATTACCCGGAAAAAGAGGGTCTTCTGGACATGAAAAATTTTCTAAGATATGTAATAAATTTTCTTGTAATTGTTCGCCATAAGTCAAGCGGTTTCTACCGAATAATGCAATATCAGTAGATGTGTCAATATCCGTATCATCAATAATGATTGGCGTTTTACGTTTATCAGTAAAATTTATTGTATATGACATTAATCATTCCAGTAGTCAAAATCTTCTATTTTTGATCCTATCATTTTAGGGTCAAATTCTTTATCAGGTATTTCACAGATGATGTATCCATTTTTGGATGCCTCACCAATATTTATAGGTTTTATGGCACTTCCTATGATTACACTATCATCTTGTTTTACAATAAGAAACATAACTATTCTCCGATATCATATACATTCCAATAAACTACCATCATTACATAAACATCTACCATCATAGGTATATGTACCGCCGCCATGACCAGCGCATTGTATTTCACAACTTTCACATAATATAACATCACGTATTTTACGTTGAATTGGCTTATTCAATGAAGTAAGCTTTTTAGGTTTGGGATTTTTTTTATTTATAGATTTCATAATTATTACGAGCAATCCGTTCCATCACAACAGTTAGGTGGAACCCAAGAACAGTCAGTTTGACCATCGCAATAGCAGCATTTGATATTATGATGTAATATAAATGCATTAGAGCTGTCGCCAGCCCAAAAACAATTGTCACCAACTGTTATATGTTGTACCCATATCTTGCCTATAGGTTCTACTGAAATTACTTCATCCCAAGATGCAATATCGTTCATCATAATAGCTACAAATTTACCTAATACATCAGGAGCTAATAATAATCCTTCTGTAGTCGGTAATGGTGCTGTAAGTGAACAATTTAGTGATGCTCCCGATTGGGTAACTACCCTAACACTTTCTTGTAAACTTGGTTCAGAATATGATACTATTCCAGTAGATGGTTCTAAGGTCACCGGGTCAGCAAGAGACATTGAAGTTCCCACTTGAACATGTCCAGCAATGCTTCCGTCTGGCAAAAATGAGTTTACAGCAACGCAACAATGGAACCCATCAGCGATACATCTTGAACAGGCATCCACGAATGGTGATGGAGTTGGAGTTAATGTTGATGCTGGGGTAAGTGTTGGGGTTGGGGTAGCAGTTAATGATGCTGCTGGGGTACTACTCGTAGAAGCTGCTGGGGTTGGTGATGGTACTGCAGATGTTCCCGGTGTGCTGGTTGGTGTAGGGGAAGGAGTTATTGATACTAATGGCGTTACAGAGGTTGGTGGGGTTGGGGTTGGTGTACCTGAAACTGATGGTATTTCTGGTGTTACTGAAATCGTTCCCATATTAATATTGCCAGCAATAGCAATAATCAAATAGTTTGCAATACCTGAAGAAAGTACACTATCGCCATAAGCTCTATATTTCATACTTACCACTGCATTTGTATCAGTAGTGCATTCCATGTAAGTAAACGCTTGGGGTAATGCTGCTGGGGAAACCGCCCAAATACATTGGCTATAAGGATAAACATATCCATTGACAGGATTTACGGGTCTGGGAATTTGACTGCCATCTAATAATTGCCCCCAATTGCCCGCCACATCTCCTTTGTTTCTGATGGTTTCCCATTTTGTGCCATTCCATACAAACAACTTTTGTGTGGTAGAATTGAACCATAATTGACCTTGAGTAGGCTGGGTTAAAGCATTCCCATTAATGGTATAGTCTGGATAGGTGTTGCTTAGTGTAGATGCTGCATTTTGAGGGCAGGCAAATCGTTCCAAAATATTAAGCATATCTTGGTTTAATTGTTGGCCGTATTCCAAATCTACTCTACCAAACAATACGATATCCAATGAAGAATCAACTACTCCTTCTGGAATAGTTATTGGCGGTTTTGTTTTGTCAGTATATTTTACACTATAGTCAGTCATTTTGTATTCGATTCCAGTTTGGATTAGTTATAATATTATAAGTCGCTTGGTGGTTTTTTTAAGTTATGATGTAATATAAAGGCATCAGTTGTCTCACCAGCCCAAAAGCATCTATCGCCTACCGTAATATGACGCACTAAACATTCGCCAACATCTTCAATGGATACAACATTTTCCCACTTGGTTATATTTGTACGCATTACCGGAACACTTTGATTAGCCAAAGTAGGTGCTAACATATATCCATTTTCTAATGTTGGAATAGGAGCAGTTGTAGAGCATATTAATGATGCGCCAGATTCTGTTACAAGTCTCACGCAAGGTTGTAATCTAGTTGCGGCATATGTGACCGCGTTATCGCCACAATTAAAGAAATCATATGGATCGCATGTAGCCAACATATGATCTAACTCTACAGTTTCTGCTATATTTCCGTTAGGAAATACCGAATTAATAGATACGCAGCCGCCACCACCACCGCCACCACCGCCACATGCTGGGGCCGATAAATAATTATCAATATAGGCTGATTGTGGTGTAGTATAAGATGTTCCGTAAACGTTACCGTTCAGACCTGATGGAGTGTACAAATTTAAAGTTCTTCCAACCGAATCTGTTATCGTTACATAACTACCACCAACTATTCCTTGCGACCAGCTACCATTACCGCATCCAACCTGATTTTGTGCACCGACTTCATTAAATTGTGCAGACATTGTCAATGTACTAGCTGATGTTACGCCTGTTCTCAATGGCGATGTAGTTACGCCAGATGCCCCTGTATAAGCATAATAATAAGCGAATGGTACAGTTGTTGATGTTGATGTATTGATAATAGATGCTGAGAAATTAACATGCGAATAATCAACTGAATAGGGAGGACTTCCACCTGATAATCCTTGAACAATTAAAGACATGGTATATTGACAATTAACATCTGTAGTAGCGTTCGTTGAACATGGGGACGGTAATGCTGTATTAGTGCCTTGCGGATATCCTAATGAAGGAGATATGAATAGGGTGCCTCTTAGGATAGGGACGCTTGTTGCAGGCGTTGCAGAAGGTGCTGGAGTGGATGTAGGGCTAAGTGTAGGTGTAGGTGTTGTCGTGGGTGTAACTGGTACAGTAGACGATGGTGTTATTGATGGTGTAGGCGTTACCGATGATCCAACAATCGGTGTTGGGGTAGGTGATACTGATGGTGCTGGTGTAGAAGACATTCTTGGTGTAGATGATGGCAGTGGTGGCACAATAGGCACATCACTCCCAGTATTATTATTATATTTTATACCTATAATCTGATAAAATGCATATCCACTGATTATACTAGAAGATGATGATAATCGATATTGTGATGTAGTTAATGAGGTTGTATCAGAATAACATACCATGTAATCAACTTCTGATGGAAAGTTGAATGGGCTAACGATCCAACTACATTCAGAATATTGAAATTCATATCCAGTTATTGGTGATATTGGCCGAGGTAATTGCATTCCGTCAGCAATAATTCCGCTGTTACCTCCAATATCCGAGGAAGTAGATAATGCAAACCAGCTGCTACCGTTATATACATATAATCTAAGTGTGGTAGAGTTATACCAAAGCTGCCCTTTAGTGGGATGCTCTAATAGATTAGATGTAGTTTTTGTGAGATTGGGGTTTCCGAGATTTATAGGGTCTTCAGGACATGAAAAATTTTCTAATAAATGTAAAATATTTTCATCAAATATTTCACCATATTCTTTTCTGCCTTGACCCAATAATGTAATATCCAACACATTTTGAATCAATGTTTGTTTATTCACTACAATAGGATTTAGAGTGTTGTCCGTATAATCAATATTATATACGCCATCTGCACAATTGTTTGCCATCCAAGCCTCAAGATATCTGGTTTATCCAGTATTTATACTCAGATTCCTAATTGTCGATTGATATTTTTTATTTCTGTAACTTTGTCTGGATTAGCTATAAAATACTTTTTCCATTCTGCAACATTAATAAATGACCCAAATAACAAACGTTCTTCGGGTGTTGTATCAAATGTCATAAAATCCATAAATTTTTTGCTCGGTAATAACAACCATGGAGATAATTTTCGAGATGTAATGTATTTTATAACTTGTATGGGAGTAACATGCTTGAATACTTCGGAAACCTCACAACCTTGTTTCTCGGAAATATCTACAATCGTTTCTATGGATAAATCAACTTTTTCATCAATGCTGTATTCTTTATCAAAATTAGTAATGTAATAATCATAAACATCATTATCACACCAATCAAATGGCATTAATGTCTTTTTTACCATTAATTCGATATAACCTATTTTATCTGGAATAGCCATCGTGTGTGAGAATTCGGCAAACTTTACAAATGAATTAAAATATTTCGATGATGTAAATGTATCAACCGTTACTGATGGATATCCACAAATTTTTCGCCATTGATTAAATGTAAGATATGCCAAATGGCCTATTGGCTTTTTGAACAATTCATATCGTTTCATTTTCTCACACTTATGTTTGAGAAAATTAACTTCTCTGACAAATTGCTTGTCACAAAAATCACATGTTAATTTTTTATCCATTAAGTTCTTTCTTCAATTTAGTCATTGTTTCTTTTTCAGTACCTAACAATTCAGCACAGTCAATGATATCTTCATTAGACAATAATTTCAAATAAGATACTGCACGTTCGGTAGAGCATTCATAATATTCTTTTATTATTTTTAATATTTCAGTATCTTTTTCTTTAGATTTTTTCTTTATCCATGATACTCTACCTTTGGATACCGTAGTTGCCATGAGTATTTTATACATTAACTTTGGATGCTTATATAATGGAAATACGGTACTATTGGCAATTTCATTAATCAATTTCAATTGAGTAGCATTTTTCGTACCACCCAACCATTTCATAAGAACTAATGGATATATTTGTTTAATTTCGTGATCTTGTAAATTATCAAAATACTTAATATCAGCCTTACCAATTTTATCTATAAGTTCAAATATATCAAATTTTCTCTCAGTCATAGCGTTCTATTACTCGATACGGTAAGTTTAGCTTCGCAAAATTTACACATTACGTAATTACCATAATGCACTAACATATCTTTGGGATGTACACATTCTTTAATCATTTCACCACGTAATGCAATAATTTGATTAAGAATCGGAGCTTTTTTATCTTCAATAAGTTTTAATATTTCATCTTCAATAGGTTCTAACTCTTTCACCAGAGTTTCTATTTTATCTTTTTTTCTTTTCCATGATAATCGTTCATTTTTATCGCGGTTAGTTGATATTTTATGAATATCGCTGGCAATTTTTTCTTCGGTAAAATGCATATCTATTCCTTAAACTTCTGATAATCTAATTAAACAAGCTGCAAAATTCATTTCGGCATCGGCAACGAATCCATGACGATATAAATGATCGGCAATAATAACAATACCGGATTTCCATTTCTTGGTATCTTTAAATTTACCGAGTTCATGTAAGTAATCATATAAAAATCTATAGCATTCATCCCAACGATCATCTGGCACATTAGCAGCCAAATACGTTCTAGCAGCTTCCCAATTATCACTTTCAATGAATTCGATAGCAGTAACCATGAATTCTGTTGTATCTGATACAACATTTGACATTGGTGGTAATGTGCCTTTACGCACAGATTGTTCTGCTGTAATTAATAATTTTCTAAAATCAGGATAACAATTATTAACATATTCATCTAAAATTTCTAAATCGGTTACGTTGATTTTCTCTTTTTGTAGTATAGTAGCAAATTTAAAAGTCATTTCCTCACGATCCAAACTGGGAAATTCAATTTCAAAGCACCGTGATTTTAATTCTGGGATGATCTTATGAGGCTTATTGGTGGTAAAGATAAAGCGAGCATTTTCTTTATATTCTTCCATGATACCTTTAAGAGCATCTTGTGCACTGGCTGATAGGCGGTCTGCTTCATCTATGAATACTATTTTAAAATCAAATGACATTGCCATAGAGCTAACGAAACTTTTAACCTTTACACGAACGGTTCCAATATCATTTTCATCAGCACCATTGATTTTTAACCAATCACTGTCTTCAATGCCATATTCACTTTTTATTAAGTATGCTAAACTAGTTTTTCCGGTACCACGATGACCAGAAAGGATAAGAGGCTGGAATGTCTTATCTTCTAAAATTTTAATAATTGTTTCTTTCTGTGCTGCATTTTGAAAAATATACTCATCAACGGTAGATGGTAAATATTTCATATCCCAAGGTTGCTTTGCCATGTATAACTATCCTATCTTAGATAGTCTATTATGGCATTAAAAGGCAGCTTGGTCAATATATTTTGTGTATTATTTGAATTAGCAAAAATAAATGATGCACATTATGTGCATCATTTTATTAAAATAATCCTGTCGGTTCCAAGGTGGATGTAGCCAACACCTTATCAAAATTGGTTGACCACTTTTTCACTTCATTAACTTTGAATGCCTCTGTCCACATCAATTGCTCTATAAGAATAAAAGAACCTTCTGTGACATGAGCCGGTACATCCGAACCTACACGTTCAACAATAGCCCAACGTGGTGTTTTTATATCTTCATTACGGTTTCTTACTTGAAAATTCCATTCAGTCTTATTACTAAATGTACCACTTTCTACGTCTTGTAAGAAATGAAAAATTATACCTTTACGTAATGGCTTGTAGTTCGTTATTTCGTCAAAAACTTCAATCATAATTATCCCTGTTTTTTATGGATGGTACGCCCTTTGGGGCTGGCAGCATTTTCAGATGTTTCGTCAGGAACCATTTCTGCGAGAATAGCGGCTTCGGTTACACCAATAACTTCAGTAACAATTTCATGCGACTGACCTTCAACCTTTTTTTGATCAACTAATTTTTGTCTTACGATTTGTTCATTGGCAAACATTTCATCAATTCTCTTAGATGATGATCTACGTCTACGATCACTCACATAATCCTCCCGTTTAATGTTTGGCTCTGTTTTCTTACCATCCATTAACTGTTGTTTCATGCGAATCAATCCAACGTCAACATCTTTGCCGCGCATACTTTTACGTTTTGTCATATTTTTACCTATTTAAAAAATTCGTTTAAATCTAATTCATATTTTACGCTGTCAACACTATGTAATCCTATTAAGTACAATATGTAAGAACTACATGAACTACCTCGACCCGTACCCCAAACTACCCCATTATTTTTAAATACATCAATAATATATATTATTGCTTTTATGATAATATCCATATCATATTCTTTATAAAGTTCTAATTCAGTTTCTATACGATTAAGGCGTTCCATTACCTCATTTTCAGAAAAATCTTTACCCGTTTCTTCTCTCTTATTGATCAAATCTACGAATCTAGCTTGTACATACTTATTGATATTTATGTCTTTATATGAATCGGGAATATTCCATGTCTGGTCTACATGATCTAACTCACGCTTAACATTCAATTTTACTGAAGGGTGTAATTTTTTAAATTTAATTACTTCTTCATCTAATGCGGCTATATGAATTTTATCTTCTATAACTCCACCACCAACAATAAAATCTAATAATTGATCGCTGGTGAAGGTAATTTCACCATCATACCATAATACTCTATCTTTTAAGATGCTTTTCATAATTTTATTAAGCGAAATCTGATCCTGTATTGTAGGCTGATTTGAGGACTGGGTGGCCGAATTCGTCATGCTCTCCGGTGGATTTTGATTTATCGGATTGCCCTCCGAGAAATCGCTGTTGGACTGGTTGTGTCATAGGCTGACTTAAATTGTCAGCTAACACAGCAGTCTCCCCCATGGGTGCTACAGGTTGTCTAATAGGTTGCTGGGACTGCGGCCTATTTGTCACTACTACAGTATCACTAAGACTGTCAATTAATAATCTTATATGTTCCCATTGAGGTTTGTTAGGTGACCAGCTATCATCTTGGAAATCTGATAATCCTTTAATCCACATTTTAAATTCTTGCACACTCATAGGTGTGACATTTTTGGTACTATTCTTTTTTGTTTTAGTTATCATTACAATTCTCTGGTTATGGTAAAATGTCACCAATGGTGGCATCCTTTAGATACTTATTATAGTTATCAATCGGTGAAATGCATACCCAATACTTTGCCCCCAAATGATGACATAGCATTTGATATTTGTTTAGCGCTGGTGTCTGAATAATACCTTTTTGCTGATAATCAACCACTCTGATATAACCCGGAATATTAACATCTTTTTTGTGATCAAATACAAAAGCAGTGAAATTGCCCCGCGATACTTCAGATATTTCTATAATATCTAATTGAGATGTGTCTTTAGAGTATACTAATATATTCCAATTTGCCGGAACTTCAATAGCATAATCTAATATTTTTAATACTAATAATGGTGTTTGATGTTCTTCTAATACTTCAATTTTTGTTAAAGAAAAATCCCTGCGTTCCAAATCCAATACCCAAAAATAATCCATTTTCAGCGGAGTTGAAATATTGTCAATTAGAATGGGAAATGAATTTTCGTCCGAAATTACCATAGGTATCCTTAATGTGTTTTCTTATAATCAATCTTTATTTTTTTGTGAGGATATTCTGCTTTTTTGTAATGCACAATACGTTTAGCTTGATGTTGCTTACTATACTTTAAATTACTTGATATGTCAAACACAAATACATGATTTTTATCATGAGCTTTACGTAATCCTCTACCAATTGATTGAATAACTCTAATATAGCTCTTACCAATATCAATTAAATATAAATAAAATATTCTAGGAATATTTAATCCGGTTGATGCTAATTGTGATGTTGCTATAACTACTACATCATCATTATCTTTAAATAATTGATACACCGCACGTCTGAATGCTTTTTTATCCATACCATGGACAAAATGTGATTCTGGCAACATAGTTTGTAATTTTTTTCCTGCCGCAATAGAGTTTACTAAAATAAGACTATTCCCTTTATTTTTTGATCGGTTTATTTCTACTATATTAGAAATATATGATAACCTAGACTCATTACTATTTAAATATTTTTTTTCTGAATCATAATCTGGAAATAGTGTTTCTAAGAATTTAGCATAGGTGACACCCTCAGCTTCATCAGGAAACTCTATTTTCCATTGTGCAAATTCGGGTTTCTTATCTTCGGTTAACTCTAATATATCAATATCAAGTTCGGCTAACCATCCCGAATCTATCAATTGTTTTGCTGTAATAATATAGACTGGATCACCTAATGTAATTTTAACTGATAGTTTGTCTACTTCAGACTCTGGCAAAGTTCCAGTAACTCCAATTCGTACCAATGCATGGGCACCGTAATTATTAAGAATATCTTTTAATACTGCACCACGAGTACCGTGTGCTTCATCTACTATTATAATATTATATGCACCAACCATATGTGGATTATTTTGGATTTTCTGCCATGTACTTATAATAATAGGATGATCTAAATCTATTTTATCGCCATCGTACTGACCTACATCTATATTAAGATTTTGTAGGTCTTCTACACCCTGTAATACCAAATCTGATGATGGTACTATGATAATAACCTTATATCCATAAGTATCATTATAACTTTTAGCCAATGCTGAGCATATGAAAGTTTTACCTGACCCGGTGGCCGCTAAAATTATACCACCATTATTATCTAATATTTTATTTACAGCATCAACTTGATGATCACCGAGAGTAATATTAGTATCTTTAAAATAATCCTTATCAATGTATGGTACAGTTAATTTGTGAGACAGTCTATTATCTATTAATTCAATTTTATATTGACGGTCTTTCAGAAACTTATATATTTCAGGAATAAGATTATTAAAAGTTTTACCACCTTTTGAATAAAATGATATTGTGCCATCCCATATACCAAGCTTATATTTTTTACTAAAAAAATAGCCTTCAGCTAATGGTGAATATTTTTTTTTCAGGAAAATGTTATCTGCATCATCTAATCCGATAATAACGCAATTTACTTCGTCAAGAATTTTTATTATAGCAGTTTTATTAGTCATCGGTTAATGTAATATCTTCTAAGCTTGCAACCAAAATTTTAACTTGATTATTGATAGTATATGCACGGTTTTTAAATTGTTCTGAAATGGATGAAAGCATATTATACATTTCATCAACTTCCAAATATATGCGCTTGTATTTTATGTACTTTGGATCGGTATCAATGATTTTATCTTTTTCTGTCGAACTATAATCATATTTTGAATTTTTGTAAATAGCTTGTAATGATTCGGCGCGAACTTGCTTAACTCTCATTTCATAATAATTTAACAATGATTTCAAATCAACTCGAATTTCATCATAATATGCCAAAAAAGATGCTTGCTGAACGTTGGCAACCTTGATATTTTTGCCGCCTAATTTAACATCTGTGCGCCAATTTTTTATTTTTAATTCAAATTCTCTTAAGATGCCATCATACATAGCATCAATATCATCATCGCGTAAATCTCTTATTAAATGCATTAGTGCAATACCTTGTTTATTATTGATGCTTTAGAAAATATATAAAATTGGAATTTTTGTAAATCATCCATGTTTTCTATAATAGAATTTAGTGGGTCAGTTACTGAATCTAATATTTTAATATATGATGGGTTAGTTAATAAGTCATCAAAGTCTATGATACCAGATTCCAAACCATTTTGATAGGAATTTGCCCCATATTGTTTGATAAATTTGTCAATTCGTTTTAATAGCTCATGTAACTGAAAAGCATCTAAATTTTCTAATGCATTTATAGACAGAATCAGTTTCATTTGATCACTAGTATAGCGATTTAAATTAGTATCGTCTATTTCTACTACAGTGTTGTCGGGTAATTTGATTTTATCTCCAATAATAAGATCGGTGGAGAAGGTACTAAGTACGAAATTATGGTTAAGTGGACAAAAATCTACTGAATTAATATTAATATTTCTATCAGTTTTAGTGTAAAACCGAAGGGCTTTAATGAGTTTTTGCCCATAAAGCCCTATGATCATTTTGGTCGTTTCTTCATAATCGTGTAATCTTTGTGTAAGAAGTTCACGAATCATAAATTATACTTTTGTTGCTAATTTCTTAAGTTTTTCTGCAATGCGATCATCAATGCTCAAGCCTTCAGGTGGTGCCTCTTCTTCTTCGATTTCTACTTCAATAAAGTCATCCTTAGCAAGATCACCTTCACGCTCTATTAATAATTTCAGAACCTCTTCTCTATAATTTGCAAATGTACCTTTTTGAAATTTTTCTTCCCCGAGATAGTACCATGATCCATTCTTAACAACTATTCCAACCGCTTCCGCCACTTCTAATAATCCAGAGAAACGATCCATACCCGAATCCCACGGTACCTGTATCTTTGCTTGTTGAAATGGCTTTGTAAGACGCGTTTTGAACCCACGGGCCTTCATTGTGATACCAGCATATTTTTCTGCTTGCTTTTCTTTCTTTTTAATACCATCTACATCTTCGGTCTTAAGCATTAATTTAGTAATCATGAAAATTTGTGAGAATGCGAAGCGAATACCATCTGTGAACACATATGGTTCTACCAATTTGGCAATACGATCTTGTTCTTGATAAACTTGCTTTGCGCATACTATGATGAATGGTAATGTTTTAATATCCTGCACCCAAGTCTTAAGCATACTCTTCAACTGCTTGACTTCTTGGCCTTGATCACCTTTAGTTTCACCCTTTGCATAGGTTTCAACCTGCGAATTGGTCATTAACATATCTAATGAATCTAATGCGATGAACACTCTATCAGTCATTCCATCTGCACGATATTCTTTAGTGAATCTTGATAATTCGGCTACAGCTTGCTCAATAGTTACCACACTTCGGTACATGAAATTATCTGCTTCCGTATCTACACCAACTGCTTCCAAATATGCTGTATCTAATGCGTTTTCAGAGTCTAATAAGAAAATTGCACAACCTTGTTCTTGTGCAGCTTTAATTGCATTTGCAATTAAAAATGATTTACCTGAACCTGATGGGCCACCAATTGCACCCAATCTACCTTGTGCCCAACCCTTTAAATAGCTACCAGAAATAATTTTATTTAATACATAATTGCCGGTATCAATAAAAAATTCTGGTGGCCCGTTTTTGGTTGGGATACCCGCTTTTATACTAGCTTTGTCCAATCGTTCTTTAAATTTTGCAAACGAACTCATTATTATTATCCTTTATTTAAATGAAAACCGAAAAGAGGGAGCGATCCCTCTTTTCTAAGTTACTTACTCTTTGCCTGCTCGGCGTCTTAATTTAGCTAAGAAATCATTTTCTTCAGTCGATTGATCCGAATCTTCTGATTTCACTGCCTTATTAACAGTTTTTTCATCTTCAACTACAACTACATCATCTTCAGGCTTTGAAGTTTCTTTTCTAACTTCACTCGTAGTATGTTTTGTCTTTTCTGAAACACCTGAATCAATTTTGGTTTCCGGTTCTGTCTTTGTTGATGATTCAGAATCATCAACGTATTCACTACCAGTAACATGTGCATCCAACATACGTTGAACCTTGTCTAAGCCCGGATTAACAGGTAAATATTTTCTCAAATCAACGGGCTCAAAGGTTTCCAAAAATGACTTTGGTAATGAGCTAGACTTACGTGCAAAGTCGCTTGACGTATCATACTTGTCATACTCACCCTTCTTCTCTTTTATGATAATGAAATTCAATCCATTGTCCAATGACCACGGCAAATCGTCTATATCATCTTTTGCCAATAAAGTTTTGAATCTGCTTTCATATTTTCCAGAAAGTTGATTACCGAGTTGAGCAAGTTTCATTTTACCTTGATCGTTTTCTTTGGTTTCTTCATTAGGCGGTAATGGGTCTTGTGCCACGTAAACGCTGGCAAGACTCTTCTTATCTCTCCAATAATATTTACCCTTAGTAGAAGTTTTTCCTTCAGCTTTGTAATATTTGGCAGACAATGCACAAATTGGACATTCTTCGCCATACATTTTCAAACATGGTATTTTCTTATCTTCGCCATTGATAGATAGAACGTGTTCTAACTTATCAATAAATGGATGCATTGCGTCATCCGGCATACCTGCATAAGGTAGCGTGCGTATTTCGGCTTCTTGGCCGTAATCTATGTTCCAGAATGGATACATATCTCCGAACGATTTACTTTTGCCGCCTTGTTCAGTTTTCTTTTCATCTTGTTCTTTAAACTTCTGCTTTAACGCTTCTAATGCTGGCTTCATCTTGAAATCTCCTAATTATAATTCTTCTGATGTTACGCTTCTAGGTGTTAGAATAGTTCTCTAACATATCTATTTATTCGATTCTTGAGTTCGTGTCGTAAAATCGAACTACTCAATCTGAATGAAGTATAAACGGGATTTTAGGGTTTGTCAATGTTAAATGAAGAAATTTTGAGCTTTTAGGTCATTCATTAATTTTATCAGATGTTTACATAAACCGGGAGTTTGCATAGGGTTTACTGATGGGCGGTTTGAACGTTTGATGTAAGGTGCTGGCGGATTACCGTCTAATGCTTTAAATTTATTATCCCATACAGCAAATCTATAGTGAAAGTCTAAACATGAGCAATTCACTTTGACATTAGCATTACGCGGAACACGCTTGATTTGATATTCAGTATTATCTGAACCTGTGAATGTATATGCTTGCGGGTCTTTTTGATCTTCATCGGAAAGATAGGTGATATTATCAAATAATAATGTACTCCAATAATCATGCCCGTTATTAGAGGTAGTATTAGAGCCTATTTTAAGATTACCACTACTAGCCATTGGAATGAAGGTCATATTATCCAATTTTACTTTATTGGAATTTTCTGTTCTTTCGTGACCCATGATAGAATTTGTTCTACCTTCAAGGTCAAAATAGCTGAGTTCTAATAATAACTGATATTCTTTCAAGGTGCAAGCTCCGATAATATATTTATCATTATCCAATGCTGAAAGGCATGTATCCATCATTATCCCAGTTTTCATTAAAATCGTCATTAGATTCTATTTTCCAATTATCTACCTTAACATTTTCAAATGAATATAATTTATTATATGCTACCATATCAGAATCGGCCATATCTTCTACCATTCGTATAACGATCAATGAAGCGAATACGCAGTCATCTGTAGAACCTATCTGAGCCTTGAATGTATTCTCTTTTCTTACCAAAGTTTTTAATTCTTTAATTAAAATGGGCGAGTTTACTTTTAATTGACCACGTTCAAACATTTCCTTGAAAGCAATTAATGATTTGTTTTTACTCTTTATATTAGAATTATACCCCAATGTATCTTTACCTTCTTCTGACATGAAAATAGCTTTTTCCAACGGATTAGTATCAGCTTCATATAAGGCAATAATAGCTTGACCCAATGCATTATTTTCTACAGAATAATAAACATATTTGACATTCTTTTCTAAAAATTTTAATAATGATTTAAGATACGAGTATAACATGGCAGGAGATTCTTGATTGGTGCGATATTCGGCTACCTGTTCCATACTAGGAAAATCATAAACCTGAATTACACTAAAATCGTTTCCAACACCTTGAGATGGATCGACACCTACAATATATGTAGCCATTTTGTTTGGTACTTTCCAAAATATTTGATCATATAATGATTTCACTGATATAGCTGGCCCAGCTAACATTTTTTCAGCATGATCCAACATATCAAGGTCTATTAAGGTATGTTCAGATGTTAAGAATTTGCAATTATGACTTAAAATACCATTAGTATAATATTCATTACCAAGTTCTACATCAATTAAATCATATAAATCTACTAATTTATTAGGATAACATTCAATATTGATAACTTTACGTTCACCATCTACTGTCGTTATACTATCTAATAATATAATGTCTGTAGCAATTTTATACCCATCTTGAGTTTTTATTTTATGGCTATAACTACATTCAATATCTGTTCCATTATCACAGAATATTTTTATGCTACCTAATTTAATAAGTTTGTTTATACCACTAAATTTAGAATAACCCTGTGGGGTTAATATTTTAACAGCATTTTTATTTTCTTTATATTCATGGCTGTCAACTAACCACTGTCTAATATTTTTTATTAGTTTGTTAATATCGCCCTTTAATTGATCCTCCCATATTACCAATACTTCATAGCCCGCCATTTTTGCTATTTCAATTTTTTTAGCATCTTTGTGCCATATATTAGAAGCTTTTATTTTTTTATTTCTTGGGTATGATATGATTGTATCATGCGCATACTTATTTGGATTAGCATGCCAGTAATTGCCATTGAATTCTATTATTTTATTTTTATACTTGAAATCATATCTAGCATATCCATTAATATGTTGAATGACAAATTCATTATCACCAAATAAAGCTTCTGGTATATTAAGTGATGCAAAAAAATTTGTTGCCATTTTGGAATATCTAGACATTCCACTTTTAACATCAGGATGATTTAATATGTGTCTAGCATGATGAACTATCCTATCTCTAGCAGGTTCAGACATTTTAGATGTGCCATATATTTTCAATTTTGATAAATTTTGATCATCAATGATTTGCTTCCATCGTTGTTTAGTAAATGCTTTTTTAGTGGTTGATGCTTTTTGATTATTATACCATTCTTTGCCGTATTTGTTTATTAACGTATCAATACGTTTTTTTCGCGCCATAGGCGCTTTAATTTTATTTTTTTGTATTATTTGAGAACGTTGTTCACTAGGCAATTCTGTGTACGTTTCTATTGCACGGCGTTTCCACCGTTGTTTATATTCGGGAGAAGAAATTTGATATTTTTTTGAATTAAGCCATCCTGCACATTTAATTCCACAAATTTCTTTAAACGTCCAATCACTTTTATTAAAACTGCATATATCCCCACATTGACAATATTGAGGGCTATCTATATATTTTATAAAATATTCTAATTCTGTTAAATTATTAGTTTTCAAATGTCTAGTAAATGTGCCATTTGTCTTACAATATTTTTTATTATCAATTTTGGATATTACATATTTAACATTATTTTTTTCAAAATAAATCATATAATTCCCCAATGGTAATACTTTTAATTATACCATTTACCATTATATTTATAGCAGAATCATATACGCAGCACTCAAATTCTTGATCCCATCTTCGTTGACCAATCAAACCAATTTGTTCTAATTTGAATGCTTCATCTCTACCCGGTACTTGCCACCACTTAACGTCAATGGCTGCGAATGCGCTTAATCCTGCTTCTGCTTCTCTGAATAATTGAGAATATAAGTCAATAGAACCATTTGGGGTTGAGCTAATAATACATGATCCACCTGTGGCCAATACTGGCTGAATAGATGCCCACATTAATTGTTGAATATGTGGAGGAACGAACGCAAGTTCGTCCAAATATAATAATGAAATCGCAAAACCACGTCCCGTATTCTGGGAAGTTGCTTGCGCCATGATCTTCGATTTATTTTCAAAAGCTAATGATGTTTTGTTCCATTCACTTTCATCAATCCCCGGCTTTATCCAATCTGGCAATTCTTCATAGATGCCTTGAATACGGCTGATGATTTCCTTGGCATTACTCAATTTGTTGGCAGCAACAAGAATAGTCTTCTCTGGATGGAACAGGGCATACCATGCCAAATAGGCACAAGTCGTTTCAGTTTTACCCGACTGACGCGCAATTTTTGAGATAGACCAACGATTCGCTTGGTAAGTGCGAACAATGTCTTCTTGAAAATCATATAACTTAAATCGTATTCTACCATGCTTAGGATGAAGAATATATACATAAGTATTGATAAAATATACTGGATCGACTATACATTTACGTATTTCATCAACCATTTCTTTGGTATATTCCATTTGAATAAATGGTTTTTTGACTCTAGGATTTCTTGCCATTTTATCTTATACCAACTTCGTATTCATCATTCCATTGATGTTCACCTATTAAATTTATCATAGATGTCTTAAATGTAGAATCTCTACCGGGAACTTGATTCCAAGATACTGAAAATAGTGAAAATGGGCTTGAACGATTATCCAAAACATAAAAATATAATTTATTAAACTGCGAATCTTTTTTTCCAGTTGATGCTATAATCACTTTAGAATTTATTGCAAGTGCCGGAAACACATCCTCAAAATTACCTTTATTTACATAATAAGCAAACTCATCAAAATATATTAAGTCTACTGTTCTGCCTCTAATTTGAATAAAATTTGTCAAAGCATGAATAAAACTGCCATTTTCAAAAGCTAATGAAGTTTTGTTCCAATTACTTTTGTCAATATTCGGCTTCAACCAATCAGGAAGATTATTTAACATAAATTGTAAAATGAATATCATTTCCTTGGATTGCGGTAAACTAGCTGCCATAATGAAAGCATTTTTATTGCTATTAAAAATGACATTCCATAAAATATATGGTAGTGTGGTTAAAGTTTTCCCAGTTTGTCGCGACCACCATCCAATAGTAAATTTATGATTTTCAATATGTTTTATATACTCATATTGAAAATCATATAACTTAAATTTTATTTTACCATGTTTAGGGTGAGGGATGTATACATAAGTATTGATAAAATATATTGGATCATCCATGCATTTTGATATTTCTTTAATACGTTCTGGAGTATACTTTATGTTGTGTGACATTATTATCTCTGATATTGATCAAAAATATTTATAATGCATTTTTAAACATGTCACGACAAAAAACGAACATACAATCAGTATCCGGTATAAATAATGATTAACATAACAGAGATTTTTAACAATGAAAGATTTACTTAAACAAACTGTGCAGGCATGCATCAATGAAGATATGGTAGCTGCCAGATCATTTTATGCACAATATTTTGAATTAAAAAGCAAAAGTATTTTGGAAGGTACAAATAAGTTAGTAAAAGGTCATTGTGATGCATGCGATGAACCTTCCACTACTAGCCAAGCAATTTTGGATTCCGGCAAATGGGAATGTGGCAAATGCGAAGCTAAGAAGTTTGATGCTGATGAGGTTGTCGAAGAATCTCTAAAATCAGATTTATCTAAGTAATGGGACTTGTGCTTGGTATTCTTGGAATAGGATTACTCATTCTGGTAATCATAATCATATGTGCCTTCGTGTTTAACGATTGGTCAAAATAAAAAAGCCCCGAAAGGGGCTTTTTTTATAACTTCCATTTTCCATCTATAACATTTATCAATGTGACTGTTCCATTTGGATAAATGATTGCTGCTGTATTAAGCCACGAACTTGGGCCTTTATTATAGTCCAATTGAAGCTTCGAAGTGGTACCCACCTGATACGATCCATTTATGATACCCGGCGTATGACTATGACCTATTACAAGCTTCTGACCCATTCTCGAAAGGTTACGAAGGCTTCCTCTTGAACCATTCGGGCCTTGATCGCCATGTAATGATATTTCTACCCCCGATATTTCATAGGATTCGTTGCGCTTCAAAAATACTGTATTATCCAAATTAACCAAACCTGCATTATCATCTGGATTGTTACACCAAAATTCTAATACTGAGAAATCTTCTCCATTCTGGATAGCATCATACTGATTATATTTTAAATAATGATAAAACTTTGCATTTTCTGGATCAGTCTTTGGATCAGCTTCTGATAACCATCTATCAAGATGTTCATCGTGGTTTGACCGTATGATGACATTTGTTGCATCTGGTCTTGAAATACTATCAATGAAATCGGCAGCAATTTGTAAACCGTCTTCAACATTATCATTTTTATCAAAATAATGTCGTATAAAACGACCGATACCATCACGGCTAATATGGTGATTTCTTGCTGTAGAATCTATAAGATCATGTAATACAAATGCTTTGGGTTTTAATACTGAAGCTACAGAGTCCAAATTTAAAAATAATGCATCTCGGGTAGGCTCATCTATTACTTCCGCATGTATGTCGCCCGCAATAAGTGCTAATGCACCGTGCGTAGTAGTCGTTACCACACTACCAAAATTAGTATATAATTTATCTAGATCATAAAATGATCCTTTGGCATCGGCGGTTACATGACGAACGTGAAAAATTTCATCTTCATCTATTTCTAATACGATGGCAGATATTATATGGTGGAATGCCCCCTTATGCCCTGCTTTAGTATCAGTGTAGTTTGGAACGGTGACTGCTCCCGTGGTTAATAGCACTTTTGGTGTTTTTCCCGGTATAGATGGAATAGTTTTCCACTCTACATTAGGATGACCGAATATTGCCGAATCTAAATCGGATACCGTATCAAAACCTGATAATGGGCTAACAGCGGTTGGCTGCATTTTAATATTTCCCATAATTTTTATATGTTTGCCTACCTTCAATTCGTTATCTAATAAGTAAGGTTTGACTGCTTCATGCCACCAATCTTGTGCTTTATCATTAGTGTTCCATACTGAAGTAGGATTCTTATAACGATATGGTATAACCAACAATTGCGCATCATTATGTTCAGCAAAGGTATTAAGAGATTTCATGAAACCGACATGAACTGGTGTCGCATTCTGTGCGGCAGTAATGATATATCTTTTATTTTTCTGTATGTTTATTGTAGTTTTGTCATCTGAACTATTGACTTTCTCGCTCTTTAATACAGATTCAGCCGTTACGGCAATGAGGCTTTCAAAATTGGCTAATACTGCCTTTGGTAGTTCTACATCTTTTAATGGTAGCGCGGGTAAATCCATACCAACAAATTGCTTGATTTTTTGTTTTTTGCGATCTACAGTACGAATGTCCAAGCCCATATATTTCGAAAATTGTTCTTTCGACAATTTAGCTTTTAATGCTGCTTTATACTTAAGTATAAAGTCTTCGGTATTATTTGCTAATATTTGTTTATTCATTAATTTTTTCCTGTGGTTTCGTATCACTTACTATTTCACCTTCAATAATTTCCGCAGATAATTGCTTTATTAAATCGGTTGTATTGATGGAAATGGTTTTAGCCATAATATTAGTAGTTGACACTTTGGTAGTTTGTTTTACCAATTTATCTTTATGCTCTTTGAGTTTAGCACGTCTATCAGCAGCATTCAAGGCTATGGTTAAATAATTTGCTGCAACCTCATAATTTCTTGCACCATATTTTGGGTCAATATCATCAATATCATCCATAATACGTTCGTGAGTATCAAGAGCAGTATCATGAATATTTGTGTACAACTCTTCGATAGTATTATCTCGCTCATCATATGATGCTATAGCCGCAGGTATTGGTTTCATTTCACGTTTAGCAACTTCAGTAGATGGTTTAGCTGAAGGTGCCGCAGGAAGATCGAAAAATTTTTCTAAAGCACTTTGTTTTTCTAGTGCAATTTCGTTTGGTTCATCAGACATTATAATGGCCTATATCTCATTATTTATGAGCTTTTGACTCACGTATCATCGAATACCATTCTTTTGGAAAATCTTTTGACTTAGAATGCTCAAACCATATATCAAATTCAAATATTTTATTTAATTGTTGCATAAAATATTCATTATACTCTGATATGCTTAACGATAACTCAGCCCATTGTTGTTCACTCAATATGTCCTGTTTCTCTATAATTTTATTCATGAGTGTGTCCATGTTCTAATAAAGGTTCGGGAGTAGCTTCTACCGTTAGTCCCTTGATTAACTCTCCAATTTTCATTTTTTGGGCACGAATAGCTAATTCTAATATTTCTAGATGACATACCGCATCCATTCGTTGTTGGTTCAATCTATCAAGAGTATCTACTTCATACCGAGTTTGCTTTGGTAGAGTAGCAACTTCAATATCTTTGTTGTTTAATGTTTTTATAAAAACTGTTTTATCTACTATGGGTGAAATATTCATATTAATTCCTATTAGTTTGTATGAAACTCATTAGGCCGAGTAAGCCATCTGGTGATTCTTCTATATCATCTATATTTTCTGTGGGTGAGTTAGCCATGAAATGTTCAGTATCGGAAGGCAACCCTTCAATATCCTGATTAATAACTGAATAACCTACAGATTCAATAGAATGGTCTTCTTTTTTCTTATTATGATGTTTATGCTCATCTCGGGAAATCAATCGAGATATAATTGCACGAACCTTTTGTTCGTCACCTATATCAGTAATTTGTAAGGTATTTTTATCAAATTTAACTGGAACGTTTTCGCCAACACCAGATGATGATCTGGTCTTTAAGAAATATAATAGCATAACACCTTCGATACGCATTTGGGGTGTCATATAAATTGAAATATAATTATCCACCACGTTGATCTTGGAAAAGCCACCGGCAATAACCGCTTGATCGGGTGATGCATTTTTAATACCATCACGATTCTGCTGTGAAGCGGTAAACATGATTGCATTATAATCAACACCAATTTCATATAATTGTTGAGATTTTGCTTTGTCTTGTTCAGATATAGATAGATTACCAATACCACCAATAGGTTCCATAACATCTTGGTAATCGACAATGATTACGTCGGGTTGTCTATTATAGACTAATTCATACTGTTTTAAGTATGCTCGCATATCATTTGCAGTAGACCCCATTGGCATACGCTTAATGACATAAGAACCACCATTCTCTGCAATTTCAGCAATACGTGATGATATCTTAATGATATTTTCTTTCCACGTTTTAGTATCTTGCGCAGTTGCAATGGATGCCAACCGGGAAAGAATTTTATGCTGTGATAATTCTAATGAAATATAACATACATGATACCCTGCCGCAGCATAATTATCGCCCAAATTGGACATGAGTACTGATTTACCAACACCAGAGTTTGCGGAGAATAAGGTAAGCTCTTGTCGGGCGCAACCACCGCCTAATTTTTCGTCTAGGACTTTAATACCCGTAGAAATTAATTCAATGGCTTCTGCGGCTTTACGCAAATTTTCTTCGGTATTGACATATAGATCAATACCCACATCACGATCAAGTGATATGAGTGATGCATCCATTATTTTTTGTGATATGGCATCAAAATTATCATCATTCCAATCTTTCATAGCTTCATTGATGGCGTTTTTTATAGATGATTTCTTGGCAAATTTCTCACAATCATCAGAGATGGCTGAGATATCATCTAAACCTATAATCTTTGATTCCAGATCAAGATCGAATTCTGCTTTTATTCGATCAAGCTTTGGTAATGCTGCGTATTTCTGATAATAATCTTGAGCATATTGTACTGCACCGCGTAGTTCCATATCAAAATATTGACTTTTTATAATGCCTGAACATCTCGCATATAAATCTTTTGATGCAAGTAAATATTCTAAAATTAACTTCTGTTTCGCTAAATTCATGTATGTTCCATCTAGTGAATATAGTTTACCAGATGTTCAGCTAAAGTCAAGTTTTATTAAAATTATACTTAAGGTGGACATGTTCCCCAAACTGGTTGCGGAAGAATCCATGCCGATGTCCCCGAATTAAAATTAGGCGGTACAGTTGTAAGGTCAGTAACACACCAATGAGATAAATCTTGATTGAATACTCGCGCACCATAAAACATAGTATTCATATTAATTACAGCACTAGTATTCCATGAACCAATATTGCCATTAAAAGCCTTAGCATTAGCAAACATTTGCTGCATATTGATCACATTACTGGTATTCCATGAACCAATATCTTGGTTGAATGATGTAGCATAATTAAACATATAAGACATATTAGTTACTTTGCTGGTATTCCATGAACCAATATTTCCATTAAAAGCATACGCACTATCAAACATATCAAACATAGTAGTTACATTACTAGTATCCCATAATGAAAGGTCTTGATTAAATGCTGAAGCATTAACAAACATATAAGACATATCTGTTAATGTTGTTGGAATGGATGATGGCACCGAGATGATTCCTGATGGTAACTGGACACCTGTTACATTATAAGTTCCCCATGAAGTTAAATCTGAAGCGTTAGAAATAGCAGATAAATCTATTGTGGATACATTTCCAGAAATTTGTATAGTATAATTTCCATTACTTGCATAAGTATGGCCCTGAGATATTGTGGTTGAAGGAGCCGAAACTATATCATTAGTGCCATCACCCCAATAAATTGTTGCGATACCATTAGTAATACCAATTTGTGATATTGACGATACGCTTTGTACAGTCAATTGTAAGTTTGGTGATGGGACTAGGGATGATGTCACCGCAATACTTGGGGTTGGCGTTGGTGTTAATGTTAATGAAGATGTTGGTGTTGGGGTCAATGAAGTCACTATTGATGCAGAAATTGATATCGATGGAGTTGGAGTAAATGTTGCAGTAGTTGTTGGGGTACTGGTTGCGGTAGGTACTGGCGTTCCTGTAGCAATTGGAGTTTGTGTGAGTGTGACTGTAGGAGTCATTGTAAGCGATATTGTTGGTGTTGGAGTTACTGTAAGGCTTGTAGACACCGTAATGGTTGGTGTAACTGATGGTGTTGGTGATGGTGAAATAGATGATGACACCATAATACTTGGGGTTGGAGTTACAGTATGTGTGATTGTTGGTGTAATAAAAATTGTTGGAGTTACAGATAGTGTTGGAGTTACAGTCATGGTTGTTACAACCGTTGGAGTTGGTGACGGTACAATAATATCTGGCTGTGGAGAAACAGAAGGTGTTGGCGTATTTTGTAATTTGGCAAAGTATTCTTTTTCTTTATCGGGGTACACTAATCCTGAATTATCAGGGTCAATAAACTCTTGTAATATTGGTTTAGTTTTACGCAATTTAAACCGTTGATCAACTTGTTGTAATAACCATGTTTTTTTGCGTAAGAAATATCTATATAATCTTGGTGCAATATCATTGCCCATACCATCATATGTCAATCTATGATAATCTCCATTTTTTGGATCGGTTGGAAAAGCATCACCTGTTGTAAATGGCTCACCATTAGGCGGCAACCCATCTCTTGAATATGGGGTTTTAGCAACATTTAATTTAGCAATATCAATTCCTAATGAAGCTGCTGATATAATACCATCATCTGATATTTGTGCAATATCGGAATCATCTTGTCCACGTTCGGGCACAGCTGTATTTGCTTTGGCTCTGGCCGTTTTAGAGATGTTAGAAATATCCTGATATTTTGTAGCACTACCGTCATTATTATCTGTTAATCCAGTACTGTCAATATTTTCAGTAAGCTTTCCAAAAATTTGTTGGGTTTCTTGAGAAGCTAATGCTGGAACTGCTAATAATCTCTGCATAGTTGGTATCCAGCTTGGAGTATAACTAGCCGCATTCCATGCAACATCTGTAATTTCAAGATATTTAAGAACTGGTTGCATTGTTGTTGGAGAATATTGATTATCAGATGGTAATTGAACAATATCTCCCACTACGAAAGGTCTGCCTAATATACTTACAGTCTGTCCAAAACTTACCTGAATCGTATAAACATCATTCTGAAACCATCCAAATTTTGATGAATTGGCTTGAACATCAAGTGGTGTATAATAACACTTCATCGCAATAGGTGTACTTAAATAATCACGGTCACGATTTTCTAATAATATTCTATCTTGAATATTATTAACTGCGGTTGCTTCATAATTTATTAATTGTAAAGCTTGTACTATCCAATAATCGTTAACCCCACCATTGAATGCTAATGGACGTATTCTCCAAAATCTTGATGGGATAGTTTTCTTAAATTGTAGACTAACTAAACCCTCACAATCTGGAATATTAATAATAGCTGCTCCATACCATTTTAATCCATCATCAGAGCGTTCAACACGAATTTTTGTTGCTCTATTTTTAGAGTCACATCCTTGCTTAATTCGAATCATGGCAATATCATGCTTTACAGCTGTTTCAATACCATATCTATCTCTACCATTATTTAATTTAAATGGGCCAAAATCGTAGCCAATATAGGATGATGATAATACAGCCGTGCCAGTTTGAGATGAACGCCATTCTGTTATAAATTTATCAAAAGCATTCGAAGCTGGAAAATTTGGTAAAAATCCTGCTGATATAGCATTTCCGTTACTTGCTAAGTCTAACAATTTACCTTGTTCATGGATACCAAGTAATTTGTAAACATTTAAATCTGCGCCAGCAATATTAAGTTGTTCAGCAATATAATCGTCAATTTGACATGTATCACTGTTTTGTGTTAATTGCCATGGTGAACATGTCTCAGATTGTGGACACACCAAACCATTTGGAGTTTCTATGCATGCCCCATTATTAGAAATTGATGGAGTAGTCATAGGGGTACCATCAGCATTTAGCGAACAATCGCCTGCTGTATTGTTTATAATTCCACAAGCCGTACCCGTAAGAGTAGGCGATGGGTTCATTTGGCATGGTATACAAGTTGACATTTATTATCCTATTACAAAATGGGGAGCTAATCCTTGATCTTCCAAATTACCCATAGCCGGATCAAGTAATTCTTCCATCAATCGTTCGCGTTCGCTATCTGCCTGAGAATTTAAATCTTGTGCATTTAAGGAAGTGCTTCCATTTGGCCCCGGCAGATTCAAATATTTACCGCGAATTTGTGCCAACATTCTTTTACTTTCCATTAATGCCCATGACTGTATCCATAGGGCTGACGCTCTATTTGTAATTATATCTTGTTCAGTACGTTCAATGTTAGCATCAAGCAATAATCTTTCTGGTAATACTATTCGTTGAAATAATCTCAATTCTCTGGTTGACTCTACCCATTGATGCATGATACGCGAAGCGAACATTTGTTCAAGTTCTTTCATATACATGCTCATCATACCAAAACTTAACATATCAAATGTACCAACTGTATACAATTGTTGTAATGCTGCTACACCAAATAATTCATTACCAGCAAGACCTGTTCTAATCCAACCTGCCTGCATTCTGTAAATGGCTCTAATGCTAGTTATTTTATTAAAACCAACACATTTGTTAGCCATTTGATAGGTTTGCTGATTAGGCTTGGCATCTAAAAAGAACAAGTTTCGTGTTACTGAATAACTTGAATATTTTCTAAATTGCAATAATGCGTTATCAATAGCAATATCAAAATTTACTTTAGATAATTCTACTGTAGTAGCTGTACTACCTAATAATGTTCTTAATGTAGCTTGTAATGTACGTCTTTCATCAGGTGTACCATCTGTACCAACATCCAATTGTTTATACATTGGGCCTGATGCTGGGCCATTACCACCTATCATGGGATCATGATAAATTACAGATTGGATTACCGATGCAAATAAACCGCCTGAATCAGGCATAATATCAATAATATGTCCACATCCAGCATCATTGAATAAAAAGAATAAGTAAGCTCTACCATTAGTATTAGGGTCTTTACTTATTTGATATTTTAATGAAACGGTAATGATCGGTAATGATATATTCCAAGCAGTTCCAGACCATTCATATAATTCGCCGCTGGCAGTATCAAACCACAATGTATCAATAGGAGAATTCAACGGTTTTGTTGAATAAGGCATAACAGCCCATTCTGTACCATTCCACATACTTAATACATTGGTTATTGGATCAAACCAAAAATATCCATCAAATAACACAAATGGGTCAGTAATTGATATAATTGGGTAGATTTCTTCCCATTCTGCTCCATCCCAAACATAATAAAGACCAGTTAAATTATTGAACCATACTGTACCATCTACGGGGTGTGTCGGATCAAACATAGAACTTATAAATGTTTTTGGTGCGCAACTATTTCTTAAAATATATTGAAGAATGCCAGTGGCCGGATTATACCACACTGCACAGTTGGGTAAATTAGGAGGTAATGAAGGATCAGTAGCTTGTTGCAAGAAATTGATAACTGGTTTCCATGCAAGATTTATAATATCCCATACATACAGTGTATCTACTGATTGAGATTGATTCCACCATAAATCACAGCTTTTTCTTTCTAATGGATCAGTTGGATACATCGTATAATTAGTTTCAATCCATGATGTATTATCACTGCTTCTCTTATAAAAAATTTGTGTTAATGGGTTTAACCAATAGGTTCCTGCTGCGGGATATGGTAGATTACCATCAATATCAGGTGCATCGTAGCGAACGGTAGTCAATAATGACCATGTACCGCTCACATAACGATAAATTTTACCATCAGTTTCATTTAACCAAAAATCACCAGTGCTTAACGTGTTTGGGTCTTTAACTGAAATTATAGCCAATACTTCATTAAACATGGAATTATCAAAATTCCATTTCATCAGTAAACTATTTGTGGTGTCATACCAAAATGTATTACAATCTAATATGGGAGCTAATGATGGATTACGGGTTTGAATATATAAGCATAATTGGCACCAATGATCACCATCAAATTCATACGCATTTGTGCCAGTGAACCATAATTCGCCACAATTCGGTGTGCGAGGATCATGATCTAAACTTATAAATGGTTGTAGACTCCAACCACCTGTTTCATACATCATTATGGAACTTGGGATTGATGGATTAACCCAATAAGTTCCTTGTGGTTTTGTATTAGGGTCTTGACCAAAAAATATGACACCCGTTTGATTGTTATGTGTACCATCCCAGAAATATAATTTATTATTTGGTATATCCAAATAATATTGATTTGCGTTAGGTGGTAATGGGCTACTGTAAGAGGTTCCGGTCAATAATTTAAATTGTTCATTTAGTGTATTAATCAAATCAAAATAAGATTGTGCATCTACACCGGGAACAGAAATATAATGGTCTATATTATCAATCTTGATATGTAGTACATAGGTCTGTGTTGCAGATAAACCAGTCAAAGTGTTCAATGTTATTTTTGAACTATCTTTAGGTATTAATGATATGTCTTGAAATGCATTATATAATGTTATTGGAGTTTCAGCTTCGCCTGTAGGAAGCGAATAGGCATGGACACCTTCGCGGTGATAGGTTCCTACATTATCTACAGCATAACCTGAAACATAATAAAATGTATTTGGGTCAATATTATTAATGGTTAATGATGTAGTAGTTTTATCGTTATAGAAAGCTCCTTCAATTAAAGCAGTATCCAACGTATCACCAGCAAATAAATCACGATCTGCGGTAGGATCACCAACATACATGGTAGCATTCGTTGGTGAAGTTGATCTATAGTTAGCAGCTTTAGTATCGATAGTTACCACAATACCATTGTAAGCTTGTGTATCGCTCGTACAGCCATTTGCAGGCGGTGGGATGTTCCAAGACACAGTAGCCGTACCGTCGCCGTTTCGGACGAATTTAATGGTTATCTCCTGACCTTCTTTTATGATACCGTCAGGTGTGTCTGCAAAATTTGAAAATTGAGCCATATTATTTCTCTATTATCTGTCCCTTATACATTTTTCCGTGAATATCCCCATTCAACTCTTTGAGGGTCTTTTCTGCATCAGCAATGGTAGTTACTAATAACAGATTAAGCATAAAAAATAATGTATTTGTTCTAGAAATATTATTATTGAATATATTCGAATTACCTAATGCCATTATATTATCAAACATAATATCTTGCATAGGTAAGTACCATCGAATAAATTTAGTCATAACTATTTCAGGAACACCATTATCTTTACACAAATCAACAAATGTAATAGTATTTGTATTTAAACGACGAATTATTTCATCGCACCATTTGTCGGAACTCCACAGATTCATATCTAGTTCTGTAATTTCTTTACATGTCTTAAATAATGTTTTTGCAAATATTGAAAGAATATCACGAAACATCTGTTGTTTGACTGGCTTATGCGGAAGCAAATCTAAAACAGGAATTTCGTTGTTCAAACGATGATTTATATTAGCAAACAAGCTGTGATATGAAATATTAGCAGTATTATCTAATTTAATATTTGGATCAACTTTCCCTAATCTGGGCAATAATCTATGTTTACCATACAAAAATAAGCAATATCCAAATAGCATAAGTAGCGTAAATGGTACTCCATAATCGGAGGCTAATTTAATAATTGATCCCATTTTCCTACTTTATCCTCGTTAATATATGTTACTATTTATTGATTTACGAGATGTTTCCGAACTTTTATAAAGTATAGATTGATGACTCTACCCATTTATTTATTTTAGCATTCGACCACGTAAAATACATAATTTTATCATCATCAAATGTCAAGCATAATTGTAATGGTATGGGATGATCTACTGCTTGGTATTCCCATAATATTTCTATAGTATCTTTGGGTTTAAGAGAAACATATACTTTCTCTTCTTCGTTGATGCCATCATGCAACGGAATTTTACAATATTTACGTACTTCGTATAACTGTTTAATGCGAGGACAGTTTTCGCCAGCTTGCTTTAAACGGTTTTTAGCTTCTAAATAATCTTTAAATGATAAATTAATTTTCATAATGTAACTGTAGTATCCACTGTCTTAAACTTGATTATCAATGGAATATTATCCATGGCATTGATAATTCTATAAAAATTTGTAACTGTCGCAATACTATTTAATACAGCCCACTGGGCTTTGACATATCCAAGAGAATCGCCCAACCCAATACAACCTTCTAAATCGGATTGTACATTAGCAGGGTGAATCAATATAGATGATCTACGATAATTAACGTCGGGAAATACTGACACTGTTTTTCCTGATACCGCATATACCTTACCAAATTTGGGCGATGTATATTTTTGTATAGTATATAATCCTTCTGGTATACAACTAATGTGCGCGGCATTATTATTCCATGAGCGCTCTATCGTATAACAAGAAAAATTATCAAACGACAATTTTCCAAATGTTCCTTGCTCGGTATAGGCAAATCTTTCTAAAGTAATCATATATAAGTTCTATTGTTAATATTTATTAGTCGCGGTCAATACATAATATTTTTTGACATTTTTTCAAATTCATATTCAATAACATCTTTACACGAAATGGCAATCTTATGACATCTAGGGTCTAATTCGCCACCCATAGCCACGAACAATTGTGCCGCTAGAGATGCTGTAGAATCTGAATCCCCATTGTGGTTAGCAGATGCCTCTATGACTTCAGAAAACGTGTTAAATTTGCACGCACAATACATCGCTATACCTAGCGCCTCTTCACCCACCCAACCTTGTCCTAGAGCGTCATTTAGAGCCTGACCAGTTAAAATAGTAGGATTATCTAGCGCAACGAATACTTTATTTAAATATTTATTAAATTCGTCTTCACCTAGATATCCATTATAAGATGATCGAATAAGCATTTTCACTTCTGGAGTATTCCATTTAATCCCGTCAATACTCATTTTCAAAATTAATGCAAATACACCAGCACTTAAATATCCGAGAGGGTGTCCGTGAGTCAAAGCAGCTTGATCCGCACCCAATTTAAATATATGATTATATGGCAACATAAGGAAAGATATGGGAGCTACACGCATAATTCCGCCACATCCTTTAGAATTATTAATTGGATTTCCTATTAGCCCTGCTTCACCACTGGCTAACGATTCAAGACATGTAGTACCGGGGGCTTCCCTCGTGTATAATGAACTAAATTTGATCATATCTGTATGGACAACAGGTAAGGTAGAATCTGGTGATGCCATAAATGGAGTTTTATACATGAATTGTGTTTTATACCATTCAAAATAATTTGATGATATCGCATGCAATGTAGCATCAAGTGGGCGAGTGGGAATAGCTAAATCTTCTTGAATAGCATCTAGACAAAATAACGTCATTTGCGTGTCGTCGGACACTTTCCAGTTTGGCTTGAGATGAATCATACCAGAAAAATTTATATCATCGCCCCATTTAGCATGTATCCATTCAATAGAGTCAAATTCTACAAAATATCCGAACGCATCACCAATTGCACCAGCTAATATAATATCTTGAAATGTTTGTAATTTTGTCATTAAATAAGGGCCATTTTTATACCAGATTCGATTATAGCATCTGTATATGGGTTTTGTCCATTTTCATGTAAAATTATTGATTTAATGATGCCTATCCAAATAATAGGATCAGTTATATTTAATGCTACGGTAGGCGCAATACCAGATGTAGCTGATACCGCTGCAACATAAGCATTAGTATCATTTTCATTAGGGGGTGCCCATTTCGTAATGATTTCAGTAATGGTATTAAATCCTTCGGAATTATAAGTTTCCATAATTTTCATTATGGCTCTGATACCATACTGCGGTGATGCAAATTGACAAAAACTATCGTCAGTTTGGATGGCAGCTAATCCTTGCCACGGTTCACCCAATCTAATATTACCCGGATTATTATTACGAATTCCTCGTGACATTGTTGTCATATTATCTATACCTATTATGCATTATTTATGTGATAAACTCGCCGCAAACTTTAATGCACCATAATCCCAGTATAATATTTTCTTACATATCATCTTGTACCATTTTATAACATTCAAAAATTAAGGGCGATTATAACGTCGCCCTTAATTCTAGTCAATCAATTGCCAAAAATATTAACTTCCTTGTACATGCGTTAAATCAGTACCAGTATTAACCAAAGTGATATCAATATAAATAAATTCTACATCCTTAGTAGGTTGAATATACACTTGTAAATGTAATTCATTATTATCAATTGTTTCTGGTGTATTAGTAGTTGAATCACATATTGTTACGAAATCATATAATCCTCTACGAGAAACTAAACGATTACAGAAAGTATCTGCCACGAATTTAACATTATCCCATGTAACCTTGTCATCTGGTTCGAACAAGAATGCAAATAGCGCTAAACGTAATTGACGCTGCATATACATTGTTAATCTAACCACATTAATACGATCTAATGAGGATGTTACCGGACTAGATGATTTCTGACCATATACCAAAATGCCTCTACCCGCAATATAAGTTATTGGGTTGATATTTACCGGGAATTGATATAATGCATCTCTCGTACCTTGATCCAAATAATCTGTTACAAAGGTAGTAGCTGCGCCCAATGTACCACTAACATAACCAATATTAGACAATTGTGGGCAAGTACCACGGGTCGCACCAGCAGGGGCATACCATTTTTCTGAAATACTATCAGAATAAATCAATGTTCGTAATGCTGTTGAAGCTGCTGTTGCTAAAATGGTCGATCCATCAATATTTGTAGTCAACCCAGCACCATACCAATAACCATCAATATGATTTGTTACTCGCGATGGAGTAGTAGCCCATGTTACAATACCATTTGGGCCTAATGCCGGAATATTATATGGGGTATCACCTGCTACGAATACCTCACTCCGAACAGCTTGTGATAATACTGTCAATGCATTAGTAGTTTCCCAATAACCCGGACAAGCCACAATATCATATTGAATATTATCAGCTGTAGCGCCAGTTAATGGATTAGCAATCGCAGCATTTAATTGTTTGACGATAATTGCGCGTCTTGCAGCATCATTAGCTCCCAAAATTGAATAAATTTTGAATTCTTTAGTATCTTCAAAATCTGATTTGGCAGTTAATAATAATCCTTCTGCTTCTGCTGATGTGAATTCATCGGGAACGATACTACCGCTTACCCAAGCATTAATCATTTCATCTAAGCCATCATATGCACCAGTGATAGTTGTATAAGTTGGATCATAAATATTCAATGTGCCAACACCCGTACCGGCAATTGGAGTATCCAAACCAGTATATAAGTTTAAGCTACCAAATAATGGAGATGTACCACTAAAACCATCAGTAGTAATAGATACTGCTGATGTAACACCTGTCAATGATGATGTAATTCTTAATCTGCCATTAAGCAATTGTACAGTACCTGTAACGCCAAACGTAGTATTCAAGAAAGAAACTAAATCACCAAAAGTAACTGCCTGCGATCCCAATAAGCTTACTGGATAGGTATGTGTGCCTGATGCCGATACAATTTCAACATCAGCACCATATAATTTAGTAGATACAAGACCAGTAATATCTGATAATTGTAAGAACCCATTAGTGGTGTTGAACAATACATCCTGATAACCGGACTGTGCTACGGTATGGTCTAATAAAAATGAATTTTGGAAATTTTGTGAACTAAATGAGAACGACGCGAAAACTTCTGTCAATGCTTCAGATAATAATATTTTTAATTCAGCAGCATCGGCAGTTTGTTTGTAACCGGCATCAGCAGGAATAAAATTATTAGATAAGTTATACTGAGTAATATAATCTTGTACTAATGAACTTAAATAATCAGCCGCATCGGCAGTCAAATTATTCCATAAAGTGCGTAATGCATTAATATCATCATTTAAGTTAACGTTAGCTCTAATTACGTAAGCTAAGCTACATACGCCTAATGCTTTATTTAAAGCATCAAGACCGAATTCACTACGAGAATCGCCATGTAATGGGTTTCCTGAAGCATCAGTTAAGAATCGTGGAGTACCATATAATTGTAATGATTGTTGAACTGATGTAACTTCGCGAAGAACGTTATTTTCAAACGTACCCAATGCTGGGGTAACACCATCTGCCTGAAACTTTTGATCAGCAGTTGCAATAAAAATAAGTGGAATTGTTGCTGCCTGATTACTGACGTAAAAACTTTGATCAATAATTGTGCTGGTTACACCCGGCGATACTAAGGTACTTGCCATTGAAAATCTCCTAAATAATGACTTCCTATTATTTATGAGATGTGTAATTTCAAACTTGAATTTTTTTATTTATAAAATAAAAAACCCTAGATTTCTCTAGGGTTTTTTGGTTTATTACAATTAAACTTTGTCTATTAAACGAAGTCTAAGTTTACAACGTTAACTTTACCGTAATAATCAGCAGAGTTACCCAAGGAGGTCTTGGTATCTGTTAAGATAGCCTTACCATATCTTGTCATCAAGGACACAACTGGTTGCATTGTGACTGGGTTGATGATTGTACCTGTTGACATCAATGGAACGTATGGGGAGTAGAAATAACCCGCATCAGTTTCACCGTTACCACCCTTATAACCTACAAGGATTTTGTCAGTACCAGCCGGTGCAGAGTGACCCGGTTGAGCCTGATCCCATAAGTAGGAATACACTTTGATTGTACCATTCAAAGTACCGGCCAACATGGTGTTGGTTGGAGACTTGAATGAACCTTCAATTGCTGGTGCGAAGACAGCCTTAGCAGCAGATTGTAGAGCGGACACAATCATCGGAGAAACAACGATGAAGTTACCTGCACCACGACGAGTCTTACGAGCAATTTCATTACATACAGCGTTAATCACTGGGCCAAGGTTAGCCAAACGGTCACCGATGAAGGCTGGTGCGTAGGTTGTACCTGACGTTGCAGCTAAGTCGAACACACGAACTGTACCAGCTAATGCCAAAAGATCATTAATAACTTCTGCGTCGATTTCGTTTACGATTTCGGCAGAGATACCCTTTGTCATTTCAGTTTCGATATCTAATCCATGCTGACTGTTTAAGTCTTGCATAGCTTCGATTGTCCATGAAGCCTGTAACTTACGAGACTTGGCTTCAATAGCTTGAGAAATCAATTCCAAGGAAACCTTACGGCCACCAGAACCTTCTAAGAAGCTAGAGTTACCACCGTACAATGATCCACCAACTGGGTTACCATACAAGGTTGTACCTGTATCATACTGAGTTACGTCTGGATCAGATGCCCAACCTTCGCCACTAGCTGTACCAGTAACGTTACCCGGAGCAGATGTGCCGTCAGCACCAGCAGCAGAGAAACCAGAAGCACCAGCAGGCTGTGCTACGCCAGTGTTACCTGAGTAGAAAGCACGAACAGGCTTAGCATTACCGAACATTTCATCACCAGCTACGATGTCGTAACCACCGAATTGTGAACGTGTGTCGTCATGTGTCATATTTTCTTCAAACTTATAACGCATTGTGAAAATCTGAGCAACTGGGCCTGACATTGGCTGAACGCCAACGATTTCAGTAGCAATTGTACCCGGAATTACACGACGGATAAGTGGAAGCAATGTTTTACGGAAGTTTGCAATATCACCAGCACCAATGGCACCAGATGAAGCAGTTTCGTTTAACATAAATTTACGTTGATTTTCTAATACGGATTCAACGATACCCATTTTTGACTTTGGAAGACCTTGCATTAAAGCTTGCTTAGTTTCAGTCCAATTTTCAGTCAATAGTTTTGTGTCATCAGCCATTTTTATTCTCCTGTGTTAATAGCTTAAAATTAATAATCCACGCCAGCTAATCTTTGGATGCGAGCTTTTGCTTCCAAGGACAAACCAGTTTTACCAACACTTGTAGATTCGATAATTGTCTCGGTATCACCCGTAGCAATTACTGTTTCTTCGGCGATGGTTGTTTCTTTACCTTCGGCTAGTACAGGTGGTTGATCACTTTCCTTCTCCGACTTACTTACATCATGTAGAACACGTCCAATGAATTTTTCAAAAGCTTCATCTAATTTTTCTACCGGAGTAGTCTTTAAGATAGCTTCCATAACTTCACGAGGGCGTCCTGACAATGGTTCCAAGACTTCACTAAGCTTTTGAGCGCGTTGTACATCATTCAAAGTTTTTGTGGATTCGCTAAGAGCCTTTGTTGTTTGTGCTAATTTTGCTTCTGCTTCCTTCAATTGATTCAACGTATCGTTAGAATCGGCAAAATTGGCTTCAAATGTTTTTGCAACAGCTTCAAAGATTGACTTACCGAATTGAATCTGCTTAACTTCGTTAATAGATTCTTCAAATTCAGCAAACTCTTCTTCTAAGCATTTTGTGTTAAATGCATCTAACTGATCAATTAATTCAGCCATATCGCGCTTGACAGTTTCAGCAATTGCTGACTTTTCTTCTACCAAACGTGATGCGAATTCAGCTTCAAGATCACGGAAGTTGGAAATATCTTCAGAAAGTTCTTCTAAATGCTTAGCAAGAAATTCTTCTACTTTTGTATCCAATGCTTCAACAATGGCATCTTTTTCAACAATAAACTGTTCAGTAAGTTCTGCACGAACCTTAACTTCAGTTTCTGTTTTAGCCTGTTCAATTGCTTCACTAATCGTAGCTTTGAAAGCTTCGGTTAATTCTTTTTTGGATTCATCTGTCAAAACTTCAGATTCCAAAATAGTTTTCAATAATTCATCCATTAAGTTGCTCCCGTTAAATAATTATTTAAAATTGCAATATTATTTATATAAGATAAAAAAATAAATTAATTTCACTAGGACTCATGATGTAAGTTATTGATTTACAAGAGAAAAAAAATAGTAAAATATATGTAAAATTTTGAAATTAATTTTGTAAGTTACTGAATTATTAAGAAAACTTATTTTTGGCAATAAAAAACCGCCCAAAGGGGCGGTTTATTTAATATTATTAAATTAGTTTACGGTTCTATGAAATTTACGTTACCATTAAAAATTTGTTCAATAGAGGCTTCAACAATATCTTCGATATTAAACATAATAGCATTAAATAATTGTATATAATCACTAAATTTTCTGTCACTGATAAACACGACGGTATCTGGATTAGTGTTTTTATGCATATACATTGTAACTGAGTTAATTATCAATTTATAATCATTGGAAGTTAATATAATACTGAAAGCCCTATTTATTAAGTTTTTGTGTTTTGATGTAAGTGTGTTGATTTCGACAATTTTAGTTATACTTTCACAAACGTCTAACGTGAATAATTTATTTGTAATAAATTCATTCTCAATTATTTTTAAATAGTCGATATAATCTAGTTCAGCATATTCATCTTCAATTTCAATTATTTCATTCATAATTAATGATGTACCTTAATACCATCAGGATGATTTATTTCTAAAAATGATAGCTTACCACTCAAAAATCCTGAATCAATATAGAATTTATTGTATACTTGTATAGGTTTTACTACAGAAGAATGCCCATGTATCACATAATCAATATAATCTACTGCATATGCCGTATTATGCTGCATGGCATAATTAAATAAATCAAATGACCATCTTGATTCTTCTTCATATTTTGAATAATTTAATTTAAATTCTAACCAATCATGTACAGGAACTTCAGCATGAACAATACCAATTTTACCGTTGATCGTATCAATTTCGAAAACATCGGGTAATTTATTTAAAACATCTACATGAACCTGTCGTTCTTCTTCAGATAAATCAATAGCCCATTGTCCTCCATGACTAGCATAAGAACCTTGCCATTTCTTGCCCGAATGATATTGACAAAGCATTTCTTCATGATTACCTTTAATAGCAAAAAACCATGGTTCCTTTATCCATTCGATAGCTTGATCTGAATATGGGCCACGATCTATAAGATCACCACATGAAAATAATCTATCCACATTTTTATCAAAATGTAGTTCCATCATTTTCATTTTTACTAAATTAAAATATCCATGAACGTCGCCCGTGACAAAATCCCGACCGTTAATATTTTTGTCAAATTCTTGCCAATGTCTCATAATAATTTAATCGGTTAATAATTCTAATGGTCTTCCACTTAAGGCTAATGCCGCACTTTGATCGTCAGATATTTCGTTTCCATCCCAATCAACCTTTACAGTTATAGTTTTGGCATCATATGGAAAGTTTATAGGTGTTTTCTTGCTATAGCTACATCCATCAGGTTCTACACATCGTTTACCATCGAGATAATATGCATTATCGTTATCCTTGAATACTGCTGAATTTCTGATGTTTTGAAACATCGGTTCACCGCTCATATCAGATATATCAAACCATTCAGAATCTTCTCCAGTCAATGGTAAAAGTGGTTGATATTTTGATAACTTATAAAATAATTCTGTGCACAATGATGCACTATAACCAGAATGTCCTTGTTTGGCAAATACTTTTATTAATTCTAATACAGTATCACCCAACATTCCATCATAATCACTATCTTTATCGAAAAGTCCAGCAGCTTTTAATTCAGTTTCAGCATGATTTACTAATGACATAATAATTTCCTAAAATAATTATTTACATTATAACATCATATTTTATCTAATGCAAGTAGATAAAATGCATGTGTTTGCGTTTTATTATCTTCAAATAAAGTATAACACAAGGAAAATATTTCAGTGTCAGTGATAATGCAATACGAAAAAGATGTAAAATTTTAAATATTAATCTACCAAAGAAAAAACCTCACAAATAATGTGAGGTTTTAATTGGCAGGCCGGGAGAATTTCGCAATCTCATTCATAGTTTTGGAGACTATTTTCCTGCTTTTGGAAGACCGACCTATATTAAATTGTGGCAGGTTGAGAGGGATTCGAACCCATCATCACTTCTTGGTTTGGAGCCAAGGAATTTACCAATTAAAATACCAACCTATAAAACTATTTGTATCACTATGGAGGTCTCAGATAACACTCTTAACCGTGTTATGGAGCCATATAGATACAATTTTTGGAGCGGAATGTGGGAATCGAACCCACTTAATTTGCCTTGGCAAGGCAACAATCACCCAATGACTCAATCCCGCATATTTTTATTTATTGCCAAACCCTAAATTTTTTCAAAAATTTAAAAACTTAGATTCTTTTTCTACTTTAACTACTATTTGTATATCGTGAATCAAAATTTTATTATTCGGGAATATTTCTTTCATTCTATCTAATGTTTCTTTCTGTACTTGTGACCTGATATGTGGTGGCATCTTGCCACAATCAACCTTGACCACTATGATATCATCCCATGCAGGTTTAAGCAAACTTACTTCTACTATCATGTCATTATCCTTCTTTCAAATATTTATATCATTGATAGAAGGATGAAATCTTAAATTATTTATACTTATTGTCCCACTCTTGTATCTTAATCAATAATTCTTCATATGTCAAGACCATTCTATCAGATTTTTACTCTACCACGAAACCAACCAATTGGTATGATTTCCTTTTTATTTAATTTTTTATTCTCAGTTCCATTGGTGATCCAAATAGTACCATATTGAGAATTAGATAATCCTTTACCATGTTCTTTTTTAACTTCTTTAAATTTTAAAATTGTTTCTTGAGAATGTTTCTTGTTCTTCCATGAATAAGTTAAATGCTTTGTTCCTTCTTCTCTAGCCTTTCTATACGCTTTAGAGTTTTTCATTGAGTGTTTTTGCCGTTCCATGTACAAAATATCTTGATAGTTACGATTTTTAGAGATTTTTCTATTTCTATTCGTCTGATCACGAGAATTTATTAAATCATATCCTCCTAGACCACCAAGTTTTAAATTATAACATTCTATTGATTCAACCAATTCTTGGGTTACTAAGGATGCCTCTATTGCATATGCATCTGCTGCATTTTCTAATATATTAAGAATAATTCTTTCAAAATTTTCTTCACCATACTTTTTTATGGCACGCTTTATAATATTACCTGATCCCAAATATCCGTCATCTATATTTTTTGTTTTATGAACTCCAATATAAAATTTATTATTAATTTTACATATGGTTTTATACACTATGTACATACTATCAACCTTAATTGTATATGTATTTATAGTGTATAATTTTATGTGGAGCTTTGGGGAATCGAACCCCACTGATTAGCCACATTGCAAGTGTAGTGACCACGCCATGCAGTCCCAAGCCCCATATTTTCAAATTTGGTGGAGCTACCGTGGATTTGAACCCGGCTGCTATTCGCATTGCAAGTGCGACGACCACCCCATAGCAGTCCCTAGCCCCATATATTATATTTCAATTCCGCCTTTCAGTTTCAAGTAGCGGGTCACTTATTCAATTGGAGTGCAGGGTGAGATTCAAACTCACGAAATTTCGGGTTGCAACCGAACACAATAGACCACTCTGTCACCTGCACATGTAAAACTATTTATACAAAGTGTATAGAAAACTAAATTGATTGTCAAGCTTTATTGTAAGATATTTTCAAGTCTGTGTAATGCCTGTAATACCGTAGAATAAGCATCTGCAAAATCCCTCCCATATTCTGACGCAATAAAATTTATCATATTATTCTGACCACCTTCACCACGATATTGTGAATGTGCCGTATAAAATAATTCATCTTCACTCAATGACTCTAATGCTCTATCAACAGCAGCCTTTACCAGCATTCTTGGATCATTATTAGATTCCAATAGAGCTTCATTTAATTCTTGTAGTAATCCCATAATATTCTCCGATTATGAATTATATTTATATTAAGTATACATAAAATAACCGTATTAATCAATTATTTAAACTTTCTTATTTACCCAATATTCATATAATTTTTCAATAATTCTTTGTGAAATTTGATCGGGATGATGTTCTGAATCCCATTCATAATTTCCCTTATGATTTATAGGATTATCTTCATGCCATAATCGGTAATCATTTCTGATGGTTCTACCTAACGAATGATGAAGCATTATTAAATCAGATTTACTATTCTCAATAATAATACGCGAATCTTGATTGTTAATCAAGTCCTGTAATATCTCATCTTCGGTTAAAAACTTATCCACCTTCCAATCCATTTAATACTTCTGACATATCTACACCAACTAGCTTTGCCATTTTACGAATCAATGCTATCTTTTCTTCTTGTTCACAATGCGGCTCATTATGTTCTTTATCATATTGAATAGCTTTAATCATTAAAGTCTTCATTTCTTCTACTTCTTTCTTCAAGATATCGAATTCTTTTCTTGAAATTGGTTGTTCAAGATTAATAAGTTTATCAATTTGGGCTTGCGTAAGATACTTTGGTAACGATTCTGGTGTACTAATACTTGAGTCCTGCGGATTCCAAGGTTTTATTGGATCAGGCCACTGTTTTTCCCATTTATCTCCATAGTGCTGCGTAATCATGCTGGTAACACACATATTATATACCTCAATAATTATTTAATTCTTCGTACTGCTTTTCAACATATTCGCTCACGCCCGTTATTGTTTTCCATGGATCACAATAATATAATCCAGCGCAATTAAACGAGTTTATTTCTACAATCTTAACTGAACCATCTGACATTTTAGCTATATCACAAGTGAATACGCCAACGGGTTTTTCTCCAGCATTAGCTACTTCATTAGCTAGGTTAAATGCCTCACTGGTATAAAAACCTTGTTCATCATGTTTACCATTTAATTGATATTGTGACCCTGTTAATACATCATTACCAGCAATAACAAAGCGATATTCTTCTTTGATTTCTTTTACTGTAGATACTATAATTAAACTATTATCTATAACACCTGATAATTGTCGCAATGCATTAGCTTCACTCAACAAATATTCATATCCACATATAGGTAAACCAGTAAATAATTTACTTCCAGAATTTGGTCGGATGAATAACTGATCGGTTCCAAACAGTTTCACAAATTTATCAAAATTAGATTCAAAATCAAAAAATGTTGTTATTACAAAATTTCCATTAACCCATTTATCGGGATGAATTTTTAATTTACTATAATAGTTATGAAACCTTAATTCTTCTTCATCTAAGTATGAGCCAAAATAACCTTTTAGATGTTTACCAAGATTAATCGTAGTATATGGAATGACACAATCATCTATATCATAAGGATACACTAAATCTTCCTTTCTCAAAGAAGATTTATATTCCATAAGCTTAACTTCATAACCACAATCATTAATAACTTCCATTAATGATGCTCTAGTGTATCCGTCTCGCATAGATTTGTCAATTATCCACTTTACCATGACATTCTCTAAAATTAATTAATATGTTTTATAACTTGATAGTACAGCCAATATTAATGCACCTAAACCTAACATGGTAAAATAAATGCTTAATATGATACACATTGCTGCAGATATATAGCCACGTTCAACTATAACTAAATATATATAAGTTGCTATTGCAAAAATAAAACATTCTAATGATAGTGACATAAATGTTGCAAAAAACATATAATTAATCATTATCTGGTTTACTTATTATATATTTGAATAATCTATCATCTTGCTCAGGTTTATTCATCATTATGTGATATCCCATCATACAATTTGCCATAGCATGAGCTAAATGATGTTGACCTGAATCTGAAGCATAATCTTCGCCTGAACGAAAAGCATTGATATGTCGTTCCAAAGCATCTAATACACGACTTATTTCTAATCCACACCAATTATTAGCTGAATATTTCTTGGCACCCGCTGTCATAACTTCGGCTACTGCTTTTAGTGAATCGGGTGGTAATAATCCATATTGAGCTTTATCACCATCATATTTCGAACCGCCATGTTTACCATTTACTTTAATTTCTTCTGCCATTACATATCTCGCTCTAGTCTTTCAAGAAAATATCTAATATCATGCAAACATTTATGTTTATCATCAGCTTCATCAGAATCCTCAAACATATCTAAGAGCATCTTTATTTTTATTGTGGTTTTAGTATGTTTGCTACGACATTTAAGCTCGCGAAATGATGCGTAAAGCTCATCGTAAGATGTTTCAGCCTTGTCAGTCATGATAGTAATATTCCGTTGTATTGCGATAATACCACTTAATGCGGAAGATGTAAATATCAGGTTTTGATTAATTCAACCGGAGTTTTAACTTTATGATAAGCATCGCGTTCAAACTTACCAAGATCACCCCAGCCTACACCAGTGTTAAAATTATAGATGCCCACAATTTTATTAGCACCAGAATAGCCTACAGTTCCATCAACCTTGAATGTCATATGTTTATCACCATTATCATGATGGATAAGATTTTTTAATTTTTTGGTTAGTTGTAGTTGTAATGGTTTAATTTGCTTGTTAAATGCATCATCTTCACCATCAAACATTTGGGACGTTCGTGTGGTTATTAATAAATTTATATATTTTAATAAATCTGACTTTACATTATCTACTAAACGTTTATCATATTTTGATAATGTATTTTGAATAATTTCATGAACTAAACTCTTAGATAAATCAATTTTAAATTGTTCTAATTTGTCTGTTGAATTTCCGAAATGTCTACGATATCCTTCAAATGCTACTCGTATTTTCTTGGGTAATGCATCTTCACCAATTATATCAGCAGCTAAGCGATCTTCATCTAAACTGCCTGATCGCTTCTGCACTTTACAAATAATAATTAATGGTGTTGCATCAATACTTTTTGCAATATTCTCGGCATCTCGGTAATCCAAGGTAAAGTATACGCCTTTAAGGGCTGATAAAGAATATCCAAAGGCATTGGAAGTTTCATTAGAAGCATAACCGTCTTTTTGATGGTTAGGTACTAATCCTTGTTTCAAGATTGAACGAAGGTTTTTACCGGGAGTCGCATGATATGCTGTAACAGTAGGAACGAATTGGGCGCGTTCGTTAAGCACAGACTCTAGAATGGAATTGATCTTCATAATATTAACAAGTTATGAAGATATTTATACGAAATGGTGGTCATAGATGGTAGACATGATGAGATTTGAACTCATGATCTTTCGCTTATGAAACGAACGCTTTAGGCCAGCTAAGCTACATGTCCACAATTATTTAGTATTATTGTTCTATTTAAATTATTTTTATTTGAACCCATATAAATATTTGCAACAATAGAAAAGAGTTCAAATTATATGATGATCATAGATAAAGTAATATTAACCGAATATGCCTTAAATTCAAAATCAAAAGGAGAATGTATAAACAAACTTAAAATTTTTTATAAGAAACATATAAGTTATAGAACTCTCAACTACTATTTGAATATTTACAACATTAGCAGCATTCATATGATTGGTTATAACAATAATCTTACACGACATGGAACAAATACGAAGATTCCATTAATTGATATTTTTAGTGGATTACATCCATTATATTCTAGTGGCGATTTACGAAAACGACTTATATCAGAAAATATTTATCCTGCTAAATGTAATGGATGCAATAATGACAAATGGCGCGATGTTCCCATACCTCTAGAATTAGAGCATAAAGATGGTAATCCAACCAATCATGAATTGTCAAATCTTGAGTTATTGTGCCCAAATTGCCATGCTCAAACTTCTACATATTGTGGTGGTAATGCTAAACGTCACAATACTAAAAAATCTATCATTGCCAAAAATAAAGAAGCACGGACTGCAAAGCATCAACACCGAATTTCATTAGTAAATAAATCTGATATAGATTTTAGTAAAATTGGATGGACAACTAAATTGGCATCTTTATTAGATATGAAATCACAAAAAATTCATGATTGGATTGTTACCCATATGCCAGAATTTTATCGAGACAAATGCTTTAAGAAAAAGTCTAGAGTTTGAAAATGGCGGAAAGAGAGGGATTCGAACCCTCGTGGCCCATTATAGGCCCAACTGCTTAGCAGGCAGCGCCAATAGACCAACTCTGGCACCTTTCCGTATTTCTATTTATAGATATTACAACTATTTTTATATCTTGTCAAGAGTTAGTTGCTTCAACTATGCTCTCAATATGCTTTCTTATATAGCGCATGAAAATAAGTGCTTTATCTTGTGCTAAGAATATACCATCACCAGCATCTTCAATTGGTACAGGGAATTCTAATCCACATTCTGTTACGTAAATAAGTTCGCCTTTACGGTATCTTACAAAATTTACTTTTTTACTATCTTTTACGATATCTTTGATATCAGCCTTGGTGTACGTTTTCATGATTGTGTATTACCTTATAATTATCATCTAAATGTGCAAACTCTTTTGTCCATGTATTGCTATTCCAACCACGTTGGGTATCAAATTTAATGGTTGGTTTATCGTTATTACAGTGTCCATCTTCGATATGATTAAACAACCATACTACCTTGGTCACATCTTTATCATTTTCTTTTACCGTTATCTTACTTTTCACAGTCCATAATGTAATGGGTTTCATGATCTTACCTTATGTCGATATGTTTAGCAGCTTTTGCTAACAATAATAAATCCATATGAGGATTAAAAATACGAGTACCATCATAGGTAAACGCTTCATCTACTTCATGTTCCATTGCTGTCCGCACCGCTTTATGTGCTGTACGAACTACTTCAGATTCTACCATATTGTATGATAGGTACCATTTTCTACAATGCTGCATTTCTTCCAATCCAGTAATGTGATCAATATCAATAAATTTAACCTGTAGATAAGGACGATTACCACTGATTTTATCTTTATCAATGGTAATATTCCAATCTTTGAATTTACATTTACCCACCAATTCTACAAGAGTTTCATAAGTTAGCATTTGTACGATCCTTCCACTGTTTGCGACGTTTAGAGTTATGTTTCCATGATTTATGCTGGTGATATACGCTGCATTGTACATCATCATAGGTCGTAGGTAAACAGCGTTGCTTTCCTCTTGGTTCAGGTTCACCATCTTCTTTGACAAAGCCGGTTAATTTTTTCAAGGTTGAATTGGTATGGATACCGCGATGACAGCCTATTGAGTCGCTACTATGATAGCTATATTCACCATAATAATTTTCATAATCAAGGTAATATGAGTAGGTGTCCTTGATCTTATTCACATTATTCTTATAGCGAACAAGACCTTTACGAACGCGGGCCTCTTGTGCTTCGCGTTCCATCCAACTACGGCGACCACAATAATTTGAACGCTTTTGCCTTGACCAAATATCACGGATTATATTGCCAAGATTATCGACTACATAAACTCCTTCAACATTAGTATATATCGTCTCATAATTACTATAAGGAGCATACCAATATCTTGGTTTGGGGTCTGGGATATTATAATCAATAGGTTTATCACTGTAACTTTTGATTGCTACAGTATCAGCCTTATTATGACTTTGATAAAGTATACCAAATCGGTATCCACGATGGGATACGCAATATGTTTCTACTTCCTCAATTAAATTATCAATATCATCATAACAGCCTATAATATGACCATCGCGCTTGTCGATGGCATTATAGGTAATTTTGAATTTTTCAGTTTCGTACATTTACTTTCTCCGATTGTAAATTTTACAATCGGTGAAGTATGAACCTCATAATATTGTATTTCATAATATTCCTATTAAGCAAAGCATTTCAGTAGTAAGTTTTCGTGGGTAGGACATAATGGTTTATCGTAAATGTTATTAAATGTTTTCGGCATTTTACTCCAAATAGATTCGTCATTGTATGGTTCTTTATTTATAACATACCACTTTTTATATTTTCTGACCATTTTATAAAATAATACATACGCATTTGCGCGCTGGATATATTCTGTAACATCAATGTTTAGATTATATTTTTTAATAGTTTCAATAACACGTTTTTCGCAATCTAATTCCATTTTCATGACTACATCAAATGCTTTATCTAGAGTAGCATTAGTATATCGTTTACCTGATAACCAACAGTCCATTACATCGTCAGCATTCAATTGTCTGGAAAGTTTTAAATTTGACCATGCTGGACAATTTTCTTTCCACTGTTGCATATGACAATATTCATGAACCAATGTTTTTACCCATTTCGATTCTTCTTTTTTCATAGCTACCGCAAGAACTGCATTACCATTATATGATTGAAAAAATCCATTCACTTTCATATTACCATATTTAACAAAGTTAGTCTTATGTAATTTAAGCCTAACTTCGTTTATAGAACAATCAGTTGTAACAGCATCTATAAACTTTTGGATTACGTCATCCATTATCGTTGAACCCATTCATATCCGCATATATATTGACGACCATATGGGTCAATACAATAGGTATCAACACGTTGATACATTACACCGTTTTCATTAACCATATTTTGGTTATAATTTATTACAGTAGCGCCATATAAAAGTGCGCCGCCAATTACCCAAGGTATATAATTATTCCTATAATTGCGGTATCCATGGAATTCTTGATGCCCATGAATACCACGGTCATGATATTCATGGCTACGGTCGTGATCATGATATCCATAGTGTTGAAACGCATTTGCATTCAAAGCAACTACTGACAGGAGTAACATTAACATAATTTTTAATGTTTTCATATTTGTATCCTCTTTCATGTTATAGTCTAAACGATAAAACCCCGAAAGTCAAATTACGGGGTTTTATCCATATTACATTATTTCTTAAAAATTATACGAAATGCCGACAATTCCATAGTTAGACAGCACCGCATTGGATTCGTTCTTACCACCGAATGAATACTTGCCGTAAACATTTAAGTTCTTAAGCACATTATAAGATGCAAACACTTCACTATTGTTATAACGATTTACTGCTGTAGTAGAAGCTGCATCACTATAATGATATGCACTAACAGCTGCACCAACATGTAGTTTATCACCTACTGGTACGCTAATACCAACTCTTGCATAAGTATTCTGTAATGGGCCAAATGCTTGACCTACTTCAAGGAATGCAATATTGTATGTGGCCTGTACGCGCAATTCCGAATAGTTGCCATACGTAGTACGTCCATTCTTAACAACCAAATATTCTTGGGCGTTATATACATGATTAGCACTAACATCAAGTCCGATACCTGCAAAAGTAGGCAATACATAGCCAACTCCAACATCACTGCGAACCACAGTAAAACTATTTGCCGGAAAAGTATTTCCATTCTTACCAAAGTCACCGGCAACATATAAGCCATTAAAAGCAATATTGCTGACTTTTAATCCTAAATCAAGATTGGCGTCAGTTGAATATTCCTGACCACGGAAATCATCACGAGAGGCTACACCTACATTACCGCTTACCGAGGTCTGACCAAGATCGAAAGACTGCGCATGGGTAATTGGAGCAAAAGCTGTTAAAGAAGCTGCCAATGCTAGACCACTTACTACTGTTATAAACTTATTCATATAAATCTCCTAGTTAAGTTATCCGATAATTATATACTGGACAGTTTTGTATGTCAAGTGTGCGGTTTATTTAATATGAAAAATCATCATAACTTCAATGCTAACTGAAATCGTGGTAGTGCCAAACCTGTGCCATAGTAATAATATTGGTATAAAGTACAGCCCATTTTCGGGATTCGTTCGCGACGATATCCATATGAACCTAATTCTAATGCTTTTACATTATTATTATTATTATTATTATTATTATTATTATTATTATTATTATTATTATTATTATTATTATTATTATTATTATTATTATTATTATTATTATTATTATTATTATTATTATTATTATTATTATTATTA